GTTCGTTATAGTTCGAATGGCCCGAACTTCCAGGCCAAGCGAAAACATTTCCATTTACGCCCCTACTGCAACAAGCGGGTGATATGAGGTCGAGTCGATTCTACTTCTGCAATCCAGTTTTCAATCGCTTCATTTGAATTGACACGACATACACGGTTAGCTTTCAGATCTGCACGAGGCACGAACACAGAAAGCGAGTTGAATGCCGCAGGCGCTTTGAGCGCACTGATAGCAGACTTCACGTCCTCTTTGTTCAGTCCATACTTCTGGCTGAGTTCAAACACCAGACGATTGACTTGCATCATGCCATTACGATTTACAGTCTTATACACGAGGTACAACACGGTACGCTTATAGTCCTCGTCGAGCTGCGGACGAGTGAACAGGGCGAGAGCGCAGCGCTCTACGTCAGTGTTAATGATTGGTGCTTGCATAACTATATGGTGACCCCTCATGCTACCTGTAATGATCCACGTAATGTTTCAAGACCGCCTGTTACAGCATCAACGCTAACCTCCAGCCACTTGGCCAGAGTCTTGCGTATGAACTTCGTAGGCTTTGACATTATCCACTGAGTGGCACACGTCATGGTCTGTTTAAGCATTCCGTTCTCACGCAGATATTCGGTGAACTCGGCACAATCACGGCCGAGTACCGTTTGATACAGCTTGTGGCGTTTCGTTCCCTCTGAATCTTCCAGAAGACGATTGATGGTCAGATTGTTTTCCATCTGCTCGGTGTGTACGCGAGCATCCTCACCCAACATGTCTTCATAAGAGTTAGACGAATCATCTTCTGGATTGTGCCACATCTGATTGTCAGACATAACCACAATCTCGTATTTGTCTTCGCCCACTTTCTTCATACGCTTGCGCTTCTCAGCGCCGTAGTAGTTGTTCATGTTGTTAATGCGGTTCGTCAGTGACGCACGTAAGTAGTTAAGCTGGTGGCCCTCACTAAAACGATTTGGCAGAGACTGATAATACGACAGCAAGACCTTACACATGATATCGCAGGTAAGGTCCGCGATAGGAATGTTGTGGCTTACTGACACCCACTGCAATTTCTTTCTGACCAGACGCTTGGCGCTGCGGTGAATCTCACCGAACAGGCTAGCAGACTGCTCAAGGCGCAAGCGCAATTCATTGCTACTGACCATAGTGATATCAAGACCACCTTTGGATTTCGCTCGCGCTTTCGCACAACGACGAATCTGTGTACGCTTCGCATCGTCTTTCAGCACCAAGTTCCATGCTAACACGGCTTCGCGCTTCGACAGGCCATACGAGGCGTATTTCAAAACTGTTTCTTTCGGGTTCTTGTGCAGGCAAACAGCCAGCACGAAGAAACGCATCTTCAACGTGAAACGACAAATGGAAGATATCTCAATACGCAAGTCAGGAGCAGTAAATTCGTACTGCTTAAAATCAACGGCTGCTTGCAAGTCGCGGTGATAACCCGCGATAGACTTATACCCGCTGCCAATATAACGAATCGTTGCAGCGTATACTCGTTGGAACGCCTCTGAGGATTCCTCAATTCCCAGACGCTGTGCCAGATAAGCATTAAGACCTAATTCTTCTGTGATCATGTTTTCCGAGATCCTGTTCGTATAGTTTGAAGGTATGCTGTGCTCAGATCTTAATTACAGGTCGCCGAGTTCGACAACACCGTTCTTACCGACACGGAGTTTCTTTTTCTTCTCTTTAGACTTGTAGGAGTTACCACCAAGAGTCATTACACCTGACTCGTCCTGCTCTGCACCCATGTCGTGACCGTTCTCGATCATAGACACAATGTCCACCAGCGTCTGGGTCTTCTTGCCCTTACGCTTACCACCACGGCCTTTCGTCACATCCTCCATGAGAGGAATAGCGAAGCCATCGAGTGAACTTGGTGCGGAGAAGTTAACGTTGTCTTCTTGTGGAAGATTACGTTTAGCGGTTTTGATCTCCTGCTCAGGGTCGATCAGCTTGCCAGCTTTGATCATCTCTGTGCGCAGTTTAGCAAATTGCTTCTTCGTATATACGGACGGACCATTGAAGCCGTTGTTGGCGTAAGTCAGAACGATATCACCTTTCTCGGAGATAAGGCGAATCGAATCATCGTCAACGTCCAGCACACGCGCTGCCATGAAGTTGTTCAGGTAGTTGCGTGTCTCACGACCACGATAACGAACAAATACAGCTTGTCCCATCTTCACGCCATGACGACGAGTTTTAGATTCAGACAGCAGCATACCAGCGACAACGCGCAGGTCTTTGTCCGACATTTTACGGAACGTGTTAAAAAGAGCCACCAGCGTATCGCCATGCTCGGTCATCAGCTCGGTCAGCGATTGGCTGTCAGAGCGATAGTGCTTGCAGATCTTAGAATCTGCTAACTGACCTTGTGTAGCACATGGCTTTTCGGCAGTCGGTAACAAGGCATCACGAGTCAGCCCGCGGCAGTCACCACAAGTGAGTTCGCTTTTTACGAGTGCCTTGATGTCCAGAGTGCGTACTTTTGGATTCGCCATTTTTTAACCCCTTTGATTTCAATGTTGTCTCAATGCAGTACCGCAACACTTGGCTCATATTAGTAATGCCAGGCGTGTCGCGCTTTAGAAGTTCTAGCGCATGTCTGGTTTCCATGTCGACCTTAATCATCGGCAGCAGGACTTCTTTCTGTCCTGGCTGTACCGGTGGGTTGAGCATAGCATCTACCAGAATGTCTAGCCACGTTTGTGCTCTACGTTCGGCGTCTGGGTCATCCCAGAACGTACCGATAGGTTGCTTACGGTTGCCTGCTAACTTCGCTACCACAGCTTCTGCTTTTGCGTGAAGCGTTGTGTGGCAGTCACCGTCTATTGGGATTTGAAGCGAAAGCTCGCCTCCCAGTGAGCGGGGAACGGTATGGTGATAGTGAATCGATCTACTGAACTTCATGCAGATGATACACTGCGATAAATCACCTTTCGTCACCGCCGGTAGTCGGTTATCGTTGTTAGCCATTTGTCCACGGCAGGAACCAGTTCTGCAACTTCACGTCGCCGCCCGTATGGCGCAGCAACAAGTTGATAGCTGATTTCTCCATAAGCCAAGCACAATGCACATCGCTGTCCTTCATCACGCCGCGTAACGGCATGGTGGTGAACAGACCGAGCGTGGAACTGCTTTTTTCATTGAGCATATCGACAATAGGGTTAAGGTAGTCTAACATCGCGTGATCGTTTGAGGTCTTCATCTGGCGATACACGCGCTCTTTGGAGTTACTCGCACGGACTTTTGTTTCCATAGAGTCCAGCTTCGCAGTGATCTCGTCGATGTTCTCTTGTGTCTCTGTGATTTGTTCACGGAGGGCACGACGAGCTTTCAGCGACTTCGCCTGCTCCAAAAGCTGATTGAGCTTCTTGAGGTCACGGCGTTCTGCGTTGCGTTCTTTCTGGAGACGTTTGCGTTCTACGAGGGTTCCATCGAGCATCTTGTGATCTTTCGCGGCTTCTTCTGCCATACCTTTCGCGTCGGACATGCGAAAGAAAAGCAGGAGCTGGTTTTCAAAGATGATACCTAAGTCTGAACTTGGGGTTGAGTGCAGACCAGCAGTTTCGATTTTGAAACCCATGCGCGATAACGACTCAGGACTCATGGCGAGTGTACCGAATCGAGCCATCACAGGAAGTTGGACTATCTGAATAGCGTTCTTGAACGTTCTCGGGACTTTGTGTCCGTACGTGTCCTTGAGGCGCTTGAGCACACGACTTGTTTTAGCAGTCGCAGCATCTTCGCGTTGCTCACGGCGTACAGCTTTGTCATTCGATTCCTGTTCGTAGATCTCTTCCGCAACTTTCTGGAATGAATCCAGATCGGTGCTACCGTCTGCGTTCATCTTCACATCGTCGAGCGTTACGACTTTGCGCGATTCAGGCAGATAACCTAGACAAGACTTCGCCAACGACACGTCGGCTTCAAACGACTTCACAATCTCACCGAGCTTTTCCATCAGTTCGCGTGGCTTGATGCGTTTAGCGGCCACTTGTTCTGACAGGCTTAGGCAGGTGGTGCAGGTTGCGCGTACAGAATCACGCAATTGCAGTACATCGGGGTACGACTTATAAGTATTACTCTTTAATGCCTTGATCAGGTCTGCCAGTACGGAGGCCGGCTGACATAATGAATCAACAACGTGCTGGCGTTTCAAATTGGTGCCTGAACGGAGGGAGGCCAATGTTCCATTAACCTTCTCTAAACCAGCTTTAAGGTTGCTTACCTGATTTTTCATCTATGGATTTCCAAACTTCATTAAGAGTTGAGGACCATTGTTGCCAGTCCTAGCGACACTTCGAATGCCGATACGATATCATATTAGCATTACTTGGGTCGATTATAGTATTGCTCTGCCTCAGTTTATATGTCCGAGGTCAGGCGGTTCGGCTTTTTAAGCTCGGTTTATTTTTAATGCCTGAGTGTGATTTCGCTGTGCAGCTATTTCCTCCAGTTTGAGTTAGGAGCAGGCTGTCTATTTCCCGATAGACAGCTCTACTCAACAGTACCATTATATCATATAAGACTATTCTGATACAACCACGTTTCGTCCAGGAATATGCTTAGTTGTATTTACAGATTTCTCAAAGACTTACAGGCAGCTTATCGTCTGGAGACTTGAGATACGCCTTAACTTTTACAGCAGTGCTTGCCGCAGCGTATTTGCCTGGTTCTTTCAGACCGCCTTTGTATTCAGCAATCTCGGCCTTGATTTCTTTAATCTTGGCCAGCAGACCAGCACGTTCCAGTTTAGCCAGTTTACGCACCTGACGGTCGAGGATGATTTTCGCATCATCAACAGGAATCTTGCACAGCTTCGCAAGCGTTGCGTCAGGGTCAGATGCAACCAGAACTTTCGGCAGCACCTTAAGCAGTTTGTCCATGTTGTCCACTGCCCACAGATAGACTTGCTGAATGTGCAACGCTCGCTCCGCTTTCGCCAGCTTGTTCTCCAGCATACGAACTTCCAGCTTGATGCGGTACGCAATCCACGCTTTGAAGTATTCGAGGTAGTTCAGGTACTTGAACTTGTTACTGGCGTCAGCACGACGAATGGTTACACCCAACGTGTAGTTGATCGCTGCGGTGATTTCCTTCTGCACCTTGCTTGCGATTTCATACAGCGTGTCTTCTGAGCCACGAACTTTGATCTCAAACGCCGCACCATACGGGCCCGCGTTCTTGTTCTTCTTACCAGAGGCGTTAGCAGCAGAGACAACACCTTGCCACTCTGCAATCTTCTCCAGCTTCTTCGTGATACCAGCAGTGTTCGCCATGCCACCAGGCACATACGTCTGAACGGTGATGATTTTCGATTTCTCGTCAATCTTCATCACTGGCTCATACGTCACTTTGCCTTTGCCTGTAGAGATAAGCTGGAAGTGGTCTTCATCAGACGACACATCCAGACAACCGAACTCATGACGAATCTCAAGAGCATCGGCCAGCTTCTTCGCTGTGTACTCTTTGCCGTTCAGCATCTCACACACGACCTTACTGACAGACGTAAAGCTGAACGACGGGTTACCGCACTTAACACCATATGCTGGTGCAGGTACTGAGCCGTTGAACAACATGTACGGCATAAGCGCAGGCAGATACAGCGGTATCTCAAGATCGTTTGAGAAGTTCGGTACGCGTGGCACAACTTCGAGATAGTCAGGGTCGAGCAGGAACGCACCGGTGAACTTCGACATACGCGCTTCTGTGTAACGCATTGCTGCGGCTGGGTCATCAGGACGGCCCCAGTTACCTTGACCAGCTACAGCAGGAGGCACTGTGTTTGCAATCGTCACCATCGCACCGTAACACGCTTGGTCACCGTGTGGGTGATACTTACCGATTGTGTCACCAACAGTACGAGCCGCTTTCTTGAACGCAGAACTTGGACGCAAGCTCAAGTCACACATGGACCAGAGTAGCGCCCTGTGAACTGGCTTGAGGCCATCACGATAGTCAGCGATAGCTCGGTCTTCAACAACGTAAGAGCCATACACACCAAGAGCGCGGCGCGTATAGTCAGCAAGACCTTCATCACGAATGTTGGCCTCGTCCTGACCAAGCATCGGATAGAGGGAAGTGATAGCGCCTGCAACCGATACTTCGCTTTTCTTCTTTTTCTTCGGCATGTCATCGACAGCAACAGCTTTCGATTTGACTTTCACCTTAGCGGGCTTCGCTACCGCAGTCGCTTTCTTCACGACTTTAACTTTCTTCGGCTTAACTGCCATGTTAGCTCTCCAGACCAAGTAAACGACGACGGTGCACTGCATCTTCTGCTACAACGCCGCGGAAGAAACGCTCTTGTTCAGCGTTCTCAAACGGGTTAACACGAATGAGTCGGCGCGTCTTCGGATTGAATGCAATCGCTTCAAGAATGTCAGGCTCAACTTCACCCCAACCTTTTGCGCGAATGATATCTTTGTCTTTCACGGCAGCAGGTGCTTTCTTGCGGCATTCTTCAAAGGTCATGCCACCGTAGTGCTTGCCGTTGTGAATGACGTTGTACAGCGGAGCGTCTACAATCCACACACGCCCTTCTTTCATCAGGTCAGGCAGCAGACGATAGATAACACCCAGGAACAGCACGTTGATGTGGAAGCCATCAGGGTCAGCATCTGCAAGGAACAGGATGTTGCCGATACGCAGATTCTTCGTGCTGAGTTGAGGCGCTTCTGCTTTCGGGTCTAACGATTTCAGGTCAGCACCGATAGATACCAACATGCCCTGCACTTCTTTGTGCTTGAGCACATCAGCCAGTGACGCTTTCAGACCGTTAAGCGGCTTACCGCCAGCTTTCATAACTTCCTGATAGTCAGGGTTACGCGCATCTTTCGCAGTACCACCAGCAGAGTCCCCTTCCACCACGACAAGCTCACGCTCATGCGGCTTACATTTGTTGGCGACTACGAGGTCAGCAGGCAGTGCGTTACCTTTCAGCTTTTTCTTCGTGTCTGCCATCGACTTCACGACAGCCGACAATTCTTCACGGCCTTTGTTCATCGCTTCGGCGCGTTTGATGATCGTGGTTGCGACCTTCTTATTCTCTTTGAAGTATTTCACGAAAGCATCTTTCAGCATTTCGTACACTTCTTTTTCGACACGGCTCGCCAGCTTGTCTTTAACCTGCGAGGTGTACTGAGCACCGTGCATACGCCAGTCGAACATGCCAGTCAGGCCGATAAGCAAGTCTTCTTGTTTGAAGCCCTGCTTCTTCTTGCTCTTACCTTTCGGCTCTTTCATGAAAGGCTTAATTGCTTCGAACAACGCATCACGGAAACCAACAACGTGCCAGCCGCCGTCAATTGTCGGGCTGGTGTTAACGAAAGACAGGAAGTTGTCTGTGTCTGCATGGTCGGTCCATGTCAGCGCAGCGGTGATGTTGTCGTTCTTGAAGATGAACGGCTTACCAACTGAGCCAAGCTCGCGTTCTTCAACCATCGTCTTAACAACGTGTGCCAAGTCTTTCTTGTTGAGGAAGGTGAACTCTTTGCGCTTGCCTTTCTTGATCAACGTCAGGCGGACTTCAAGACCTGGGTTGAGCATAGACATATTACGCAACCATGAACCAAGCTGTGCTGGGTCTGGCGCAGCGTGACGATAGTTCTTCGGCAGCTTCTTACCGCGCTGTACGTCAGCAGACACAACAGTCTGGTCGAGAGTCCATGCGACAATCGTACCGTACTTGCTGTGTTTCTTTTCACGCAGTAGGCTCATAACATCTTTGTCTACTGCTTTAACCTGTTTCGGGTCTTTGCCTGACTTGGCGACACCGCACTCCCACATCTGATACGCACAACCGCCTTTGTACATTGACCATACACGCAGGCGACTTGAAATTGCGTTCAGTGCTGCAACGCCTACGCCGTGAGTACCAGCAGAGGTCTTATATGCTTTATCGTCGAACTTACCACCAGCGTGTGCTCGGCTAAACGCTGCGGTCATGATCGTTTCTTTCGAACCGTCTTTCAGTTTCTTGAAGTCGGTCGGAATACCTTTCGCCATATCGGCAACAACGTTCAGGTCGTTATCGTAGTCGATGACCACTTCGATAAGTTTGTTTCGGCCTGCGATGTATTCATCATAGTCGTTATCAACTGGCTCTTTAACCGCACGGTAAGCCATATCGGCACCGCGTTCCCCCATGTACATCCCGGGATTTAGACGAATACCATCAAGGCCTTCGGCAATCATGAATCCTTCTTGTTCGGACCCATCTCCCGTTTTCTTTTTAACTTTGGCAGCTTTAGGCGCTTTGGCCATTTTCGTATTCTCCTGAGTGAGTATCGTGTGGACTACTCGATATTAGCAATTTCAGACACTGCTTGTCTGACGCTATTATATCACATAAGACTATTCTTATATACCCGCAATCTGTCCAGTTATTTGCAGAGTTTGAATTAGGTACGGCGCAGCAGATAGCCCTTAACAAGAGAGCGCATAGTGTGCTCATGCGCTGTCTTTTCAATGTCCCACGCGTCTGCGAGACTAAGCAGTTCTTCCTTAGTCAGGAGATCAACTTCTTTGAGGGCAGCATGATTCGGAAGGCTTTCAATGCGCTTAACCATTTCGCCAACAACATCGACCAGTCTGACAGGAACATCAGGGTTAAGACCGTAGTGTTCACACAGAGCTTCCTGCAATTGCTCCGCATCCATGTCAGCGGCTTTGGCTTTTGTGCCGAGATTTTCATCTGCATACATCTGCATCAGGGTGGCTTTGTCTGAGCAGAGAATTGAGGTGCGCAGGTTATCCAGCTCTTGTTCGTCGAGGTCTTCTTCGTCGTCCATTTCAGGTACAGGCTGAGAGTCATCGCGCGTCAGGCTGCGGTACTCGGCATACACGTCTTTGTCCTGAGTGAACGGATAATCGTCCTGCATACCGTTAGCAACCCACTCTTCGGCAGTTCGCAGGTACTGGCCATACGTCACCAGCTCTTGACCCGTTAGCCCTTCGATCAGCTTTGCTTCCATTAACGAGGCCTTACTCACCAGTACACACTGGAGTGCCTGGAGTTGTGTGCTGAAACTTACGACACACAGATAGCGATCACTGACTGGCAGGACGCGGTACATTTGCTCACGGATTTTTTCCATGAGATTAAAATAGCGGTTGATTTGTTCAGACAGTTTCTGGCCCATTGTCTCAATCCTATCAGGTTAGTATTAGCATTTCCACTGGTAATCATCTTTTCTGTGATCGCAGTTTTCGTCACAGACGTGTTTGTTTTCGATGTGCAGCACTTGAGGCTGAGTGAGAAGTTTGAAGCCGTTACCGTCAGCGATCATGTTGCGGCACTCACGCTCAAGGGCTTCACGTTGCGCATGTTCCATAACAACAATACGAAAGGCTTCGACACACGCAGGAAGGTCTTCACGCATTTTGATTGTGCATACGTCAGTGCCGTCACGAACTGGCACAAGTCCCATGCAGATATCAGCGAAGTGGCGTTCAGCTACATCGAGAGCAGCAGCAAGAAGCGTCGAGCCACCACCAGACGTAGGTAGGACGTTAGCGTCACACAGAGTTTTGAGGGAACGAGCAAGGCGGACGCCAGCTTCAAGGCGTAGCGTCATCAGGTCGTAGTAGGAAGGTTTTTCTGGAGCTTGTTTTGACGGCTTAGTGTCGTCGGGCAGGTCGTCGTTAAGCAGATGTTCGGCAGACATGGCATTACCTCGAAAATTCGTGTAGATAAGACAAAAGGGCAAACGCTCGTCAGCGCTGCCCTTTCGATCAAGTGACCGCTAGTGTGCGATTACTTGCTTATTCCATTTCGAAGTCGAAATCTTCTTCTTGTTTTTTCTGCTTGCCGCCTTTGGCTTTTTTATCGCCTTTCACTTTCTTGGCAGCTTTGTCTGCTTTCGCAGGCTTAGCAGATTTTTCGGCTTTAGCTTTTTTATCAGCTTTGGCCGGCTTTTCAGCTTTTGCTTTTTTGTCTGCTTTAGCAGGTTTAGCGGCTTTCTCAGCTTTAGCAGGTTTTTCTGCTTTAGCTTTCTTACCAGCTTTCTCGGCCTTAGCAGGCTTTTCGGCTTTCTCAGCTTTCGCTTTCTTACCAGCTTTTTCTGCTTTAGCAGGCTTAGCGGCTTTCTCAGCTTTCGCTGGTTTAGCAGCTTTGGTCGCTTTAGCAGGAGCAGCGCCGTCAGCAGACAGAGCTTCAACCTGAGCGGTCAGACCGGCGCGGCGCTGTGCGATCGCTTCGGCTTCTTTGGTCAGGCTGGCAGCAGTTTTAACCAGATTTTTTTCAGATTTGTCCAGGGCACGGATTTCTTTGTTCAGGCCGCTGATTGCTTTCTTAGACATACGATATTCCTTACTTTGTTTTTGATGCGGCGTTTTCACCGCTGGATGAAAGATAAATTTGTTCAGGTTTGTTTCCCTGTAGACGTACATTATTATATTCAACATACGTCTGCAAGGAATTTTGAAACTTTTTACAAAAATATTCGAATCATTTTAACTCGAATATTTGCCCCTCGCTCATTCACAGAGAACTAGAGGGGCGCGCCGGTCAGAAGATATTATTCGTCGTCTTCGTCTTCGTCTTCATCGTCGAAGTCTTCGTCGTCTTCATCTTCGTCTTCGTCGTCTTCGTCGTCTTCACCACCGAAGTGACTTTCGCAGAGTTCGCGCAGTTCATCTTCGTCCATTTTCTTCGCCTTTTTGGCGGTGGCCAGCTTGTGTTCGATTACCAGGGCGCGGAGTTCGTCTTCGTCGAGTGAATCGAGGTCGAGTTCATCATCTTCGTCCTCGTCTTCATCTTCGTCTTCGTCGTCCTCTTCTTCGTCCTCGTCGTCTTCGTCTTCGTCGTCGTCGTCGTCGCCGTCTTCGTCGTCCTCTTCTTCATCATCAGAGTCTTCGTCGTCTTCGTCTTCGTCGTCGTCGCCGTCTTCATCTTCGTCGTCCGAGTCGTCTTCGTCCTCGTCTTCGTCGTCCTCTTCTTCGTCTTCGTCTTCGTCCTCTTCGGACTCGCCGCCCAGGTTATCGTTCAGCAGTTCGCGCAGTTCGTCTTCGTCCAGCGCTTTAGCTTTCTTGGCGGTAGACAGTTTGGCTTTGACAACTGCTTCGCGCAGAGTGTCTTCATCGACGCCGGAGATATCCAGTTCTTCTTCGTCTTTCACAGCAGCGACGATTTCAGCAACGGTTGGTGCCTTAGACTTTTTGCCTTTAGCAGCTTTACCGCCTTTGTCAGCTTTAACAACTTTGCCACCAGACACGGTCAGGCCGGCAGAGGTGAGCAGCGCAGCGATTTCTTTGTCAGTCGCGTTCTCTACTACAACACCCAGCATTTTAGCCAGAACCAGAGATGCGGTGTTAACGGTTGCTTTAGCAGCTTTAGCCATGATTTGTTTTTCCTGTTTGATTAGAAGCGACGTTGCTTCAATTAAGATTTACAGATTTCGAGAGACAGGCAGCGAGAACATTTTATCTCGCTGCATACTTAATGTTTACAGATTTCAGAAAGTCAGTTAAAAGTCTTCGTCAGACTTTATTACTTTTTTACTTTCTTTACCAGCTTCGCAGGCTTGTCAGATTTATCGCCTTTCTTAGCTTTGGTTGGAGCAGCGGTGCCATACTTCTTAGCGGCCGCGTTTTCGTTTACAGTAGGACGAACGTTGAAGCCAGGCAGTGCGGTGTTGATGTGAATCACTTCGCCAGTTTCAACAGAGGTTGCGTGAATCATGGCGCCGACGTATTTGACGGTGAAGCCTTTGTACTCACGAACCGGCGCGTTAACCAGAGCAGTAACGCTACCGTGCTGGCCAGCATCGCCCAGGATAGACAGGATTTGGTTCGGACCGAAGGTTGAGATGATCTGCGCAGAAGAGCCGTGGCCTTTTTTATGACGAATGGTCACGCTGTTATCGGTGCGGTCGGTAATGAAACCAATCAGCTCAACAGCCTGAACTGTTTCGATCAGAATGTCGTGCGGCAGTTCAGCAGGCTTCACTTTAGAGGTGCTAATGGAACCAGATTTTTTAGCGATGCGAGATGCCAGGGTAGGTGCCAGTGAAGTGCCTTTAGTTACTTTAGCCATTTGTTTAATGCTCCGGGATTTTATAAAGTGTGAGCTTGTTGCTCGGTTCGAACTTCAATTAGTGTTTACAGTTTCGATTGCAGGTAACTTTTACAGATTATTAAAAGCTATCACGAATCAGATGCGTACAAATTTTCAGAAGTGTTTCACAGAACAATTCTTCGTAATCATCGTCATCTTCGAGATGGTCAATAGCATCGCTCTCAAATGCGATAGGCAACCAGTCGAAGGCCTGACAGATGTTACGTGCGGCGAAGCCCATATGAGCAGAGTTGTTCTTCGCCTCCCACACCCAGTGTAACATTTTACGTGACTGTTCGTACTGGGTATCTTTGAGGAACAGGTCGATGTTCGCTCGAATGTAGTTATTGAGTTCGGCAAGTAGAGCAGCGCTTGCAGGAGCGTCGGCACCAACAGCAGAACAATACATTGCGACAGAGCGATACAGTGAAGGCTGTTTGACTACCACGTCGGTGCGGTTCAAATCAGCAAGCGCTCTGGCCACTTTGTTCGTTTCACGGTTTACAGATCCGTGTGCGAGTTGCTGTACGACATTATGGTAGTGGCTAATACCAGCACACATTATCATATGCAGGGCAAACGGCAGAGGATTCGCTTGCTTCTGTTTACTCTTTACAGATTCGAGTTCAGCTTTCAGTGTGCGAACTTCTTCGGTCTGCTCGTTGCAGAATCCAGTGATTTCACGAATGCGTTCATCGCGCAGTGAGATTTCAACGGCGTGTTGACGTACTTTACGTCTGAGTGCGACACGCAGCACAGTATTGCCGCGCACTGTGTCCTCTAAGACGTTCTCCACATCTTTCTTATCACCAACAGCTTCTTCAAGCTCGTTGGTCAGTTCACGGATTTTATCGTCACGGCTACTAAGCATCTGAATGATGTTAGCTTCGTGATCTACTTCTTGTGTCATGTTTACAGATCCCCGAGAAAAGTAAGCGGCCCTTTCGAGCCGCTCAATCAGACGATATTACTCGTCGTCGCCTTCGTCTTCTGCGGACTCGTCGTCTTCGTCCTCAGGAGAACACAGCACCAGCACGGTCAGGTCACCGCCGTTGTCGAACGTTGCAGCGGCCAGACCACCAGACAGCACAGCCAGAGGCAGGTCACGAGAGTCCAGCGCACTTGCTACTTCGATCACGTCTTCGGCATCGTCGAAGTTTGCAGCGTCAGCAGCAGAGTAGGACTGTACGTTTTCCATGGCGCGCAGTGCGGTCAGCGCTTCGAACAGGCGGTCGTTGTTCAGCAGAGCAGCGGACTCCATAGTGAAGCCAGCGTACACTTTGATACCTTCGACTGTTTCAGCCAGAGAGATAACGCGGTTAACAGCGGCCTGCACCAGACGCGAAACTTCGGAGTCACCCCAGAAGCCTGGGACAGCTACGTTCATCACAGTGGTGTGCAGCGCAACGTGTGCGGTGTCAACCTGAACAGGACGAACGCGAGACTTAGCACTGTACAGGCTAGCCAGCGGCAGATGATCACCCTGCATTTCGTCCAGACCGTCTTCGTCGAGATAGCCCATCTCAGCAGCCTGAGCCATTTCTTCTTCGTCGATGAAGTCACCAACAATCAGACCCGCTTCGGTAGGGTCCATGCCGTCTTCGATGCGGCCAGCGTACAGGTTAGCATCGAGGTCCTGCTTGATAGTCTGCTCCAGACTTTCTGCCCACGTTTCAATGTCAAACGTTTTCGGGTTAGCGAGGAAGCGAGTAGTACCAACGCGCTCCAGAATATCCAGAATAGACTGGGCTGGCAGGTGCATTGAACCAGGCGCTTTACCCGGTTTACCCAGATTGAACGGGTAGCGATAGTTGAAGCCGTTCACGTCGGACAGTTCGCTTTCAATCGGACCGTAGGTGTTGCCGTCAGTCAGAGTGAAGTTGATGATCAGCGTCTGGTCCATATCGACAGACAGCATCGGGCCGACAGAGTTGGTAGTGTCAACGTCTTTAACGAATTTCAGATGATCGTTAGTTTCAGACTCAGCAGACTGCTCGGCGCTGTCTTCTTCTTCGTCTTCTTCTTCCACGAAGTCGGCTTCTTCATCTTCGTCGCTTTCGCTTTCGCCTTCGTCTTCCTGATCAGCAGATTCGTCATCAGCCAGGAACTCAGGCAGCACTGCCAGCAGCGCGTCAACAAACGACAGACCGTCTTCATCAGCAATCTCTGACAGGTCAACACCGTAGTTGGTTGCGATTTCTTCAACAGCAGCGAAGTCATCTTCGCTACCGCCGTTAATGATCGCTTCGATCATTTCGTCAGCGGTTTCGCATTCATCGACCAGAATGCCCAGGCTTTCAGCTACGTGCTGAATGGTAGCGTCGTCGTACTGGCGCAGCAGTTCAACAACTTGCTCGGCGTTAGAGGTTTCAACTTCTTCGGCTTCAACTTCTTCGTTGGCCTGACCCTGAATGCGGGTGAACGCTTTCATTACCTGAACGATGGTCATCGTTGATGCGTCTTCGCCCATAGCAGTAACAGCAGCGGCGCGTTGTTCGGCAGTCAGCATACCACCAGCAAACTGGAAGTAGTCGAGAGGATCGGTAACAGCGTCAATCTGGTGCTGCACTTCATCTTCGTCTTCTTCTTCGCCGTCTTCGGACTCGTCGTCTTCCGATTCTTCTTCATCGGATTCTTCTTCGTCCAGATCTTCTTCGTCTTCTTCATCAGAAGACAGAGCGGCCAGCATGTTAGGGCAGGCGATTTCGTGCTCTTGCAGAGCGCCGACGAAGGTGTTCAGCAGTTCAATCATCTCCTGCTCAGTCGCACCTTCAACAACTTCCAGCAACTTCGCAGTCAGAGTTTCAACGGTGTCTTTCTTCATCACCGTGATATCCTGAGTGCGAACCAGAACTTTCAGACCGGCGCGGTCCAGCTCTTCGGCCACCAGCACAGAAGCGAGGAATTGAACAGCGTCGAAGTCTTCTTCTACTTCTTCGTCCGCTTCTTCTTCGTCTTCGGCGTCATCATCAGCTTCGCCGTCAACTTCTTCTTCGTCGTCTTCGGCGCTTTCGCCTTTTTCAAGCCAGATGGCCTGTTCAGTTTCGAACGATTCACGGATGCCGTCTTCGTTCATCGCGTCCAGGGTATAGCCGATAGCTTCAAGCGCTTCGGACATTTGTTCAACAGACAGCGTTTCCGCTTTGTAGCCAAACAGATCCGTGCCGGCCGCAACTTCTTCTTCGCCGTCTTCCTGCTGATCAACAACTTCGTCTTCTGCGTCGAAGTCTTCGTTCAGGTTAACAGGCGTTGCGTTGGTAGGTTGTTTCACGTTCAGTTCTCCGTTATTTGGAATTGCAGCAACGATCTCGCCGCTAATGGTTTGCATGATGAAAGTACGCACAGCGCCGGACAGCACAGTAACAGGATTGGCCGGCAACGCGCTGTAGTCGATTACTGCTTTATCGAAAGCGCCGTCAGTTTCATCAATGCTCGTGATATTTACAGTTTGCAGATTTTCCACCTGCGTAGCCAGTGCGCGAATGTACGGACCAGCTTTGCTTTCTTCGACAATCGAGATTGAGTGAACACCAAACTCGGCTGCGAGGTCTGCGAGATCTGTTTCGCCAGCACTGAACAGAGCAAGCGACAGACTACCGTGCATCTCTGACACTGCTTTATTTACAGTATACGAAACGATGACTGCATCACCTTCACCCACTTTGATGCGCTCGTCAATACGAGTAGGCACACCATTGTTCGGATGCAGAATGTAGTACGCGCTGTTTTGGTCGGTCGAAGGACCCGATGCGCGTTCGATCAGGCTCGGCAGACGATCCATCACTTTGCCTTCGATCGGACGTTCATGCAGTTGCTCGCTGGCGCTCATGTAAGAGAAGCGGCCGTGTGCGTTAAGCGAAGTCAGAACGACGATGGTACATTTGTTGATGTGGCCGGACTCAGACGAATTAGCACGACGTTGTTCGTCAGCAATCTGGCGTTGAGTCTCAGTGCCGAATGTTGCAGCAGCGCCCAGGTTATTATTAGACATTTGTGTTATCTCCTCAGATAAGGTTGTCTACAGCGACCAGACGCGACTTGCGCCTTTGCGGTCGTAAGTAAGGATAGACTTCTTCAAACTACTATTAACAGTGTTGACTGTAGTGAATCCCCACCGAGTGAGAATTTTATTCACATCGTCAAGACCAGACGATACCGACATGTACGTACTGCGGTCCATGATAGTACCACAATCTACGGCAGCAAACAGAGCACGGGCAGCAGCGAACTTCTTCGCGGCGTGGTGGTTCTCTTTCTTCTCGAACTTGTCGAAAGCATCCATGAACTCTTTACGCCTCTGGAAGAAGTCGTTAGCTTTCTGGAGTTTCTCGGCTTGCTCTGGCTTGAGCGTTCGAGTCGTGTTACCGTACTTGGCAATCACTGCGTTCCACTTCGGTGCTTGCTCGTTCAACGCAACACGTTCATCCAGCAGCGCCTGATATTCAGGGCTACGGCGATCAGCGTACTTGTCATTTGACAGCAGCGTCAGGTACGGGTCGTCGTCGATATCTTGCAGTTCACGGAAGTTAGAAACAGAATCGCCTTCTGTCCAGTAAACCATGCCCATGACCATTGCATACATGCTCTTACCACGCAACGCTTTCGACTTGAACTCTTTCGGTGCAGCTTTGAACTCAGGTCGTAACGCTATCTGTGCGAACGGCATTGGATAACCAAGCGGGCTTATCGTGAATGCGTCACACAAAGTAAATGTGGCTTGCTCATGATTCGTGTTCTGGTAGATGAACACGACAGGAATACCGTCAGGCACTTTAACCTTGTTCGCATAGCCGTCTTCTTTCAGATGAATGAAAGACTGCATGTTGAGCATGTTCGCCGTATATGCGGCAGGCATCAACCAGCGACTTCCCGCGAAGCTATGACGATGCTTGCGGTGGTATTCGTTAATCAGTTTGCGGATATACTTGATACCCACACCCTTCTTATCGTTTTCCTGGCAGTAGTCTTTAAGGTACACCGCAATGTCATGTTGCTTCGGTACACCAAGCCCCAGCTCAAATAGCGCGGCCAGACTGGACGATGCGCTTTTGCTCTGGGTATCACGCACCTCACGAACAAGCCGCTGAACGGTTGCGGAATGAATGCGAGGTACGAATGCAGTTGTGATTGTACCGCTACGACGCTGTTCGCCGCGGTTGGTTACTGTGTGCCGAACTTCAATTGCATGTTTCGACTTTTTCAAATAGTCGGGGCAGTCGAGCCGCACCAGATATTTAGATTCAGCCACCGACAAGAGCAACTGTCTCTGGTCGTGGTTGAATACGTGGTCATAAAACATTGTATCCCTCTACTGTTTTCGCATCAGTCACAAACTGCGGATAACCATCGGCTACAACTACTTCAAACAGAGATTCGATGGCAGACTGGCTCAATGCGTTTGTGCGCACATGCTCCCAAGGAATCGCTACAACCTCGTCACCAGCATAATCACTGTCCGACGTATGCGGCATAATTAGTAATCCCAGTGGAATCTTGTGCAATCTACAGAACGCATTAAGTTCTTTTACAGTTTTATGCAATGCGCTCTGGTTCGCTTGATTAGCCTTACCTGTGTCAGCGATAGACGTCAGGTAATTGTAGTTCGCAATGTTCAACAACATTTGCTGGCTGATAACAGTAGGGTTAACACCGATAGTACCCAGAATAAACTCAGCTACCAGCTTCTGAGCTTCTTCTGGTGAAGACGGCCTGTAGCCGCCACGACTAATTACAACTTTCGACTTTTTCATGATGGCTCCCGAAGATCTGGCTCATATGATTTCCACACATGTTCAACGAGTGCTTGCCATTCATCAAGTGTCAGGCGCTTCCCAGTGAGCTTGTAGTATTCAGAGAAGAACTTCTTCGCAGGAGCCTTCTCGTCGTTTGCCCGTGATACGTAGAGCGCAGCTAACGGTGGGCGGCCGTTAGCTATATCAAGTCGCATGGTCTTTACAACAAATTCCCACAGCGCGTGGTATTGTGCAGTGCTCACATTGAGCTGGAGACCGAACACAGCAGGCGACAGGTCAGAGTAATACACGTAGGTTTTCAGTATCGCGGCCGTTGTCAGCCGCGAATAGATTTGCGCAAACACACCAGACAAAACGATTTCGTTGTTTGTCATACGCTGGCGTCCAGTTCAGAAGTTTTGCCCAGGGTCAGATTGAAAGTGCTGTCCACATTAGCATGGGCCATCACACTCTCGGCACCGTCTTTGTCGATGAAGACAGGACCCGTCATATCGCAAGTCAGGAACATCAACTCAACGCCGTTCGGCTTGTACACGATCAGGCCGCGCTTCACGTCAGAAGATTTGATACCCAGCTTTTTAGCGATAACCGCTTTCGATGCTTTCGAGTGCTCTTTCAGCGCGGGCATATCTTTCTTGCTCGGCTTAATCAGCTTGATTGTCATCTTGCGGATGCGTTTGCTGATTTCCTTTTCAGACGCGTAAGTAGGCACGGCGAGTTTATGCTTTGCCTTCTTTGATTTCACTTTCGGGTTCTCGATGGACTTATCGAGAGTCAGCTTGAGGTTGCCCATCAGAGTTTGAATGGCAACATCGTAGAATTTCACGTCGAGGTCAAGCGCACTAAGTACGCGCTCAATCTGCGAACGATTCAACGTCAGGGCGCCGTCTTGAATCAGACGTTTCAACGCGACAGGCATCTGCTTGATGAACGTGTCTTGCGTTACGCTGGCGTTCAGGCGATTCACTGCGGTCTGTGCAGCTTTGCGGCCCATGTGTTTGATAACACCAGCACCGCCGTGTTTCTTCACATCTTTCCAGTCCATGTCAAACGCTTCGCTCAACATCTTGCGACGGTCTTTCGTATTCGCGTCGGCGATGGTTGCGTCGATGATGCCAGCCAGTTCAGTTTTACGATCAACTTTATCAGACGGCAGTACGTCGATTTCGTCTTTCGATGCGGCGACTTCTGCTTTACGCTCTTTCTTGGTGCGCTTGTCTTTGTTACGTTCGCGGGTAGCTTTCACGCCGCCTTTCACTTTCGCAGTTTTCACAGCAGGCTTGCCTGTCTCAGGGTCGATGTAGACCAGATTGCCGAAGTCAGGCTTGATAGTGTCAACGTCGATTTCGTCGTTGCGCAGATCTTTCTGCTGGCGCTTGTTCAGCTTAACGGTGATGCCGTCAATCAGAACGTGCTCGGCTTTCGCATACGGCTGTTCGATCTCTTTCAGAGTTTTACCAGCAAGCACGATACGCTTCACCGGAATCTGCGGACCTTTCGCGTCGGTGCTATAACCGTTAGCGTTTACTTTGTTGATGAAAGTGGTGGTGCCATCCAGACGACGTACACGGGCATTCAACAGGTTTGCATTTGCGTTTGACATAGTGTGATTCCTCAATCAGCTTAGTTGTCAGAGATGCGGCTCTGTCTGAACCGCATCTTACTTCAAGTTTTCGTATTACAGGTCGATCTTATTTCAGCAGCTTGCGCAGTTGTGCAGCAGTCATGTTTTCAGCTTTGCGCACAGTGGTCAGGCCGGCTTCAACTACGCGGTCACGCAGTTCGTCATCAGACAGGTCTTCCAGATCTTCGGACGGCAGGTCGTTGAACTCGAAGTCGTCTTCCTCTTCTTCGTCATCTTCCTCTTCGCCATCTTCTTCGAAGTCTTCTTCTTCGCCGTCTTCTTCCTCACCGTCTTCTTCTTCTGAATCGTCAGCTTCACCGCTATCGATCACAGGGCTAAAGTCGGTCAGAGTTTTGATATCGGCTTTGCTATACACCAGCACGTTATCATCTTCGTCTGCATCGTCAGACAGGTCGATAACCAGCAGACCACCTTTGCTATCGCAGCCGAGGTAAGCGAAAGTAGTTTCGCCATCAGTCAGCATCAGGCCAGGGGCCAGCGCCTCTTCATCAACACCGAAGCGTTCAGCCAGAGCGGCGTGATACTTAGCGGTTACTTTCTTATTAACCAGTTCAAGTTGATCGGCATCGACTGCGACGAACTCGTATTCGGCATCTTGCGATTCGCCGTCTTCTTCTTCGCCATCGTCTTCTTCACCGTCTTCTTCGTCTTCGGAGGATTCTTCCTCTTCTTCTTCCTCCTCGATTTCATCTTCGTCTTCAATTTCATCTTCGTCTTCCTCTTCTTCGCTTTCATCAGCGACGATTTCGAAGTCGGCCAGTTTGTCGGCACCGAATGATTTGAAGCCGTCAGTATCGGCGCTATACATCAGCGCTTTGCCTGCATGTTTCGCAGACTCACCGACGAACACGAACTCAGTACCGTCGTTAGTCAGCACGGTGCCTGGCAGCAGGTCGTTCGCATCTTCGAGGTCGAACGCAGCTTTGATTGCTTTCGCCAACACTTTGCCAATTTTCTTAGCAGCGAGCTTGGCAGCACGTTTCGCAACAGCTTCGTCCAGCTCAGGCGCAGCAGCAACAGTTTTAACAGGCGCCGCATATTGCAGGTTCAGAGTAATCTGGAGCACGTTGCCTTCAGGCGCATACTCGGCACCGTAAGTAACGTCCAGTGCGTTAGCGATCGGCGTTTTGTTGTCAGCACAAACACGCGCAACGTCTGAGTTAAGCACGTAGTCGGCGAGGCGTTTCGCTACGCTATCGGTCAGCGCTTCGTCTACAGCTTCGATCTCAACAGCAGGCTTGGCTTTGCCGCCTTTGATGATAGCGTGTGCCAGATTCTGGTAATCTTCGGATTGCTCTTCGGAAGATTTACGGCGAACTTTCGGCTCTTTGTCTTTCGACGGCTTGGCATCTTTCTTGCCAGAAGTTTTCTTGGTGCCAGCTTTCTTACCAGACGCTTTCGGCGCGGCTGTTTCTTTCTTGGCAGTTTTCTTGCCAGACGCTTTCGCATCTTTCAGCTTAACATAACCTTCGCCTGTATCTTCCAGCTGGCTCATGTTCATGCGCTCGATTTCGCGGAAGTGAGAGCCTTCTTTGATGATGCAGCGGGTGGCGATACGCTTGGTCAGGCCCTTCACTTTATAACCAGACGCGATTGCATCTTCGATTTTAGATTTGGTGCCGTTCAGCAGGACGATAGTTTTGCCAACCAGGTTAGTGCTAGTTTCGATACGTGCCATGATTAATACTCCTCAGTATGTGTTTTTGTGTGTGACGCACTATTGCGTCTGAATCTATTATAGCATAGGTGGCCGTCAGATAACAACCACGATTTTGTCCAGTTTTCTGCATACTTCGCAGATAGCAGGGCAGCTATATTTCACTGCCCTGCTCGTTATTGCTTATGCGCTGTAATACGTGAACAGCTTCACTACATCATTGCTAGACAGCTTTGCAGCAGCTTCTGGCTTGATGATTTTCGCAGACACCAGGCGCTTGCGCATCTTAGCAATGTCTGGGTCTTCTACTTCAACACGCTTAGTAGGTCGTTTCATTCGATTACTCCTCAGAGTCAGTGAGTCTCGCCCTTAATGATGGCGCGAATCAGTGCATCTCTGTTATGGAAACCTTCTTCACCAGGCTGCAAAAAGTCGTTACGTTGGGCGAAACCCTGTAACTCAGGCAGCGTCCAAGTATCGTACTCAAGAGTGAGGTCGTCGTTCGGCACTACTCGTTTTGCCGTCAGTGTCGTCCAGTTCTTTGCAACTGCATACCCCATGAAGATAAACATGCCAGAGTCATATCTAGCCATCAGCCAATCAAGTTGCCGCAACTCGAAGGTGAGTTGCTCGATATAGCTTTCAGGCAGGAAGCGAACATGTCCAGAGATTCGACGTATCGCCGTATCTGACATTTTAAAACGCGGCAGCGTGTGCTCATGCGCCTTCTCTTGCGAATACAGAGAAACGTTTTCAATGATCATTGCGGCTGTTTCTGAGGCTGATCGAATAGAAGTGGTCATTATTCTTCCTCATCCTCTTCTTCGTTGGCGTCAGATTCATCTTCGTCGTCATATTCGACGTTCTCAGGAATCTCCTCTTCATCGTCTTCGAGGTAAGTATTATCCAGCAGTACCTCAACAGAAGTCGTCACGGCAGCAGACGTTTCGCCACTACGGTCGGAACTGATATCAGCACGAATCACTTGCGTACTGTTTTCAGGCAGTCGAACGAAAATCCAATCAGGAGAATCATGCTCGACGTACACCCACTGACCGAACTCATTGCAGACTTCGTTATACACGAGGACGTCATTAATGAGCGTCGGGATCTTAGTGAAGCGCGTATTCTTGAGGTCACGCAAGGCGCCTTCAATCTTACGACGTGACACTTTGATGATGCCAGCTGAGGCTGCCGTGTGCTCGGCGTTCCCCACATCTGCTTTCCACGCAGAAAGAATTGCGTGAACCAAATTGAACACGCGTTCTTCATCGCGCACTTTATTTTTGGCAGCGAACTCTTTGCGTGACGGGTCAGGCGCACGTTCACCTGTAGCCTTAGACTTGAAGCCATATCCCGGAGGCAGTTGACGAGGTTTAGCGGAAGATGGCCCGCGTGGTGTTGGTCGTTTCTTCTCGCTCAGATTCTCTGGACGATCAGACTGCTTTTTGCCTTTAACGCGCTTTGGCGAGTTCTTAGCGGCGCGAGCGCGGGAGAATTTGTCTTCTGTCTTAGGGCGTGAAGTAGTAGGCATATCTATTTCCTTTGCGGTTTAGCATGAGAGCACGGCAGGCGGAAACCGCGTAAAGCCCGACGCGCTCAAAGGGTATCGAACCCTTTTTAAAACAGCCTCACAGGAAGCGGCTTTAAAAGGACCGTGTGCCCGGGAAAAGATAAACACACGGTCAAAACGTTATAGGCACATCACAGAGAGAACATGTCTCGCTGTCTCTATATTGTATCACGGACGCTGTTTTGAGACAATCCTCATTTTGTCCAGATTTATGCTCAGTAGCCGCTCGCCATAAGCAGTCTGATACAGTCTTGTCGGCTGTAGTCGTCTACGTCGTCGCCTTCGACAAAAACGAGACCCTGCTCCAACAGAGCATCGCGTAGATCGTCATCTGACATATCAGCATAACGCGCTTCACGCTCATTGTAGCGCTGTTCTTCGGCGGCAGCTATCTGGCCGTTCACTTCATCTTGTGTAGGACGTCGGCTCATTTGATTACCCCACACGATTACATTCGCAGTGCTCTTTGTGGCAGGCGAAGCAAACTTCATCTTCACCCTCGTCGAGGTTCTGCCAACCGTTTTCGTCGGTGCGGCCGTCGTCGTTGAGATTGCCTGGACGTTCTTCCGCAGTGTCGAGGTCTTCATCATCGTGCTCGCACACACAATCCTCGACAGGATGATCGCATTCGACGCAGACACCAAGATCTTCTGGATCTTCAAAGTCATCGTCAGGGTCAGCAGCACGTACAGCTTTATGCTCGCCGAGAATCGCTTCAACTTCTGCTTCGACCTCAGGCACCATATCGGTCATCAGCACACGGAACTCGTCGAACGTCAGACCTATCTGGTGCAATGCCGTTTCGATCAGCTTTTTGCCTTCGTCTTCTTCGTCGCGTCCGAAGACTTCAATCACACCTGCAAGTGCGCCACCCATGAGAATGACCTGTGCGTCTTTACTTGCTTCGTTGAACTTCATTAACAGCCTCCTGTTTGGTTTTAGGTACTTTATGCAGCGCACTACTCAGTACGCTTCAAAAAGGACCCGCGTCGTCACGCCTCTGCGAAGGGCGCCTCATTGGGGGTGAGCATTTCTGGACGGGCGAGCCAAACTGATTGTTAGTGCATGTTCGTCAACTTGATTGTGATAACGCGGCCGCGCTTGGTTGTTTCCACTTCCCGCTTCTTGTATGTGAGGCACAGACAATCAAGCGTGAACGTTAAGTCTGGCACTGCGTCTTTCTGGCGTTCTTCAATAACAAGCTCGCCGCGTTGTCGCAACTCTTTGATCATTTCGTTAGTGGTTTTCATTAGAAGTATTTGTCCTTCGCATCAGGTGCGAGTGGCAGTTCAATGTCAGGGTCAACGCCAACTTCAAGGCTATGTACTTCCTGAACCTGATCTTCGTTCAGGGTGATTGCCCAGTCTTCGGCACGATAGCCCCAACTGCAAATCATCATACGCTCGATTTCAGGGTTAGTATCTTCCATGTCGAAGTCTTCTTCGTCGTCGATACATTCATCGTCGTTAAAGTCGTCCTCGTCGTCGATGGCGTCATCCTCATCCTCATACCCGTTATGCGCATCCTCGTACAGGGGATGTTTTGGTGCGAGTGCTACAGCCAGCTTGTCAGCGATTTCAGGGTCAATGTGAATCTCACTGATCATCGGACCGTGTCCATCATACATCGTGCGAATATCGACAGGCACAGCAAGACTGGCCGCAATGCCCTGCGAGCGAAGCATCAGACACATGTTGTATCGGTTCATGATAGTGTCGGTTGATACTAGCTCACGGATATGTCCGACAACTAAATGCTCTACAGTGCGAGAGCCGTCACGCCACACAACATCAACTTCTTTCAGACCGTTCTCTTTTACAACAGTCTGGAGAGCTTCCAGAAACTTTCTGGGTTTGAATGAGGCAAGCACTTCGTTTTCACGAACAAGCGCAAACACGTCTGGAGCCAGCTTACTGCGTTTCAACATAAACGGTGAGAGTTTCATGTTATTTAGCCTCAACCAGATTCATAACGTAGTTCTTTTTGGCGAAGCGGAAGCAAACTTTGCTAACCGTGCCAGCAAGACCATCGTAGCCGATCATAAACAGGCGGCCAGAACAAATCGCAAGGTCCATCAGCGAGTGACCATTTTCGTTCGCTTCGGCTGTAGCGAGAATCGCTTCACAGATTTCCATCTGCTTTTCGTGATCGATATCGTTCGCAACAAACTCAGAACCTTCGGCGACTTCGTTCAAAGTGAATTGAAGTTTGCACGGACGGTTGTTGTGTACAAAACGCATTTCAGGAATTGGGCCACCGAGCTGGTCACACACGGTCAGGTACAGGCGAAGGCCTGCGGCTGCCACGTCAATCCACTCTGGGGTCAGTTCAATAACTTTCTGGACAGCGGCGTCCATCATGCGGTCCTGCAATTCGATATCAGATGGGGTTGCTTGAGTTTCGTTCATCATTTCGTTGTCTCCTCAGACATATGTTATAAAAGCGCAGCACAAGCTACGCTTCTATTGTATCATAGGACGCTTTCAGATACTACCGCTGTTTTGTCCAGTTTTATGCTTACCAGAGCTTCTTGCGGAAGTCTGTCTTTGTCCACAGCCATGGGCGTTCTGGGTCTTCTTTGACTGCATGACTCAAAGCCCGAACACCGTCGTCTGTCAGAGCGCGTAATTCACGCTCGTCTATCTCGGAGTATTCTTCGCGGCTGCGGTAACGCAGGATATGCGCCTCGAATTTATCGAGCGCTTCCTTGCTCGCCAGATAGACAAACCCATCTTCTTTCGGCCCCAAGAAGGAACGGCGCTCGTTCATCTTTAGGACGATAGCGACATTCGGTACCAACGTCAGTTTATCAGCCATAGATCACCTCACTGCATATCAGCCGGGATTTCAGTACGCTTGAACGGGAAGTTAGCAGCCACAGGGAAGACATGGAGCTTAAACCCGTTCGCCTCTGCAACACGTTTGATTGTGTGCAGATGGTTCAGGTAGTCATGGTCTTCGACGTGGTTTAATACTTCTTCGTCGGCTGCGGACGCTATGAGGAATAGCGCACTTGTGGTGACTGAGCCATGATCGGTCCAGAGCAGTTCAGCACGAACACAGGCCTCAGGATTCTCCTCAGCCAACGCAAAGGTGATCTTGTGCTGGAGTTTGGCCATGACGATTGCAGTCGCATAACCCAGTGTCATAGCCGAGGCGCCACGATCATCACGCGCAGCATCAGTCAGCTTCTTGACCAGCTCGTCGTTCATAGCCAGTTGAATACGATTTACTACCAGAATGTTTTGTTCGAATTTCATTTTTGTTCCCTACAATGTTAGGTATGGTTGGACAATTAACGCAGTGCGTGTTTAATTAGCTCTTTCAGGTAATCTGTATCACGCGGATAGCGATCACCATCTTTCATCTTTGTCAGAGCGTATGCGAGAGATTTAAGATGAATCTCTTTCAGTGTGTCCAGTTTTCCGTCTTTGACTGCATTGCGTAAAACGCTTACAGCTTTCTTGCGGTTCAGCTCCACATCTTCACGGGAGCAGTCTGCGTCACGGCTTGACATACTACCAGTAAGCAATTTCAGCCAAACGAGAACTTTACGAATACGTACATAGTCATACGTATCGGCCGATCTAGTTGCAGGGAATTTACGAGGCTCGCGTTCTTTCTCAGGCTCGGCCTCAGCTTCGTCTTCTTCCAGATCTTCTGGCCAGTTAGACCCGCAGTAATCAGCGCACAGGTCAACCAGCGCTGCATGATCCATTTTCAGGAGCTTTATTTTGCTCGCTAACTTGAACAACTTCGCGTAGTGGCGCAACTTGCTATCGCTTAAACCTTCAAGGAAGGTGCGCACTTCTGCGGCTTCCTCTCCCGCGGCGGCGTCTTCATCTTCTTCTACCTCATCCACCACGTCAGTATCGGCAGTAGCAGACACAGCCTTAAGCAGAACCCGACCGTCTTCAACAACGAACACACCGTCAGGGCGCTCAACTTCGTTTTTCAATTCCTGCATCAGGCGACGAAGCAGCGACTCTTGATAGTCCTGAGATTCTTCGTTAACATGAATCCAGTTCATGTCTTTCGCCAGCGCATAGATGCCATTGACAATGAACTGCGGATCATACTTCACTGCATCGAAACGCTCTTTGGCGTTCGGTCCGTAGATATAAGCCTGTGCAACACGAAGCAGACCTTCATCCCAATCAGGATTCATATGATCGAAGTCGTCATCACCGATGTACAAATCGAAGATGCGAACGAGATTAGCAAGCTCGCTGGCCATCATCTCAAGCGTTTTGCCTTTCGCCATGTGACGTTGACGCAACCACTTGCCGTGATCGTCATACAGGTCAGCAGGCAGTTTATCGTCAGGGTCAATACCGCAAGCATTGTGCGTGTATTTAAATTCTTCGTCATGCTTACGCTGCCAGTCACGATGAATCTTAATCAGTTCTTCGCGGTCTGCTTTTGCGATGCGCAGCGGGCCGTGACCAAGTGAACACAGCAGTTCGCGCATATGGTTTTCAGACAGGTCGCGGAACCACGTCAGGTTCTCTACAGTGCGACCAACAGCTTTCTGGTGAATCTTCATCACGGTACGTTTATGATCGCTGATCTCAAAACCGTTGATAACGTTAAATCCTTCGTGGCCTATAACCATCTCAAGAGGAAGCAGCGTATGACAGGTCGCATTCAGAGAAACATGCCACAACAGATCACCGTTCTCTGCAAACTCGAAAGACTCACAGTTCGACTTGTTCGAGAATCCCCAGTAAGTGGTGACGCCTGACATACGACCTTCGAAGTGACGATCATAGATCTCTTTGAGTTGATAACCAGGCAGGGTGAAGTCCAGACCTTCGGCGTTATAGAAATTGTAGAACGGTTGGCCGTGAATCAGAGAGCGAACCATGAGTACGTTTTGACGCATATCGAATGACATAATGTTTCTCCTATGCGACACCCGTAAGCGCCGCAGTGATTGATAGATTAGATTAGATTGTACGGTAGATGGCGTGTTGTGAGTATACGCGATACACTTTGCTTTTGTTGATGAAGTGCTCAATCTCGGTGAGCATCGCCAGCGTTTCTTCTGAGGTAACAAGCGGATCGCCGTTCTCTGCAAACACCAGCAGTCTGCCATCATACACAGTTGCCACGGTAAACAGGTGAAGGGCATTCATGAAGTGACTCATGAAGTCTTCAAAGTCTCGCAGGAACAGCGCTACCTTCTCTGTGTGGTTGTACACATTGATCAGGTACTGCGGATCGGCGTTACTCATACGGCGCACGTCGCCCTGCTTTTTCAATAAACTGGCTTTCAGTTTATCGTGCGTGACGAGCACGAACTCATGAATCACAACCAGCTTCTTGCGAAACTTCAATTTACCGGGACGCATACTTGGGTACTTAGCAAGATATTCATCACTAAGTACAGGCTGGCCGAACGCAGCAATCACGCGACGGTCATTGCGCGTAACCACAGATGGATGCAAACGATCTGAATCAAGTTCGGTGTACTCGGAGATTTCATGCGCACCCTGAGTATCAAACATATCAATCTGTTCCATTAGAGCTCCAGTTCAACGATATCTTCGAGGTCAGCAACAGGCTGGAATATCAGCATGTCACCCTTTTTACTGTTATGGACAGTTGCTACGTACCAGCCATACAGGTTGATGTTTATGGCTTCGCGCAGAATCGCATTGATCAGGCGCAACTCACCTTCGAACAGGCGCTTACCATCTTTGGCAAAAGATGAGGCGAGAAACGAGAATGCTATCGGGCCTTCGTTTCTATTGGTTGTTTCATTCCAGCAAGTCTCAAGAGCCTTGCGTACTTTGTTTGTCAATTTAGGTTCGATAGTTATCTCAGCCATAATCAATCTCTCAGTTTACGTGGTCGATGCCGTGCGCGTTCTTCTGCTTTACGCAAACGGCGTCTAATCAGTTCGTGCGGCGTTTTCACTTTGGCAATCTTCGCCTGTGCTTTCTGCCGCATCTCTTTTATCTTCATCCAGTTCTTCACGAAGCCAACGATATGTGCAAGGAAAGCCATAGCGCCAAGCAGGTAGAACAGGACAGCACTCACCTTGTATATATCGTGCATAATGATTAACCTCTCATGCGTCTTTCAGCTTGAGCCAGACGCAGGCGTTTAACTACACGCTCAGGCATGAACTCTTGGTCAATGTCTTCGAGACACTCGGACAGATTGTCCTTAGGAGTCAATCGGCCATTAGTGATAGAATCCAGGAACTGCGACCACGACGTGCCGTGATCTGGACGTGCCCGTAGCTGTTCCCAGGTTTCGTCATCAATACTATCCAAAGCCGAAGTACGCAAGTAGTCAGTGCGTATCGCTGCGCCGTGAACGATGTTACGTCTGTATACCTCAGGCATACCTCTTTCATGCGGGACTGTATGCACACGCAGAGGAGCAACGTAACGCTTATCTCTAATATCAGACTCAGCCACGTCAGGCAAAAGTCCTATATATGCCCAATGGCTACATTTGGCGCAGTCCATGGTGAAGTGTTTGACATTCACTTCCGTATAACCAAGCTCTGTATAAAACTCTGTGTCCGAGGTTGGATGACACGCCAGCACAGGTATATACGCGGCATATTGTACACCAGCCAGACGTTCGTGCGGCGACACATTGTGATTAACACGCACTGGTAACATTATCTCTTTGTCTCCGAAGTGTTCGGAATGCACAGTAACGTCCAGATATAGGAATGCGGTCATATGCACTATGGCGTTAATAGCAAACAGGTTTGTGTCCGAACTCAGAGGGATTCGTTTTAGCGGCTTCATATCGTTTTCTCTTTGTTAGTGCGTCTACGCGTATTTTATCACAGGTGCACTTTAGACAGTATGGCTATTTCAGCCTATTATTTGCGTCTTTCGACGATCACACAACCCTCACCATTGCGCAGATAGACACCTTCATCACCGTCGAATACGACGTTGAAGCCTTCACCAATGTCTTCAATCTGTTTGATCAGTCGGCGCTTAGGCGTACTGTCTTCCTCAGTGTCGATGAACAGCACGTCATTGACTTCGAGTTTCTGTGCAAACGTATCACGGAAACTAACTTCGTGTGCCATCCAGTCGTCGATTCGATCTTGATGATTGTGGTCGTTGTCCTCTGACAGCAGCCACTCCATAATTGCATCAGCAGTAGGGCAGTAGATTTCAACACTGCGAAGGAAGTCAACGCGGCCTTGTGCCCACACGTCTGCCTGGAAGTAAACGTTTTCATTTACATTGCGATTCACTTCTCGGCGCAGCGAGAACATCACGATATCCAGAGCATCGTCCTGCATGCCATATAGAATATCGGCGTCACGAATGCAACGTTCGATCAGATTTTTCGGCTGACGGTTCTTCATGTAAGGGAACCGCGTAATGTCTATCAAGTCGAGAATGATTTCCGCGTGGTCTTTGATGCGGTCGTCATCGCACACTGTCAGATACTTCCTAAAAGCATCCTGCGCCTGACGAATATTAGCTTCATCATTGAGGCGTCCGAGTGAATGGTCCATGTCGTGAAACATGCAGGCAACGGCCAAAGGCAATGCGCCTGCATCATACTGCCACGTATGCTGCGATTCTCTGTACAACAACCAAAGAGCCAGAGCTGTGACCTGCTTCATGTGCTCAGTGGAGTGATAGTGCATATGGCGCAGCAACGGATCGCCTTTCCAGTTTGGGTTATTGTTTGACACAACATAGTCCCAAACAGAGTTAAGTTTAAGAGCGCGAATGCTCTCAGCGAAATAGCGGTTACGCTGGGCAGAATCAGCGAAAGGCAGAGCAGCCATTTTAGTCATTGTCGTAGTCTCAAAAAATTTGCGCAGAAATGAAAAACGGGAAACCAGTTAAGGTCTCCCGTTGTGTTTTATTGTGCTACTGCATCGAAGCCGTGTGCAGGCTTGACACCACGCAGACGAGAGATAAGCTGGGCAGCAATTGCTTTTGCTTTCTCGCTCGGCTGTAGAGCTTTAGTGAAGTCCAGACTCCCAGAGAACATATTGTTGTCGCGCAACATCTCAAACGACAACAGGCGATCATCACGCATAGCCTGCTGGTCTTTCGTAGGACGAATAACCATAGGCAGCACACCACAGTTGTACGCGTCGAGCATACTGTCAACGAACTGGCCAAGTAAGAACGGCAGAGCGTCATGGACCAGAATCAATTCAGCGCCTTCACGCATCAGCAATTCATCAGGAGTTTCACGCATCATTACAACGCGAGTCAGAGCCTGATACAGAGAATCGCGCAGGCCAGGTGCAACAACCAGAGCGTGATTACGAATGCAGAAGATCTCTTCGGTGACTTCTTCGGAGTTCAACACAGGCACGATAAACGGCACAGCGTTTTCGTATTGGTTGGCAGCAGCGAACGCATCATACAGACGCGCAACGTGCGGATAGTCACGAACGATTACTTGTGCCAGTGCAGCCACATCACCGTCCTGCACGTTGTCGCAGAGCAGCACAACAAGCGCATACTCCTGACGAGGTGACAGAGGTTTCAGTAACTGGAATTGCATTTTGTACAGCGTGGTGATATTGATGTTCATTATTATGTCCTCTTATTAGGAAGATGGAGTATGCTTGCGGCGATACTCAGTCTGTACTTTCGCTAAATATTGTGGGGCACGTACCCCTCTCAAATATGCTCCCCAACCAGTGTTGTAACTTTGGATGACGCAGGCGCGTCTGCCTCTACACTGCTTGTTTAGTAACGCAACAATCTGGGCTGCCTGATCAACATTGATTCGGTAGTCCATGAGTTCCCGTACAGAACGTCCGTGCATTTTAGGCATGATTTGACACAGGCCTGTAGCTCCGGACTTGTTCCTGACCTTTGCACGAAGATGCGACTCGGACACGCAGATCGATAGAAGCAATTTTGCATCTACGTTGTACTTCTCTGCGGCCAAATCAATCTGCTTGCCTAAGTCAGACGGATGCGGCAAGTGCGCATAGAGTTGTCGGAGGCGCTCTCTCGTTACATAACGTTTGGGCCTTCGTTCTTCTTTTGCGGCTACTGCCTTTTCTATCTCCTTGTATTTGGTTGCCACACGATTGGAGGGATCGAGTGACACGGAAGATGAAAGATCAATGGCGTTGTCAGGGCCTGTAGACATACTGGCGTTTGCGTTACTCACGATTGCGATGAAGACAGCAAACATGATTGCGACACATACCCATACTGCTACGTTCAGGCGTTTAATTACCTCGTCGGTACGATTGTTAAGAACAGTTATCATCGGAAGATTCCCCTAGTGTGAAGGCGCTAGGACCTAACTATAAAAGCAGGCCATAAAGGTTTTTAAACTCTACTTCTCTCCTTTGATGGTTTAGAACAAGACAATCGTAGTTGTATGGGTCAATCCACACAACCGTGTATGCGAGCTTGTTCGATTTCGTATACACCTTGTAGCCAAAGAGCTTACCTACAAAGAAACGGCCGCGCGCCATTTGTGCCAGACTTGCTTTGCAATACGATTCTAATACTGCGCGATTAGCATTAGGCTTCCGGGCGAGAAACGCGAGATAGGCTCGTAGATTAGGCAACGGGCTTGGGCGCTCACGAGGTAGCAGATAAGTTTTCTTTGCCATAGTGTTTATATTACGATAATGAGGAACCCACGTAAGGCTCCTCGTGTGAGTAGCGTCACTATACGCGGAATATCCAGCAAGGAATGTGGATAAACACAACGAATAGCACAACACGGATAAGTTCAATCGCAAGACCTGTGTTAGAGATCTGTTCGAGTTCCGCATTGAACTGTTTGCGGAGCACCGTGTCTTCTGCGACTTCGCATAGATCGCGAATGAATATGATAACGCCCACAATATAGTAGGCGATAATCACTATCAGCAGATTATCCACGAGCAGGTGTGGTGGAACCGAAACCACCCTCACCGCGTTCAGTGTCGTCCAGCTCGGTGACTTGCGCAATGTCCATCAGAGGTACTTCGAAGAACAGCACTTGTGCAAATGCTTCGCCACGCTTGATGTGAAGCGCGAGTTGCGTATCAGGCCCCGTGACCAGAGCGGCAACAGAAGGTGCAACACGTTGAAGAAGTGCGCGTACTTTTTCGAGCGCACCACTCTTAGTGCCTTTACCGCCTAGGTGCATAGCGGCCATCCATTGTCCACGGTAGTCACAATCAATAACACCGAGCGTGTTTGACAATTGACAGTTGAACTTAGCACCCAGGCCACTTCGTGGGAAGATGATCCCTACATACTCTTTCGGAACCTGATCGTTAGCGCCAGTAAAGTCGCGAGGTACGGCTGCTTTAAAGCCCAACTCAAACAAAGTTGTTTGCTCGGTGATGATCATATCTTCCTGTGCAAACAGGTCAAACCCAGCCGAATGTGCAGTAGCACGTTTAGGCATAATGAAGTCAGGGAAACGTTCGAGGTCTGGCATTACTTTGAATTGCATTCTTATATCCTTAGTTGTCGATAAGTTCTTTGGTGGAGCGAGGTCGTGGTGCATACTGACATTCTTTGCCAGTAACGTAGCGACCTGAATGTGGGCCTGTGGTAATCAGAATTACCAAAAGCAGATCACGATGCGTCACAACGACGCCTTCGCATTTATTTTGTGTGTCGTAGTCAAACACAACATCAACGAACTGGTCTTCATGCTCACCCTTCGGACAGATAGGTGAATGCTTTGCGTAGTTCTCAATGTAGTGACGTGACACGAACAGGTCGTCGTTCTCGGTGAAATAACGACGAGGAAGATTCTTTGCATCGATCTTCCATATCTCATTGTACGGCTGGTCGTTATCTTGTCGCACAATGACCGCTGGATAAATTCCCCAGCGAGTCTTGAGAGCAATCTTCTGGCCCTCGTCACGTCCCCGAGAAGGGAACGTGGTAGCGGTTATGCCTTTAACAACTCCCATGAGCGTTGTCTCCTAAAACAGAGGCAGATGTTTGAATTGCTCAGGGATATCGTTCTTGCCATAAGCCTGAGCAGGAAGCAGACCGTAGGTTCTGGCTGTCTGCGTCACTTCTCCATATGCACACGAATGCGCGAAGCTGGTCAGCTTACCGTCAAGGAAGACGGCTTGATCGTCCATGAGCATGTGTCGCAGATAGTAGGGCACGTTAAGAGCCTCACCACTATCAAAGAAACCGAACTGCTCGGTCAGTTGTTCTTTCGTGTACGCAAACGGCACGAAGAATCGAATACCGCCGACGATAGATTCGAGTTCTTCGTCGTGCAGCGCTTTCACCAACATCATACGCTGCGCAACAGTCGGATGGATATCGGATGCAGGTGGATAGATAGCCTGAGTTAAATCGCGTACAAGTTTTGCAGCGCGAGGCTCGGCGTCAGGGCGCGTAAAGATAGATGCGCGATTGAGCATATCCAGTTCAACCAGAGCTTTAAACCCGACGTCCTTGTCGGGTGCATCTACGGCCATAGCGATGTGATTCAGAATGAAGAAGTAACCGTAGCTTTTCATTTTAATCCTTAAAGGTTACGGAGCATCTCACGCATTTCATCAGTCAGCACGTCAGCGATCTTAGGATTATAATCATTGCTGGTGCGACGACGAACCTGAGTGACGCGGATTGCAGTATCGATCATATCATCGACCACTTTAGTTGGGTCTTCGCCAGATTGGATCTTGGCGATTACCATTTCACGAAACTCAAACAGGTGAGTCGAGTCCATATCTTCGGCCAACAGGCGCGGCAGGTACTCAGGGTGTTTCGCGTTGTAAGTGGTGGACATGAGGTTAACTGCTTTCTTGCGTGAAATAGTGCGTGACATAAATGACAATTCCCGTTATAAACGTATGGTTAAAAATGACGTTGAGAGCGATATTGCTCTAGCTATGATTATAGCAGAAAAGCGCCTCGAATTGAAGCGCTAGTTTGACCAGTTATTTGCTGTCTAACGCTAACAGGGCGTATGCGATAGCCAGCGCTTCGTTGTTCGTTGCGACAGGGCGATTGATGCCGCACGTATGACGTGATACGAGAGTAATAGCAAAACGGCGATCACCGAACTCTTGCTTTTCATCCAGCTCATGCCAAATCTGCTGGTCGTGGTTCAAAACGACGCGACTCTTGTTAGTCGATTTCGCCATCGGCTTTTTCATTTTCATATGCCCAGATCTTGGCATATTCGTTTTAGGCACGGGCTTGTGCAGAGTGACAATCGGCAGATTGATTTCAACTTCCATGAGTGAAGCGCCTGTGATCCAGTCTTCTTCATCGACAACGCCTTCGTCGTCAGGGTCGCCATACTTGGCGTAGAAGATTTCACGCAGATCATCTGGGTCGCGGTCGAGGTCATGGCGAGTTACCAGCTCGTCGCATTCGCAGTCATCGTCGTCACAATCGCAATTCGAGTCAGACTTCACTGCAATGAGTTCCAGTCGCTCACACAGATCTGCAAGATCATCGAAATTCATATGGCGAACCGCATCGTATTCAGGCGGACGGCCTGCAAGAGTCTCACTCACTCTGGCAGCTTTGTATTCCTCAGACCACAAGTTAGAAACAGTGATATTGCCTGAATCAGAATACGGATCATACAAACTGAAATGACGCGCATAGCCATCATCTTTACCTTCTGTCTGCAACGCAATGATAAACTGCGGCAGACGCGTATGACTTACGACGCTCGTATCACGCACCAGAATATTGGTCAGACCGTGCTGAGTGAGCATCCAGATAAAGGCCCGCGTAATAAACTCGCAACAATCATTGTTGCTCTTAGGCCAGAAGCCTTTGCCTGCGGTATGCGGGTCTGTGCAATACATGGTAAGCGTCATGTTCGCAACAGCTTCGAAGAAAGTCTTCTTCCACTCTTTGTTCAAAAGAGAATCGAGCGCATAGATCTCGTCACCAGGCAGCATCATCTTGCCGTCGCCTGTGAACGCGATGCCTTCAAGGAGGCGATACGTTTCTTCAACCGTAGGTTCGGCGACTTCATAGGAGAGTCGCATGGAAGGCACGAGTACGGTATTCGCAACTGCGCGTAACGCATCACGTTGCTCGATAGTACCACGTTCGAAAATGCTGCGGGCAATACTGGCGATATCGTTCATTGTTTCTGTCCTTCCTCAAGGTCCAATGTAGAGCGCGATCATTTCTTCAAGCGTTTGGTTCGCTTTCTTCAACGTCATGAGTTTAAGAAGCGTAGCCTGACAGACAGGGAGCGCATATTTCTTTTCCGCGTGCCAAGTACGAGCTAAGTGCCGTACCGCAGCATCGGGTCGTGGTTCAACAGCAACGGCGAGCCGTATGTTCAACAGCATTTCTTTATAGGTCTGCCAGTCTTGCGGACTGGAAGCTACCTTGTTTATCGCCGTGCGTTGTTGCAGGAATACGTCTAACTTCTTTCCTTTCATTAGTTCAGCACCGCCACCATGTCATCTTGAATAGTGGCAGCATAGCAATCAAGCAGCCAATCTTTAACGGCGGACTGTTCTTCGTAGCCCATCGCATTCATATCTCCGACCTGAACGATCTGATACGCAGGTGCATCATCGTCATTCTCAGACTTAACGCGCTGCAACACCAAAGTAAGTTTTGGCATCTTCACATCGTTGTTGGTGTAGGTGATCGTCAGGTCAGCGCCTGTACGCTCAACGTTGATTGATTTGGTTTCAACAGTCGGCGCACAGACCAGAGGCCAGAGCGGCACAGTGTCGATAGCGTCACGCGACACGGCAAAGTCAACAACGGCACCACGCAGGTCAATGGCCTGAGCCAGCTTGGTTTGGCAGGAGTCGTCCAGCTTGTCAGAGATAGACATACCAGAAGACTCCATGCCCGCAGCTGGAGCAGGAGCTTTGTAGTTTGCAGCGTTAGCGGAAGAAGCGGCCATAACCAGTGCGATAGCGATGGAAGTGAATTTCATTCTGAACCTCATTAGATAGTGAATTTGTGTGTTGCCCGTAAGCGCCACATTAAGAATAGGTGCAGGCGAGGCTGCTATGTATTTACAGACTCGCCTTGCTCTGTGCGGGTATCGTACATCGCTCTTTCAGAGAAGGCGTTGTATACGATCCACCCTATATCGCAAACCTCATGCAGCTTGTCCGCGCATTCCTTTGCGCTCTCGAAGTCTTTAAACTCGGCTGAGGTAACTTGATGGCCGTTGAGTGTAATCTCTTTCAGCCACGTACCTTCGTATGCTTCGCCGTAATATCTATGGGTCGCGCTAAACACATGATACCGTGCCATGTAAACCTCCGAAGTTTGTCTCGACATATTTCAGACTATTCAGTCTGTGTTCGAAGTGCGGATTGCGGAAAGCGATTGTTCCGAATACGCGACTATTGAACTGTGGACATGCTGCGTTGAGTTCAAATGGCTTAATCTGGGCGAACGCCCGGATCTTAATCACATGCGTCGCACCCGTAAGCTCGGGAGCCCAAACAACATCAGATTTGCGTACTACATAGAAGCAATTGTTTTTGTCGGTCAGGACGATAAAGTCCGCACGTAACAACATGCGAGTTTTACCAAAAACAAAAGCATCCCCGTGTGCCAGACGATCAGCACAAAACTGTTTTGAACTGTTACAAATGACGATCATTTTAAGACACCCCACGATAGGTCAGCACATGAATTTATTGTTGGTTATTCTATGGCTTCTGGTTGTGAGCTTGCTAGGGCGCCGTTTTATTCGGTTCGCTTTCCTTGCTGTCACGCACTTCGAACGTCGATTGTGGTACTTGTGTTCCATACACAGCACGACCAAAGCGGTCATAACCCACAATCACACGTTCATGTATATCGTGTGATAACCGTTGTAATCTAACCTCCGTACCATCGAGATATTTTGATTCGACAGGACGGAAGCCACGTTTCTCCACAAACGGAGTATTGGTATTCGTAGTACCGTATACGGCTTCCAAACATTGGACTTTCATTTTACGCCTCAGTAATAGTTGCGAGAATACGAACCGCCAGTTCAGGATTATTCGGAGCGAGGTGTTTAGTCACCAGGTTCAGAATATCTGCGCGGCGACCTTTAAAGCGAACACGCATGTAAGCATCAAGGTCGTTGGTGATTTCGTTAACACGGCACCAACGTTTAATATTCGCAGGAACTTCCAGAGCGCCAGGCCAAATGCAGGAGATACGGTTGGTAGGTGTGATACCTGTAATACCGAATGAATGGTTGGCGGACTGAACAACAGGTGCTTTGGTTGCGAGAGTAGTTGTTGTGAACATGTCTTATTTCCTCTGTCTAGTTATATGAGAAAAACGAGCGAAAGTGCTCATAAACAGTGTATCACAGGTCGAATATCGCAAACAAGCCTCATTTTGTCCATTTATTTGCAGAGTTGACGTTAAAACACGCCAATTTGACTCGCGCTCTATTCTTCGCTTTTGACTCGCACATCAGGTCAAAATCAGTGAAGCTGAGGGCCCAGTCGTTTACGTCGTCGTTGTGGTAGTAATCAGAGTGTGCGCGTAGCTGCATACGATTAGCGGTCAGCTTATTCTGATCAGGCAGACCACGAGACGGCACGAACTCTGGCTTAGACACAGAGTAGTGAGCAGTTGGGCGAACACCTCGCCAAGAGTCAATGACACGCTTAACACGATCATCGGTCGGCTGTATGTATTCGTTTGTCATAACCCAGTGATGATGAATGTCGAGGACGATCGGGCATATGTCTGCCAGCTCTAAACAATCTTCGAGACTGGAAGTGATCTCGTCGTTCTCTACGGTTAACATCTTACGGCAGTGGTCAGAAAGTTTCGAATGTGATGCACGAAAGCCTTTTGCACCAAGTCTACCACTGAGGTGAATGTTGATCTTGAAGTCCTGAAAGCGTCGACCGTATCCCATGTGGTAGGCACAATACGCATGGTACTCAAGTTCACGAATTGAATTTTCCACAACGTCAGGACGATCAGACGCGAGCACAGTGAATTGACCTGGGTGAAAAGAGAGGCGAACGTCAAGACGACGAGCCGCCGCACCACAGAGTGCTAACATCTTTTCGGTTAGGGCTGCGACGTCATGGCGCATGTACATGTGGAACACTTTTGGGTGAGTGTACAAAGGAAGTAACTCACTTGTGATTCGGAACATACGCAGATCGGTACGCAGACGACCAACGTGTTTGATCATGTTAAGTAGCGAAGTCAGATTGTGCGTGACAACAGCAATAAGTTTATCGTGCTGGTCAGGTGCAGACAGCGCCGAGAAGTGTTTATAGCTAAGGCTCTTGTTGGTGTATGGTTGTTTGTCGTTTGCGTCAAGCAGCTTACAGGCGAATCCGAATCTCATGCGAAATTTGCTCCAGAAATGACTAATGGGAAACCCCGTTAAGGGCCTCCCATGATTGTTACTTGCTCTTACGTGCTTGCAAATAGTTTTCGAGTTGATACAGGTTGTTTACAACATAAGGCTGCGCCAGCTTCAACATCGGGTCAACTTTGATTAAGTTTTCCAGAGTGCGGAAGTGTTCGATACACAGCTTGAGGTCATCGTCAGACAAAGGCCGAGCTGAGTTGTAGATCTCAAGCGCTCTCTGAGTTGCACCTTCTTTGGTCATCATGTGCACCACCTTCTTAATCTGAGTAGGACTAGGCTCTTTGCCGTAGTTACGGAATTTCAGACTGGCCGCAGTACGCAGAATGCTATCAAGCGTGTCGCCGCTAATCATGCCGCAGTTACGCCATGACACTTTCTTTGATTCACGCAGTTTGTCGCGGGACTTCTTATCGAACTCGGCGTACCAGCCGCCCTGCGTTTCACCACGATCATCGGTGTACACAGTTTCGTAACCAACATCACCTTCGTTACAACGCAGACCAACTTGCAGCAGTGCGTGATTGATCTTCTCAATGCCGTCTGCAATCTCTTCGGCGCTCAGTACGATTTCATTCTTTCTCATTGTCTTTTCCGTAACTAGGCTTACATGCCCAAGTAGCGAGGAAGTACACAGCCACGATAACAGCCACCAGCATAGTCAGCGTAGGGTTGCGTACTTCGAAGTAAGGTAAAGCGAAAGCGATGACAACCAACACAATCAGTATCATCGCCTCGCGCCAATAACGTTTAGCCACGCAACGCAAAGTTTTCATCGTCAGCCGCCTGTTCGTCATCGAACTTAGGACCAGAAACGAATTGAGAATACGGCATAGACAATTCGTTAATACTGCTCATGATCAGCTCACGGATGCACTTCACGCTCTTGGACGAGCCGAGAATCAGGTCATGTACGCAATCTACCATCTCGTCGTGCGTCATCTCGCCGTAGTTATCGTGAGCGTCAGAGTCCAGTTTCTTGGTCAGCAGGACGCAGAACTCGAACGTCGATGCAGCAGTGGAAGCCAGATCGATGTAGTGACGAACGCTATCAGCCAAAATGAGATGCGGGTTATTGCTGCGCGTTTTGCCGAGACCAACACGCAACGTTACTTCACGCGTAGCCGTATCAGGTTGAACACTGATCATCGCGTCAGCTTGATGTTGGTGCACACCTTTCAGGCTCAGGGCTTCACGCGAAAGTTCGATGTGCTGTTCAATCAGGTCAGCAATCTCAGTTACCTTGCCTTCTGTATCTGCATCGAAGTAGATAGACGCATGGCGGAACTCTTCCAGACAAGCGGCAGGGTGATCGTTCATGAGATTACGAAACACAAGCCACGGACCGTGGAAGGTATTCGTTTCGTTCTTGGCTTGCTCGCCAATTGAATCACGCAACATGCGATACGCGTCGGCGATCATCGCGCGAATCTCACAGATGCGGTCACGGCTGTCGAGATCAGAAAAGCGAACGGTGTTTGGATGGCTGCCTACGAATAACTGTTTCATCTTACTTCCCCTTGATATCGTCGAGTGCGGTAGTGTTGCCCATGCGTTTCTGTTCTTTTACAGCTTTGACGCGGGCACGGTGTTCTTTCTGCATACTGCGGAAGTCATTGCGATGCAGACCGAGAGCCAGCAGTGCGTCAATATCAGAGAAGCCAGCATGAGTCAGAATATGCACACCGGTCAAATCAGGATTGATTTTATAAGGACCGATAAGTGCGATGCGAGGTTTACGATCTGCACCATTGCCGCAAATCAGTTGCCAATCACCACGAACGATTATCGTATAGTTAGTGAGGCCGAGACGCGCTGCGGTCGATTGTGCTGTTACATCTGGATCTTTGCTTAAAAGCTGCAATGGCATTTGTCTGATCATTCTTCTTCACCCTCTTCTTCAATTTCAGTTTTGGTTTGAGGCAGGTTGCGCGTGAACTGAGTGTCCACCATTTGAGTGATGGAGCGCAGACAACCTTCGTGCTCACCCTCAATCACATAACGATTAATCATTTTGTAGAAGACTTCAACATCTTCGTCCAAAGGTAGATTACCAACCTTACGCATAAGGTCACGCATGGACGAATCAATGCCGTCCAGCGTTTTGGATTCTAATGCCAAATCATAGAATCCCCAGAGAATAGGAATACGGTACGAGTACCATTCTTCTGGATCGAATCGAACATACACGGCAGAACTACCTGCTTCGTGTATTCTGTCTACAACACGCTTGGCCAATTTAGCAGTGGCCATAAGGGTCTTATCAAACTCTCCGCTGAAAGTAGCGAATGGCTTGAGAGCAGGTTCGCTTCTGAGTGTAGACAAAGACGGCACGAATATAATTCTGTGTGGCTCAGGTGCTACGTTTGGTTTGGGTGCGTTTTTCGCTTCACTCAAAATCGTTTCAATCACACGACGTTTGTTTTCATCGGTAGGGTCAGTGTGATACGAGGTGAGTGCATCTTCTATCTCGTTCTCATCCATGAGAAATTGAATTGTCGTATTCATAGTTGCCTCTTAGACTGAACGTAAATGGTTTGCGTTAGTGTCGCCACGCTTAGGTGCGCCAGTAAGATAGACTGTACCAGAGTCAGTCTTAATGATGACGTTCTGGAAGTCTGACATATTAGGCGGATAGTTCCAAAGATAATCCCGCTCTCTGGAATGGAAATAACGCAGAGGTGAGCGCCATTTGCCATCAACAACCATACGTGCTTCATCAATCAGCTTGTACATCTCAACAAATTGATGCGGCATGTTCGGCATTGTTGGGTACGCGATGCAACGATTCACCTCTTGCTCGTCAATCTCCAGCATGTGCGTAGCGTAGAGGCTTATCAGAGAGTCGATAGCACGACACGTACAAATCAGACGATGATTGTCGAGCACCCACTCGTTGCCTACTTCATAGGCAGACACAACCAACTCTTTATCGTATCGAGAAAAGCGATCTACTGTCTCGCGCACATCAGCGCCGACAAAAGCAGTCACTGCGATTTGCAACACAGGCATGTATGGTACCATGCCGAGCTCCATGAAGTTGGACAGCTCGTTATAGTAGAGCCAGTAGTCATAGTTCAGACCAAGCTGGTCGCACACAGTACGCTGCCACACTTCGGTAAATAATTCAGGTTGAATGCGAGCCCGTTCGTGCATCACTTGGGCGATGCCAGAGAACGCTTGAATTTGGTCAACAGTGATTTGTTTGATTGCGTCCAAATGTTCATGGTGGTTCATCACTTAAACCCTTTGTCTACAAGTTGATGGAGTGCTACAAAGTAATTCGGCACGGGACCTACTGCAACGCCGTTCTTGTTGAGCAGACGAATTAGATCACGCTTCGGCCACAAGTAGGGTAGATTGTGTTTTACACCACGCGGGCGCTTCAACTCCTGAAAGAATGAAAGCACCTCTATGCAAATGTTAGTGCCATTCTTCATATCACGCTCGGTGAGATCATGCAGCGCTTTGAGCACATCTGCTTCATGCTCCATATTCGCTAGGTCACGATTCGCCTTAAGCAACTTAAAGAAGTATTGCACCTGCTTACCAGTAAGCCATAAGTAACGCGGCAGTTTTGTCAGTTTCATTGCGCTTTACCTTTTGGTGGAAAGTGGTGTTTGATATCGCCAACGATCATGTCGGTGCGCGGGTCGATACGATGCGTGTCGAACTTAGGGTCAGGCATCGCGTGTGTATCAGGTAGAGGGCGTTGCTCCTCACGCACTTTAAGTTTGAAGCGTAGGCTTGCAAGTTCCGCCTCTGTCAGTTTTCCATGAGTCATACGTGGCGCTCCATGGTAGGCGCATCAATTGCAATCGTTGAGAAGTCATCTTCCACAAAGACGACAACACACGGATATTCCATACGCTGTGCTTTTGCCGTTACAGCCTCATGCTTGTTTTTGTTAAGCACAGCCAGAGAGTCGCTGGCGTTTCGATACTCATGCAAGTGATGCGTGAATGCCTCAGCAAATCCTGCGCGGTTCATAACGCAGTAACTGGTGTAGCCAATGCGCGTACATGCCTGACGTTTACGCATAGCATCAGCAACAGTAGGGAATATGAATCCCATAGCTATCCAAAGTTTACGTAGCATTATGTCGGCTCCCCTTCGTCTTCGCGGTCAGCACAGCAGTTCTCACACAGGTCATCCCACTCGCCATACACTTCACCTTCTTTGAGAGGTGTACGGCAGTCTTCACAGCGTGAGTATGGTTCAGCAAGTTCTTCGCTACGCTTACCTAAGCGTTCGAGGAACTGTTTATGTTCTTCTTCGTTCACCACATCTCTCCCCACAATTCTTCTACTTCGCTACGCACAACACGCACAACACGGAAATGAGTAGCAGACTCTGGCTTGTTGTACTTGAGGTTAAGACGGTCAACCAGACCAGTAACTTCTTCTGGTGTTGCGATACCACTGCGAATAACCACCCAGTCATTGGCGGTCTTAACGAACGCTTCAAGTGAATACGTCACGTTCGGATCAATTACAGGCTGAACGTCAGGGTAGGTGCCTTTCTTCACTTCGATAGTCAGCGTTTGAACAACGTTCACTTCTACGGTGTATTCGTTCTTATGCAAGTCCATCCACTTTTGATACTCCTCTTCGGAGCGATACACATCAGTGAACGTGTTGCTTGGCTGATCTTTCTGCGTTACCTTAACGCGCCATTCAGTAGCAGTCTGCGTTACTTTAGTTTCCATAATTACCTCAGCTGGGAATCTTTTGAACCACGGCGATTGTAGCCGACGTTAGCAGTGCCGTCGTGCGCTGCTTGACAGTTAATGCAGTAACGCGCATTCGGCATGGCGAGTTTGCGCATCACAGGAATCTTTTCACCACAATCAGGGTTGATGCAGTAGTCGGAGCCTACGCCTTGAAGTTCTGAACGAGCGCGGTCAATCTCGTTCAGCACGTTTGTTTCGATGGTATCGTTCACACCATCGTCTTTGACAAAACCTACAGCCATTTTATTTCTTTTTCCTCGTAGCGATTGAGTGTGGCACCAAGCCCTGAGCGTAGTTTACAGTGGTTGGCAGCATCGTATGTCACGAACAAATCAACGCGATTACCATCTGCGTCTTTCACTTCAAAACGCAGTGGTTGATTGTGCCGCTTTGAATGCTCTTCGGTGTATGCGACACGAATTGCCTTCATACGCGCGGCCGTTGCTTTGACCATAGAGCGCAGATAGGAGATATCGTGTCGTTCTCCTCTGGACTGACACAGTTGATCCCATGTTTGGGATTCAACAGTACGACGCACACGATGCGGGGAGCTACGGCGCTTCAACGCAATTGCAGCCTGATAGTATTTCAGATCTTTCAGCGTTTCCATACCTTCAAGATGAATGCGCTCGCACACATCACCGTGATACTCAGGATGGTTGCGATCACGGAAATGCTTATTGCGGTGAGTCTCAGTGAACATGCGTGGCATTAGTCGATACTCCATGTGTTAGTTTTAGGTGGCTTGCGACCGAACTTCTTTTCGTACCAGACAGCGTGGCGTCGTTCGATCTTATCGAAGTTCAACGAACCGATAACGGTACTGTTATCTAGCGGACCCATTGCAGCAAGCAGGTAGCACTCATAGGACCACATACGAATATAGCACACACCACCAACGATGCCAAAGATGATGCCAGTCCAGAACCACATGTCTTCGACAGCAGGCGCGGAGCGACCGTGCATAATCAGAATAGCAATCAGCATTGCGCCAACAACAGCAAGGCGTCTACGCCACACGATAAGCCCATAGAAAAACGGGCTGTCATAGTAATAGTTACAACGCATGTTATTCTCCAAGCTCGGTCAGCGCTTCGGTAAGTTCAAACGCACTACTCGTAATAGTGAGTCGAGCAAACTTCTCAGGGAACGGTCGGCCGGCAGCAAGACGTTGCAACTTACGCACAGTCAACATGCCGTACAGACGATGCGTTTCTGGCCCTGTGTATTCACGCACAATGTCTGCCAGAGCTTTCAGGTCATCTTGTGAAACGACGATGGTGGCCAAAGGCTCCGTGATAACCTCTGGGTGTTCTTCGAGAATATCCATCTCTTCCATAACGTCGAACATCACCATCTCAAGTTCTTTGATAGTGCCTTGCCAGTCTTTCAGCGCCAGGTACAGGACGCGGAAGACGTGCGAGCGATCAAGCTGCGCATCAATGCGATCAAGCACGGCTTCTTCATCCTCGCCGTCGATAACATCGTCATCCTCGTCTTCGTCAAACTCACCTTCCTGGTCGTACATGTCAAACACATCTTCATCGAGATAGGCGATGAAGGAGCCACGATTGGTTTGCTCAAGGACGTTAAGGCCAAACTCGTCTTCGTCCGTGATAGGGATAGAGAGACCATAGTTCTTTTCGAACTCGATCAGAAAATCGTTTACTTCTTTTTGAGTAGCCATTTTAGTTTTCCTTATTAGCACATGCCGCTGCCGAAACTGCAAGACGAACCACGCGAGTAACTGCACGGAGAAGGATAGTTGCAGCTATCTGGGTAGCCTTGTGGTTCAGTCTTCTTGACTTTCTTAACGCGAACAGGTTTGGCTTTCTTACCGTGTTCAAGTTTAAGCGCAGCACCATTAGGTTCATCATGCTCTGCCTTTTGTTCGAAGTCGAAGCGCTTCGACTTTTTAGTCTTCGCCTTCATTTCAGGTACAGGCTCTTTGCGTGACCAGTCGAAGTACAGGCCGCCGTCCATGTGGAACACCATCTCGGTGTATTCTTCTTCGTCTTCGTTCGGTTCGTATGAAGACGCTTTCAGGTAGGCGAAGCTATTACCCAAGTCAGTGCTTCGGTGAGTGAAGCAGGACGGACATGCAGTTGTGAACGTATCACCAATGCCAGGCATAGTCTCTTCGGTCAAGTCATCGTAGAAGCTACCGTCGAAGATCGAGTTAAACAGCCTGATCAGCGCAGGCTCTTTAACTTTCGGAGGCGTGTACTTGATGCTCTTATCGCGTGGTCGTTTTGCTTCACGCGCAGCCTGTACCGCCAGACCGTACTTACGCAGTTCTTTGTTCAGCTTCTTGTTGTTGTAGTCAACACGGAACACAACGTCAATCCACTGGTTCTCTTTCATGAACTCGTTGGCTTGACGGAACTCCCACTCGATGTTATCAATGTTTTGTTCGTTGATAACGAAGTTGATGTGGAAACTCAGCTTGCGGCCTAACTGACGACGGAAGCGGGCTAAGTCTTCGAGAGTCCACGTATAATTAACGCCCATGATCTTGTTTGCTTTCTCACGGTCGAACGAGTGCATACTGATATTCAGATGCGACAGTTTGCTTTCCAACATCTCGTTGGTGTTCAGGTCAAGGAATGTCAGCAACTGATTAGGTTTCTCAAGGAACTGACCATTCGACGTCAGACCAACTTTATACATATGTGCTTTGGTCTGAATCTGGTCGATCGTTTCGAACAGGTACTTCATACGCAGTGTAGGTTCGCCACCAGAGATAGATACGTGATCAACGCGATGACCGTGAGTCTTAATCGCAGCGATCAGTTTGTCCAGCCACTCTTTCTGCGACGCTTTGTTCTCCATCTCTTTCTCAGGACAGAATGAACAATCGGCGTTGCAGGTCACAGGCAGGATAGCAGTGAAGTTACGCAGCACGTCAGGAATCTTGCGTTCAACCTTTTTCTTCTTGCCGTACTTACCAGCTTCCCACTTGTCGAGCATCTCACCCTGATTGCGCTTAATAAGCGACAGACATTCTTCTGGGTACTGCATGTGGTGGACGCCAACACCTTCGATATGCAGGTCATACATCTGGCAGTCAGACTCACGACCAACAATGATAGCACGTTTACCGTGGTGTAATTGGGAATAATCAACGGTATCGACTTTTTCGATATTAACCAGGTCAGTCAGACGGAAAGCGTGTTTAATCTTTTTCATATACATATCCTCATGTAAGTAGCTAAACGAGTGTCTAGCGTTCATCTCTATTATATCACGAACGATATCTGCTTGTAAGACCTATTTCGTCCAGAATTGTGCTTAGTTGCTGTACCTTCTGTCCGTAGAAAGTCTGTCTAAGCGCTTCGAGCATCTCAGCAAGCTCTGACGTGTGGGGATTCTTTTCTTCTTCTGACTGACGAGCAATCGTCAGCACTACCTTGCCCCACTGATTGTACTTGTTCTTACTATCCTTGAAGTCACTGCGAGTTCGTTTGAGTAACTCACGCTCCAGATTCCTACAAGAGGCAGGAGATATGTCTCGCCATACTTCGGAGCCGCTACGATAGAATGAGGTGCCGTAGCGATTCGTTACCCATGCACCCTCACGCCCATGAACCGAGTACCACTTGCCTGTGGGAGATCTCACATAGCGCGATCCCCAGTGTGTCATGTACGTCTTCTCCATAACTACACCAGTCGGATGTAGCGGGAAGGAACGTACTCGGTCAGGATGACTCCGTTCTCCGCACGGTAAAACTTATAGCCGTGAGTAATCATGGACAGTGTATCAATCTGGAACACAACAGGTACGCCATGACGTTGACCAACACGTCGAGCAGTTTCGAGATCGTTGCTCAGATGGACGTGCTTGCGTTTGCGTTTTAGAATGCCGTCATGCTGAATAGACGAGATGTTCTTTTCTGCCGTACCATGATACAACGGCGACCAGTCTGTCCACTCCTGCATGTTCAAAAGCACATGCTCAACCGAGTGACCCTGAACACAACGTATGCGCGTTTTGTTTTTGTTGAACTCGAATCGACCTTTGTTGTCTGACTCCACTTCGGCGGTCAGTGTTTCCAGAGTGACTGGTTTTACATAACGCGCTTTCTCAAGCAGCTCATGCACAGACACCCAACCCTGAGTGTCCATTGCGATGCCGATATCTTGTGGCTTATGACGCAAGATATACGTCAGGTAAACGCCAAGTGATTTAGCCATTCTTTTCTTTTCCTTTCTTAACGCAGTAATCCCATGTGGCCGCGTCTAAGCACTTCACGCAGATAACGAGGCCAACGCCAAATACGATTGTGAGCAACGTGCTCAACAGGAAGTTGTAGTGATTGAGTGCGACAGTGGAAGCTACCACGCCCACCACGCAGAAGATCACCAAAGCTGCCCAGGCAATCATCTTTCTATTCATTCATCTTCTTCCAGTGCATCGTCATTTGCCTGATAGTCAAACTGCGGGTCAAACTGACGAGTTTCAAAGTTAAAGCCAAGCGCTTCTGCAACAGCAACGAAGCACACCCACGCGTTTACTTCTGACCAGCTCTTAACACCCTCAGGCATTTTAGCGTCATCGGCAACTGCGATTGCTGCCGTTCGCCAGTCGTGTTCAGTCAGGCGACCAATACCGTCAACAGACGTTGGCTCTTTATGGTCAAGCACACCTTTGAAGTGAGCTACCAGCTCTGCTTTCACATGCGGGCTGAGACTACGCAGAAACATAAAGATACGATGTGTGTCGCTTACGATACCGATCGGGATTGCTTTTTGTGCAGCACGTTCGTTCGGGCTATACCACTCAGCCACCAGCACCCAATGACTAAGCAAAGTCATCGGCAGGTCATCTTCCTTGAGGTGCGTTGTCTGACGATCATACCAAACAGTAGCGCCATTATTCTCGTGCGATTCACAGAATGTCCAACCATCGCTGCTGTTACGGAACAGACGGCCATAGCGAATCTGTTCATGCTCGTCGAGACACAAATACATGCCTGGGATATCAGGCGCATAATCAGTGCCTGCGTGAGTCAGGTCGATATCGCGCATACCGCATATCCACTGATTGAGTGCTTTAATCACATCACCACGAGAGCTATCTCCACCGAGCATATTTTTGCGGCGCTCGTCGGCAAAGGTACGTTTGATCATGATAGGGCTGTTCAACTCAGGCAGGTTGTAGTCGATGACGCCCAGGGCGCTCATAGCCAGACCAAGCAGTTGCACGTTAGACAACGTGAGGTCGTACTTCGCATTCGGCGCAGCGAGCGACAGAATGGTGAACAGGTCGGCATGAGACAGTGCAGCAATGTCTTCGTCATGCAGCATGTTTGGAATAGACAGCTCGGTACGGTGCGCATAAGCAATCGCGTTGATCGTGTCAGCAATCTTACGCTGGTCGTGCGAGCTAAAGTTATCAAGCCAGTCCAGAACATCTTCATCAATTACGGAACCAGAAATTGTGTTCATGCTATATCTCCAAGAAATAAGGTATCGTCAGCGGCATCATGAATACGAGCCGCGAATAAAAGTAAATCGTCAATGGCTTTCTTTACGTCCTTGTTCTCACACATTTGACGTGCTGCAAGGAGTGCCATCTCCGCTTGGGATACGTCTACCACGATGGCGCGACACAACATCTCGCGCACAATCGCTTCGACCTCAGGGAGAGCACCCAACATCTCTACTTGCATACTACGCAGAAACACTTTCCTGTCTAAAGAGGGCAATGCAGAAAACTCTTTGAGTTGTTGTTGGGTGACCATGATAGTCCCTTATTTATGCTCCACGTAAATATGGAGATAGTAGTTGTCGTGCTGATATCCCAGCACTTGGTACGTCGATTGATTGATCGTAATCAGAGGCAGCTTGCGACCTTTCAGGCACAGTGCGGTGATGTTATTGATCAATACATCACGAAACATTCTGGCGATGGGGAAGTCATCATCCATCGCAATGCGAATCACGGCCGTGTTCTCTTTATACGGATAAATGTCCACGTGCGTGTGATCGCCATCGTTCGAACTGTAGCTCGCCTGCAAACATTTAATGCGCAAACGCTCAGGCATATTGCCAGAGAGAATGTCATCAAGCGCGTCATAGTCAAACGCTTTGAATGTCAGACGGCGATTCACGGCAGCACGAAACCACGGGAACACGGCGTAGCATGTAGCGAGCGGCAACAAGCCGATAGCGATTGAAGGCCACCAGATATTCATAGTGAACGCTCCTGTCGGTACATTGCACACTGCGTTGGGATTGTTTCGTCGTGGAACCAGTAGAGACTGCCGAACGGTACTTCGGCGTCAATACCAAACGGCTTGAATCCACCACGCTGTAGAAACTTTCTGAACTTCGGCGTTATAACGTTTTCGATCTGGAGAATCCAGTCACGTTGCCGACACATCTCTTTGGTACGTGCGAGTAACTTCGAGAACTCGCCTTGGCCTGGGTTAGTCACGTCGATAGTTGACAGCACTAACACAGGGCGATTCCAGAGACACTGGAACTGGGTGCGAAAACGCAAGTACACTCGGAAGTTCTTCATCTCAGGGTGAAGGTCGTGAACGTGATACGCAACGTTTCCCCAAGGCGACGACAGTGACTTGAGATACGCCCGTTCGAACTCACGGATCAGAATATCTATTTCGCTCATTTCTATTTCCTCTTAGGCTACTTTTGGTTTAGGTGAGTAAATCTCTTTGATTGCTTTACGCAGTTGCTCGTAACGCTCTTTGCCTTCCATAAACATTACGGTTTCCAACATGCTTGGAATTTCCGCGCTGATATGAATGAAGTGCGCTTTCAACCAAACGCGTTGCGCATTGATTGGGTCTAAATCAGGACCGCCGCATTCTTCATTGTATGCGCGTACACGTTCTTCACACATACTATCAACGTGATTGCACAGCAGGTCGTTCACAGCTTCTTCGTGCGAGTCATGCGCGAAGTCTTCGCTGTCCTGGCTTTCAATCGGGCCTCCATTCATCTGGCGTTCGATTTCATAGGCAGCTTTCGAACCAGACATGCAAGCGCCTTCAATTTCATGAACAGAAAACAGTGGGTAGTGGCCACGCACGTCAAAGACTTTGCCTTTGACACGGAAGCGTACTGCCTGATTGCCAATGAAGTTAACCTGCTCTACTTCACGAACGTCTTTCAGGCTGGTCATCATCACTTGGACGATGTGAGTGATTTGGTCAAGCATTTGGATTCCCCTTATAAGTCGGATGACAAATTTGAATTGCTGTTATTGTGTTATCGAAATACGCGGCGATACGTTCCGCCAGTTCCATAGAAGGTATCTGCATACCTCGTTCGATTCGACTCAGATTGCCTGGGTCCATACCAAGCTCTTTTGCTATCTGCGTAAGCGTAAGATTGCGAGTGGTACGTGCTATGCGCATTGGCGTATCTTCTTCTACACCCTTCTTGCGCCTATAAACATAGTTGAGTTGGTTCATCATCTCTTGGTCATACTGACCGCGAGATACAACTTTCAGATTAGGATAGTTACCAGTGACAAAGTAGCCTACGCCGTTAACTTTGAAGTATACCTTGTCGTCGAACGTGCGTATGTCTTCTATTCTCCGCGCATCTTTCAGGTTACGCATGATTGCTTTAATCACGTTTGAGCGATCAAACATTTCCATAGGATTAGTCCTTGAATGCAAAATGGGACACCCACCAATGCGGGCATCCCTTGTTTACTATTCGTCACGTTCCAGCAGTTCACCGTGAATTTCTTCGTCATACCCGTCATACTGTTTGCACTCAGTACCTTTAGGGTAAACGAACAACGTGTTGTCAGAGCGGAACTCGGACACGTCAGGCTCAATGACACACAGCGCTTCGATCTCAGCATCGTCCACAGCGCGGAAAAGTGGAATCCACTCGTCGGTCTCACGAACGAAGGACCACTTAGTGTCTGCCCAGCCTTCGAGTTCAGACAGGTTAGCAATATGAGATTGCTGGATAACCTGCACACCGGCAGGCATCCCGATGTAACGCACTTTCTGCGGGACGAAACGCAGGAACGGGCTGTCACGCAGTTCGAGGTCGTTCTCGATTTCTTTCAGCGTGTATACTTGACCACGTTGTGGATATTGTTTCATGTTAAGCTCCTCAGCTTATGGGGTTATGTTGACAGCAGGCTCTCGTAAGAACCTGCGAGCAACAATCACTTTTTAGGCATACACGCTTCGACTGCGCCAGCGATACGCTGCAACGTCGAGAACGAATCTTTCTGGCGTTCAATCTGAATGACTGCATCGCCGTGAATGATTTCGAAGTCTTCTACGATATCTTCACGCAGAACTTCTGACGGCATCAGGATGCGGATGGTGCTAATACCGAAAGTGTTATGGCCACCAGCTCGGTATGCAACGTCAATGTGACGGCCTTTGATATGATGACGAAACTCAAGGTCACCACGAGACACACAGAAAGAGATTGCATTGCAGACCTGCAGGAAGTTGCTATTGCTCAGGTCATCAAAAGCGCGAGCGTCGATAGGCAATTCAGTTGCTGGCATTGTTGTTCTCCTCAGAACATGGTTTGATTTTCAAAGGACCCTCGTCGAAGGCCCTTCACAAATCTTAGCGGTGGTGCGCTACCTTCAGGTAGAGACAGGTAGATGGGAAATGCTCGGTGCCGTTCTCAATGGCGTCACGACAACGAATATGTTCGTGCGTTTCGTGGCGAGCGATCAGCATATTAAGCAATGACTGATCGAAGCGGCTCATAACGCCTACGACGTTCGAGTCTTGCATCAAACGCAGCGCCTTAACATCGCTAAACGTCTTGTCCATGTTCTCGGCAATTCCCAGATAGTGGGGGACAACGCCGTTACCGATAGAAACTTCCAGAGAGGTCAGTTCTGGGAAGATGAAAGTCAGAGTAGTAGAAGATGACATGTTAAGCTCCTCAGCTTGTGTTGTTTTGAGCAATAGCGCTCGCTTTTATTATATCATAGACTGGTACTAAAAAGAATGGCTATTTTGACCAGTTATTTGCAGAGTTCATCTGATTGTAGGGCTTCTGTGCGCTCGTCTGTTTTGCGTACCCGTTCGATATATAAAGTAAAGCGACCAATATCGAACGATGACCAGATAATAAGGTTAACGCTATCAAAGATCTGCAAACTACCACAAGTAACGCCTTTAACTTTGATCACGTTTGTGGCGTTGAAGCGAACAGGTATTCGCGTCTTCGTGTACCGATCAAATAGAGTCGCCTGTAGCTCGCATTTAGGAAGCACAGGCAGGTTCATGTTACCTTGACGCTCGAACAGATCAATGCAGGCTTCGTATTTCATATCACCCATTGGTTGTACCATAGTGGTCGTTCGTGGAAGAGCAAGGCCAATGCAATAACGAACGCATGTCCGAATTTAGCATTGTTGTTTTGAATGGCAGATATCCAGGGACTACGTGCGTCTGGATATGCCTTCTGGATATCGTAGGTGTCATAGTCGCGCAAAACTATGTGAGCGCCTTTCTTATACTCCTTGAGTAAACGTTTGAACATCTTTTGCTGCACCACCAGCTTTGCGTACTCAGGCACATAGATCTGTTTTCGTGCGGCAACGTAAGAAAGGCGCAAGTCGCCCCATTTAGAGAACAGAGCCTTTTGGCCTTTTCCCATAGGATAGCGATGCGCCTGTTTTGTCATACTGCCTTTCAAATGCCACGCCCACCAGTCGGCAGCAATCTCGCCGTGAAATAGATCGTTCGAATTGACGAGATGTTCTTCATAGACCTTGCTGTACTGCCACAAGTTTTCCATGTTGTGAAACATGACGCCATCTGGCGTTCTGCACGGACCTAAATGAAAGGGACTCAGCGAGCCCCATTCTTCGTCTTTCGATACAGGCGTGATATCGAGGTCACATGATTTGGGTTGTTTGTCCTTTAATGACAACACCGTTACAATCCCGAGGCGTTTCATAGTGTCTCCGTATCAGGTACGTTTCGAAGCGTTGACCACGATAGTCTTCGAACTCATAGCGCCAGACGTTCGCATCAGTGCGCTCGATCAATTTGATTTTGAAGTCAGCACGTCCAGCTTTGAGTACGTTGTACGGCGTGTACGTATCGTATGCTGCACCGACATTAATCAGCGGCAGCATCTTGAGCACGTCAGACGAATCAACCGTGATCATGTTCGGCTGCTTCATGAAGTTGAACGCCGTGATCTTTAAGCGGTGCTGGACGCCATACAGCTTGCAGTAGATGTGCGTGTCACTCATTGTCGGTCTGCACCTTAACGCCATGCTTAGCCAACAGTTCTTCAACTGCGATCTCTACTGCACGAGAGCGAGACACGTTGAGTTTATTCGCCAGTATACCAACAGCATCATGCTGCGCTGAGGTAGCGGCACAACTCAGCGTTCTGTTTTTGGGATCGCGCTTCTTACGCTTCTCAATGTTGGCCTGAGAAGTAACAGCGAAGCGAGCGCCAAGCGAGGCGCCTAGTGTCTGACTCATGGGACAATCTCCAGTTGAGTGTGAAAGCGTTTGGCCTGGTCCATATCCATATCAAGGCTGCGGCCGAAGTAACGAATGCTCGGGTCTTGCGAGTTATTGATCATCGCTGTGGTGAGTTCTGCGAAAGGCAGCACGTATGCTGTTACGTCACGCGGCGCATCGAAGTCTACCTGACGAATGCCAGGCTCGACGCTCGGTTGATAGGTCAGTTCTGAAACACACAGCACCTGTTTGGTTTCACGAACGACGAGGAAGACGCAGCGAGCGCGGCGCAGTGACGAAACGATATTGAACTTAGACTGAAAGAAGCGGCGGTCATCAAGCTCTGCCTGACTGACGTTGAAGACGATAACGAAGCGGCGCATTGTATATCTCGCATTGTTGTTTGTGTACGAGATATTTACAGAAATGAAAAAGGGCCACCAGCAATGGCAGCCCTTGTGTTAGCAGTAGTCGTCCGAGCCGTCTTGACCATCACGACGATTGATACGTGGGTCGCGATCATCTTCGGCGCGTTGTTTGTCGGCAGCATCTTGCTCTGCCTGTTCGTCTTCATTCTGGGCGTCCAGAATCATGCCCACCAGCACTTCACGATCAGGCGCATCGTCATCATCGTCCAGATCGTCCAGAAGACCTTTGGCGCTCGCCAGATGATAAAGCACATCGAGAGGCATGTCTTCGAGTTCTTCGCGTTCGTAAATCATAGCATTCTCCAAATAGAAAAGCCCCGCTCAATGCGAGGCAATGTGTGTTTACATTAATACGGTCATGCGCGCCAGAACAGGGAAGTCATCGTTGTGGCGTTTGATGCCGTTGTCTTTGTTCAGTTCGAATGCCGTGCGGTAGCGCTGAGTGAAAACGCCAACGCCGTGATCGTGCTGCTTCACGTTATGGTGAATATCGACAACGTGAATGCCTTTGTCGTGCAGCGTCAGGCACAGGTCAGTCAGCGTACACATACCACCGAAGTATTGAACGAAACGCTGGCGACTCTCAAGGTCAAGCGACAGAATGTTTGGGTTGTTGCCTGACGCGTCACTTGATACGTTGAAACGCGGTACGTCTTTCAGGTCTTCTACGTACATGTCGTACACATCAATGCTGCCTTTCAAATCTTTCGGCATGACAGTCACAGGCATTGCGTGTGCGTCGGTCAGCGGATCGAACGTAATGCGAACGTTGTGCTCGTCGATAGGTGTGATAGAGATGTTCTTTAACGCGAACGCATTACGATGGCCAGTGTCAACGTGTACGATCATGCACTCACATTCGACCAGCTCCTGTACATGCTTGGCGTCAATTGAGAAGTTACCAGCAGCCAGAGAAGCGTAAGAGCGTTTGGCGAAGAAAGTTTTGATAAGATTCATGGCATGTTCTCTCGATTAGATTGTGAAGTAAGTGGCGCCGTAACGCCACAGTCAAACGATGATTAGAAAGCGATGGTGACGCCTTTAATGCGCGTCTTCAGGTTAGCTACGATTTCTTCTACAGTGAACTCGTCGAGCGTACCTGTTTTCTCGTCACTGACCGACAGACGTGCGGGGCGTGACTTATACACAAACTTAGTATGGCAATCACGAAACGCTTCTGGTATAGCCGTATCGACTTCGCAATAAATGCGATTAGTGCGCATCGCCGTAATTCTATCGCGCAACTCAGTCGGCAAACGGCGCATACCAGAATCAATGAGGTTGTCGTCAATACATGACCAGTTAAAACGCGCCCAGCTTTGTTGAGTATCTGACTCAAGCAGGTTGATATCGACACGCGACAGGTGGTACATCTTAGAATCATCGGTCAGCAGGCCTTCACCTACAATAGCGATAACGCCGATAACTTTCTCAATGCGTTTTGCGTTAAAGCCGCGCATTAAAAATTCACGGTCATACATATCTTTGGCGTTGAGGCGAATAATCAGGTATGATGTTTTCATCGTTTTATCTCAGGCAGAATAAAAAGAAGCGAGGCCGAAGCCCCGCTCAAACAACTTTACTTCACTTCTTCGACCGAACCTTCAAGGTCTTGTTCAGACAAGAAGCGTTTCAGATTGTCTTCATCGCCGATGATGTTCACTTCGGGGTAGCCGTTCGGCCCTTCGTTCTGCGACACGGTCAGACGCAGATCGTATGGCGCCAGCCACTCATTAGACGATTGACCATCTTCAAAGATAACTTCTGTAGGTGATGCCACGTCTGCGATCAGATCAAGAACTACTTGTTTCTCAGCCATTGTTATTGCCTCTTTCAGTGTTGAGCGCGTCATTGCGCTAGAGATTACATCATACGATAATGAGCGCCACATTGCTATGGCGCTTTTGACCAGTTTTGTGTAGATTACATCAGGTCGAGGGATTCGATTTCTTCTGAGATCTCGTCGAGGTCAGCAGAGCTGTATGAGTGGTCGTTCACGCCAGGGTAGCCAGCGTAGTGCAGACTGTATTTCTCGTCGGTACCTTCTACATCAGTATACGGCAGCGATAAGAAGAAGCCGTATTCGTCACTGACTTCATCTTCTTCTACATCATAGCCGACAACCATAAGAATCAGATCGTCTTCGGCGCCGTTCGTTACGATCACCCGCGCATCTGTACGATCCATGCGAGCGTTCAAAGTGTCGGCGAGTTTTTGCAGCATCTGACGATCAGATTCATCGAACACGCGGCCGACACGTTCGATTTCTTCGTTCAGGTCAGCGGCAAGTTCGGCAATGTCATTGTCTGAAACATCTTTGCCCCACTTCGCGGCCTCAACGCCAGTGATCGAAGCGTAGACGAAAACATCTGACGAATCGCCTTCAACCTGTTTTTCAGTCGGCGTGTAGATATCAAAAATTTCTTCGCCATTCTGAATAACGCGCAGACCATTAGGGTCGTTCACAAAATCAGGACACTCGCCGTACGGGTCGGTGCCGAAGATGATTTTAAGTTTCAGGTCATAGCGACCGAGAGCGTTAAGTGCCGCAACAATCTTGTCAGCGTATGCGGTTAAGGTTGCTTCGTCTTTCGCGTTGAATGCTTTGTCAAAATCTGCTGCTTTCATTGTATGCTCCTTAGCATGAGTGTTGTATGCGCTACGACGTGTAGCGTCTGCATATATTGTATCATAGGCGCGTATGCGTATAAAGAGCTATTTCAGCCTATTATTTGCAGACTTCGCAGATTTGAGGGCATATAGACGCAAAAAGGGGCAGCCGAAGCCACCCCTTTTGATTATGCTATAGGACGCAGAATGCTCTTGTCCATCATACCCAGCAGGTCAACGATATCGAACGTTGCACCGATTTTCTTCTGCTTGCCAGTAGCGCCGGTCTGAATAGTCCACGCGTTATCTGACAGGCGGATCGTATACAGCTTGCTGCCAAGCGCAACGGTAACACCGTCGGACGTTGTGTTGACCACAGAGTTACGCAGGTTAGAATGCAGAGTATTACGCAGCGCATTGAAATATTCCTCACGCGCTTGTAATGGCTTCGCAGCGATCTTACGTGCAGTCACTTCTGCCAGTTCATCCACCAGCGTCACATCAGATTTGCCTGACGGTGTGTATGCTTCTTTGGCAGGAGCTGCGGCCTTCAACTTCGGAGACTTGAGCCATGCTTTGGTGCGTTTGACAAGATCAGCGATCTTGAATTTACTGCCAAAAGACTCTTCCTGTTTGTCACCTGCACCACCTTCAACAGAAGTAAAGGTCCAGCCACCATCGGTCAGATTCAACCAAACACGAGGACCGCGATTGCCGTCATCAAGACGCAAAATAAGACCAGTGCCACTTACACCAACGACATATCCTTTGCCCAGCTTCTTGCCTACTGTTTCAGCAAAACCTGAGAGGAAGGCATTTTTATCAATGGTACCTAACTTGCTCAGGGATGCAGCAGTCTTAGTCTCAACAAGCGAAGCAAGCTGTGCCGGTGTTTTGCCTTTCGTGGTTTTAGTTGCACCCTTAACACGCGCCTGATTCTCTTTAGTGATGACACGTTTGGCGGCCGCAGCATTGAACGTAGTGCCGAGAACTGCAATACGAACTTTGCCGTCACGATACGTCATTGCGATTCGCCACTTAGGTTTGTCGCTAGATTTCATATCTGCTGGGAGGCCGTCGAACGGAGGCGTAATACTAAAACTGGCTACGGCCGACAGGTCATCGGGATTTGTTGCTTCGTAGCGCAGCGGATCTTCCGCCATAGCGTCACCGCGAACTACCTTGAAGTCCATACCCAGAGATTTAGTCAGGCTTTCAGCGAATGCTTTCGCTTCTTTAGCGGAAGGTTCTTTTGTGCCTTTGCTGTCTACCGTACTTGATTCAGGTGCGCCTGGGTTGTCGAGCTTGATCGGCTTCTCAGGTTTGTTGCCCGCAGTACGACGTGCGCGAATCTCTTTGGTTTCCTGTGCGCGAGCAGCAGCCACATCGGAGTGACCATCGATCCACTTCATCGGAACGCGAATCAGTTTCAGCGCCTTGATAGAGGCAGCCAGAGTTTTCGCAACAGCAAACGCTTTGGCGTTCTGGATGGTTTTCTTGCCCAAAGCAGATGCGCCGAATTTGATGATATCATCATCTTCGCCTTCTTTCATCAGCTTGAGCAGACCGTCAAGGTGAGCAGTACGCAGTTCTTTGGCGCGACTGAATTTGTCGAGCACTGCGACAATTGAATGACCCTTAGAGCCAAACAGATATACGGCGGCATCTTTCTGCGCTTTGGTTGGAGCAGATGTGGATGCAACGCCTTCGATTTTAATCAAAGACATGTGAGTACCCCGAGTTCGGTTTGTGTGTATTGACAGGTCAAAATTAGCGTTAGAATAAGAAAAGGGCCATCAGAGAATATCTGAAAGCCCTTTTATCGTTAAGCAAGTAGCAACCGGAATTGAAGTGTATTGTCGCCTTCTATCTCATGCCATACAGCCTGACCAACCAGCTCTTGACCATCAAAGAAAGAAACAACACTGGACGACTCTTGCACACTGCGGCAGTTTTTCGTTGCTGCCAGAAAATCTTCGCATTGTACGTTGGTCGCCTTCCGCTTACTACAAGCGTTTACTTTATTATTGCACCAGTTCGAGGACCGTGCGTTGTACTTCAACCTGATAAGGCTACGACCGCACATGTTATTTCTCCAATAACTCTACGTCAGCACTACTTGCCAACATATAGAAATTAGAGAGCAGGCTAAGAATATTCTTAAAAGCCCTTGAAGTCCCTGAGGATGTATTCTTCAAAGAATAGGCGACGGAAGTCTTCATGGAAGATGATGCGATGATTCTTTTTGAACTTGCAGTCATCACACGCGAGCGACCACAGCAAGTTATGTACCTTAGACAGTAGGTAGTCCGTACGCACACAGAAGAACTCCAGGCCGATCGTAATAGTTTCGGCACGAAGCTCATGGTACTCTTGGTTGCTTTCGCACTTCATTAACGCGTCGAGGCCGATAGATGAAACCAAACCGCTTCGGTATTCAATGTTGCGTCCAGCCATGTTCATAAAAGAAGCGGCGCCGTAGTCAAGAATAGCAGACCACAAATGCGGGTTCGAGTACACCAAAGACAGCTCACTGTTTTTGAGGTCAGTGTCACCTTCTTTCTGTTTGAGGCTGTCGATGATTTCGAGAACGCGTGTGGCAACCTTGTTCATTGTGTCGCTGCAAACATACGTCAGGTCGTGCATCAGCACAACATGGGCACCAGCGTAAGTATAATCACGATGGCTGACAGGCGGCTCGTCTACGCCAAAGCAAATAAGGGTGTTCGGTAGATTGTTTGTGTTGAGCAACTGCTTAACGTAGGCTTCAACTACGCGTTTCGAAGTGCCGATGATTACGACAGGCTTTGACTTGCCATAGTTCAGGCCATTGTTTTCCAGTGCTCGCGCCATATGGCACAGAGAGCGGACGTAAGGGTCAAACGATCCCATATCAGGGATATACGCATGTTGTACACGAGATTTCATAATAGCCTCCGGGCATAACGCCCATACATGGAGTTGAGATAAAGTTATTGTTCTACGATAGTGCCGCGAACAATACTTGGTGGCAACCACTTACAGACAAGAACACGAACTCCTACTTTCGGTCCTGTCCAGAAGTGGTGGTAATGCGCTTTCCGTATATGCGGCTTACGCCCATTGAAAGCGCGAGTACACGCTTCGACTTCTGCTTCGAAGTCTTTGAGAATCTTGGTCATCTCGGCGCCGACCGTGATAATGCGATCATCTTTCGGTGGCGTGATGCGATAGCTCTTACCTAAACGCTGCGGCTTAGGCTGAGAATGACCTTCTTGATACAGTGCTTGTTGCTGCGAGCAGATATACATGACACAATTAACAATCTTGGTCACGTAGTGGTATACGCTGAACATCAACTCCTGAAAGAATCTGTCAGGCATTCGGTCACTGACATTCAGCAAATGACTATTCTTCATGAATGATAGGTGGTCAACAGGCTCGTCAAGGTAAACATATGACGTCACCGAAGGTGTGAAGCCGTTTGTCTTGATGCTTTCGTCAGAGGCAACAAAGGGCGCGACAAGAATCAGCGCAGGCCGCCTGTCGATTTCGGTGTAACCAACAAACGCACCATCAAAGTCTAACTGCATCGTCTGTGCAGCGCTCGCCAGATGTATAGGCAATGTTATCCACTGACACCAGTACGGTAAGCGTTGCAGAATTTCGGCAGGTATTTTCTCAGGCAGATCTGAGTCTGCCATGTGATTCATGAGCACAGGCTCAAACACGAAGTTAGGTTTAGACAACTGCCAGAAGTAATGCAGGTAGCCAGAGATAACTATAGAGAGTTTGCTTGCATTCTCTGGCGGTTTAGCGATAGGACTTAACCACTTCAGGTATTGATGTAATGAGACACCAGAAGTACCTGGCTTTCCCTTGCACTTTAAGAAGTGTGCATCTAAGCCTTTGTCGAACATAGGCAAAAACTTTCTAACGTCCTTTAGGAATAGATCGAGGAAGGTCTGTGGCGTTGATTTTGATTTAGACATGCGATTCTCCTGCTGGCGTAGACAAAAAAAAATGGGGAGGCCATCCGGCTCTCCCCTGCCCAAATCGGGCTAGACTACACACAGCATTTGTGTTCGGTTGGTGATCAATATTTACAGATTACGTTCATGAAGTAGTAGCGCATTAAGTCTGGATGCAGCGTACAATTCTTTTTATATTTGCGCAACAGTTGAATGACTTTGTGCAGGTCTTCATAGTGCATGAACATGAAGTCTCGGCCAAACGCGTATGTGGTACCAGGGCTCTCTGGAATACGCTTTTCAAAATCAGGGTCGATTGCCATAGACACAAAGTTGTCCACAGTGATGTTGGACTGTAGATCGAAATCACCGCAGGCAAGCTCAGGATTGCACACTTCCAAGAAGTTCTTAAACTGAGTGTCTCGAACAATCGCCAGAAGTTTCTCGATTGCTGGTTCGCCGTAGATAGTGATTTGAGTGTCGTTAGTATGTACTGTACGACCGAGCGCATCAAAGATGCCTGCCAGCGAACTGGCGAGTCTCTCTAAACTTATGTGGAATAAACTTTCGGACAGTACGATAGGAAGTTGTGGCGGCGCTGTATGGCCACGGAAACTAACAATAGAATCATACGCAGTACCGACGATGTTTGAAGGAATATCACGGCGAAGGATGGAGTACAGTGCATCGTTAGCACCACGCTCAGTGACGTCAATGTAGAACAACGTCTTGCTTGCAGCGTCTGGTTGTTTAGCCTGACGCGCGTAGCCGTGAATAAGACCATGCAGAGCTTCGGTTGGTAAGATGTTAGTTTGAATCTTTTTCATAAATTACTCCTGGCGCATTGCCTATCGAGTTAGGTTGTTTGCTTGTGGCGCATTGCCTATCAAGCGAGAAAATGTGGGAGTATGACTCCCACTATTGGTTTACAGCTTTACTACAGACGCATTGTAGCGAACGATCTCTACGGTGTCTGCGTCGCGCACTTCGACAACAGCAACATAAGGATGATCGCCCTGCAGGCCACGAACAACCTGCATACCCAATGAAGTGCCGATGTTACCTGCTTCGATATCGGCTACGCGCTCGATTGGGTCGAAGTAGTTGACCATGCTTTCAGCGCGGAAAGCACCTTCTGCATCAGGCGACACGACAATGATAAGACGGCAATCAGAGTCAGTAGGCTCAGTCAGTCCGTTCGACAGACCAATCAGTTCGTTAACGCCAACAGTCATTTCACCTTCGACGTTGGGCACGATTGTCGGTGTGCGGGTTTCAACACCTTCTTCGTCAATCGCCACCGTTTCGAGATTAACGATATCTGCGGTAAAGATTTGAGTACGCATTTGTTCTCCTTAAACAAAAGAAGGGAGAGCCGAAGCCCTCCCGCGTTTATTACTCGTCGTCATCGTCATCAGAAGTCTTCGCAGACTTACTGATAGCGTTCTTCAACATCTCGTTGCCTTTTGCAGACTGCACGAACTTGAAGCACCACAGACGCAGGCCAGCAGGTTTGACTTTCAGTTTCTTACACACACCGACAACTTGTTCTTTGCTGCCGTTGATAAGAGTACGGAAGTCATCCCAATCCATCTTAACATCAGATGCAAGCGGGCACGGCGCTTTGATCTTGAAGCTCTTACGAGTACCATTGATCAGGCCGAGAGTTTTCAGGTAATGCCATGTATCGAACACTGGGTCGAAGCCGCGCGCTTCACCGTTGCCGTCAGCTTCCCACAGACGTAACCAAGTCTGCTGGTTCGGGATGCCACCCATCTTGTTCTTGATGGTCTTGGCTGCAATGAAACGATAGCGGTCAGTACCACCTTCAACAGTTACAGACTTCTCACCAACGATACCTGGTGCGTCTTTCATTGTCGGCCAGCCCTGAGGCACAGCACGAGAAGCCAGACGAACACGAACGTCAGAGTTGTGACTAACGAAACCGTTAGTGATCACAACAGACGTTTCTTCGACGTTCACATCCCAGAACTCCACAGGATTGACCAGAGCTTTCAGCGTGAACGGAACAGGAACGATAGAGTTATCGAAGTTGTACCAGTCGTCGATGTACGCCAGTTGCTGCATCAGCAGATCGTACTGGTCATCGTAGCCTTCAATCTGCTTATGCAGAATCAGGTCGAGAGCCTGTGCGAAGTCCTGCTCTGGCGCCAGATAGATTTTATCCTGACCAGTCTGCAACTGATAGTCCAGCACATAGCGGGTCAGTTCAGGGAACACATCAGCGATCACAGTCAGCATCTGAGTCTGACGTTGACGGCTGGTGGCCTCGAAGCTGATACCAGCAAACGCACCGAGTTCGTCTTGCGCTACAGCCGCTTCCAGCTCGTGGTAGTTCAGACCTGGAATATGCAGGCCGCTTTCGTCTGCGTAAGCATAGATACCGATAGACAGCAGGTGACGTGCCCACAGAGAGAACGTGTGAACATCGTCCTGATCACCAATCATATCGGTAGTCAGTACGTTCGCAGCAAACGTGGTATCGCCAGCAACGGCCAGAGGCAATTGTACGCTCTTGAAGTCAGCGTTACCGAGCAGGTTACGAACGAGCTGGCTTGCTTCATCAAACGCGTCAGGCACGTTCGCTTTCAGTTCTTTCACAGGCGGTACGCGCAGACCTGCGTACTGGCCTTTCTGCTCTGGGTATTGAGCAAGCTGGTTGAGTGTGTTCCACTCAGGGCGCAGCACCGCCATACCATCAGCAGTCGTGTCGTACATGAAGGTGAACTGACGGTGCTCGGCGCTACCGATATACGCATGGCCACCAGCGTTCAGTTCGATCGGGAACGGAGCGTCATCTACTTTCCACGCACCATTGATTTTCTGGAAGCCGTCGAATGATTCGACCATGACTTCCGTACCTGCATCGATCAGCTCTTTGATCTGCGGCGCAGTCAGCACACCGTGATCAGTACGAATCTGAGTATCGCGGTCGAAGCAGTAGAACTTCAACGCGTCGCCGCCAGGCTCATACTCAGGTGAGCCGAACATAACAGCAGGCTTCTGACGTAACTGGTTAACGCCAACGATGGTCATCATCTTACGACGCATACCACCACGGAAACGTTTAATGCCGTCAGAGAACATACGCGCTTGTAGCGCCATTGCTTTCGAGCCTTCGTCATCATCGACTTGATCCGGCATCATTGCAGGATAGGAGTCAACGATAACCATCGCCTGCATGTGACCGTCTGGTGCAGGTACTTTGAACTGGTTGTTACGGCTAAACCATTTCTTATCGTACTTACCAGCCAGCTTCTTCGCGTTCTCTTTGTTGTTCTCAAAGATGTAATACGCGGAGCCGTCTTTCTCAACGATCTTGTCAGGCAGACGACGACGCAGCATCGACATATAATCGAAGAAGCGCTCACCGTTGTCTGGTGCATAGTAACGGATCTTAGGCTTAACGATCCAGCTGCCGTCTTCGTCATCACGCACACCAAAGATAGTCTTCGGATCAACGCGAACGCCGAACGTTTTCAACTGACCAGCAACGTACTCTGCATCGGTTGAACCTTCGTAGTCAAACACTACGCTAATGCCAGAGTAATGCAGACGAATCAGGCTCGCCATAATACTCATGGTCATTGTTGACTTACAGGACTGCTCACCGCCGCTAAACGTATACCATCCGCCAGGCACAATACCGCCAGACAGGAACATGTCGAGTGCGAGACAACCAGTTGAGATGCGAGGTGCGTGGCGCGCTGCATCCTGCGAACTTACTTTCGTTTTCTTTTCGATGCCGTCAAGAACATCGTCCATCAAACTAGCCAGGTCAAAGCCAAGCACTTCTACGCCACCAACATCATCAGCAGCGACTGCTTTACCTTTCTTTGCTTTGCCCTTCGTTTTACCTTCGGCCTCACGTTCGGCCTTAATGCGATTCGCTTTAGACATATGTGCTATAGTCCAGATTGAGAAAAGAAGGGGCAGCCTAAGCTACCCCGTTACCGATTACTTTTTCTTTTTCTTTTTCTTCTTCGGCGCGTCGTCGTCATCGTCATCAGAAGACTTTTTCTTTTTCTTCTTATCGGATGATTTCACCTTGTCAGAAGATTTCTTTTTCTTCTTCTTAGGTGACTCGTCTTCGTCGTCGTCATCATCGTCCGACTTCTTAGACTTCTTCGACTTAACCTTCGAGGACTTTTTCTCCTTCGAAGATTTCTTTTTCTTGGATGGACGATCGTCTTCATCGTCATCATCCTCGTCGTCGTCATCTTCGTCATCGTCTAACAGCTTACGAGACTTAGACGGCTTTGACTTCTTGGACTTGGACGGACGATCATCTTCATCATCGTCGTCATCATCGTCTTCGTCGTCATCATCGTCATCGTTGCGACGCTTTTTCTTGTCTGCCTTGCCGCCTTTCTTCTTGCGGCCCAGCGCCATGTCGTCGTCATCGTCTTCATCGTCATCACCATCATCGTTGGTGTTAACGCCGACAACGTCCATCTTTTTGAAGTCAGCCATAGCAGCTTCTTCGTTCAGACGGCCGAGCATGTCGTAGATTTCGTTCCAGTTGTCGAAGTCCCAGGTCAGGTAACCCTTTTCTTCTTCGGTCAGCGGAGTGTGATCACCGCGCTCGATGGTGTAACGCTCTGCCGGAGATTTTTTGGCATTGTATTTGATTTCAATATCGCAGCCATACTTCGGATGGTTAACCTGGAACGCTTGCTTGGACTTCTTGCCAGACTTCTTATCTTTGACCGTGTGAATGTTACGTTCACCCAGCTCGCGGATTTTGCCTGCCAGAGAGTTAGACAGTGGAATACACTGCACAGGAGTCCAAGACTCGCTGCCCATTTCTTTCTTGCCGGTCTTCTGCTCATTCTTAGTGAGCTTCGGCATTTTACGCGGCGCAGCAGCTTGCTCGTCACGAATGATTGCCTGTGCGTACCACTTATAGTCGTACTGCGCTGGCGCACCAGATTCATCGTTACCGTGAGCGATACCACAGTACGGACACTTCATACCGTTCAGAGGTTTGTTCTGATTGTCCGGGTCGAAGCTAACGCACATGCGCGGGATTTTGATCTCTTTGTCTTTATCTTTGCCGCCCATGATCTTGATCCAGTGCTTCTTGATTGGAAGCAGGTCAAGGTCCAGCAGACGAATTGATACCCAGTTGCCGTTTGCTTTCTTCGAAAGAGGGAAGATTTCAAAGATCTCTGACTCACGCAAGCTATCGCGCTTGCTGTTGTCTTGAATGTCACCAAATCCACGTGCCATTGTTGTTCCTCAATATTGAGTTTGCTCTTGTGTGAGCATTGTTTACAGTTTTAGGCTAGCCCTTGAGCCTGCATATGTTTGCGCATCTGCTCAAGTTCGAATTTATCGAACTCCTCACCAACGTCCATCGTTAGACGAGCAACGCCGAGTGGGTCTACGCGCTTAATAAGCAGCCTCAATTTTTCGGTACGTCTTTCACTATCTACGTGATCTTCTAAGTGATGATGGTCACTCACTTTTTGATGTAGGGACGCGTCCGCACCTTCATCAGATTCATTCGCAGGAGTATCGAGACTTACCGAGAAATTCAGAGAAGTGGTATCTTCACCTGTCGCCAGTTTCTTACGTTGAGTCTGGGGAATAGTGTACGCGATGCCGTATTCGTGCTCGCTACTACTACAGGTCTGGGCGTTCAAGATCCACCACTTCGTATAACTAACAATCGCACCACGCGACGAGTCATACTTGTTGATAGCCACGATGACGTTACGCAGGAAGTTCTGGCGCACGTCTTTGCTGTCATACAGCTTACCGCGGTTCGTATCAACGTAGAATTTTGTTTGCTTGCTGCATAGTCTATAGAAGTCAGCAACTACCGAGTGGAAGTATTCCATAAACTGCGGTAGAAGGTCGTTCAGGCGACACAACGCGATAAAGAGTTTGGAGCGAGACTCTGCACCAAACATCTTCACGTATGCGTTCAATCGTTTCGAATACGCTTCGCGCTTGATTGGGTCTTGCGTCGAAATGAATCCGCGATAGAGATCAACATACGTCGCGTAGTATCGCTTAATTACATTTTCCAGGAAGACGTAGATGAAGTTGCGCTCCATTTTCAGTTCCTGGATATAAATCATTTTCTGATCACGAGGCACAGAGAGCGCCTTAATCAGAAGGCTAATCGCACGGTCACGCGTCTCGGCGTTATACGGCTTTCGCTTCTTATTAGACGTAATCATGTTCAACAGGTAGGTCAGTTGCACATCGAATACGTTCGTGTTCTCAACAATCTCACGGAGGCAGTCGTGAAGCATGGTGTCCATGACGCTTTCTATCTGACCGCCTGTGAGATTCGACTTATTGTTCATGGTCAAATACACCTGTTAGTTGCTTTGACTCTTATTTACAGATTCCTAGATCTTCGTGAGGTTGTCGTGTTGATCTTGAATCTCTGAACCAGTCAGCTCTGCATCAGGCTTGCGCTGGCCCAAATCTGCTGGTGGCTTGACGCTATTTTCTTCACGCTGTTCCTGCTCACGCTCGATACGCTCTTTCTCTTTCTGCTCAATCTCTTCCTTGGGCGTATCAATGCCATACTCCTCTTTGATGCGCTGCTGGTCTTGTTGCTCCAGTGCGCGTTGCTGACCATCGAGAGGCTGAGATTTCTCTGGCTTGTCCTGACGATCAACACGAATCTCATGTGCGAGGCTTACAAAGATTTCCATGGGATTTACTCCAGAATGACAAAAGCGGCAGCACAAGGCCACCGCTAGATTTTAGCTACGCTTCTCCAACACCTTGCGATCTTCATCAATAAAGCGCAGAGTAATTGGAGGGCGTCCTGGGTGCTGAATGATCTGATTGAGATATTCAGCCTGACTGTCTTTCGCGTGTTTCAGCAACGTGACGTGCGGGCGATACGGCGAGTGCCAAAACTCCGCTGCACCACATGCGTGAATGCGAGTGTGTTCCTGTTGTAGGTCAGGCGATTCGAGCACAAGCACCAAAATCTTATCTTGACCTTCGCCGAACAGTTCAGCAGAAGCGACGGTAGCGAAGAACTCGCCAGCATCGTTTACCTCTGCTTTGACGTCAGGGTTTGTTTCGTCATAGGCGAGTGTGACGTGCAGTTCTTCTGGCACATCATCGCTATCACGGTCGATGCCGATAGCAGCACCGAGTTTCAGCAGCATCTCCTCTGAATCGTAATCAGGGAAGACTCGCCACAGACCACCTTTAACCATTTTGAGTTTCCTCTTTGGGTAAGTGGAAGCAGCCAGCCTGTTGCAGTTGGCCGCATTTGTCGCAGTGGAACATACCGAGCGGTTTACCATGCAGAAGTTCAGGGTGACCTTTGCACACAAAGTCCTGATTGCGATAGATACGCAGCAGCGCACCATTGACTTTGTGGTCTGCTGTGATGAAGTTGCCTGTAAGGTGGCAGTCAAGATCGCGAGCGCGAGCCTGGTACAGTGTCACAACTTTACGCACAGCTTCGTCCAGACTGTCTGCATTGTAGCTGCTGGATTCACCTTCAGCCAGATCGATTTCCATGACAAGAATGTCAAGCACAACGATAGGCGACTGCTCACCTTCAGGCAGAATGCTCGAATAGCTTAGTTGGTGCTTCACGTCTTCGAACGGTGCGACAGTTGGGATCTGACTGGCACTGCTACTTCCCGTCATTACGTTCAGACGAAATTCTTCGTAGACAGCGCTACCGAAGTCTTCCCACTCATTTTGTTTATCGAATTGAATAGAATCAGACATTTGCTTTTTGTCCTTTAGCGTTCGGGATAGGCCATGCAGCGTAAATCACGTTACGGCATTCAGCCACCAGTGGGAATAATACAGACACGCCGTAGTCGCGCAACGACACATGAATGTCCAGCGTATCGCTATACGTTTTCAGCATCGCTTCCATCAAATGATTGACCAGAACGTTATGCGTAGCCGTAAACGCTAATGGGCTTTCATTGAAGGTGTTCGTGGGATGATCAAACGCAGGAGCAGGAGCAGGCAGCCAGCAGTCAGTTTGTTCACGCGCGTACTGATCAAAATACACCATAGTCAGAAATGCCTGAACTTGGTCTGCCGTGTACTTGAGGAAACGTGATGCGAACTCTTTCTCATGCTCACCAGGCAGACACTCAGGTACTGCGGGCGTCAGAGTTTCTTGCTTGGCCTTGTACGGATTGCCACGCGACAGGTCTTCACGATATTGCGCAGCGTACTGACCAAAGAGAGAACGGAAGCGATAGAGAATACCTTGAATAGGAAATTCCAAATCGGTGCGGCTGATTGCATTATCGAATGCCAGCTCGATGCTTTCCGCCAATGAGTGCAGACGACGCTCATTGATTGGTTGATTGTATGGCGCCTCTGGAGGCACAACACAGAGAGAACTGCCGAATTGAATGTGAACCATATTCTCCGCATAGAAGCGACAATGGTCCAGAGCGGCCACAAGGCCAACGAGATTGTTCATCATGATCACTCGTCTAAAGTGCAGTCACATGGCTTATTGATGTTTTCTGCAAAGGGTGAAGGCTCAGACACTTTCCCGCACTTAACGCAGGTGCGTACCCAGCCCATTGGAGTTAAACGCGCAGCGCTTAACGTATCGTCCTCTTCAACTTCGACTTGAGGAGCAGAAGCGCCGTGATAGCTAATGCGTGTGCTACGACGGCCGCAACCTGAACATGCCATTAGGCAGACACCGTTCTCAGCACAATACCAGGAACGTCTTCAAACGAAGGCTCGACGGCAGTGATAATGATCTTATCAATCTGTTCGTCAGTCATGCCTTTCGCACGAAGACCTGGGCGCATCCAGTCAGGCACGGAGCACGGCTCGAATTCCTTGACAGGTTCTTGCTTGTCAAGCATCTCACGCCAACGCTGGATCGACGCAAGAATGCTGCTGGCTTCTACCTCAGAAAAATCGAATGATGTAGGAGCGGCGGCAGGGGTACCAGCCAGCTTCTCGAACATCTCGCCACATGTTTTGTTGATCTCGCGCAGCAACATGTTCTGCATCACTTGACCAAATGCGCTTTCTTCTGCATGACCATGAACGATGTGCGGACCAAAGTGTAACGACACACTATTGATTGCAGGATTAAATTTCTGCTTCTGCATCTTCGCCTCCGATTTGCAAACGAGCAGGACGACTAACGAGTGGACCTTTGAACATGTCCATATGACGCTGCACGATTTCATCCACAGTGATAGATGCACCAGCAGGTACTTCAATCAGCATCTCACCGCAGTTCTCAACTACAGTACAACCAGCAGCGATCAGTTCACCGTTCAGTTCTGCAACACGGCGGTGCATCTCTGTAATCGAGTGAATGATTGGCTGGCTGGGCACAACACCCATCGCAGGATTTTTAAAGAACATCGAGATTAATCTCCGTTGCGTTTGACTTGATCGGCTAAAGCCATCAGGTGCTTACACAAACCAGGTGCGTGTCCTGGGTTAGTGAAGTCAGGCGGCTCGCCGTTACCGTAAATAATTCGCGCACAGCCGTGTTCGGCGTTCGCATACTCCCACATGAAAACAAAGTTCTCACATGGACAACTGACCAGCACACGCTTTTGTTTTGAAATAGGCTTGAACGGGTCATCCAGACCGATGATCATCGGCTTGTGAATGCGCACTGTTTTATTGGGGCGCAGTGGATCTTTGTGACGCACGTTAGCAGTGATGACAGGCAGACCTTTGTTCGTCTTACCGCGTTTCACACCGTTAACGTAACACTCCATCGCGTTCTCTTTCATCAGGCGAGGTGTCGAGCGCATCAGTGCAGTAAGCGACAGACCTTTTTCCATCAGAGGAGTCTTCGGTGGCTGAGGCACAACTTGTGGTTTGAATGGCTGCAATTGAATTGCGCGTTTCTCACCTTTTGTCATGCGACGAGACTTGGCTGTAGCAGCACTGATAGTTTTAACTGCCTGCGCGAGCTTGCCACGCTTAGCCTGTTTGTGCGCCTTGTTACGAGTCTCGGCCTCTTTGGCGGCTTTCGACTTCTTCGGTTTCTTGGCGAGTGATTTGTACGCCATAATTAACTCCATTAAGCAGATACATTCGCGGCTTACGAATTTGTGTAAGCTGGGTCAGGTTCCGAATGTCGTACTGACGACGATACGCGAAGTCAGGATCATCCTGTGTGAAATAGCGAGTGATTAACGGCTGGAAGTCACCGCTTCTGTCTGCTATCACAGGCAACAGGTCGAAGTGCAATGCTGTGCGAGTGAACGCACGTAATAACCAACGCGAGTTCACTTCACAGTTTGGATCTTGCAGGGCGGTGAAAACTTTCGTAGGCTTCATTTGGAGACAAGCCTTGTTCATCACCAGATAGTTATTGCTCTGCTCGATTGTTGCGGCAACGACAGGATAAACCATTCGCTTCATGCACATATAACGAATGGCGATCAGAACTTCGATCATTGCATCATGCGTTTTCGGCACATCGACGGGATCGCTATTCGAGGTCCTCGTCATCAATGCTTTCAGCATCTGCATCCCCGTCATCACCTTCGGATTCATCCGCGTCAGGGTCTTCTGCGTCTTCTGCGTCAGCATCTCCACCGGCGTCAGATTTCTTTCCACCTTTCTTAGCCTTAGACTTTCCATCGGAGTCGTCTCCAGTATCATCGGAAGCGTCATCTGTTTCATCGTCACCACCATCGGTATCAATGTCAGTATCGTCTTCTTCGGGTTTAGTTTCACCAGATTTCTTGGCGCCTTTCTTACCCTTTACAGAATCACCGCCACCAGCCTTTTGAGCTAGTTTTTCTTTGTCTTTGGCTTCTTCTGTGAGACGGAGTTTCTTCTCCAATGAAGCATAGTCGGACAGGTCCGCACGTCCAGTAGTAGACTCAGGGCTAGACACGCGGCTGCGGTTCTTGTACGTGCTGTCCTGACTCAGGCTTACATAAATTTCCATGAGTACCTCAAGTGTATCGTGAGTTGGGTTCTTTGCCGTCGAGAATATCAGTCAAGATATCCGCTCTGTAGTTCAAGAGCAATCTCTGGCCTTCGATGTTCTTGTCTTGATTATTGACCAGTTCTTCCAGACGTCTAATGCGACGTTGAATCTCTGGCGTTGGGTGTTTGCGACTGAGTAGAGCCATCTTGACTACCAGTTGTTCTCTCATGGCCAAGGCAGATCGCAGATTGTCACAGGTCTGGCTGACCAACATCAGCATTACCAGATACTTACGTGACTTCACCTGATCAGGCGGCTTTACCTTAGAAAGAATAACGTCGATGCAGCGAGGCACTACATAACCTAGCTGTTCAGTGCGATAGACAGACTCCTTAAGTCGGCGCAATGATCGTTCATAATCTTTTTGTATGCTCATAGCTCAAATGTTTTTACGATATGCTTCGGACGTTGAGACTTCTGCTTCTTGTCCGGCAGCAGACCTTGTTGTTGAGTTTTCCGTCCCGTACTTACGATTTCCATATAAGTCAGGTCGGGGTTGGCCATGATTCGCTGCTCTAACTTCTTCATGAAGTCAATCATGTGTGATTGAATAAAGCAATAGTCAACAAAAGGGCATGTGTCATATCCATGGAACTCGTCCCAATAATACTCAGCGCTCTTGCACGGCTTACGTTTAATAGCTGGCAGCAGATCACCAGTGCGCGCCGATTTTACCGCAGCATCCCATGCGCGTATTTGCTCCATCATAAAATCTTTTGCGCGTTTCGACTCTGCCTCGTCAAACACAAAGGTCTTCTCGACAAACTTTTTAGGGTTGTCACGCGGTACGTATACCAGAGTATAGTCCACGATGTTATAGCCATAACGCTTTTTGAGAAGATAGGCGTAGGTTGCGATCTGAAAGCGATGGTACTTAACAAAGAACGAACCGTCTGCGGCCTTAGTGACCATAGTTGATTTCAAATCGATCAGGCTGTACGTGCCATCAAGATTATCAATCAATCCATCGACGTAACCTTTGAGTGACTTGTACAGGACTTTCAGTTCTGCATAAGCCATAGGTTGATCGCAAGATGGGCAGCGGTTGTTCGTGCTTCGAGTTCGCGTGTACTTTCCTTTCTTGTACTTACCGTCAACCTCTTTGCCTTTGGTCTTCGGGTACTCTACGCACTTCTCGTTGGTACACTTCCAGTGGCCAACCATCTGACCACTGTGGCCCAGAGCATTCTGCAACGATTCGTGCATCCCTGTCCCTGCTTTCGCAAAGATGTTCAGCAACGTACCAGACTCACCAGTCATGCACTTGTTATGCTTCTGGTAAATCAACTTGGCCGTTTCTTGAATCGCACAGATAGGAAACATTGAAGGGCTGACGCGTTTCTTGGGCCAGCGCTTCTCTTGATTCTTTACGTCGAGCGCAGCATCGATCATCTTTCCGATGCGCGACAATACGCGAGTATCATTGACTCGCGCTGGTACGTTTGCGAACGTTCTCATTGTCATCCTCGCTTACGGCAATTGTTTGTTCAAAGAAAACGAACTTGTAGTAGCGAGTACCAAACAGGTAACAGCGTACTTCAACACCTTCTTCCTTGACGGAGTACATCAAACGCAGACTCTTGGTCATTGCTTCAATATCAGAATCGGCAGGCAAAGAAAGGCCTATCATATCACCCTGATTGTTGAACGCGCCTAATGTTTGAGGTTCGACTTTGAGTAGATCACAAAACTGTAGCCAGTGCCGATCATAAAAGCGGCGAACAGCAGAATGCACGTAGCGATGTGGATTACCCATTCTTAACGTCCTTTATCTGTAAATATGCTTATATGCGTAAATTACGAAACGAATAGAGGATGGTATGGCAGAAGATGTCCATCAGATAATTCTCGAAGAAATTGGCAAACTGCCAGGCGAGAAGAAATACAACGGTGACACTGTTATGGTGTGCTGTCCGTTCCACAGCGATAAGACTCCTAGTTGTGGTATTTACACATCTGTAGGGATGGAGATACCGCTTGGATTCTTTCACTGCTTTGGATGCGGTGAGAAGGGCGGCTGGAACAAACTCGCCGCACACGCGAAGCTGCAAGAGATTAAGGGCTGGGCATTAAAAGACGCTGGCACCAACTCTCTCAGCGCGTTGCTCAAAACGTATGACCAGATTGGTTCAAAGATTGGTACTTATCCATCTGTCGGCCTGTTGATGAAAGCGCTTGGGCGTAAGAGCTACATGGAGTGGCCGCTTGATGTTGAGTGGCGCGGTTATCCTGGAGCACTTGTTCGTGCTGCTGGTGGTTTGCTTAACGCACAGCACACAGGAACCAACGTTTGTTTCTTCCCATGCAAACACGGAACGAAATACATAGGCGGTATCGCTGCATATCTGCGTAAGCAAATGAACGGCACCAGCTATGTGAACTCGCAAGGTGATTGGGCAAAAGACAAAGGCCTGTTCCCACTCCCATTAGTCAAAGAGTGTTTGAAGAAATACAAGCTGCGTTACGTTGTATTGGTGGAAGGTCCTCGTGATGCGCTCGCACTGTTATCGTATGGCATACCTGCTTTGGCAGTTCTTGGCGCAGAGCAGTTCGGTGAAACAAAACGCAGAACGATTGAGATGCTTGGCGTGAGTGTCGTGTACACCATGACGGATAACGACGGCGGCGGGAAGTTGTTGCGCACCAAGATCAAGGATGAATTTGCGAAGAACTCACCAGTACCAGTCAAACACTTTAAACTGCCTCGTGAGTTTGACGAAGATGGTAAGCTGATTAAACTCGACCCAGACAACGCACCATTCAAGTTGATCAAAGAAGTTCGCATGACGCTACGTGACATTCACGGTAAGAAGTGTATCATGCCAGCTAAAGCACTTGGATGGAATAGACCTAAGGCAATAGAGAAGAAAGGAAAGTAGAATGGCTTTGAAATTCAGAAAGCAGTTTAAGCAGCACTCAGTAGAAGCATTACGCAGTCGTAGCATTCGTCGTATGCAACGCCTAATCAATCGCATCAAAGTTGAACCGCGTTTGATTAAGCCAGGCGAATCGTCAGGACTTCTTGATCGTTTACGCAAGCAAACAGAACAGCAGCAGTAATAAAAATGGGAGACTCCTTTCGGGGCCTCCCATTTTTTTTGTCTATGGCTTGTCGATTACGCGTCGTCAAGAGCCTGAACGATCAGTTCAACGATTGCTGGGCGAGTGATGTGCTCACGCAGAATGTTGAGTTCAGATACAGGCAGACCGAGACCGCGAGACAGGAATTCACGTTCCAGATTGTCATCAGATTCTTCGCTGTCTTCCTGCGCTCGCATGATGAATGCGTTAACGAACTGGTTTTTGGAGAACTCTTCGCCGCCTTCAAAGATGATTTCTTTCTTGCGAGCACCGCCACCCAGATCGATAGCTTGCAGTTCACCGCTTTCTTCGCCCAGCTCAGCCGAGATAGCCGCGTTCATTTTGTTCAGGTTGCGCATTTCTTTCTGCGCCAGTTTGCTGCTACGCATGTACTCTTCGGCGCTCTCGGTATCAATGATAACCAAGTGGCCCATACGCAGTGCGCGGCGCAGGTGAGTAGACTGCATCAGGCTTTCTTTAGTAGCCTGCTGGGTCAGGTCGATCGGGATGAAGGTTGCAGGAACCAGAACAGGAACTGGCTGGCCCATGTCGTCTTTCGCGCTGAACATTACGTTGCCGCGAGGCTCAGTACGGTTAGCGACGTACATAGGTGCAACGGCATCTCGGCCGTAACGCTCGTTGTAGGTAGTCAGAGTGATAGGCTGTACAAGGACTTTATTGCTCATTGGTAAATCTCCGAATTTTCAGTTCTATTAGGGGCCGAAGCCCCTGTAAAGGATTAAGCTGCCGCGACAGCTAAAGTGTCGGTGAAGTCAACATAGCCAGCATGTTGCACCACAAGCTGAGCCTGACCTTCAACCAGAGGGCCGGACAGCGTAATAATGAACTCACCAGTGGACGAATCAGCTACAGCATCACCAGTAACGCTACCCTGCGTCAGAGTGACAGTAGAGCCAGGCGTTGCTTGTCCTGCAACGGTATCTTCGCCAGCTTTCAGATCAGCATCAAGCTGACCAAGTGCTTCAACTACCAGAGTAACCTGGAAGGAGGCTGGCAGGTATTGAGCGCGTGACAGTTCGATAGTGATCGGACCAGGCACAACGTTCGTGAAGCCGTCAACACTGAACGCACCCTGCGCGTTTGAAGACGCAGTTTTGGTTTCGCCGTTCATGGTGATCTTAACGGTGGTGCTCGCAACAGTGTCACCTACTACAGCAGTCTGACCATCCTGGGCTTGTTGCAGCGTAGGCGCAGCGAACTCTTCCAGAATAGTGAACGACGTTGAACCATCTTCGTAGAACGCAGAGGTAACGTTGACCACACCAGTAGAACCCACACCAGCTTTCGCATCAACACCAGTAATGTTGAATGTACCAGCAGCCAGATTGACAGTACCTTCGTACACACCAGCCTGAACTGTTACGGTAACAGCGATATCATTCGCTTCGGCATTCAGGCCAGCAATGGTACCAGAGACCACAGTGCGAGTTTCGCCGAACGCATCAGCGTCATCAACTGCGATTGCGCCGAACTGGAGTTTAGTCGGCTGCATTGTCGCGGTTGCTTCATCATACCCATCAACAGCCAGAGCACGAATAGACACAGCGCCTTTAACTGCACCAACAGTAGCAGTCCAGTCGCCTTGCGCATCAGCAGTAGCGAACTGGTTAGCCTGGCCGTCGATCAGGATTTCGACTTCACCGTTAGGGTTTGCTTTACCAGCCAGAGAGGTAGACAGGAAAGCAGCGCTGTTAATCTGCGCCAGACCAGCTACAGTATCGACAACGTGGTCAACTGTTTTATCCAGATAACCGTCAGCAGTGAAGGTCAGATGGATAGTGTCGGCAGGCAGTGGATCGACGTTGATAGAGAACGCGCCAGTGTCATCAGCCTGTCCAGTGAACTGTTTGCTTTGTACCGATACCACGATATTAGCATTCGCAACAGTGGTTCCCGAAACCGTAGTTTCTTTGAAGACTGCATGAACAACAGGCTCAGGCATTGGTTGCAGCGGCTGCGGGCCTGCTTCGAAGTCGTAACGCGCTGGGGTATAACCGTTTGCAGTTACAGTGATCGAGAACGGACCTTCTTCCAGACCAGACACATCAACAGTGAACACGCCACTGCCATTCGAAGTACCAGTCCACACGTTACCGTTCTGTTCAACGATCACAACGGCGTTAGGGATTGTGGTACCATCAACAGACACTGCACCAGCAACTGGAGTTTGTGACAGAGAAGGTTGTGGGATACCTTCACCAGGCTGAGGCATATCGTCAGGGTTCAGCAGGGCAATGCGCTGCAACTGAATCAGAGATTTCAGTTGGCTACAGGCCAGCAGGTTTTCCAGAGGCGCTTGCTGAGTCAGGTCAACGGCATTGCGCGTCGCAGGGATGATAACGTCCTTCATCTGGAAGTTGTCACCTGGGCACTGGAAAGAGATTTGACCCAGCGGCTGAGTCTGGTTGCTGACCAGCATCTGAGGCTCGCTCAGAATGTTGCGCTGAATAAAAGCGCGATACTGATCGAGAGAAATAAAGTTACTCATTGGAGTCTCCAGATTGTTTAAGGTTCTGTAGCGACTGGCAGAACGTCTGATACTTACGAGGCGTTAACCGCAGCGCTGTGCCTAAATTAAATTCAGAATTGGTTATCTTGCCGACCATCTGAGTAAATCGTTCTTCATCGTCCAGGTAGGCAAGCATCCATGGGCGATAGTCGTTGAACGTTTGAACCAGATAGTTATGAACCTGATCGACAATGCGGCTGCGGCCTTCTACGTACTCAAAAGACCGATCGCAATCAGAATCATCAATCCCGGCAATAAACATAGTAAGACAGATAGCAGTACGGGTACGATTTTGTGCGCGTCGAATCGTATTATCCAACTGCTTTTGATCCATCTCTTTGAGTTCTGGGAAGAGGCCACGTTTGTAATAGGCGATCTCCTTGTTAGAGATTGAACGGTCGGCAGCTTCTTTGCGGTCCAACGCCATACAGCCTGTAGGCGTTTCGCGTGTGCAATACTGGCACGTTGTGATCGGACACTGACCACGAAAACGAAACTGTTGTGGCTTGTCTTCCATTTCAGGGCAAACAATGATTGGACGGTTGTCCTGCACAACATGAATCGGAACTGCTTTTCCTTTATTTGTTTTGGTAGCTACTGACTTCTTCACCTTAACAGGTTTCTTTGCCGCAACTGCCTTTTGTTCTTTCTTTAACTTCGCCATTTCTATATCCCACAAGCCGTGTTAACCAAGTAAGGATATTTACAGATTAATCGGCCACAACCATGGGAAAACCAATGGAGACCGAGTACAGAAAACCGTTAGGGATTTCGTTTACCATTGGGTCACGATAGGTAAACTTAGGTTTTTCCGTGACTGGCGCAAGAAGCTGAATCTCACCGTCGATAGTACGTGTCGCACCATCGGTACGCAGCAACTCGATATAGTCTGCGATCTTTGCTTTCAGATCTTGCAGCAGCGTTGTGCCTTGCTCGTCAGAACGAACGCTAATCAGCGTTTCCATTGTGGAATACGTCTGGCTGTTCTCTCCAACCTGACCACGATCGAGGTACACAGGTTCACCAAATTCAGAAACTACGTCTTTAACGAGAGCGATCAGTTGTTCATGTTCCATGTTTGCCTCACAGTACAGGAGATGACAAGAACTTCGGAACGTAGACGTCAACAATGCGGTCGAAGCCTGCGAATGGTTTCCGGTTCGTATGTCGATAGAAGGTATACATGCCAATAAGGCTGGCATCAAATTCGTGAATCGCTTTGCGACTCTTTTTGGAAGTCAGGTTGTAATGCGCGTAATAACCTTTAAGGTCCATAGTACGGTTGAACGCGTTCTTCCACTGGCTTGCCGTGATCAAATCGATCGGGCAATTCTTTTTCAGTGCGAACATGGACAGCACACCGAGCATCAAACTGATAGCCTCAATAGTGTTGCCGCCAAGTCCACGCGACTGGAATCGCTCGAAGCACATCGCATCAAACGGTCCATAGCGCTTCCATATGTCATCAAGCTCTTTCATGAACTCTTTGACTGGTTGGCGCATGTCGTGATGTAGGTTTTGGATTGGATGTTGGAACATCCGCGTCCCGAGAATCTCTATGCGCTTGTCCTTAAATTCAGTGACAGACAACGCGAAGTTAACCTTTCCCGGGTCGCCTGAAAGAATACGCATGTTAGGCTCCTCGTTTTAACATACACTAAATAAGTATTTGTCAGGGCAAAGGTCCAAAATTCTTAGTCACTAATTTCAAGCACACAGAGGAGAACTTTTATGAGCTGGATTGAACGCGGGAAACCCCGCAACACATACGACCGGCACAAGACCTACGAAACGGAACGCGTACAGCGCCGACTGGACAGTGTGCAAAAGGTTGTGCAGTCCAAAGTCGAACAGGCGCTACAGGTAGACGCCACCGATATCGTCATCTTCAAGAAAGCGAAGATGGGCCTCACCTGTAGTTGCAACAAAACCGAAAACGATGTTCTGGATAACATGGCTGGTGGCCTGAAATCACTTGGCCGTGAATCCGATGCAATGTCGGCTGGCATTAAGATCGATACTGTCTCCAAGGGTATGTTCGGCGGCGGGCGCCAAGCTGTTTCCCTTGATGATATCGACGATGGCATGAACGCTGCGATGAACGCTGCGATGGATGCTGCTGACCTGATGGGTATCGACACAGGTGAGGAGTTCGACGTCAAATGGGATGGCGGTAACGTTGCGAACTGTGGCATCTGCTATCGTCAAGGTGTTGTGCCAGGCTTTGTCAGTACGGGCTTCATCTACAACATCGCCACGCACTATCACGTCAAGGAACTGGAGGGTTATACACTCGATCAGTCCACCAGCCCAGCGACATTCAGGCAGGTACGTAAAGACGGTTACGCGGATTTCGATCAGCTTATCCCAAAATACTTTACGCAGGCGACTTATTCGGTGCGTCTGAATGAAACCATGTTACCTGCTTTCCCACGCCCTATGTTGTTGGTTAACGGCGTTGAAGTTGAACTGACGGCAGCCAATCTGGAACGCTGGCGTGGTAAGCATGTGACGATTCGTGTGAGAGGCATTGAGGCATTCTCACACGTCACGATGATCTTCGATTTAGGTGTTCCGCCTGTTAAAGGCAACATTAGCGAAGAAGCAAACGTGCTGAACTACGATCAGGAACTGACTGTCGGTAACATTACGGTAGTTCTGCCTGCGCGTAGCGGTGCGATTGAGCCAGAAGACATTCTCGTTCTGCCTTTCAAAAACTACGTGCTGAAAGTTATGGAGGCACCGAAGAAACGCACAGCGAAGAACGATCAGTGGGAATGGGTGTGTACCACTCGTCCTATTCAGCGCAAAGAGATTGCGTATAACATTTTCAAAGGCTTCAAAATCCGATAGGAGATTAACATGGCACGTATTAAGATCAGCTTGAGCGGTGAAGCAAATGGGGATATGACGAATAAACCACAGCCTGCTTCTGACATTCCAGATAGCTGGCCAGATCCCAACAAGCTGACAGGTAAGATTCCGTTTGACGCGAATCAGAGCGAAACAGCCGACGACATGTTCGACCCTGATAAAGCTGTCGAAGGTAACCCTGATTTGCGCAACGGCAACACAAAGCCGGGCGCAGAGGGTAAAGCGTCACGCCCTGACGAGAACTTCCGTGCTGGTGGACGTACCACGAATCAGGTTGAATCTGTGCATTGCAATAAAGTGAATGCGCTCGGACAGCCTGTTCGTTTCACGAAAAACGACATTATGAGCGGTGGTCTATCGTTCAAAGACCTGTTCGGTGACGTATTCGGCGATATCTTCGGTGATCGTCGTGTGCAGAAAGCGATTAGCAGTGCGCTCACAGCTAACGAAGGCGTATCGGTGTCGAAAGGCAAGTCTAAATCAGCTAAAATGCGCTCGCAGATGCTTAAAATGGTCATGCCTGAGCTATCGCGTGAACAGGGCGAGCGTTTAGCTGCTGCAATGGCTGAACACGACGGTGAAACGGTCAAGCGAATACTGACGCAAATCGGTGTTAAGCTCGGAAAACGCGTTTCACAGAAAAAATGATCTGATTTTTCGTTTCAAAATTGGGGAAAGTCCTTGATTTTTCTCGGATTTTCCTCATTTTTAGTCTGAAAAGGGGCATTTGGTCAAAAAATGTACTACTTTTTTGGAAAAATTTACACGGTTTAGACGACCTAGGGTTTTCCGCTAGATCGCTACCCAGGGTGCGTAGAGGGTGCAATCTTGGCTGCTCGGAGCATGGTTTCTTTATTTTCTATGTCCCCGAAACGTGCCGCCTAAAGATGTACCTGTAGTTGTAATGTTCAAGCGTACCACGAGCGTTGTAGCTAGCCCGCTGTAGCCCATGCCTTCCATGTCTAGCTGTTGTAGCTTCCAGCTGTAGCATTCGGGTTAAGAGTTGTCTGATTCTGTAAAGAAACGATAGAAAAAATCAGGTAATCATGATGTGAACATGAAAAAACGAATCGTTTCCGGTCAGGGGCCCGTGCTCGTCACGAATCCCTCGTACCAGGAGAAGGAAGTCGTTATTTGGGTGCGTGACAACGTTATAAACGCTTGCCCGTACGAGGGGCCTGATGCTGAACAACGTGAGTTCCGTGCTCAATTGAACTTATTCTTCTGGCACATTCTTCAATGCAGCCTTTATCCTGCACGTAAACACAAAAAGAAGAAGTTTGGACGGGTCTGGGTGCCGTTTCCAAGCTCATTAGGCAAAGAAAAGCTACCAATGGTGTTCGGTCATCAAAGGGGCGGTGATAATGTTGCTGTAGGGCGATATGCCAAGTCGAAGAAAGGCACGTTTAGTAGATCCCTTGATTGGTTGATGGCTAACGTGTTTGAAACGAAACCGTACGATAAGAAAAAGGGCCTTAGTCGAGAGTTTAGGATGCGTCCTGAAATCTTAGACGGGATGTACGGGCATTTTAAGCCGCAGTCTCATTACGATATTTTGTACCGCATTCGATTCTATAGTCCTCTTAAAATTTTAAGGGAGGATTACGGGGTAACGGTGTGGTCGCAGATTCAGAAAAATTCTAAACTGCCGTTCAAACGACCTGTCCACGATCTTAGTTCGCTTGATCGTAACCGAGACAGGGGGAACGGTAAGGAACTTAAAGGCCGTGCTCTTTATCGTAAGGTACTCGACAAGCTGATGCCTAATGAAGTGAACATTGAACCTATCCTTGCTTATTTAGAAGACAGGTCCTTGATTGCTAATCACAAGGCGAAGAAGCAGTACCTGCAGGTTAAGACGTTGCTCGATACTATTGTGTCGGGGCCTGTTCAGATCGTTAGCGAAAAACCTCTTGTCATTCGTTATTGGCCTAAATACAGGCTGTCGCAAATTGGCGGACGACTGTTCGAAGTTGGTGGTGGGTTCCAGAACTTGCCGTCAGACCTGAAAGAACAATGTTACACGATTGGCACTAACTGGGATATGAAGTCCAGCCAGTTCAACGTGTTGCGTAAAGAGTTCGGCGCTTACGGTATTGAGTGTGCGATGTTTGATACGGTAAGCTCCGTTGACGATATCAGCCGCATAATGAAATTGGACAGACGCGCAGCAAAAGTTTGTTTATACGGAACGATCTTCTCGGCGGGCCAACTTGAAACAACGAAGTATAGCAATGTCTTTAAGGAACTTGCTCGCTTCATGCCTGTCTCGAAAGTGAAAGAGGAGATATTGGATTGGAATACGAGGATGACGCCTCTGTATTTCGCCATCACTGATCTGCTTGGTGTGTATCGTTCCAAATTCCGAAAAAATAAAAATGCACGGAGGCCAGAGTACGGCGTTCTCCAGTGTGCAACGGGATCGAACTATGATCCTGATCCTGACGATACGGACAAGAAGATTAAGAAGCGCGTTCTCAACCACATGCTTTCTGGGTGGGAGAGTTATTTTCTTTTCGATGCGATTCTTAACTGCCCTAACGTCAAGGGTGTGTATTCTCTTGAGCACGATGGTGCATTGCTCTGCGTTGAAGGAGACAGCGTGACGAGCGATTATGCCGAGTTTGTGCTCAAGAAGTTTTCTGACAAAAAGATATTCTCGGAGTAAAGTATGAGTAAGGTACTTACCGAATATGAAGTTGTGCGCTACGCAGCAATCTTGGAAACGATTCTGCAAAACAAGTACGGCACTTGTGCCAAGCTGTTTCAGGCGTACAAAGAAAAGAAGGAAGAGAAGCCAATTCTCATGGTCATGTATGATGCCTTGGTCTATGAGGAAACTCAAGGTCTGGCTTCACTGGATGACTGGTACTATGCTCATTCTGAATGTCATGCTCAAATCGAGCAGTACCTGAATACCGTCCATCGTTTGTTGGGCGACACTGTGCCGAACAAAGATTTTCCATTGGTGTTCAGCTACAAGCTGTTGCAGAATCATCTGCCTGAAAAGAATCCGATCGTCAAGCAGTCTCGGTTTATGTACGACCGACTCCAACGTCTGTCCAACAAGATTCGCTTTCCTAAGGGATCTAAATCCGACCGTGAGTTTGATCGTATGCTGGCCAAAGACGGTTTCGCCACGTGGGATGATTACTTCGCCTACGAGCTTGAGCGTCAATTAGGTAAGAGTGATTGATACTGTAAACTAACAGCAATCAACATAGAGGATTAATATATGACAGCTATCGTCAAACATATCTCCGTACACCCGAAGTTTCGTTATGCCCGTCGCGTAGGTATTTTTGACGAGCTGGACAAACGTGAGGCCGAAGCCAAGCGCAAACAGAAGCAGGCGCGTCAGTCCTATAACCAAGTCGCGTTTGGTTATCACTACTCGTCCTCTCACCTCTCACCAACTCCTGAGAAATGAGGTTACTATGAATAATCTCGCACACAGCATAATCCAAAATTTTGCTGGGAAGTCCTGTTCGGTAGAAGTCCGTGATGTTCCATACCCATATATGGGCTTTCTCCAGATGCGCGCCGCACCTTCTATTTTGGTGGACGCGCCTCACTTTTTTGTTAGTCAAACCGACGTCAACGATTTTGAAATTGTTTATTTCGGACCAGACGAGTATCGTGGAAATTCTCAAGTAGAATCATTCCAAATTCGTTCTCTGTCCGAACTTGGCTGGGCGCTCGATGAACTCGAAGATCGAACCAAGCCTCATGTCATCATTGCGCAACTATCGCATCTAGGTAAAGATTGCCCAGCGGCATTTCGCATGATCGCAGGTGTTCTTGAAGACGGAGATATGTGGGACGAACAGGTTATCGTTTCCGTTGAGCCGACAGAACACTGGCAGCCAGCAACGTTCGAACAAACCGAAGGACGCGCCTGTCGCGGTCACACAGCGCAGGTTCACGTCAACCACATCGTTGACTCACTCTATTAATAAAGGCCGTTATGAAACATAGTGAAAGAGATTACGTTGTCGTAAGACAGGGTAATAAAAATCATCTTGTTCTGGCAACCGGCAAAACTGTTGGCCTTCTGGCTAATACGCTTGGTTCGCCTGAACCAGAAACAATTAAGTTCAGTCCTAAGGCTGGCGATGTACTTGCTGTTCTCGGTCCAGACCCTGAGCCAGGTATGTCCGTCTGCGGTGTGACTGTCAGACCATATGCTTCGATGCCTGTCTATGGTGGTCTGCCTCGTCTTGCTCTTTATGGGCGTGAGGCCGAAGTAGCCAAAGCCTGTCGCATGGCAGTGAAGAAACTTCCTAAGGTCATTGAGAAGTACGGCCTGAATGAAGCGGTTCGTCGCTGCAAGCAAATCAATTTCGTCCAGCAGTCTGGTTCGAAGACACACTCGTTCCGCTCTAAGTTTAAGAAGGACGAGTGGCAGGACGAGATTACGATCTTCGTTGACCGTGATTGCGTTAGCGTTGACGTCTACAACAAACTGATCATCGCTCTCGGCGAATCGGTGTGGACGCATCTGCTGAGTTCTAAGCGCAAGGTCAAATGGATGATGCTGTTTAAGAAACTGCGTAACGTCCAGAAGATCACGCAGACTCACCTCGAAGGTCTGCTGGAAGATTTCCAGCGAGCTGGTGATGCGAAAGACGTGAAGAACGTTGTGTCCGAAGACCTCTTGCCTTTCGTTGACATGATCTTCCGCACGATTGCGCGTCAGAACTCTATCTCGGTCCGAGAGCTGGAACTGATTGCCGCTAACGATAGCCAGGCAGTTGCCGAACTCTGGCCGGGTGAGATTCAAATCGCAGAAGGTCGACCTGACCTTGATAAAGCGATCATGAAGAATCCGACAACGCTGTTTGCTAACGTGTTCGCTCGTCACCTCGATGGTATCGACACAGGCAAGACGTTGCGTAAAGCGATCAAGAACTCGCTCAAAGAGATTCGTGGCGCTGAGTGATGTTCCGCCTGACGCGTATTAAGGCAGAGCACCTGTTGAAACGTCAAGGGTTACGTCAGGCCCTTGACTACTTTGATCAGACAGCTAACTCTCACCCGCTCTACACTCGTGACTTCTCGTTGAATGTGGTGTTAACCTCACACGCCATGTTGAACATCGAGCAAGGTCCGCAGTTAGAAATAAACCTGCTGCTCGCTTCACTCTTTCTCCGTATGCCGACTTCTTCGGACTACGACTTTATGCACACCGTGAGTGCTGCTCGTAAGTTCTTTAAACTGCACCGCAACATCGGTAATGAGGACCGTGTGATCTCTTACATTCTCGATCAGGAAACAGAAATGAAACCTGTTACAGAGATGGGAAGCGTCTTGCACGACGCGGAGATCTTAACGTTCCTCATTCAACCACCATCAGCCATCATCGAATTTGTTCGGCAGAAGACAGGACAGGACGTTATCAGTTCACGCCTCTTTCTCGAACGCATTGTTGTTTCGCAAGTGATGTACACACCTCTAGGCCGTGACATGCTCAGAGATTTGTCTGCATCTATCTTGGTTGATTTGAGGGCTTAGATTTATGGGCGACGAGGACTTCGACTTTGAGTTCGGCGCAGACGATGACAGCGGTTACTACATCGACCAACCACTTCACATGATTGTGGATGGCGATGAACGTATACTTGGTCATCTGATTGATTCGGGCGACACTGTATTAATGTACGGAGGCTACTACGTTGTTGATGACGAAGAAGACCCTGATGCTGCTACGCTTATCGAGGTCCCAGTCTTCAAAGTAGATCCTCTCGCCGATATTGCTATTGTGATGAACGCCGATGAAATGCGATTGCGCCATAACGGCGAGTTGCTTACTCTGGCTTTCATTAACGATATTCCTTTGGTAGTTAAAAGCACGAGGCATTAATGATCAAACATATTTTCTTCGACATGGATGATACTGCGTTTGATACGCATAACTTCATGTTGTGCTATCTGATGAACTTCGGTATCTACCCAGGTACCGACACGTATATCACTCCAGAGAATGGCCATGAGCCTTTCGTCGAGATGTTGGAAGATGGTCGCTTCATGCTCGAAGCCAACATGCGTGATTACTTCATCCAGACCGTGTCGATGTTGGTGCGCGACGGATTTAGTGTTGGCATCTGTACGCATCGTGGTTATCACGCGAAAGGCGAACGCAACACACGCAAAGCTCTGGAAAAACATCTGTCGTTGTTTGACCACATCGACGTTCTGGACAGTCGCCAGCACCCTGACAAGATTGCTTACCTGAATGAGAAGTACGGCGAAGGTACTTGGATTCTGGTCGACGACAATCCTGTTACTGCGGTACGCGACAAGTTCACTCGCGTCGGTACGCCGTTAGTGCTACCTCGCAATGTGATGCTGTTCACCAAAGGATGGAACGCGCACATTGATCATCCTCACCGAATTAGTTCATTCGACAAGCAACATTTCTTGCAAAATCTTCTCCCGATGTTGGGTTAAGAATTGTCTGAATATTTTGGAATGTTTCTAATTTGTAACAGTACAAAACAGTGCATACGGAGTTTGCGCTGACTGTTTAGTTCGGCCTGTTTCTTTTGCCGAATTTGGGGATAGGCCGAACTCTTTTTTTTTTTGTACAGACTCGGCCCTGAGTCACCCTAGGCCAAGTAGCGTAACACCGCGTTATCGCTATGGCCGAATGCGGCTGCTCTAGGCTGCGAACCACGCTACCTGCCGAAACGTTCGCTGCCACAAAGAGCGTAAGACCGCGAGCGCTACCGTGTCGGTGCATTTGAAAGACACGGGGAGAAAGCCCTGGCTGGACCGTCATCTGGCGAGGGTGGACTCCAATAGGTTTTTCACGGAGAGCCTATTGGAGTTTAAGACTTTTCTGACTTTATTCTTGTGTGACTACTCGCAGTAAACTGTAAACATAATTCAGAAGAACGAGAAATTTTTAGCACAGGAGAATAGATGCTTCGTAAACCAAGCTACCGTGTTGTCGCCGACTTGATTCAGGCTGACGGTACATTCACCACTCACTGCGTTGAGAGTGGCATAAAAGATTACGACGTTGTGGAGCAAAAACTTGAATCCATCAAGCAGAATCCACCGTCCCACTTTAAGCAATTCTTCCGCGTGGTGCCACGCTGGGAAATGAGCTTTGCCTAATCGTCAGCGCCCACTGCCGATGTGTTATCATCCCAAACTTTGTAACACCATAAGGACCCTCCATTTTGGATGTGGTCCTTTCTTTTTGTCTAAAATCTGTAAATATCAGGTGTAACGCATCAAAACTATAGGGCGAAGTAAAATGGCGAAAGAAGAAAAGAAAAAGAAGAAGAAGTCGCGTTCTTTCGGTGACGATAAGCCACCGAAAAAGAAAGGCGGTTCTTCTGAGTCTGTAGAGTTAACCACGATTAACTTTGCAGATCAATTCCGACCGAAGAAGATTGAAGACTATGTGGGTCAAGACCATATCGTTAAGATCATGAAAGGTTGGCAGAAGTCGAAAACGATTCCATCAACGATGATCATTACTGGCCATCTCGGTTCAGGTAAAACAACGTTTGCACGTCTGGTAGCGAAGTACATCAACTGTGATACGTTCTCGGCCTGTGGCAAATGTCGTTCGTGTGAGATGCACGACCGTGGCGCACATCCTGACGAGCAAGAGTTCGATATGGGTGGCGATCATGGTAAGGTTGAGGGTAGCCAGAAGATCGTAGACAGCGCACCGCTTAGTCCGATGTTCAAGCGTCGCGTATTCATCTTCGACGAATCACACCTCATGTCAGGTGCCGCTGAATCGAAGTTCCTTAAGATCACCGAGCAACCACCAGCTCACGTTGTATTCATCTTCGTAACAACGAACCCAGAGAAGATGAAGAACACGATGATCAGCCGTATGACGCAACTGCCTATCAGACCTATTCCGACCGACGTGATTCATAAACGTCTGCTGGAGATCAGTGACGAGCTGGGCATCCTACCGAAGAAAGATAAAGCGCGTGATAAAGCAGACGCAGCGCTCCATCAGGTTGCCGAGTATGCTGGTGGTCAGATGCGTGGTGCAATCACCATGCTGCAAAACATCTACGCTTCGGTTAAAGGTGGTGAGGACTTCGATAAGAACCTCGTTGCCGAGCTGGCTGCTGCTGATCCAGAAATCGACATGGAAGCGAAAGCAGTTCAGATGATCGGTGCTTATCTCAGCATGGACTTGATTGGTGTTATCCAGTTCCTGCGCGAAGCGAATAACCCACGTGCAATCGTTGCGAAAGGTCGTTGGATTATTCACGGCGTGTTGGGGCATTACGCCGAAACGAACAAGTGGCAGTCTGCTGGCCTCAAGATGTTCATGAACATGATCAAGAAAGACAATATCAAAGTCAATCTGGTCAGTTTGGTCTATCTGCAATCAGCGTTGGCCGATGCCGAAGTAGCATTCAACTCTACTTCGGTACCAGCAGACATTATGCTGGAAACAGTTGTCACCAGAACCATGTCTGATATCTACAGCGGCAAGCTGGTGGTTGATTTGGGTAACGACGACGAAGACGACGAACCCAAAGAGAAGAAGAAAAAGAAAAAGAAGAAGTAAATAAGTGAAAAATGGGTGGCCAAAGTGCTGCCCATTTTTATTTCAGAAATGTCTGACTCGACGCTAATTTTAATCCACAATTCACAATAGCGCTGGAAGACAATAATGGAAATCTTTGTATCACTCTCGAAGATTACACTTGGGTCTGAGGGCATGGCACAGATTGATAGCCCATGCACGACCCCTGACCTGAAAAAGCTCGCATCTCTCATTTTCGGTCTGGCCCGCTTCGATCAAGACACCTTCGGCTCTATCACTACTCGTAAGGGCACACTATCTGCTGTGCGTGAGGGTGAGGAAGGTGCGCTCTGGTTGTTAGGCGATAAGCGTCTTAAAGATGCTAATGACTTTGCCCAAATCATGAAGCCGATGCCTATGTTAGGTCCTAACGGCGTCGGTGATCTGTACATGACGCTCAACGTACCGCAGCGTCCTGCCCAATTCTTGATCTGCCCTAAAGGTGGTCACTCCATTATGTGGTTCGGTAATGAGAAAGCTCTTATCGACCACTACGCAGAGCGCAATGCCAAGCCATCTGTTAAGATGATGCTGACAGGCAACCGCGGTAATGCGTCCGTGATTCGTTCGTGGTCTGCCGCTGATATCGAAGACGAGGAAATTCTCGACCTTCAATCAGCATGAGGAGGTGATCCCAATCTCCTCGCTGACTACTGCGAGGTAAAATAATCGTAGTAGACTTAACAGTCGGGTGCATAGCGCGCCATCTACAAAAGGGTGGCTTCGGCTGCCCTTTTTCATTTCTGGAGCCGTTATGGAAATCATGGTCAGTTTGAGTGTGCGCTCTAGCCCACTCGAAGATACCAAAGTGAGTTTAGAAAACTCGCGTGACGATCTCAAAGGTGCGCAGCGCAGAAGTAATGCGGCGCGTAAAGAACTGAACGACAAACAATCCGAAGGTGACACGAAAGGTGTTGAGGCAGCACGTAAGAAAGTGCAAGACACTCAACGCTCGGTGAAGACCCAGCAGGATATCGTTCGCACCAACCAACAACGAGTGAGCCGTGCTGCTGTTGTTGATCGTTTGGTGAAAGAATGGAACCGTCTTGAGAAGCTGAAAGGCACAGACCAAGATACTGACGCGACGAAGAAACAACGCGCAGCACTGTCTGGTCAGATCGCCGAAGCGCGTAAAGCGTTACAGCGTATCAAGCGTCCTAAATCCACAAGGCCTAAAAAGCCTAAGAAGCCACGGAGATACTGATGGAACTCACCGTAGATCTTTCTAAGCCTGTGTGCAACGTACCAACTCCAGAACAGGACTACGCCGAACTTTGTAAGATTGACGCGAAGATTCGTGGTCTGATGATGGACCAACGTGAAGCAATGCCTGCTGTTATTCATCTGATAGATGATGAACTGGTATGGTCTAAGCGCTTGCACAGACAGCTACGTCGGCGTATTGGTCTTGAAAATGTTGATGGTCCGTTCTATGAAGACCATTACCTGGAGAACGGGGTGCGTAAAGTATTTTCCTCGTGCAGTAAAGCGACCAATGATTATCAAAACCTTGTTGATCTTGACGCATCCGTTCGTAAGATCGAAAAAGAAATGAAGGGCTGGTCTCCTGAGCGTAAAAGAAAACGCAATGAGCATCTGAAATATGTGTTTGCTCGTAAGAACAGCCTCAAAAATAAACTCGGCCTGAAAGGTGTTAGTGGTCCGTTCTATGCGGATCATTACATTGATAACGGCAAGCGCAAAGTATTCGCAGGGGCTGCCTAACGGTGGCCCTTCTTTTTGTCTATACTGACCAAAACTGTAAATAACGAGTATCATTAACACCAATACTTGGGCTTTAACCATGAACCAGACTATCAATATCCGTGGCTCGAACAGCCGCTGGAACGTAATGCGTCACGATACCGATATCAATCCTGTAACAGGCAAAGAGGAGAAGACACCACAGTGCATCTTCTCGTCTGCTACTCCTGTACCAGAAGAAAAACTGAATGAGCTGCGTCAGGTGTATCGTGCTGCTGACCTGTGGGTTGAACGTCAGGGAGTATTCCACTAATGCCTGCTATCCAACGTGAACCGATCGCTCTGCCACTCTGGCGTGTTTTAAAACCAATCGCAAGCGATACCCGCGACGAATCATATGCGTATGATGTGATCGCAGAATCTGCCGAGCCGTACACCGCTGATGAAATCGAAGTATTCGAACAGATTCACGGTAAAGGTCTTATCCAGGAAGAAACAGTCGAGTACGTCTAATGGGCAAAGCGAAGCAGAAACAGAACCACGGCATTGGATTGAAAGAGATTCATCTCCGCGATGTTGGCGTGTACAAAGAGCTTGATATCGACACACTGGACAGTGAAGGCTTCGCAACCATTTGTGGTAAGAACCTCGATAGTCCGAACGTTAAAGACAATACGAACGGCGTAGGCAAAAGTCTGCTGTTCGGTGCAATACCTACGCTGCTCTACGAAGCTGACCCTCTCGCTCTGAAAAAGAAAGACAAGGGTAACATGCTCAGTAAGGGCAGCGTTATCGATCTGTCCTGGGAATCTCCGTTAGGCGGTATTGTTCGTATCGAGCAAACAGCCAAGAGCTACACTGTTTACTACAACGGTGAGGACCAGAAGGTTGGACGTCAGGACGTAGCGCGTTCATGGATTGCAAAGCATTGGCCGCTATCGAAAGACGAGTTCTACAGTTATGCCTACATTCAATCGCAGATACCGCATCCGTTCCAACGTGCCCAGCCTGCTGATCGCCTCAAGTACCTGACCTCGTTATTCAACCTCGACGTGTTTGACAACATTCGTATGGCGTTGAAGAAGAAACTGGACTTGGCGAAAGATGCCGAGACAGAATCTAAAGGTCTGGCTGATATGCTGGACGTTACACAGCGTAAGCAGAACGCGCTGTCGATTCATGCCGAAGAAAAGAACACGCTGGCTAAAATCATCAAGCAGTCAGATAAGATGAAAGCCAGACGTAACGAACTGTCTGAGCAATTGATAGAACTCGGTACCCAGCGCTCGAACGCGCGGAAGTACGAGAAGCTCAAGCATCAACTCGACACGTTAGGCATTGAGTGCTCTGACCTGAAAGGTGAACTGAATGCGTTGCGTGGTGAATTGATCGAACACGACCGTTACGACGATTACGTGGAAGCGTTGGAAGAATACCAACAGGAACTCGCCGACGTTAAAAAGAAAATCAAAGCGCTTGGGGACGTCACCGACCTTGATAACAAAAAGCTGCGCAAAGAACATGGACGCTTAGTTAAAGAGGAAGAGAGCCTCGAAGCGTTGCTGGAGAAAGTCGATGAACAACAAGAAGAATACGACGAATGGCGAGAAGCCCTGGACAAGCTCAGTAAAAAGCTGTCTAAGCTCAAGGCTCCTAAGCGAACTCAGGAAGAGGCACAAGATTCCAGAGCAGAGGCCAAAGCGATAGTTCAGGCGTATCGTGCTTTTGAAGAACATGATCACGACGGTAACTCTTGTCCTACCTGCGGCCAAGACGTTGACCTGAAAGCTATGGCTCGCGCTGCAACGAAAGCTCAGGCAATCATTGACGAGTGTATCGAGGCTATCGACTACCACAAACTCAACGATCAACTAACAGAGTTGAAAGCCGAGAAAGTTAAGAAGCCTAAGCACAAGCGCAAGGACCTTGAGAAGAAACTCAAAGCCGTAGGCGCAGCACTGGACGCAATCGAAGAACAATTCGAAACAGCCAAGAAGTATGAGAAGCTGGTGGCCAAGCGTGACGCGCTCAAGAAACCTAAAGCGGTGAAGCAGCCTAAGAAAGCCCGTAAGACAATCAAGAACCGAATCAAGGACCTTGAGATTCTGAAAGACCTTCGTGCTGCACTCAAAGCTGTAGGTGAACCAGAAGATCCGTTCTACCTGCTCGATGGACGATACAAAAAGGTAAGCGCCGAAGTTGAGAAGCTGATTACCGATATCGAGAAGAAGGAGCGCAAAGCGCAAAACATTCAGATGCGTATTCAGGAACACGAACACTACGAAGAAACGTTGCGTGAACTCCGTAGTAAACTCGCAGACCTGCAACCTCTGATTGATAAGCGCAAAGTATTCGAGGTCCTGTATAAGGCATACAGCAATAACGCGCTCAAACTGAAAGCGGTCGAAGGCCGTATCAAACAGATTGAGAAGAAGCTGAACGAATACTCTGGTCTGGTGTTCCCTGAGCCTATGCACTTCGAACTGTTCACTACCAAGCAGGGTATTGGTGCAACCGTTACTCGTCTGGTGTCGAAGAAGACGACTGATATTGCAATCATGAGTGGTGCAGAGACAAACTGTTTCCGTCTGCTGTTTGCTGTTGCGATCATGCCATTCATTCCTGCTAATCGCCGTACAAACTTTATTGTGCTGGATGAACCTGAGAACTCCTGTAGTGACGCGACACGCGATCATATCGTGAAGAACTTCCTCCCGATTCTCAAGCAAATCATTCCTAACGTTTACTGGATTACTCCTCTGGACGTTGAGCACTTCTCTGACAATCAATGGACTATCACCAAGCAAGGTGGTGTGTCTAAGTTAACGCGTAAGGTGATGTGATGATCTTCGGTAAGTTCAGTAGCGACCACGAGAAAGGCAGTGTGCCGATTGAACCAGCGTACATCAATCGCAATCCAGCCATCTTTGCCAAGTACGAAGTTGTGGCAAACATCAACTGCATGGACGAGCATGAGGAGTTTTACTACAAGACACCTCTGCATAAAATCTTCGGCCTCTATCCTCAAGTGCGTAAGGTGATGCGTCCTTCGCTGCGTGTGTACATGAAAGACCACCAGCTTATCTGCCACCCAACTCTGGCAAAGAACATTGAGCGTACTCTGCGTGAGTACACGGCACAAGCTCTCAACACAGTGGAGTAACAATGCCTGTAATTGCGGTAACACGCCAAAGCCCAGAGCAAGTGCTGGGCTGGCTGAGAAAGAAAGGTCATGCTGATCGTGTGACCTTCGTTCCACTTGGTGGTGTACTTGACCCTGCCAAGAAATATCGTAAGTACCTGTTCGTTATCGGCGAGAAAGAATATAGCCGAAACGCGGTTGCTATTCGTGATATGCCTGACCATATTGTCTTCGTGTTCGGTCATCCTGAAACGTTGAAGCGCTATGGCCTTGACGTTGATCTTAAACTCGACGAGATGCAACCGCAGAAAGGCAAGCTCAGTCCTGTTGGTAAGTATCTGGACGATTTGAAGAAACGCGCAATCGACGGTAGCCTGTTCTATCGCCTGATGACTTACATCTACACCTTGCCGTCGAAGACTCACCAGAAGCCTTTGACTGCAACCATCTGTCGTTGGATTTATCACGGTGGACGTAAGAACATCGAACGTGAGATCGACGCACTGCCTATCAAGCTGACTGCGATGCAGAAGCACACGCTGATGAAGATTCTGGCCAAGCCTGTTGCCGAACGTTTGTGTCAGGCTTTCCTCGATCTGAATAGCGGTGCATGTGAGACAGTTGGTGAGGCGGTTGTCAAACATAACGTGCAGGTGTTTGAGATTGGTTACATTCGCGGTAACGTGGAGAAGACCTCAAACATCACCGATACTTATCTCGCTAATCAAGGTGTGTAGTATGGCAATTCCACACGATGTAAGTAAAAGCGGTAAGCTGCTTGTGAAAGTCAGAGATGACGTGCCAAGCATCGCTAACGTAAATATCCCAGGCCTGTCTGCTGCGATGTTTGGTTCGGCTGGTGATTACGAACTAGCACCAAGCCACCTCCGAGAACTCTCTGTTGTCAAAGACAGCATGAGCGCCTATTCGGATGAAGATCTGGAGTCTATGGCTCGCATAGGTCGCAAGGCACAACTCGCACTTGATATGCGTCGCAACAAACCGATAAGCACGGAAGAGGTGGAAGAAGCATGTCAGCCGACTATCAGGCGTTGATGTTGGTGTCGATACTAGCGGCGTTCGCCATGCGACCTGTCGTGCTTGGTATCAATCTGACTGAGATGAAGCGCACTGCGTACATCATGGCCGTTGCATTATTTCTGATAGTGTTCTGCAACGAAGCGATGGAGATGACTCGGTGGCATGTGTTCACCTACATCATGTCCTTCATGATAATCGCTGCCATGTATGATGGTGCATACGCTGGTGGACTGAAACATTATGTCCGAGGCCATGTATTGCAGTTCGGTTATCTGGCGCACATCGGTATTATCTCAGGCTTAATCGCTTGGGCAACACGTTGGACATTCTAAGGGGCTTCGGCCCCTTTTGTCGATCTTGCAGCTAATTTTAGCCTAAGGCGTAGCACATTATCCTTAATCTACTTGAGGTGGAAACCATGCAGTACATATCATCTTTTTTCGGGTTGGGTGGACCATCACCCACGAACCCGAACGTATTCCTATACGACAGTCGGGAAGACTCTGACTTCTCTACGCTGACGGATATGACCAAGGCAAACGTCCTTGCTCGAAAAGCCCGTGCTGTTTTGGGCTTCAATGGGTATCTCAATCCAATCAGAGGGCGCAAGTCCAACAAATATCACTTCACCTGTTTGAAGTACCAACAGCCGAGTTCGATCACACTCGATAACTCCTATGATATTGTTCAACAGGACCCGGCAAAAGGTCTTAGTGGTAACTGTAGTATCGCTGCCTCGCAGTCTTACTCGTTTCTAAATACTTCCGGCAATACAACGGTATTTCTGACCACAGGGATGATTGCTGGTCAGCCGATAACGATGCCACCAATGAATCTGCATGATGGTAACTGCCCGTACGGTCAGATCGCTACGGGATTCATTGGCAGTCGATACGTCAGAGACACGGGCGTAACTGCAACTGGTACCTGTAGTGCTGGTGGGGCTACTGGCATTTGTACGTACACAACTGTCACGGCGAACGAAACTCCTGCCTACGCATGTACGATGATGGGTTTACCAACATCTTTCTATGCTACAGGTACTAACGGTACGCCTGGTATTTCTGCCGGTGCTAACTACAATGGACAATTTGCTCAAACACAGTCTGGTGTAGACGAAGCACCGATATTGAATAAGGCGTTTTTCTATAGCTCAGTCCTTCGTGCATTCTGCAAGCTCGATGCGAATGACTTTGATGCAGTCACGTCAGATCCCGGTACTCGTCCTAAGATGCGATTCAAACAATCGAACTTAGCCATCTAACGATAATTTCAATTCGTCTAAAAGAGGACCTGTATTATGGACGCTTTGACGTTTCGAAAGAAAGCTATTGCGGAAGTTATTGATCGTGAAGGTGGCGAGAAATACACTAACCGCTCTGCTGACCGTGGCGGTCCTACACGTTGGGGTGTCACGGAAAAGAATGCTCGCGCCTATGGCTACAAAGGCGCTATGCAAGACCTGCCTTATGAGATTGCGTATGCGATCTACAGTGCTAACTTCTGGGACTTCTGCAAATGCGATCAGCTTGCGAAGTATAGTCAGGAGCTGGCGCTGTGGGTATTCGACTACGCAGTTAACTCAGGCCCACCAGCCGCAATTGCGGAGCTACAGGACCAGTTAAATATTCTGAATCAGCGAGGCAAGCTCTATCCAGACTTTGCACCTGCTGCGAATATTGGTCCTAAGACTATCGCTGCGCTGGACGCGTACTGCAAAGTGCGCGATATCAAAGTATTGGCTTATGCCTACAACGGCTGCCGTATTGCGAAGTTGAAAAACATCGCTAAGGCAGATGAAACCCAGGAAGATAACATTTATGGTTGGTACCAGCGTGTTATCACAATCACTAAACAAGTTGGAGTAAACTAACCATGTCCCTGATCAAACTGAATCTGAAAGAAGCTGTTAAATCCGAATCTGCTGCCGCCGCTCTGTCTGCGTTCTTCAAAGGCCTGGACAAGAAAGCGCTGTTCGAGATTATCGACGACGGTATGCCGTCTGACCTGTCTGGTCCTAACGATATCCTCGATCTGCGTTTCATCAGCGCTACTGGTGACACCGCTCGTTTCGGTATTATCACCAAAGACGAAGATGAAGGCTTTAACGTGACTGGCCTCGACATTCGCTTCGAAGGCGAGTTCGACGATGAAGGCGACATTCAGCCAACTCTGGCCGCTGCTAAAAAGGCGCTGGCCCGTCTGCGTTAATGGAAATCTACGTCTCCCTGTCTAAGGCGACGCAAATCACAGCCCAGGCACTGCAAAGTGTCGTGGGCTTTCGCGTATTAGACCACAGACTTTTACGCGAAGAGGATGGTTTCGCCTTCTACGCGTTCGTCACTTTCATGCGCGATGACTCTGGTGATTATGAACTCAATATCGCCAAGTTGATTCGTAAAGGATTGACAACGCATAGCTTCAAGTTGACTAACATCACGACCGTTAGTGAAGGTTATCAAACGATCTATGAAGCCGCAAACGCTATGGAGCGATTGAACCCGAACGGTAAGTTCATATCGCTATCATCGCCGCCTCCTATCCAGAGCGTTGTGTTCCAACTCGCAGACTTCCGCATTCCAATCACGCCTGATTTGCAGATCAAAATCGACGCGTGGTGTAAAGCGCAAGTGATCTGCCCGCTGCGTTATGCTGTACTGAATCCGAGAACAGAAGCGATCGAGGTTGCATTCAAAGATGCCTCTGCGCACAACTCGGATATCATTCAGCGTATGCTGCGTGACTCTCTTTATCAGGCGCTGGGTGATTACTCGGCGGGAAAAAACTTTGACGTACCTGGGCGACCCTAAGGTATAAGGAACAATCAAATGGCACTTATCAAAATCAATATTGCGGATTCTCTGCTGTCTGAGTCGGCAGCGAAGAAGCCGGGCTACAAAATGGCCAAAGTCGGTGGTGCGACTGCGCTTGTTATTAGCAGCGAACATAAACCTGCTGTATCGAAGTGCATCTCCAATGCGCGTAAAGCTCAGAAGCTGGCATTGTCTGCGTTGAAGAACCGTATTGAAGCAAACACTATTGCGGCTGTGCGTGTTCCGCGTGAAGAAAACCCTGCGCGTAAAACCAAACTACGCCAGCGTGTCAAGGCAATGAAGACTAAAGCCTCTGCTGACGTGAAGACCGCCAAACAGCTACTGCGCGAAGGTACTGCCGCTATGAAGGCTGCTGGTCTGAGTGCATTGTCTTCTCCGCTGAAAGTAAGTGACATTTCATTGACTAGTGAGCCTGGTCGATCTGCGCGTACCGTTAAAGCGGCACAGACTGACTCTTTGGTAGTTAAAGGTCAGAAGGGTTACATCAAGCCTAAATTCCTGGCAGCTTCTAAGTTTGAAGCTCTCGGCAGCAAGACCACTACAAAAGCTGCGAAGACCGAGAAAGCGCCTGCGAAGAAAACTAAAGGCACTACTGGTGGTACTCAGTACAAAACCATCGGTCAGAAAAACGATGCAGCGCGTCAACACTTGCAAGATCAATCAAAGCAGTGGGACAAAGACACGCGCATGGTTAAACGCATGATGAAAGAACTCAATGGCGGTAAATCTATTACTGCCAAAGCTGGCTGGTCTGGTTCCGTTAAAAACGGCAAAGGCGTATTCACCAATAAGAGCGGTAAGAAGATCACTGTCAAGAAGTCAGACATGGCTAAGTACGGCCTAACGCCTGCTTCGTTCCAGCGTGCTCTCGGTGAAGCTGATATCCACGATACGGACAAACATTAATTGCAGATCTTTGTCAGTTTGAGTGCGCCCACAATCTACTATCGCGGTCTTGCAGAAGATTGGTCTGATGATCATGCGAAGAAGCAACACATGACTTGGGTAACTCCAGATCGTGCGTATGCTGAGAAGTATGCGGAAGGTGGGCGCCTCTACAAATTTCATGCGGACCCAGGCCGGTATGCCAGCTTGAAGTTCCGTTCTCTGTGGACGGAAGTAAAGTTCGCTGAGATTCATAGACGAGTGAAACAACTTATCATGGAAGCCTTCCAGTTACATCTGGTTGGCAAAGATGAGGCGATGACTCTCGTTAAAAGGTTAGACGCGCTGAACAAACTTATACCTGCATCGCAGTATAAGCGAGTCTATATGTGGTGGGACGAGTATACCGAGATCAGCAAGATACTCAAACTTGCTGGGTACGACTCGATCAAAGGTAACGAAGGTGAGCATCATGATGTGCCTACGTTCGGTATCTTCGACCACACGCGTGTCAAAATGATTAAGGAATGATCGTGATCTTGGGCTTACATCGAAAGGTGTGGGCCCATTTTTACTTTAGTCGAAAACCACATCAAAATGTAAGGAGCATCTATGTGGAAATATGAACAGACAACTGGCCGTCTGTATAACGCTGCTGGTAAATTGGTTGCCACTGGCTATGCTGGTAAAGGTGAACACAAGAATAAGCATGAGTCTCAGAGCGTTGTTGGTATGGGTCCTCTACCTGTTGGTGTGTACACGATCAACAAGCCACGCACCAGTCAGAAGACAGGTCCATACGCAATGGACTTGACGCCAAGCTCTGACAATGTGATGTTCGGTCGCTCTGCGTTCCAGATGCACGGCGATAGCATCAAGGCACCAGGTACTGCCTCTTCTGGTTGTATCATCATGCCACGCAACATTCGTGAACTTGTATGGAACTCAGGTGATCACGGCATTCAAGTCGTAGCCTAAATCTGTAGGCACAAGGATGTGCTTCTGTAAATAACGTGAATGGAAAAGATCTCCTTTACTGGCCATCGCCCGCAATCGCTGGGTGGATTCAGCCCTAAGGCAAAGCATCGCCTGTATAAATTCGCGCACCGTAAAATGCTCACAGTCGAAGACGATGCAATCATCTATGTTGGTTGTGCTCTCGGTTTCGATATGGCCATAGCTACTGCTGCAATAGAGCTAGGTCACAAAGTTATTTCCTGTCTGCCTTATCCTGGATTCAATTCACGCTGGCCTATTAGTAGCGTGTTTGAGCTTGACGGCCTTCTTAATAAAAGTCACGAAGTAAGAATAGTCACATCAAAAGAAGATTGGCTGCACATGGACGGTCAGGCGGGATTTGCGTTGAACAAACGCAATCACTATATGGTCGACGAAACTGATCGACTCATATCATTATGCTGCGGTGCTCCATCAGGTACGCAGAACTGTATCGACTATGCGCTCAGGCAGAACAAGCCTGTAACATACTGGTGGAAGGACTGGCTGCGCTTCAACAGGAAGTAGCCTATGCAATATCATGTTTCCAATTACGGTGTGTTTAGCCTACAGTGCGCTCAGGTGTACGCATTCGACCAGAACACATCACTGCAAGCAGCTTCTGCTGTTAATACCGTATATAAAGCGCTGTTCACGTTAGGCCTTAACGGTCAAGCTAATACTGTATCGGGTGTGCTGTCAGGTAAGCGCTACGCATCTAACCTTAAGTGGGCATACAGTGCGATGCCGACAACTGATGACCAGTTCCATATCGGCACTACGGTCAGTTCTGGATGTTCTCGCGGTAACTCTGCAAACAATCTTGACTGGTCTGCGAACAACACTATGTTCATCTCGGATAGTACAGGCAACAAGTCTTGGTCTTATGGCACATGCTATGTGACTACGGGATCTCAATCGCCCTCGCTGACCGCTACTATACTGCTGCGAAATGAAGTAGGTACAGGCTACAACGTTACTCGTACCGGACGTGTTAGTTTCAACTCCTACCTTGTCCACACTGCTGCGCAATTTAAATACATTCGTGGTACATCAACAGCCGTCGATGCCAGTTCGTATAGTTATTCCATCATCAACGGTTCCTCTGATATGCGTATGTTCGCTGATACGACTGAGGCAGATGTTGTTGTGCCTGTCGATAAATACGAGTGCATTCAGAACGGCAAGCTGTTCCGCTTCAAGCCCGAAGAACTCAACTTCGGCCAACTTGTACCAGGCACACGACCTAAGGTTCAGGCCTTCCTGACCGCCAAGTTTGACCTTTGATTCTGTAAATAGCAGTCAAAGAAACCTATGGATTGTAGTGATGAAAAAGAAAAAAGTATCTGAGATGTTAGAGGCTCTTGTCACATCTGACTGGCACTTCGAAGGGCTTGCTAATCATTTCCCTACTGACCACGTTGACCGTCAACTTGAAACGATCGACCGCATCTATCAGTATGCAGTTGAGCACGGCATTCGTCACATCTTTGTTCCAGGGGATATCACAGATAAGTTTAAGATGGACGACGAGACTAAGCGCAAGCTGCTCCAGTTCTTCTTGAAGTACGAAGGCATCATTGATACTTGGTACAGTGGCGGCAACCATGACTGGGCTGATATGTCGAGCACCAGCATGGACTTGATCAAGACGTTCTGCGAATGGGATTTCTTACAGTCACTGCATATCTATCTCCGACCAGAACAGGTTGAGATTGACGGCGTTGTCGTTAACTTCCTGCCGCACCCTGCGAAAGAAAGCATTAAGCACAAGAAGCCGTGTCTTAACTTCTGTCACGTCGAGGCAGTAGGTGCGCTTGGTGATAATGGTCGTCCGCTTAAAGCGAAGCACGATATTAAAGTTGACCCTCGTGACTACACGATAAGCGGGCACATTCACCTGCATCAGGTTCTGGAAAAGAAACGATTCACTTATTGTGGGTCACCGTATCAGAAAACATTTGGTGAGGCATTACCGAAGGGATTCATTCACATTCGTGCCAAGTATAAGAAAGGCGAGCTGGTGGTTCAACAGAAGTTTATCGACAGCAAGCCTGGGTTTAGACTGGAAACAGTTGCAATTGAAAATCAGAAAGACTGGTCACGCCTTGAGGTAAACCCTGCGATTCGCTACCGACTTGTTGTTAAAGATACGGTGTCAATCCCAGCAGATATTCGTACACGCGTCCCAAATATTTCCCAAATAAATTCCACGAATAAACGTGTCGATCTCGATAATATAGATACAGTTGATGTTAGCGAGCTGGCGCTTGCGGATATTGACCCACGTGATGGCCTAAAGGATTACCTGAAGGCTTCGGGAATTAAAAAGTCTTTGCGGGTTCGTGCTCGCAAGGAACTTGACGCGGTGTTATCTGAAATAGGGTATGCTGCTATGTAAAAAGAATTTAGGAAAATTCCTTGAGAAACTCTCAGGGAATATACTAATTTTTACATGCTGATTTCAAAAACTTAATGTCCTAAGGACGAAAGTTCAATTGTAACTTGAGGAAATAACCATGGCCGTAAAACGCAAAACTACTTCTCCAACCGATCCGGTTAAAGGCGGTTCCAAAGCTAAAGCTGCGAAAGCCGCTAAAGCTGCAAAGAAACCTGCTGCGAAAAAAGCAAAAGCTCCTAAGGCTGCTAAAGCACCTAAAGCGAAAAAAGCTGCTGGTGCACGTAACCTGCCAGGCGCTGCAAAGAAAGCCGCACCTAAGCGTACAGCTTCTGAGAAGAAATACGACAACGAACGTGCTGCTCACCTGCGTAAGCAGGCTAAGAAAGCTAAAGGTAAGAGCATCGAACAGCGTCTGAAAGAGCGTCTGGCTAAATACCAGGCTGGTCTGAAAGCGACTGCCGTTTCTCAAGGCAAAGTTCGTAAGCTGCTGCTGAAACGTCAGACCATCGCTCTGGGCAACCTGAAAGCGAAACAGAAAGCTGGTTATCGTAACCTGATCGCCAAGCAGAAAGCCCGTCTGGCCGCGCGCAAAGCTCGCAAGCCAATGATCAAAGACGGCAAGCTGGTCACTCCGAAAGTAGCTCCGAAAGCGGTAACTCTGGTTAAGCCTAAGCTGAAACCACTGCCGCGCCTGAAAAAAGGTAAAGAGACTACCCAGAAAGCTGTGAAGCACACTGGTACCGCAGCGCAGAAAGCTGGCGCTAAGAAAGCGGCGAAGACCAAAGCAAAAGGTAAAGTAACTGTTTAATCGGCCTGGTCGATAGACATTACTGCAAACAAAAAGGGGTGGCTTCGGCTGCCCCTTTTTGCATTCTTGTGCCCAAAAATTGTAAAGTCTGTGCGAAGACTATATCGGACAAAACAGCCCTTAGTCGCTAATTTTTATTCGATATGATTACTAGACCCAGTAGAGGATGATCATGGCTAAGACTGCCAAAAACAATGAAGTTAGCAGTATCAGCGCATCTGTTGACTATAGCTCTGGGAATATGACTGCATTACGCGGTGCGCGTACAGCGAAAGAGTTCCGTAACGTACTCGATAAAGTTATCGCCACCGCCACCTCAGTAGTCATCCCACAGAAACTCCTGTCCGTCAGCGCTAAGGCCATCGAACTGTCTGATATCGAAGGCTCAATCAAAGGCAAACAGGCCAAGGCTATCGACCTTAACCAAGTTATCGATCTGTCCAAGATTGATATCTCTGATGTTAAGAGCAAGGCGCAATACAACCAGCAAGTAAGCCAACTGTCTCAGGCAATTGGTGAACTGTCGGTTGCGTACCAGATTCTGAACAGTAAGACTTTCAGCGCATTCAAAGATCAGAACGCAGCCGCTAAGTCTTTGCTGAACGTTATCACTCAGGCGAAAGACCAGCAACAAAAACTGGTTAAGCTCATGAGCATTGACGTTAAGAACGGTGCGCCAAAAGAACACACCAAGCTGGCGGCAACCATCGCCAACTACCTGTCGAAGATTCTGAATAAAGAAGACTATTCGAAGATTCGTACTCGTACTTTCATCGCGTCTGGCACTGACCCGATCTGTTTCCAGACTTATGTGTTCATCGACAACTTCGTGAACTCTGACGGTATGCACTACCCGAACTATGCTCTGGTGCTGTCTACCACAATCGCAGTAGCAAGCGGTATCAGTGAAAACTTCCTGACGTCACTCGTTGACGAGAAAGTTCCTGGCTCGTTCCCTATGGGACGTCAGATCGCTACTGCTCCTGAGATGAAGCGTACCATCAACCACCTGATGGCTCTCGACGGATTCTTGAACTACAGCGAGCGTAAGCCAATCAACCGTTCTACTCAGAACCTGCGTGATACTACTACGCTTGGTCTGCAACAGCATACCATTCGCGGTCGTAAGAAAGAAATCTTCGACAACGTGCGTGTCCAGAACGACAGCCTGTATGTGCGCCTCGTTCCTGGTCTCAGCCCGACCGAGAAGAAAGAAGCGGTTACTGAAATCCTGGGCATGGCGTCTACCGCGCTTCGTGCGGGACGTGGCGGTAAGAACAGCGTTGTTCACCAGATGGTAACTGGCCGTAACGGTCGTGAGTTCGTTAAGATCTCTCTGACAGGTTCTGGTGGTACTGCGAAAGGCGTTCTGACTCTGCGTAAGATTGATGAAATCGCCGACGTCATGGGCCTGAACCCACAACAGAAACGTCTGCTGAAACAATCGGTCAAGTAATGGCGTTAACGCATTTCAAGGTAGATCGCACGTTCAAGGAGAATACGTATAGCGGGCAATATCGTCCGCAACAAATGCGTAGCGCAACTCCTTACGTGCTTGATACTATCATTCGTCAAGTCCTCGCCTATTTGATTGAAGCTCAGATGCCTTTCACCAAGTCGCTGAACTTCACTCTGGTGAACGTGTACTCGACGGATAACGATATGTCGATGGGTTACTCGAATCGTCCTGATGATTCAGTGATCATGATTGACAGCGGTATCTGCTTCACGTTCTGCCTGAAACCTCGCGCTAACCGTATTCTCCCGCAGCCGATGACTCAGCTTGGTCGCGGGCGTTACTGGCGCTTGTGGGGCGTTGACAATAATAACGAATACATCACTATTGGTCTTCCACGTTCGGTCATCTTTGGTCTGAACGGCAATGGTGTTGAGATGCTGAATGTGGTGTACAACACTATCGGTGCTGTCACGCGCAACTACGTCCAGCTTGTATCGAGTTCGAACCTTGCTCCTTCGCAGAGCGCTCGCGATCTTGCATCGCAGGCGAATCAGGTGAAGGACCTGACTGTATCGAACCTGATGCGCACAGTGCCTTACGACGAATGGCACTTCAATATCAACATCTGGAAAGACTACTCGGAGATGCTTATCCCCGACGTGATGCGTAAAGACTTTCCGCTTTACTTCTGTATCTTCATCTTGCCTGGCTTGTATCTGCCTAACGTAGGTAAAGCTGGTACGGAGTTCATCGAGAAGACTGTGGTTGACTTTGTTGCGAAAGGTCTGATGAAGATTGCTGCTTCTCTGGCTTCGCCGATTGTTGATCAGAGTCCTGAGTTGCTTGCTGCACTCTATCTCCTTCTGACTCCTACGCAGGACACGAGCGATATGGAAGCGAGTAACGTGGAACGAACGAACTTCGTGCGCAGCTACTTCTACAACCTGAGCCAGAACATGCAAAACGTTCCTGAGTATCAGGCTAAGGTGGTGCGTACTGCGAACTCCAACCACGTTGCAATGGCGAGAGCGCTAATCGAAGGTGGGTATAACGACCAGCTACGCAATTTGATTGAGTACCTGGGACTCACTAAGGCAGACTGATATGCGCACAACAGAAGGTAACGTACTGGTCCTCGAAGAAAGTTTCTTTGATGATCTAGACCAGCCTGTTTATCCACAGTCAGATGATATGGGGCCTGTCGTAAGCCTCATTGACCCTGACGATAAATCAGTGCTGGCTCAAGTGGTCGCAACGCCGGGCGAAGTTCCTGGCTACTGGACTGCTGATGTTGCGATTCCTAACATGGGGCTGGTGGACGATAAACGTCTGACAGTCAAATGGCGCTATGATTCCGAAGAAGGGATCATGCAGTCGAGTCAGGAACTCATTGTCGAGCCGCTGACTGAGAACCGTGTTACGGATATCGTTACGCTTTTTGGTGACAACGAAACGTTTGAGATGACGTTGCCGTTTCACTTCGATACGCGTGGCGATAAGCTGAAATTCCAGCTTGCGTTAAACAACCAAATCGTTGCATCTGATATCGACTCCGGCGATGCGGGTGTGAAGATGATTGTGAACCGCGCCAAGACCTGCGTGTTCCAAGTGCCTGTGTGGGTTGCTACTCGTCGCTTAGAGCCGATTAGTTTAATCGCGCAGTACACTTCTGCCTCACGCAAGACAACCAAGATGCTGACGTATAAGCTGTGGGCAGTAACGCCGCAGATTCTTATCGCCGCGTCTATGGTAGAAGACCACATCAACAAAGCGCGTCAGTACAACGTTATTCCTGAACTGGAGTATACGCAAGCTGACCTGATTGGTTATCTGTACCGTGGTCTGGCGCTGTTCAACATGATTGGTCCGCGTGTTACTGGCTTCAACGGCACGAACATGCAAGGCACAATCCTTGACGGCTGGATTACCTGTAGTTGTTACTATGCGCTCGCTGCTCAGTTACAGGCAGAAGGGCAAATGGCTTTCGACTTCACAGGGCAAGTCGTTAACTTAAACATGGACCGAACACCTTCGATAGAGGCTGCTCTTGGTAGACTCGAAACGCAGATTCAAGGTCCTGTTACGAACTTGAAGAACAAACTGTCTAAGGCCGGAATCAACGACGGTGATGGTTCTCAGGGTTCTGGTGCGATTGACGGTGCTCGCGCACTTGGCAAGCTCGGCATCACAAACAGCCCAACCACCAAATGGGCTACTGTTGGTAACCGCAGTATCTGGGTCAATGCGCGATATCGCGTAACAGGCTAACCCTAAGTTTACTAATTTCAATTGTCGAAACATTCAGGAGATGACAATGAAGGCTTTCATCAAACAGATTGACCAGCTCAACGACAACCAGAGCGTGGCCATCGTGCAAGTGACTCATAACGTCGGTGAAAACATCGCTGACAACTTCGGCGCTATCGTCAGTGCTTCCTGCAACCGTGAGTATGCTCCGGTCGCTGGTGCAACTACTGTGATCGAGCCAGGCAAAACCACCAGCTTCGTGCGCACCATTCTGAACCGTATGCAGGATATCATTCCTGTGTCTCAGATGGGTGACGAGTTCCAGGCGCTGTCCAAGAACATGTACATGGACAAGTCCGAGCGCATGTGGGCAGTACGCCGTAGCGAAAGCGGTGAAGACGTGCTGGTACGTGAAAGCGACGCCAATGACAACTCTGAACTGATCGATATGATTCGTTCTGTGTCTGGTGCGGCTAACGTTAACCTGGCTTCGTCCATGCCTACTCTGGCTCAGGCGATTGCGCGTCACAACCTGGTGCTGGCTGGTGCTACTGGTGGCGACATGGTTAGCTTCGTGTCTAACTCTGGCGATCTGAAAGTTGGTTTCGTTGCTGCTAACGTTACCGATGACAATACCTTCCTCGTTGTTGACGAGCAGGGTAACGAAGAACAGATCAGCTCCATGAGCATGGTAGCCGTTCTGTCTGGCGACGAGCTGGACGAGAAACACTTCCCACAGGTTGATAGCGTGTCTGCCGCTGCTGGTGTTGACGTGCCGAAACTGTTGAGCTACTACGCTCAAGTGTTCCGCTACAGCCCTGACTACTACGCGAAGATTGCTGGTATCATCAAAGGTCACAGCTTCTAAACAAACCCTAAAGGGAGCCTCACGGGGTTCCCTTTTTCGTTTCCACTGAGGATTTCAACATGGCGGCCATAAGCTTGGATGACATTGGCTCTTTCGCACAACCTGCAAAGACAGGCAAAAAGAGCAAAGCGAAAGTTAAAGCTAAGACCACCGTCAAGAAAGCTAAGACAGTTAGCAAAGGCGTGAAGGTCAAAAAGAAAAAGAAGTCCGACCCATCGAAAGACGTGCTGCCTAAGCATATTGATCCCGATGACTTCTATTCGGATATTGCAGCATCTCAAAAGGCAATGAAGTCTCTTGAAGAACCTAAGCCTAAAAAGGTGAAGAAGAAAGAGAATGCAGTCGAAGTAATCAAAAAGAAAAAGAAGAAGAAAGAGAAAAAGAGTTTGAGCACTGACGTGGCCGCGCTTGAAGGTCAATTTCTTGAGGCCATGGCAGAAGTGCCTGATGTTATTCGACAAGAGAACGATCAGATTGCCGAATACATGACGATGTTCAAGCAGTGTCAGTCAATGGCACGTATCTGCGAGGAACAATATAAGAAGTCCAAACAGAGCCGTGATATTTATGCGCTCATGCAACTGTATAACCAGATGCGTGAGATTATCGCTGACCTCCGTGCGCTGCGTGATGTATCGCAACTGGCCGAGATTCTTAACGCAGAAGTCATGGGACCTTTCGCTGAGTCTGCTGGTACCATTCTGGTTGGCGTGTTCCACCAGATTAACGCATGGAATAAAAAGAACCTGCCTGTTGAAATGATTGCCGGCGCCAATAATCAGACTGAGACAATCATTCGTAATGCTGCGAAAGATATCGAGCAAGCCTATCAGGCGGGCCTATCGAAGACAGTTCAGATCTTTAGTGCGAGCGCCTAAGTCTGTAAATAGAACTGTATTTAGGAGATCAATATGGCATACAGACCGAAGGGTGGTATTGCAGCAAGAACGATGGGTGGACGAGGCAGAAGCCTGTCAACCTCTCAGCGCCTTGCTGGTGTTACTGGATTCGAACGTGCTCGCGCTGGTACTCACGTTCGTATGGACCGAGGTGACTGGACTCGCCTCAAAATGAGCATCATTGACGAACGCGGCAACCAGTGTGAACGCTGTGGCAAGCCTACCAGTCAGCTTATTCTCAACCACAAAGTTGGTCATGCACAGGGAGGCTCAAACATGAAGCATAACCTTGAGCTACTCTGCTATGACTGCGACAATAATCAGATCGGCAGTAACAACCGACGCGGTTCGAGACTGCTGCATGGAGGTAGACGGTGAGTCGTTTGAAATCATATGGCTCAGATGTTGGCTTGGACTTACGCAACTTCCCTGACTGCGTAGAGCCTGAGTACATCGAGGCTTGGGGTGCGTATATCACAACGCAAACGGCGGTTGACCTGTTCCATTCTCTGCCTCAGCCTCTTGGTATGCAGCGTGTGGTAGAAGGCTTCTTGTCTTCTCTCGCTAAGACCAGTACGCAGTTCCTGCTGCGTCCAGTGCCGCCTGTCACTAAGCATTCTCTCGAACAGGCGAAAGCTCTACTCAAGCTCCAACACCGTGATCTGAAACAGTGGCTGCAACGCATTGAGTTCAGCAACAAGTTTCGTCTGGCCGACGTGTATAGTCGCACTAACAGCGATTATAACCGTGTAGCAAACTGCATCAACACCACGATCGATATCTATCTGGTGTATGTGCCTCAGACAACTCGCGGTGGTATTCCGAAAGTCGGAGAGATACTCCACAAGCAGGTTCCGTACTGGTTTTCGAACAAACAGCCAAAGGCTTTGTTCAAAACTGATAATTTGACCATGAAACTGGCAAAGTCTCCCCTGCCTGTTGTGCCGGACACCTATCCACCAATTCAACAAGCGATGCTCTCGCCCCGCGCTTGGCATCCTTGGAATATTGATTTGGGGGTTGACTGTATGCGAGTTAAGGGTAACGCTATCGCGCTGCATCTTCAATCACGCAGACTGTGTTGCTTCCTGTCCTCGTACAAACGTCATGCTGTGGAGAAAAGGCTCAACACTTTGGTCAAGAGCATTTTTATTTAGGAGAAGAACCGTGATTGACGTAAACTCGCGGCTTCATACTTTGTTGGCAGGCATTGCGAGTAGCGATAAGCGATACGCAAGTGCTGCCGATGGAATCATGAAGTCCATCTCAGAGGCGAGAACGCCTATTGAATTGCCTGGGTCAGTTCTCGAACTGCTAGGCCGTTCTAATGTGCCTGATATCACTCCGTATGATCAGGAAGACCTGCTTCTGCTCATGGACGCTCTTGCAAAAGCGTTGCTGTCCATTCAGAGTATCCCTGATACCATGCCTGTTGATGACGGTAAGTATCGCGCTTACGTTGCAGAGTATCGCAATCAATATCAGACACTGACCAATGAACAACTCACGTCTGTGTTTACACGCGACAAGTTCGAAGGACTCAATCCCCTTCGTGCATATGCTCTGGCCGTAGTGCTATCAGATATCGCCGCCGACCGTCGCTTGCCTGTTCCAAGCGTGTGGCAGTCTGTGATTGACAACTATACTAAACTGGGTGAATGATGAATCAGATTATTAGTAGGTCAGCAACCGCGACACAGCAAATTGCCGATACGTTCAATCAGGCACTTTCTGTTCGTCCGTTGCCGCCCGAGTTCGACGCCAAAACGGCGAAGATGTACGCCACAGGGAAGTCGCGCCGTAACTACGAAACTCTCGCAGTGTTCACGGCTTCTACCGTTGCTCGCATCTATGCGGCATTCGACCTGATCAACTACATCGTTATTAACGGTGCAGAGTTCGAAGATATGATCGAAGTCTCTCCTGATGACTTCGTTAAGCGTATCAAGAACAACATCGAAGCGTCCTCGCTGAAAATCAATATGATGTTGAACGGTGACAAGCTGAGCCGTGAGATTAAAACTGCTCTGGCCGAACACCTGTCTGCATCATCTGGTGCGATCATCGAAAACAGTACGCGTTTCCCTGGCGGTAAAGATATCATCATGTCTGGTACTCCGTGCCCGACTAGCCCGCTGGCCTCGAACGGTAACTTCAACGTTCTGAACAATCAGGGTAGCGACCGTCCCCGTGTTGATAAAGACGCGAACTTCGAAAGCGCCAACCTGCGTACCTACAGCTCCGAAGTAGCGCAGTCTGCTATTCGTGTGGCGAAGACCATCTACAAAGATATCTTCGGCGTTGACCGCAGTAACAGCAATGCGTTCGACACCAAGATGGTTCGTATCCCTCTGGATAAAGACTGGTCTGTGTATAACGCTGCTCTGCGTTCTATCCATCCGCTGATGAACACGATTGATATCGATCTGTTCCGCAATCTGGATAAAGCTGTGGTTGATGGTCTTGGTGATTTCATGACTATCGGCATTCGCTCCATCCCAGGTAAGCAGATGATTGATCGCAAGATTCAGGCGATGAAGATCAGCAACGACACTCCTGTCGAGTTCAACGAAGTAGCGCTGGCAACCGACGTTCGCGTCGAAGGCGGCCTGATCGTTAACTTCGAGAAAGAGATGGTTGAGTACATCTCTCAGGGTGCTGACACGCAAACCATGTGTCTGTATCGTTGGTTCCAGGGCTGGGCGAGCTACTACTTCCGTGTTGCTGGTTCTACTCGTACTGGTATCACTCGTGCTGCACGTATTCCTCGTTACGTTACCTCCGCTACCACGCTGCCTGAACTGAAAAAGCTGCGTGAGAAGTTCGGCTACGTGGTGAATGATGTTGTGGCTGACGAGCACGGTATGACTATCATGCCGAACGGTACAATGGCGGTGCTGCCTCGCCGTGAAGATATTGATATCGACATGGTGAAGACTTACGAAACCTCATTGAACGGTGTGCTGGAAGACCTGTTCGAGAAAGGCGTTCCGCTGTCTACTGAGCACGACACCCTGCGCACCAACATGTTCGCTATCCAGAACGGTAATCTGGATTTCGACCGCGACGTACAGGCGAAAGCCAAATCGTTGTCTCGTTTCAGTGATGTGTGTATCGGTATAGACCCTGACTTCTCTCTGATCGTAAACACCTCAAACGGTGGCGGTCTGGCAGTTAACGAAACTCGTACTGTCGGTATGAAGTCTCCAAACTCTCTGGACGTTGCTGATGCTTTAGGCTACGACTTCGCAGAGCCAGGTGAAGCACCGAACTTCCGTTCTGCCTCGAACGTGATTGGTAACATCTATCACAATCAGGCGTCTGGTGGCATGGCTCTGTATCGTCCGTCGTATGACACGATGATCGAAGCTGCTAAGGTTGAATCTGGTAGCGGTAAGTTGATTGAGAGTGTGAGCGAATCCACTATCAAGTATAACTCCACCGAAGGTTCTAACCTGCCTGAGTTGCTGAACATCATCGCACAGACTTGCCAGACCTACGAGTTCATGCTCAAGAACAAACAAGTTCCTGACCTGAAAACGCTGGTGGAGAATGCGCGTAAAGCTATCGGCATGGATGCAGAGAACGCTGCGCTGTCCGAAAGCCCGATGGACAACGGCCTGTATGAGAACCTGATTGCCAACGACTTCTCAGTGCCTGATATGTCAAACGAGCGTCCTGCTCTGACTATGCTGCGCATTATGATTCGTGTGCTGAACGATGCTGCTGGTCTGCGTGGTTCAAACCTGATTGCAACCTCTCTCAATGAGATGGGAAGCATTACGGCTGCTACCGAATCTCTGCCGTCACACACTCACTACTTCGTAATGGGTGAGAAGTCCAAACTGTCTGACATGGCACGCCTCAACAACTACTTCGGTGGTGCGTTGTATCGTGAAATGGCACAGTCTCTGGTTCGCGCTGACCGTAAGAAACTGTTTAGCTCTCTGATTGAATCTGATCAGGCTCCAGGTTCTGGCCGTCTGCAACAAATCATTCTGCCGTTCGCTACCATGTACAGCGACGTGATTCCTAAGTCTCTTGAGATTTTCGAATCGGCTGAAACTGAGATCGAACGTCTGAAACCAGACAGCGGTATCACCATTGATGATATTCGTATTCCTGGTCTGAAAGATGGTGCAGCATTACTGCCGCATCAGGTCGAAGCGCACAAAACTCTGCGTCGTCGTCCGCGCTTTGCAACAATCTTTATCGCGCCTGGTGGTGGTAAAACGATTATCGGTCTGACTGATATCGCGGCTACTATCAAAGAGCTGGACGATTTAGGTGAAGAAGGCATTCGTCCTCTGATCATCTGTCCGTCTAACCTCGTAGCGAACTGGTGTGACGACCTCCACAAAATCGTTGACGGCTGGAACGCAGTACCAATCACTGCTGACACTGTGAACACGTGGGGCGAAGAACGTATGTACGATGTGATCTCTCAGTCACCTCGTAACACAATCTTTATCGTCGGCCTGAGCTATTTGCAGACTGGTACGTTCAACGTTGATATCGGCGGTGTGCGTGTTCGTGTGCGTGGTGCTGTTGAGTTCGTCAACCGCTTCAAGTTCAGCTATGTGTTGCTCGACGAGTCTCACAAAGTGAAGAACTTCTCTGGTGGTCAGGCTGGCTCTCAGGTTCACTTCAACACCAAAGCGGTCTTCACTGCGCCGTCTGTTCGCTATGCTCGTATCGCTACTGGTACGCTGGTGACTGACCGTGTGCGTGATATCGTTGGTCAGGCTGCATTGATGACTCCTGCTATGTTCGGTGATTCACTGGACGTTGCATATGACGGCGCGAAAGATGATATCGAAATGATTCGTCGTGCGCACTCACGTATGGCTAACCATACAGCGTTCATCTCGTTCAAGCGTAAGCATTGGGCGTTCATGCTGCCGAACCCGATTGATACCTTTATTCAGGTTGAGATCGATGACCCGTCAGTGCCTAACTCTGCGCTGCACCAGGAAGTGTACAACGCAATGTACGCGGAAGTTCTGGAGAAGCTGGACGAAGCGGCCAAGAACGCCAAGAAGAAAAGTGGCGGTGGCGATGACGATGACGACGAAGCTGGTGGCGGAGATGGTGATTCCACATCGGATATCGACGAAGACGAAATCGAAGACGGCGATGACCTGGGTGCATTGTTAGCGAGTAACGCTGACCTGAACATGTACTTCCAGCGTATGGAAATGATGCTGACTGACCCTATGGGTGATGACGTTGCCCGTCTGACGTTTGAAGCCGCAGGCGTTACCAACTTCGTTTCTGCGAAAGTGTTGACTATCATCGACCGTATTCGCAAGCACTTCGAAGTTCAGCCTGAGCGTGATCCTCTGATTGGTGAACAGCAGATCTTCGAATGGAAGCCTGGCGTAGAACCGCGTGAACTGGACATTGCTGTCTACAACGGTCAGAAGTATCTGGCGCGTAAGCAGTCCGAAGAGTTCAAGCGTCAAGCGCTGCCGCCTTCAATGGTTCCACCTCCAGACGATCCAGATTACTGGAAGCCTGAGGTGCAAGGCAAGCTGATTGTCTTCACTCGTTATGTTCGTGCTGCTAACGCCATCTACAATGCACTGCCAGCCAACTATAAGAAAGTTGCTGTGGTGTATCACGGTGAAGTTGGTAAGCTCGGCCAGAACAAAGACGCTAACCTCGACGCATTCAAAACTGACCCGAACGTTCAGATTCTGATTGCGAACGAACAAGCGATCTCCGAAGGCCACAACATGCAGATGGGTAGCCGTATTATTCGCTGCGATACTCCGTGGTCACCAGGTACTTACGACCAGTCTACTGCGCGTATCTTCCGTCCTGACGTTGCTGCTGCGAAGTTGGACGAGAACGGTAAGCCAGGCGACATGGCTCGTGAAGTTGTGTTCATCGACTGGGTTATGACGAACAAGACCTTAGAAGTTGGTAAGGTTGCACGTCTGATGTGGAAGACCCTGGAGAAGACTCGCTTCGACGAGAAAGGCAACCAGCGCTACGAAGCACTCGACCAGTATAAACTGGACCCTATCAAAATGAGTGCGAAGCTGCTGATCGACAACAACACAATGGAAGACTTCGCTCCGTACTTCCTCGCGAAACGTGATCTTAACGATATCGAATCGCAGGAGTTCCAGGAGATGCGTAAGACGACGATTGCTGCAATGCAAGCACTGCCGTCAACGCCAGCTCTGACCGACTTCCGTGTGATGGAGCAGACTCCGCTCGTTGCGAACCAGAAGATTCCAGACCGTAATGGCTGGGGCACTGAACGTCTTCTGGATTGGGCGCGTAACCGTAACTTCACCAGCGGCGAAGGGCTGAAAGATTCTCTGAATCGTGCACCTGTCGTAACTGAGTTCGGTAACGGCGTTGTCGTGTCTGTGACTGTTCGTATGGTCGATGGTAAGCTGCGCGGTGACAGTCCTATCAGTACCGTTCGTGTTCGTCTGGCTGGCTCTGGTGAAACCGTTGCAGTTCCTGCGACGAAAGTTCACATTGCTACTAAGGTAGACAAGAACGATCTGAAACGTTTCTTCGAGGCTCGTAAAGCGTGGGCGAACGAGAAAGATCGCAAACGTGCTAATGCCGAAGCTAACCGTGTTGAAGTCGAAGACACTGTTGCTGATGAAACGCAGACGGCTGACACCAAGCAGACAGAGAAGAAAGTCGAAGCGCAGGAGCGTAAAGCTGCTCGCGTGGCCAAGCGTGTGGAGAACAAAAAGACTGGTAAGCCAATCAACGAAGGTGTTGAAGAAGCTGCCAAGAAAGTTCGCCGTCGTAAGGTTGCAGACTTGCCTCCTCTGGCTAACACCACGACGCGCATGAAGCCTGGCGCTAAGGCTGTTGCCGAAGCTACTGGTGCTGACATGGCGATGGCTCTGACGCCTACAGTGTATAACGGATTTGTTGCGCTGTACGCAGATGCGACTGACCCTGATTCAGAAGCGCTCAAGGCATTCGACTTCGTGGAGTTCGGTGATTACGTTTATTACGACTGCGTGTACTACTCGGACTTCGAGGCCATGCTTGACTTCATCGAGGTTAAGAAGAAACTGGCATTCGACAAGCCGTCCGAGAAACGTCTGGAGTTCGTACTGGACTTCTTCGACGAGTCTACGCCGCGTATGGGCTTCAACGTCAAACTGGCTACGAAAGGTCAGGAGCAACTGCCGAAGTTCTTCCTCGTGAAACACAAGTCTGCCTCGGATAAGAAACACGTCAAGGCATACCCGATGATCATGGAAGACCGACTGCGCATCATGTTCGACCTGAAAACCAACCCACAGATGAAACGCTTCGTCGGTACGAAAATCCCGAACACTCGTAAGTTCGGTACGTTCGACCTGTCGCCTGGTATGTGGATTGGCTTCGTGAAGAACGTGGCTACTGCGAAAGCACGTATCAATAAGATCGTGAAAGCAGGCTACAACATCACGAACATTACGAAGGTCACTAAGGCGCTCGACAAGTTGAAACTGACCATGTCGAAAAACAAATCAGTCTAAAAGGTAAGGGGCTTCGGCCCCTCCTTTCATGTGAGGACTCACCATGCTGAACAAGTTCTATCAGAAGCTCCAGGTCATCATGACTATGCTCGGTCTTTATGACGGTGCGTGTGATGGCGTCTGGGGCCCTAAGTGTATTGAGGCGAAACGTAAGTGGGAGATGATGGACGAGTTCGAGCCAGCTACCCCTTCAAACGGTCTGCCGTTCAACGGTCGCGGTAAGCTGCCGAAAGGCATGAACTGGGGCTTTAAGACTCTGGACATTATCTGGGACCAGTGGGATCAAGAGAAAGCTGATGCTATCCTGAAAGAGAAGGGTGCGCTGCTGACTACTGATTTGGTTCACGCACACGCTGTAGGTGAAGTGGCAGAAGCGCGTAAAGCTGCCGAAGCCGAGCCTGTTGCTACTGTAAACACAGTGTCACAGGAACCAATAGCTGCGTCTGTACTCAACACTACTCCAGCCCAGGAAGCACAGCCTGAGCCAGAAGTAGATGACGTCGAGGAAGAGGAAGAAGACGACGCAGAAGAAGTCACGGAAGAGAACACTTCACCAACTCCAGTTAAGCAGAACAACTGGACTAAGAAACGATAAGGAACAGCAATGCACGAAATCACTCTCCCATCTGGCACGGTAGTGTCAGTCTCTGCTGCAAATAAAAAGCAGATCGCCAACGCCGAGATTCTCTTCGGCAAGAACGCGAAATTGATCGTCAAGAAGATTGACGAGCTGGTGAAGATTAAAGAGCTGGACACTTCAAAGCTGTCTGCTGTGCTTGACCTGCTGAACGATGCCGATGCTACTGCGGCCTTCGCCAAGAAAGCTGCTGGTAAGTCTCTGGTCACCGCGATGAAGAACCTGTATAAGGCTAAAACGCTGGTGGCTGTTATCAACGGTATTCGTGCGATCAAGATGAAGCCTGTCGCTATCCAGCAGAACGCTCCTGCTAAGACGACTCGCCCTGTGCGCTCGAACACTGTAGATGCTAACGGTAAGATCGAACGCAACAAGTGGTACGTCATCGATCACACGCGCCACGCGAACGACATTATCATCAAAGGTCCGTTCAAGACCGAAGATGAAGCCGAAGCTAACGTTGAGACAGGCAAGAACAAGCGTGTCATCATTCAGGAAGCGCTTACCGGCCAGAACTGTCTGGACGAAGGTCTGACATGGACGCAGAATCCTGATCAGAAACAGACTGGCGGTACACCAGGAAGCAAAGCGAAGAAAGCTGCGCCCTTCCAGCCGTACTACTCTACTCTGAGTAAACAACGTGCTAAGGACTATGCGCAAGACTTCATCAGCGCTGTTGAGCCTGAAGGTGGTGTTGGTGTTCTTGGCAAGACTGGACGCAATACGTTCAAGTTCCAGTATGGCAAACTTGATATTGCAGTCTCGATGTTGCAGAAAGGCTGGGCTCTGGTGTTCACGGGTCCACATCTGAAAGCTCCACGCACCGTTCAGATTCATCTGGGCGAACTGGAGTCTATCAAGAACGTCATCAAACTCATGATGAAGAAAGACCCAACTCCTGCCGAAGCTAACGCGGCAATCAAGAAAGGTCTGCGTAAACTTTAATACAAAAGGGTGGCTTCGGCCGCCCTTTCTCGTTTCTAAATCTGTAAATAACAGCCATCAATTTGTGTTATACACTCTGATAGGACTAGATGGTGAAAATCAAGCATATAGCTTTTGACTTCGATCCACCTGAGCAGTTTGCCGACCAGCAGACATACGACGGTGTTCGAATACTAAAAGGCGTAAGTAAAAGCGCTAAAGGTGGTAAAGCACTACTCGTCCTCGATCACATGCCAACCGAAGACTTGCGTAACGGCAAGATATTCAGTAGCACAGAAGGTGAGTTGTTCCTGAATCAGATTCAGTATCTCGAAGATACGTTTCCGACCAAGACGACTCTCGACGACTGGAACTTCCTTGTTGTCTCGTACAACATGTTCAAGACGTATGACAAGGGCGAGCAGTTCAAAGAAGACGCAGACCAAGCGTTTGCGGATCGTATTCGTGATTTGATTGTTGAGTACAAGCCAGACTACGTTCTAACATTTGGTAAGGCGCCATTCAAAGCGCTCAATGCCGACAAGATTCAGTTCTCGAAAGATCACTACGAGCACTGGTACGGTGTGGAGATTCCTACGAAGCTCAAGCACGATGGTAAGAAACACAGCTTTATCCATCTGCCGAACGTTAGCTATCACACCGTATTGAACCCGATGCACATCGCTGGTTCGTCGTATACTCTCGGTTACATGGCACGTTGGATGTTGCCGTGGCTGAATAAAGGGATGCGCTATAAGATCGACGAAGTTACGTGTGGTAAGAACCGTAACTGGGACCTCGTGTATGTAACGAAGGTCAAGCAACTTGAGAAAATCTTGAAGCGTATGAAGCGCGCCAAGAAGGTTGCAGTCGATACAGAAACCGAGAACCTGAACCGTATTAAGAATAAGATTCTGACGGTACAGCTATCGGACGACGGTAAGAAAGCGTATGTCATACCTGTCTATCACCGAGACAGCCCATTCAGCCCGAAAGAACTGCGTAAGGTTAAGGAACTGTTTAAGGACTTCTTCGAGGAGAACGACAACAAGTACCAAATCTATACCAACGCGAAGTTCGACCTGAACGTAATGCGCTCTAACTTCGGTATTCGCAGTTATGCAGCAAACGTTTGGGATATTCAGGCGGGCGAGTTCGCCTTCGATGAAAACGCCAAGTCGTTGTTGAACGTAACTGGTAACGGTTATTACAACTTGGCCAACCTGACAATGCAGTTTGGTTGTACGGTGTATCATGAAGTGTCGTTCGGTAAAGAGATGCGAGCTACGATTGCTGACGTTGACCTCGACGAATCGGTTCAAGAGTATGCCGGCCTCGACGTTATCGTTCCATTCCGTATTGCACAGAAGCAGATGCTTCGAGCGAACGACATTAAGTATGGCAAGTATGAGTCGATGGTCAGTGAGCAAATCTCTGACCAGATTCATGCGTTCTCCATTCTGGAAACAACAGGTGCTGGCGCTGATATCGACTACCTGTTTAAGCTCAACCTGCCGAACTCTCCTATTAACGAGGAGATTCGAAACGTAGAGCGTGAGTTCATGAACAGCCCTGAGGTTAAGGCTGCGAACAAGGTGATTTGCAAAGACGACAATGTTCCTAAGATGGGTCTTATGGGCAAAGTCGAAGTCACCAAGTTCGATATGTCGAAGTCGGAGCATAAACAAATCCTCTTCTTCGATGTGATGAAACTCAAACCTCTGAAAGAAGGGGAACAGCTACGTGAGAACGGCAAGAAGACGGGCAAGCTCGACAAAGACTTCCAAGCGGCGTATGCAGATATTCCGTTGGTGTCGCTCTACACAAAGCTCGGCAAAGCGTACAAGCTCAAGAACGCCTACGTTAACAGCCTGCTTAAACTGTGGGGAGAGTCAGAGGACTTCAAACACGACCGTTCAATCCGACCGACTTATGGTTATCTCGGAGTTGTAACGGGACGTACCTCAGCGTCTGACCCGAACTTGCAACAGGTACCAAGTCGAAGCGAGATGGGTAAACTGATCAAGCGTATTCTGATTGCGCGTAAGAACAGACTGCTTATCAAGGTCGACTACTCGGCTCACGAAGTTCGTGGTTGGTCAATCATCTCTGGGGATCAGGGTGTTGCTGACGTATTCGAACAGGGCCGTAAGTTGCGTCATCGTTTCCGTACAGTACCAGACCCGTGGATCGAACACCGCGTCGAAGCAGAAGGTGACGTTCACAAAATCAACGCCGCATACTTCTTTGGTATTCCAAACGTAATGGACGTAACCAAGTCCGTACGTAACGCGGTTAAGACAGTAATCTTCGGCCTGATCTACCAGCAGGGCGATAAGGGTCTTGCGAAGTCAACTGGACGTGAGGTTGAGGAGATTGCTGAGATTAAAGGCAAGTTCCTTAAACGATTCCCTGTCGGCTTAAAATGGTTCGACAAGATTAAGAAGTTTGCACACGAGAACTTCTTTGTTGAATCGCCAGTTGGTCGTCGTCGTCATCTCTGGGGCTTGATGCTGCCTGAGTCACACAAAGAAGCGAACATGGTTCATGCTGCGTGTGATCGTCGTGCGGTAAACAGTCCAGTTCAGGGCTTCGGTTCTGACTTGATGATGTCCGCGATTCGTATTCTTGACCGCATGAAGTATGACTACTGGAAAGCGAATGGCGAATACCCTGACTTCGATATGAACGTATCGGTACACGACTCCTTGACCGTTGACTGCGATTACAAATGGATCTTCCTTGCGCTCGATATGATCGAACGTGCGATGACCAGCGCAGTGGTCGAGAAAGTACAGAAGCGTCACGAAGGGTTTGAGTTCACGTCCGTACCTGAAATCGACTTTGAAATCGGTGCGTCAGAGAAAGACGTGCAGGGTTGGAACTTCTCTTACACGCAACTCAAGAAACTCATTAAAGACGGCCTTGAGATTAAACGTGACGAGCTGGGTGAGACCGACCTCGATGTTGAGAAGACACTGGACAGCATTATGGAAGACCAGTATCATCTCATGTCTGATTGGATGAAGAAACAGCTTTGGGCTAACGATATCAAAATTCGTAGCATGGACAAAGTTAATCCTCTCACCAATAAAGACAAGAAGAACATCGAAGAATGGCTTGCTGAACTTCCGAAGAACACCAAAACGTTTGAGAAGTACAAGGCAGAAGAGGAAGCTAAGAAAGCTGCTGCTGCCGGTGGTGCTCCGAAGAAAATCAAAATCAGTAGGTCTATGCTCAAGTCCGCACTTAAGGGGATTGCGAAGAAATGATAACGGCCGAAGATGTATGTTCGTTCCTGAACAGGCATCTGGTAGAACGTCCGGCATTCATGGGTGCTGCCTTGCGTACTGCTTGGCAGCTTAACCCTGGTGACGTGCCTGATGATATCTATGTTCACCAGATCGCTCCTGACTGTTACAGCGCTGACTTTATCGGCGTTCTGAATGGCCTGATTGCATCTACAGGTAAACGCCTGAATGCTGTAAATATCCAGGGCACACTACAATTTGTTTTAGAGGATAGAGATGAAGACTTGTCGATTACCGAAGAACCCCGCTAAGAAATGCAGCCTTGTGCTGAACGGTACCTTCCTGTCAGATATTCTTAAACGCGTTGATAGCGTAACGCGTTTCTCTGAGTCGGACGACAAGTTGACCCACATTCACTTGCTGGTCACTTATAAGTCCGACGTGTTCGTATTGGGTCGTACACCTGATACGTTTGTTGCGTATCAAATCCCAGGCGCAACTGCCGACACTGATACGGTCATGAACATTGACCCGATTCAGTTGACCGGCCTGATCAGTAAGCGTAAAGAGTTGAACGTCGAGTTCGATGGTAAGACGCTGAACATTAGCGAGCAGAAAGGCAAGTACAAAGCCGAAGTTAAACTGCGTCCAGTATCTGCCGAACAGATTCCAATGGTTGAGCAGGGTCTGCATCACCACATCGAAGGCGGCCATGAGATGACGCGTGAAGTAATCGACGCGATGACTCAGGGCGTTAAGCTGACTCGTTTGAAAGATACGATCACAGGCCAGACAGTGATGTGTCGTGTTATCTGTGACGGTGAAAGCCTGAGCCTCGTTAGCCCTGGCCACTGGACGTCTTCTCGTTATCGTGCAGCACTGAAAAAGAAAGTGAAGCCGTTCCGTTTCAGTCTGACTGGCGAGATGTTCGATTTGATTTATCGCTTCTGCGGTGAAGAAAAGGTAACGTTCCATGTAGATAGTAGTTCGTTCGCAGCCGAAGCAGAGTCGTTTGTTCTGACACTGCCGCCGATTCAGGCAAGCGATGAAGACTATCGTTACATGGACAACATGATCGCGCAACTCGGTAAGCCGTTGCTTGGTTGTGTTATCAAAGGTGACCTGTCTGCACCATTCGCCAACATCTCGACTCTGATTGAGAAGAAAGGTAACACGAACGCGAAGCTCCACGTTAAGAAACAAGAGTTCAAACTCAAGTTTGGTAACGATAGCGGTAGCGTACAGGACAGCCTGAAACTGGCGAAGCCGATTGAGAAAGAGTTCACTACTTCTCTGGACATGCGCATCATTCGTGAGCTGCTGCGTAACATCGGCCGCGAAGAACGACACAACATGGGCTTCCATGGTGCGAACATCAATAGCCTGAACGCATTCAGCCTCAACTATAAGTTCGACACGCACACGCTGTTGTACTTCGGTTATCTGCCAGCATGACAAATAAAATGGCCCAGCTGGTGGTCAAGAAAAACGTCCTCGTTGGGGACGTTTCTTCACTCATACACGATGTGTTGTATGAAATACCTAATGCCCCGCGTGGGCGTCGTCGTTTCTGTCTGATCTATAAAGCTGTGTATGGCGATACGCTTGATATTGATAGCGTTGCACCGATCGAACACAGCTACCACTTCAAGCAATCGTATCTGCGTCTGGCTGACACTGTTGTCGGCTCGTTGCTTGAAGTGTCCGCGAAGTGGTGTACGTTCAATGCAGTGTCTGTTGGCTACATGCCACCACTCGAAAAACTATACAACTTCACCTGTCCAATTGAAGGTCCTTCTGGGGGTCTGCTAATTTATCGAGACGAGCATGGCAGTTTCTTTGCGATGCCGAACAAGACTCCTGAGAGTCCGATTCTCGTAACTGATAAAGGTGATTAATGGACGACCTAAAGCGCATCCGATTAAAGGTCAAGAACGACAAGCGCTACAAGAAGCTGCGGGATATCTATAAGACCAACGATATCTTCCAGCAGCCTCTCGCCGAACTGCAAGACGAAGCACGTAAACTGTTTAAGATGCGTAAGGTCAGAACGCTCAACATCTCCGACCCTACCGCTCTGAACAAATTGGCCGAGTCGATAATTCAAGATCAATCGTACCGTAGCCGTATGACTGAGATTCTCACGCACATCCACACAGCCTCGAAACTGTTAAATGATATGCTGGAGCGATTTCAGGATTACGCCACGGTCACGTATGCAAAAGATCTGAAAGCCGTCGGCGCTGCGAAAGAACGCGAGCGTTGTATCAGAAATATTATGGCCGAATACTACCGCTACGCTGATTCGCTTGACCTGCTCAAGGAAGAGCTTGACCTGTACATCAAGGATATTGACAAATGTGGCTTTGCGTTTAAAGCACTCGTCGATACGATGAACATCATCAACCAGCGTGAGTACGGTCTGCCGAACGTAAGGAAATAGATGTGACTGCCAAAGTATTGGTCGATAGCCGTCTGCATATTCCTGTTAAGGTTGTGGACGCAGACAACATCATCAAGAAGATGACTCACTACGAGTTCGAAAATGCCGTGTGCAAGAACTGTGAGTATCGTTCGATACGGCCGTCCGAAGAATGTCGTCAATGTTCTAAGGGTGGTCTGCTTGATATAACTGTGCTGGCCAAATACTCTGAGATTAAGGGTAAGCGTTATGTGTCAATCCCGTATGGTGAGATGCACCGCTTTGAAAAGACAGCAGGGTTAAGCCTGAAAGAAGTGAAGTTCGTCAACGGTACAAGCCGTGTGCCGTTTGATTATAAAGTGAAGTTCACAGGCAAGCTGCGTGAATATCAGGAAGAACCGTTCGAGAAGATGTTCGGTGAACTGTGTGGTGTGTTTAAAGCGCCGCCTCGTTCTGGTAAGACGGTTATCGGTACTGCTGGTGCATGTCACTCTGGATTCCGTACAGTCATTATGGCTGACCAGAAAGACTTCCTCGATGGTTTCTTAGAGACTATCGAAGCGATGACCAATCTTCCGCAGCTGGAAGAGAAATACGGTAAGAAGCTGTATGGTTTCCCGAAGACGCTGGACGATTATAAAAACTTCCAGATTATCCTCGTGACCTATCAGTCTCTGATCTCTGACAGTAAGAACTCGAAAAAGCGACTCAAGTTGCTGAATGAGAACTACGGTACGTTATTCGTCGATGAATGTCACGCTGGTAACGCAAGCTGCTACAGCCGCGTACTGGCCAGCCTCAAGATGAAGTATCGTTTTGGTCTTACTGCAACGCCGAAGCGTAAAGACGGTCGTCACTACCTGATTGAATCTATCTTTGGTCCAGTGATTGCCGAAGCGTTCGTTGAAGAAATGGTGCCGAAGGTCACGTTGCATAAAACGTCGAACAAAGTGCAGTCGAAAGCGAACTACAACAACAAAAGTGGTTGGGTACGATTCTGTAAGTTCCTTGCTAATCATCCAGACCGCAACGATAAGATCTTTGAGTGGATTATCAAAGACCTCGATGCCGGTCGAAGTATCGCAATCCCAATCATGTTTACCGATCAGGCGCGAGCGCTTGTGCGTCGTATCAATGAGCACTACTGCGAAGAAATTGCGGCAGTGTTTCTTGGTGGTGCGAAAGAAGCGAAGAAGCGTAAGCCGATTATTGATGCAGCGCGTGAAGGTAAGATACGTTGCGTTGTCGGTATGCGTAAGCTGATGCAGCGCGGCCTGAACGTTCCGAAGTGGGACACGCTTTACTACATCATGCCGATGAACAACGAGCCGAACTGGAAGCAGGAATCGTGTCGTATTCTGACGCCGATGGAAAACAAACGCACACCTGTTATTCGCATGTTCATTGATCCGAAGATGGATCGTTCGATGCAGTGTGCTCGTTCCGTTCTCAAGATGTGCTGGAAGTTTGGTTACGCGAAAGCGAAGCGTACACCGAAGAAACTGCGTGACTGGATGGGAGTTGTTTCACGGGCTGAGGCGCTTGATAGCGAACTGCCTGACTATTTCGAACCAGAAGCGAAAGTGAAAGGCCAGCCGTCGAACTTAGGCATGAGGCGATTCTAATGAATCTTCACGAAATACAGCCAAAACCGCAGAATGAGTTTGAAGCATTGCTGCGTCGTGCCCTCAAGGAGGAGGGCATCACACTTGTTCACCAGTCAGTTCTTGGTGCAGCTACAGCCCAGCTTGATGTTAGAGTCAACGTTTCTATTGAGGGTGCAGCAACCAGCCTTGTCGATGCTACTTATGAGAAGCTGACTGTTGTTGGTATGAGTGATGTGCGTAAGACTCTCGGCAATTGCCTGATGTTCTTATCGTGCGATAGCGTTGAAGTTCTCGATACGCCAATAGGCTGCCCTCCTTCGTATCTATTTAAAGGCTGTATCTTCTGCGTGGGTAAACGACCAGAAGCAGATATACAGACAACTTATCTGGCGATGCACGGTATCTATCCAGACCTGCCGCCTTTCGGCAAACTCACCTCTGACCAGAAGAAGATGATCAGCAATCACATTGCTATGCTGGCAGACTACCTGAGGAAGTAATCATGTTCGATCCATTGCATACTCTTATCGTCAACACGTTACGTGCCAATCCAAAGATTATTATGGATGGGCAGTATGATGTAGACGGTGGTGAAACGTTTATTGTTTCGTTCGTTGCAAAAGCACCTGCACCTAACAATCAGGCTGATATTGATCTGACCGCTGTTTTTGATGCGTTCCCTGATGGCTTTGCTGTGCAGCGTATTGCGGACCTCAACCACACTGTTGTGCGTATCCCTACGGCCGTTACGGGCCGCATCAAAGAAGAAGTTCGTGGTACCTTCCGCCTGACTGCCACTAAAGCTAATTGGCAGAGAGGCATTGATGGTGTTGCTGGACAAGAAGGTCGCTATGCCGATGACGAAAACGTGGTTGAAGATGAAAATGATCTCGGCCTTGCGGATATCATCGACCTTTACAGCAAGCTGCCTGAACTCAAAAAGAAACAGTTCACGGCCGCAGCGCGTTTGCTCCTGAAAGGTCTCGCTCTCTAATTTATAGACTGTCTCTTTGAAGCTATAAGGAGTTTAAATGAAAGAGCGTTTACCGCACACTCTCGATATGGATATGATTAAGAGTGAAGCATCCCGCCTGTCAATGAACGTTAGTCAGTGGCGTAACGGTGACGAGGAGCCGACGAGTGAGGTCATTACCATCACTCTCGATTTCTCTAACTTTGTGCATTCTGTGTCTGTCATGTCCAACCTGTTAATGGTGATACGTGACAAACTGGAGTGTACGAATGTTTGGCTTGTGTCTCATGAATGCCTACCGCATCCTGAACACAAAGATCACACGCGCATTAACGTGACAGTCTTCCCACGCACCATTAAGGAATCATGCAATGCGTCTTGATCAACTGCAACGCTATATGTCTGAGCACGGCATCCCACATGCTGTTGCTCTGCACATGGGTCTCAAGCACCTCGACTGGATTTCCAAAGATACTGATATGCAAGCCGAACACTGGCAAAAGCATACTATCTCCTGGGAAGTTCCAGAGGGTATGTTTGACCTCGATAACTGGGCAATCAGTATTGCTGATGCGCTCAAGCTCGAAGAAGCATTTACGATCTACGAGCCAACACTACAGCCGGAAGCCACAGGCATCATCATGTTCTACGGCTTCCGTTTCCACGAAGATAAAACAACCGCATCAGGCTGGCGTATTGTGTTTCAGTACACCTATGTCGATCCAGAAATGGCACTGATGTGATAATAGGAGAACACCATGGACTTTAGAACTGAGTATAACCTAACGCTGTCTACTGCTGCTGGCCGCTTGCTGGTTAAAGCGCTTGTCGAATATCACGAGACAGTGTTGGGATCAGCAATCAAGCCTGGCGTGCTGCCGAAAGTGTTTAATGTTCCTGGTGTTCTCCGCATTGATAATCTGGTCGCTATTGAAGACTACTCATACGAATCTGTGCCGAACCCAATTCACAGGATTAACGCGCGACTTGCAATTCGCCCTGAGCATATACGTCAGTATGCAGCTAAGTACGAGCCTAGGCTTACTGCTGAGACCGAAGAAAATGCCTTGAACGTCAGATTCGTCGTGTGGCAACGCGCTCCAGAATCTGTAAATACCTGACATGAACAACGGAGGGTATTGTGTTAACTTTCGACTTTGAACCTGATGTAGCAAAGCAAATGCAAACGCTGGGCGTAGACCCTCAGCTTCTGTTTGGTAAGCGTGAGCAATTCGATGTGGTCGAAGCCGCGCAGGACTATAAACCGTTATCGCCTTACTTCAAAGGCCGCGTTGTGTCCAAGACCAAACAGCTTACTCACCTTGCGAAGATGATTCAGAATCCTTTTGAAGCTGACCCTCGCATTACGGTGATTAGCAGTTTCCCAAATGATTATCGAGCGAAGATGGCTGCGCTGAATATCTTCAATGCCGCCGTTGAGGACAGTGAAGCAACCGCCCTCAAGCCACGCTGGGTAACGCTGTATGGTGATCGCTTCGACTATGAACAACTCAAAAGCAAGCGACCATCTCTGTTAGTGTTGACCAACGTAACGATGGACAGCACCAGCTATAAGATTGAACGACTGCGCGATATCCTTGAGATGTTTCCAAAGATACCACGTATCGTAGTAACAGGCGGTGGTCCTGACCCGCTCGAACTGTTCACTAAACGAATCCACTTACAGGCACATACTGGTATCTCAATCGGTCCTGCGCATGTAGTGTCGAATGTACTCGAACTAATGACTGCATCTCTTTAAGGAAAAACAATGTTGCTGAATGAACTGAATGCGCTGTTGGCCAAACACCGTGACGAACTTAAACTGCCCAGCTTCCGTGCTGAGGTGTCTTCGTCTGGTAATAACTTGCAGTGGTTGCACAAGAACTTGAAGCGCAACCCTCAGTGTCCTCCGCGCATTACAGAGCTGGTGGCTAAACCTATCTCGGAGCTTACTCGCCCATGACAAATACTCAGTTGATGGTAATCCCTCAACTCCCTGCCGTTCTGCATCAATCGACTGAACTGGTTGATGCGAACGAACTGAACAAGCTCGAAGAAGAGGGCGGTGAGACTCTCGAAGAAGTCCTTGAAGAAGTGGCTGCGCTTGAACTGCGATATAAAGCAGACTGCGAGCGTGTAACCAAAGTGGTTGATAAGCTGAACTCGAACAACAAGCCGATTATTATGGAAATTGAACGGCTGAACGCGGAACTGCAATCAATCATTATCAATATGTCCGAGTCTGACGATCTGGAAGACAAAGCTAATGCAGAAGATCTGCAAAAGCTGGTGGACGACAACTTCGAAGAAGACACCGACCACGAAACGCGTGACAACGAAGGTGATGCGGATCAACAGGCTGCACACGAAGCCTGGTCGCGTGTAGTTTTGGCGAAAAAGTGCAAAGCAATCTATAAGGCAATCGCACGTATGACGCACCCTGATAAGTGTCGCCATATGTCTGCGGACGAACAACTCCGTCGCCGTGAATTGTTCCTGAATGCCAAACTGGCCTTAGCTCGTTTGGACTACGAAGGTTTGGATGCAATTCACATTGAACTTGCTTCGAAATCTCACGATCCACTTAATTTGATCCAGCGTCTGTTACGTGCTCGTGAACGTCGCCAAGAACTCTATCGCAAAATGGAAGCGCTACGCCAATCTAACGAATGGCAGTTATTCACCATCGCATTCCATATGGGTTTCAACGCGGCCGACGAGCAGTATAGCAATCACCTGCAACAAACGCTGGAGGGCCTGCGCCAGATGGTTAAACATGCTCGCATGGCTCAAACAGGAAACGATTCTAACAACCACTGGGTTTAGTCATGACTACACTTGTTGTCTATCATCAAGGATGTGCTGATGGCAGTTTCGCTGCGGCCATTACAGCACTTGCGTATCCCAATGATACGCTTCACTTCTTCCCTGCTGTCTACGCACAAGACCAAGGCGATATCGTTGACGCTAATGGTGTTCTGCTTCAAGACCTGCCTGGCCTTGAGGGTGGTAAGGATGCGTTGTATAAACGCGTTATCGTAGTTGACTTCTCTTTCACTGAAAAGCAGATGGCCATCTTCACCCATCGCTATGGCGGTAACTTCAAGGTGCTCGACCACCATGATTGTCGCAGCCACGAGAAGTATGCCGAAGAGTGTGCGGCTATTGAAGCCTACGACGACAAAGGTGTGCGTAAGCAAGTAAGTCCTCTGCAACTTACTTTCGCTGCTGGTGGGAGCGGCGCGTTGCTTGCCTACATGGCGCATGTGTCTGAGTTCCAACAACACCAATACGCCTGCACCGATAACATCATTCGTTGTGCGCAACTGGTATCAGACCGTGACCTGTGGATTCGCACAAACAAACGTGCGTTCGCGTTCTACGAAGGTTATTCGAAAGATGTATTCTCGGAAGTAGAGAAGTGTGGCCATGTCTACACTGAAATGCCTCCTACGGTTCGCAAAGCCTACAAGATTATCCTTGCTGGCGATATCGAAGAAATCATCGAACAGGGTTTCAAGAACATCGAAATCCGTGACGAGAAGATTCGTCAGATGATTCAGGATAACAGTTACTTCTCAGAACCTAACCATCTGATCGATGTGAAACACGCCGTTGTGCCTTGCGATAAAAACATCGCGTCTGAGACTGGCACCTACGTTTACGAAAACTATGCGCACTTCCAAACAGTGTTGCTGGTGCGTAAAGGCCATCGTGACCCAGAGCGTGTCTACGTTAGCTGCCGCTCTCAGGGATATCCTGAAGGCCATAAGGGTAGTGCTCGTTATATTGCACGTACTCGTGGTGGAGACGGCCATGTAAGTGCTGCTGGTTTCAATATGCCGCTGACGGAGTTTAATGAACTCTATCCTGGCCTGAAACTTGACTTCGATTCTGTCGGTTGTGATTGTTAAAACAAAGGGGTGGCTTCGGCTGCCCCTTTTGCGTTTCTGACCCAAATAACACCCTTCTCCTTGTTCTAGGCCGTCCATTCAATAATTTCAGACAGTCATATAAGGAGACAAATCATGCCCGTTAACTCAACGCATTCCTCTGCTGGTGTTTATACAGGTATTCGGGATCTCTCCGTTGGTGCAACGTCTTTATCTACGGCAGTAGTAGGCATTGTTGGTCAGGCTCGTCGCGGTCCTGTAAACCAGCGTGTTGATGTGCGTAATAAAGATGATTTGAAAAACATCTTCGGTGCAAAAGATCCCAAGTATGGCCTCGGCCTGTATCTGGCTCTGCCTGTTGCAAAACAGACAAACCAGCTTAAATTCGTCCGTATCACCAAGAACGCCAAATACGCTGTTGGTGTGCTGACTGTCGATGATCCAACTGCTGTTCAGCCTGTGTTGCGCATTACGCCATACACTGATGCAGACGGCAACATTGTTGGTGTTGATTCTCCTGATCAGCTGGGCTTCCTGCCTACTGACCCGTTGAACGACAACATCATCGGTTACGTTATTCTGGAAAACCCAGGCGACTGGAACAACCAGATGGCGTTGCAGATTCGTCCGGCCACGCCTAAGGGTCTTGACCCATTCGATGACCGTAAGTCGTATAACACGAAACTGTTTTATATCGACGAATACGAAAACTATCAGAACGGCAGCAACCCGGTAAACTCTTACCAGTGCAGCCTGTATGATTATGCTGATGAATTTGATCGTCAGTATCGTATCGATCACGTTATGGAGAACGAAAGCTCTAACTTCCGTTTCATCCGTAACCCGTACTTCACTACCGATATCGACTTCTTCACCACAGACTTCATCTTCTTCCAGGGTGGTGCTGATGGTGACACCTGTAGTTCTGATGACTTTGCGAAAGCATATCAGGAATACTTCGGTGACCCAGAAGAAGTTCGTGTGACGCTGCTGATTAGTCCTACTCAGGATTACATCATTCACCGTGGCATGAAAGCTGCGGCCGCTGCGCATATCAACTGCTTCGTTATCTGTGGTGTTCCGTCCGCAGAGCAGTCCGTGTCTAAAGCGATTCGCTATCGTCGTCAGACGTTGAACGTCAACGACACCAACATGGCTCTGTATACGCCTGATATCAAGATCTTCGACGAAGACACTGGTCGCTATCTGTGGACTGCGTGTGTCGGCCAGATCTGTGCTGTGTTTGCTTACACGGATAACAACCGTGGTAGCTGGTTCGCACCTGCTGGTATCACCGCTTCGGCACCTCTCGACATTCTGGAAATCGCTCAGAAGTACGATCAGGATGACCGCGATGCGATGACGCGCGAGCAAGTGAACTACATCCGTAAACTGCCTTCAATCATGGGTGGCGGTTATGCGGTGTGGGAAGCAAGCACTCAGTACAACCAGAACTCTGCCTTCCAGCAGATTCAGATTCAGCGTATGGTCGGCTACGTGCTTGAAGTCTGTCAGCGCACTTGCCGCGTTGGCCTGTTTGACCCGAACGATGCCATTCTTCGTGGCTATCTGAAAGGTATCGTCGAGAAGTTCCTCGAAGAAATCAAACTGGCTCGTGGTCTGCGTAGTGGTAGTTCTGGTTCTCAGGGCTATCAGGTTGTCTGTGATGAAAACAACAACACCAACCAGACTATCGCTAATGGCGATCTGATTCTGGATATCGTGTTGGACCCGACGCGCACCACCAAGCGTCTGATCTACCGTTTCAACATCAACCCGACAGGCAGTACCTCCACAACTCTGAGTCAGTAATCAATGAGGAGGGCTTCGGTCCTCCTTTTTTCGTATTGTGAGGTTCTATGCTTACTTTGGCCATTCAAGGTAACTTGGAATACTGCTTCTCGCTGCGTAACAAAGAACTGCGTTTCCTGGTCAGTATGGATAACCCACCGCTACGTGGTACACTCCAGATTCAGAACGCAGCGGGTACGGTGCTCAAGCAGCTTGATTTACCTACCACTGGCACCAGCGCATACTTCGACTTCACTTTGCCGTTCGATACAGGTGAGCATGATATTGTGGCTAAGGCGTATAACGCCAGCACCACTCTTAACGCCACATCGAATACGGTTCGTGTGTCTGTGCCATTCAGTGGTGAATACGGTCCTCGATTCGGCATACACGATAAAGTGTTGTCGCTTCAAGACTACAACGATACCTTCTTCCGTTCTCTGACTACTGTTCTCGGTGAGTCGAGTCCTCAGCTAATCACTTGTCCTCCGAACGAATCTACGTCAGATAACAACCGCTTCTTCTACGTTGCTTGGCCTAAGCGCTTGCTCTATGGATATTTCCAAGAGACTGCTCAAGGCTTCTCAGGCTCGTGGGATGGCGCCATGGAGTTTAACGACTTCAACTTTGAAGGCGCAGCGGAAGTTAGTCTCGGTGGCTTTGATTATGTTGTCTATCGCAATGACTTCCCGTTCGATAGCCTGGACTACGTGTTCCGTATTAAATACGGTTCGACCAGTCCTAAGTCAGGCGACCCTGTATAATTTTAATCACCGCTTCTGGTAAACGGAGAACACAATGGAACTGAAACTTGAACAGTTCATCAGTAACGTTGAGTTGCTTACGAATATCCACCAGCAGAACAAAAACCCGATTATGTTCCGTCTGCCTAAAGATGGTTCGCAGTTGGGTCTGTTGTTCTACTGCTCGTATGCAGTTCCGCGTTTCGTGGTCCTTCCAATCAATGCGATTTGGATTGACTACGACCCTGAGTCGCCTACCTTCCGCACTGCGTTCAAGCGCACTGTGAAAGATAACGCTGACCCGTACAAAGATGTTTGGACTGCGTTGTACTTCTATGACGATGCCATGGAAGAACAAGCGTATGACCCGAACGATCTGCAAATCATCAACCAAGCGCTTCCACCGCTTGCGACTTCAATCACTCGTGGTGTGGGTTACCTGTCTTATCCAGAAGCCGAGTCTCGTGCTATTCTGGAAGGCGATGAAACGCTGACGAACAATCGTGATCCAAAAGATCACACCCACGCTGAGAAGCCTGCAACCATGATTAGTATTAATGGTAGCTATGGCGAAGAACACGTTCCTATCAAAGACCAGCTTGTACCTGCTGTAAATCAGGTCATGGTGCTCGAAGATAATACGCTGCAATGGCGTAAGGTTCGTGAGTCTGAACTCGGCCAACCTACTGACTAACGGAGCGGTTATGACTACACTTAATGATATCGCTGCTGCTCTGTTGGCTGTTACGGGTTTCATGGATGATACGTCGAAAGACAAAATCACTCGCCAGATTAACCCAACACTCAACATCAGTTGTACGTTCATTGCAGCATCGGCAGAACCTGTCGGCGTTGTGTTACCGATGAACGTAGTTTGGTTGTGCATGGATGTGAATAGCGCGTTCTATCGCAAGTTCCTCGCACGTAAGTCCAAAACCCCTGCTGGTGGCTTCCAGAACACCTGGGAAGAAGTGAAGAACTTCAACTCACTCTGGGCACCTCAGTATTATGACCCGTCTGATATCAGTGGTGGCGACGAGATTCCAAATGCGTCTGTTGACACCTACGGTATTGCGCGTCTGACAACTGAGCCAGCAACTGTCGGTCGTCCTACGTTCGTGTCTGTCTCTGACCCGCGTAACACTGACAAGCGTACACCGCTGCCTCACGATGAAATGCACGCCGAGAAGCCTTTGGTCGATGTGAAGACTGTGCAGGACAAAGTGAATATGGATGCTAACGTAGGCGATAACGGTTCTACCTTCATCGCTGATTCAAACGTGAAAGCGTCTTATGGCCATCTGATTGCGACCGACATTCTGGGAGATAATGAATGAGCGTAACCACGATCGACGGCTTTGCTAAACAGTATATCGCATTGGCTCGTACTTGCGGTCTGACGCCACGTAACCCAATCACTTTCCTGTTCCGTCCTAACGCGAACGATCAAACGGAAGTGCATCAGGTTGTTGTGTCAATGACCGAGCCATCGTTTTCTGAAAAGCCGTACAACCTGATTTGGATTGATGCCAACACAGGTAGCCCGCAGTATCAGTATGTGCTGCGTCGTACATCTGCTGTGTCTGACGGTAATCACCGTGGTTCTTGGGTGACCGTTACTGACTACGCGCAGTTGTTCAGCCAGAAACAGTTCTTCCGCCGCGTCGTAGAGAACGCTGCTGACCTGGGCATCGAAGTTGGCGATCTGGAAATCCCACACGCAACTCCAAGCCGTCTGGGTAGCATCGTCACTAAGACAGAGCCTGCGAATCCTGACCTGCCTATTGCTGTGTCAAGCTCCGACCCACGTATGAGCGATGCGCGTTATCCTACGAATCATGATCACCCTGATTATGCTCGTACAATGATTCGCCTGAACTCTCTGGCGTTCGTTGAAGTCGCAAGCTCTAACCAGCCTGAGCCTGGGTATGTTCTGTCGATTGTTGATCAGGACCCTGTTAACCCGAACAAGTATATCGGTAAGTGGGTTAAGCCTACTGCCGATAACGTCGAGTGGGAATCTCCTCACCTGATGAACTTGCGTATCAGCCTGCCTGGTAACGCAAGCTACATGTCGGATAACAGTAGTGTCAAACTGAACATCGACGCCGAGTGGTCAAACAGTATTGAGCATAACCCTACTGGCGTTGAGTGGTCCATCGAAGAAAACGTTATCGGTGTGACTATCACTCAGGACGGTACGGTAACGGCGCCTGACCTGGCTGCTGACGTTGTGCTGAAAGTTACTGCACGTAAGCGCGATCCTGTTTACGGTAATTGGGTAACAGCTACCTACGATCTGCTGATCAAGAATGCTTTCATTCCTGATGACGAGCTGGTGTCTATCGCTATCGTTGGTGCAGACTCTCTGTTCTACAAGCAGAAAGAAACCTACGCCGTGACTGCTCGCTACAAGTCTGGTGCTGTCGCAACAATCATGCCGACTAACTTCACGGTGGATAATGCGAACGCGCTGTCTCTTGTTGGTCTGCAAGCCACTGCGAAGAAACTGCCTGTTGATACTGTGGCCAAGCTGACCGCTACCTACGTATACAACGGCCTGACCTTCACTGCGACGAAGAACGTCACGGTTAAAGCGCAGTTAATCACGCTGCTCGAAGTGCTTGGTTCTTCTACCATTGCTTCTCAGCAAAGTGAAGCCTACACGTTTAAGATTACGTGGTCGAATGGCGACACTGAAATGATTACGCCGAACTCTTTCGTTGCTGCACCAACAACGTACACCACTATCAGTGGCAACGTGGTGACTGCTCGTAAAGAGACAACTCAGGACCGCAATATCGTTCTGACCGCGACGTACATCACCGCAGACCAGACTGTCACTGGCAACAAGAACGTTACTATCCTGAAAGAGACTGCTGTGGTAACACTGTCTTCTCTGGCTATTCAGGGTGCGAACACAATTCGCAGCGGCGAAAGCGCCAACTACACGTTCCTTGCTACGTACTCTGACGGTACGACTAAGCTGATTGACCCAGCGACGTTCACCGCAGACCGTCTGGATATCGTGACTATCGTGAACAAGACTGTTAACGCAGGTACCGTGTCTTCTGACATTCCTGTGAAACTGTCTGCCTCATACACCGAAGGCGGTATCACGAAATCTGCAACTCTCGATATCACTATCGTGAACGTTGTGCCTGTTGTTGACCTGACGATGATTCAAATCATCGGCCCGTCGTCTGTTCAAGAGAAGACCACTACACCATACACGGTGCTGGCTACTTACTCTGACGGCCACACTGCGACGATTACTCCTAACGAGTTCCGTTTGCAGACGGCTTCGCAGTACGCAACATTCAGCAATTCTGAACTGATTGCGGGTGCAGTACCTATCGCTAATACCAGCGTTACTATCTACGCTGCGTATACTGAAAATGGTATCTCGAAGAACACCACCCTTCAGGTAACTATCGTTGGTAATCCACCGACTGTGACCTCCCTGGAAGTTCGTGGTAACGACTCGATGAATGAGAATACCACTTCGCAATACACCGCGTGGGAAATTCTCTCCGACAGTACAGAGCGTCAGGTAACTAACCCAACGTGGACTGTGATTCAGGGCAGCGCTATCGCAAGCATCGCACAGACCGGTGTGCTATCTGCTGGTGAAGTGACTCAGGACACTACTGTTCTGATTCGTGCTTCCTACGATGGTCGCAGCGCACAGAAATCCGTGTTGGTTAAAAACGTCATCGTTATCAGCCTGCTGTCCGTTCAGCCACAAGCGCCATCGCCTGTGTTTGACTTCGGTACTGTAGCTGGTGTGACGCGTGACCTGCATAGCATCCTGACATTCTCCGACTCTACTACTCGTGAAGGTACTAGTGGTGAACTGTCTTACACGCTGTCATCTGCGGCTCAGACTTACTTTGAGATCGTTGCTGGTGGCACTACTGGCTGGCGTATTCGTACCAAAGCACCACTCACAGGTTTCTATGGCACACTGACCTTCCAGCTTAACGTTGCTGCGACTGTTGGTTCTGTTACCAAAACTGGTAACGTGCAGTTCTCCGTTGTTGGTCCAACTGACGATGTGAGCAAAGTGGAAATCATCGGGGATGACTCTATCACTGAGGGTACGGTATCTGGTGACTATCTCGTTCGTGTTACTCGTCTGTCTGGTGCGACGAACGAATACCCGTCACTGCCAACGTGGTCACTGCCTCAGGGCGCTGCGTATGCAACTATGTCTGTCGGTTCTACTTCAACTCGTGTGAAGCTGACCGTACCTGCTAACTCGATTAGCCAGAACCAGACTGCTACGCTTCGTGCTGCTAACGTCACGGTTGATGGCCAGACGTATGCACCAGAGAAAGTGATTCAGCTTATCAATCAGGCAGCAACGATCACTAATCGTGAACTGATTGGTCCTACTGCTGTGAACAAAGGTGAGACTGGTACCTACATTCTCCGCCTGACGTTCTCTGATAACACGACGGTTGACCTGACGCCTGTTGTTACGCGTAGCTCTGGTTCCACTACAGGCTTCACGTTCAACGGTAACAACACCATCACAGGTAACACTGTGAGCACTACTCAGACCGCAGTTATCACTGGTACTGCTTCGTATAACAGCCAAGCGCAGACCGCGACGCTGACCGTAACGAACACGCCAGCTCCACCGACTCCTGACTCTGTGACTATCACTGGTCCAGCTTCAATCATTGGTGGTGTGACTACTGCATACACTGCGACTGCTACTCTGTCTGATGGCACCACGCCTGATGTTACGACTGATAGCGGTACGACGTGGTCAGTGGCCGTGAAGTCTGGTACGGCAACTGGTCTGAGCGTCACTGGTGGTTCGTTGAAGTCTGACGCCGTTACTGCTGATGCTGTGGTGACTATCACCGTTACTTACGTTAAGAACGGTAAGACGGTTACTGCGACCAAAGACGTTACGCTCAAACCACAACAGTCTTCTGACCTGGGTGCTCGCTTCGGCTCTCACTCTAAGATCAAGTCTACTGCTGGCTATGACGCGGCATTCGTGCAAGGTCTGCAAACTGCGCTGACTACGAGCGGGGAACAGCTCCTGAACTGTCCTGCGAATACCAGTACATCAACGAACAACGTGTTCTTCTACGTTGCGTGGCCTAAGTCTCTTGGCTATGGTTACTTCGTTGAGTCCGTACAGGGCTTTGCTGGTTCATGGGATGGTGCGTTGGAGTTCGATGACTTCAACTTTGCTGGTCCTGCCGAAGTGACTATCAACGGTGTTGATTACGTTATCTATCGTAACGACTTCCCGTTCGATAATCTGGCGTACACGTTCAAACTGACCTACGGTTCATCGAACCCAGGTTCTGGTATCGCGTAAGGAGAATAGGATGCCGGTTAACATGACTTCGTTCCTGTTGCCAGCATCCGCAGCACTCCCATACCTCCTTGAGGATAAATATCTTCGAGGGGGTATGCGCTGTCTGCCAACGCTCAATGATCGTGACACTATGTCCGTAGGTAATAAAAAGCCTGGGATGCTGTGTTACGTCACTGAGACCAAGAAGATGTATCAACTTGGTGCGGATAACGTGACGTGGGAAGAAGCGAAATTCGGTGGCTCTAACTACAAGTTCGAGTCACCTTTCGTTACTGCTGTGGATGAAACAGGTCTGACAGTTGTAGGCCTCGACCCAAGTAAACAGGTGCCTGAGCCTCAGTATGCGGGTATGACCCTCATGTCTGGTGCAAACGGTACGATGTTCTGGGTTGATATGAGTGGTAATGAGAGTGCTGGTGTGCGTAAGACCGTAGAGTACGAAGCCGCCGACTACATTACTCCTGGCCAACATCTCGACTTCGATCTGGCAATGAACAAAACGGTTATGCTACTTTCTGTTAGGCTCAATGCCTTTGACGTGGAATTAACTGCGTACCAAAGTTCACTGCGCGATGACAGAAACCCGTATATATTCCGTTCCACTGCTAATTTTCTCGAAGATGATGGTGTGTTTACTGACGTGGACAGCGAAGGCAATCCACTCATACGTAAGCTCCGTCGATATAGCTTCTTATCCAACAAGGATAACACGCCTTCAATCGCATGGCGTATGAAGAATATCGGCACATCGCCGTCGAAACCGAAACTCACTGTAACCTATCTGGTAATGGAGTGATCACCATATGGCTATTCAACGTGTAAATGCCACTAAGCTCGTAGGTCTGGAAGAACTGACCCGCGATCTGGTAGGCAAAATGATTACGGCTGGCTTCTCGCTTGTTGCTGTTGACGGCACAGCAGGAACCACCGTAACACCTTCTGGCAAGACTTTCTATCTGCTGGCTTCTGCCTCAGTAGATCCACTCTACCAGAACCAGAAGTGGGGTATCATCCTCTCTGCTGACAATACCGCTAAAACTCTTAGCGTGAACGTACTACCTGACAATCAGGTAAACAGCACCGACTACACTGCGGCAAAACGCTCTGCTACCGAAGAAGTAGGTCGTATGTCTAAAGGCGGTCTGGCTGCTAACTTCTTCATCGATCTGGTCAATGACTGGAAGATGGACGCAGCCGCCGATATGTCCGCATACCCGCTGACGTATGACTTCATCACTACCGACCACGGCATCGCTCTGCATATCAATGCAGAAGGCTTCGACAACAAGGGCACTGCGTTTAGCTGGTTCGTTGTTCAGCGTGGCGTACAGTCTGGCGATACTACCCCTGGTGATCATAGCCCACTGTTCGCTATCTTCTCCTGTGGTGGCGGTCTGGCTGGCGACCCTGACACAATCAAACCAGAAGCGGCTCTGCGCTACACAGTAATCGAAGACGGCATTTTCTCTGCTACTCTTCCTGTGTCTGCCGTGCAGCCTACTCCTGACTCTGCGCCAATCATTAACCCTCTCCAGCAGGTTATGATCGCAGAAGGGAATCGTGCTATCGTTCTGTTCCCGCAGATGATCAACACTCAGCGTTACGTGTACTTTGCTACACTGGACATGCTGGGCTACACTTCTGCCGACGTTCTGTCTGCTGGTTCGGAAGTAGAGTTGAACCCTCTGAAACAAGCAAACAAAACAAAATACCTGGGCATGAACGCTAACGGTAAAGACAACCGTGGTATGCGTCTGATGCTTCCTATCGGCACAGGCAGCGCGGCTTAATTAAGGGGATAACAACTCATGAACAAACTGATCGTGAAATCCGGCTTCACCAGCAACCTGAAAATGTGGAAATCAATCCTGCAGGATCTGGTTGATAACGGCTTCAAGCTGGTGAGCGTGAACGGCACTATCGCTTCGACTATCCCTTCGACTGACCTCGCGTCTTTCGTTATCGAGGCGACAAGCACCATCGACCCAATCTCTGGCACTGGTGAAGGTCAACAGCGCTGGCGTCTGGCGATGAAAGGTACCGAGAAGCGTACTCAGCTTTTCTGTGCTGCGCCTGAACAGATCTCTGACACTGGTACCATCTCTAAGATCGGCGCTATCACTGTCGGTTCTGCTACCGTCAATGAGTACGCTGGTCAGATTGGTGGCCGTGCAACTACCTCTCAGGTCAACCCGTCGTCTGGCGACAACGAAGTATACTTCTGGCATCGCGGCATCGTGAACCAGGGTAACACTACGTACTACGCTGGCACCATGGCGTACCCACCGTCAGCTAGTCAGCCTACTGGCCAAACTAGCTCTGATAGCCTCGTGTTCGCTGATCCTGAAGCAACTCCGTTCACGTATCACATCGCACTGTCTGATCACGGCGTTGCTATTCACATCCAGGTTGAAGGACGTGACTCTGATGGCTGTCGTGGTGCATGGCTCGTAATTCAACGTGCCATCAACTCCGATGGTACTGTTGTGGTTGATGGTAAAGCTCCACTGTTCTGCATGTTCTCTGTGAACGGCGGCGGCTCCATGAACAACAACGACGAAGTGCGTCCTGTTCCGAATAGCCCCGGCTCATATCAGATCATGCGCTTTACCGTGCGTGAAGCTGATGTGAACGCCCCGACTGTTCCAGCGCCAGCGCATGTTCACAGTGCGGATAGCTCTGCTGTTATTAACCCATACCAGATGGTTCCGTTCTCCGAAGATAACCACTTCGATTTCCGTCTGCCTGCAGGTTTCAACACGCAGCGTTACAGCTATCCGTACGAAATGGATATGGTTGGTTACGCGTCTGCTGACGTTATCTCGAACGGTACCCTGATTGATGTTCAGGTGTACAACGAGAAAGAAGACGACGGCCAGACTGCGAAGAAACGTACCTACAAAGCTCTGACTGCTAACAGTCCGAACAACACAGGGATGCGTATCTTCCTGCTGCAAGGCTATAAAGCCCCAGAAGGCGCCGGAGCCTAATCCTCACAGGGTGCCTTCGGGCGCCCTTTTTAGTTTCTGTTTCGTGAGGTGAACAATGGCTGAAATGATTCCTGTTGTGTCGGCTACTGGTGCACAGTCTTGGTCGGACAGTATCACTGTTCAAGGCCACACTGATGCGCTAACGTTTCGCGTAGTAGGCGGTACGTTTGACGATGCGACTACAGAAAAGGATATCTCGCCGAGTTCTGGTTCAGACTACGCAGTTAGCCTTATGGCCAACGTTATCGTAGCTGCTTCCGCCACGCAACCTGTTCTGCTGTATTACAAAGACGGTGACTTGTGGGTGCTTGCGCACTCTCTGTCTCGCATCTTCGTTACACCACAAACGAAAGAGCTGGACTACCGTCTTGTCGTCAAAGGTATGGATGCAATGCCGAAAGGCGCTGCTGTCAATCCTACTTATGGTGGTCTTGTGCTTGGTGGCGGTGTACGCATACCTACAGTGCAGGACATGCAGCAATCGGCAGTGGCAAAGTTCTCGGACTTTGAATCCACGTTCTTCGATTTAACCAAGCCTGTATCAATCGTCTACGACCGTGTGGCTCGCGCTCTCTACTACATCCACACAGATGGTGCTGTGACGAATACGAAAATCTTCGGCGGCATGTACGACGTTGATATCGCAGGCTACAAGGTCAGCTACGACTCTACAGGTAAACGTAGCGCCGTCGTATTCCACACGTCAGGTCAGATTGACGTGCTTGATGAAGCGATGACGCAGTTCGGTGAGCCTAAACAACTCGGCTATAAAGTTAACCGCGTTGTGTGTCGTCGTGCTGGTGTTGGTACAAACACAGTTGATAGCTACGTTGCATTTGACCTTGATGGTCGTGCGCACTATCTGAATGACTCGTTCGTCGAAACGTCAGTTAAGTCAGATCGTTTCTACGTTAACGGCTCGGATAGTTATGATGTGCTGTCAACACTGGACGGTAAGCTGGTGGGTGGTAACACTGCTGCCGCACCTGCAAACGTCTTCTGGTATCAGTTCGTTCCGAGTTCGTTACTTGTATTCGGGCACGACGGTACCAACATCTACCAGTTCAACTTGCGCGATAACGTCCAGAACGTTGCTGCGCGTCCGCTTGTCGCTAATGACCTTGTTGTGTTTAACACGACTGCTGCGTGGTCTGCGAAAGGCGGTAAGCTCGTTGCTGGTATGGACACGAACGGTAGTAATGCACTGTTCGACTTCGCATCCTCAGACAGTCCTGTGCAAACGCGTGGCGGCTGGCCTTACATTGAACTCCTGACACCTCCGTATACTCAGGAAGATACGTATGACCGCCTGTTCTATTACACCGCACGTCCAACGACTGGCCTGAAACATCTCGCTATTCGTGACTACACCGTGAACATGCCTGATCTGAGTGCTGTAGACTTAGGTCCGTCTGTAACGTTCAAGGTTGTTGTCGATGCGGGTGACCCTGATATCGGACTGCCTATCACTGCTCCTGAGGGAGTAACTGTTGCGGCCACGATTGAAGAAACGACTGTAGACGAAGATGGCGTAGAGCACACAACAACCGTGCCTGTGACCAAAGTGTATGATGGCCAAGAGGTCACTATCACACTCAGTCATGCGTATATCACCAGCACGTCATTCCCGATCTCTATCGGTCGATCTGTTTATCAGTTCGAGATGAAAGCTGATGATACGCCTAATGCTTTCTCATGGCAGAACATTCTGGGCATTGATAACGACACATGGAACCGTACCGAAGATGTTACGATCAGTGGCATCAACGTTTCTGTTCCTGTTAGTGTGCTGGTGGATGGTGTAGAAGACTATAGCCGCGTTAAGATTTTTGTCGATGGTATCGAGACAGCAATGCCTGTCTTTATCCGCAACAATCAAACACTCGGTTTCAGTATTCTGCATGAGAACGACACGACTCGCATTGACGTCGATGTTGGTCAAGGCACTTCTCGCTTCGGCCTGTACACGATTGTTGAGGCGCAGATTGACGTCGGTCGTCATTGGGCATACATGCCTGTCGGTAAGCAGGTACAGTCGGATGTGTTTACGAACACAGGCACAATCCCACTCACTCTGACAATCGACACGACGGATGCGCAGTTCGCACAAGGCGGCCAGACAGTCACGTTGCCTGTTGGTGGAACCACCAGCATTAAGTTCACGCCTACAGAGAATAAGCAGTACACGATCAAGTTCCACTCAGATCAGTACAGCTATGAGTGGTATGTGTGGGCAGATGCTCAGTGGCTAGGTACTGCTGCTCCGACTAAACGCGCAGAGCGTTATGTTATGGGCGATAGTGGTACGTTGTTTGTCGATAACATCCCAGACAACTTCTGGACGTACATCACGGTGCCTGCAGGTATGCTGCTGGATGTTGATGGTGTGCGTGTCGAACAAGAGCTTGATTCGCGCGGTGTGTACAAAGAGCAGGGTCTCGTCATCGGTCCGTTTGAATGCGCAGACACGATGCTCAAGATCTATGGCCTGCCGTCGCATGACCAGCCTCATACTTTGATGTTTGGTGATGCACCATTTGGCTGGCTGTATGATATGACGGTTGATCCGTCGTACACTGCTTATGCCGATGTTGCTGTCGAATCATTTGGCGTAACACACTCTGATGCGGTGCGTGAAGCCGTCACCTCAGTCGATGCGAAAACCTATAGCGCTGCCGGCAGTTCTGTTGTTCTCGTTACGCCTGTGTATGACCCAGAGCTTGATGAACAACTCAAGTGGCTGGACTTCTCTGATGCTCAGACACACATTGGAGATTCGACTGGACGTACTGTTGAGGCAGGTCCTACTGTAGACAAGCAGATTATCGCAGGTCCTCAGTTCGATACGGGTCATAAGGACTTCGTGGATAACTTCCGCATGTTCGACCTGATCGCTCAGTCTGATATCGTGATCGATAAATTCGATTTGTTCGAGCTTACGCAAGGACAGAAAGACGTTATCGAAGCGATGCCTCTGCCTGCATTTGCCGATAAGACAGAGAGCGTAACAGCGGACACGTTCCCACTGTTTGAGCTTACTCAAGGCCAAGTTGATACTGCTGCCGAGTTCCCCCTGTTCGAAGCTACGGTTGGCGCCGATGTTGTGTCAGATACGTTCTGGCCTGACTTCACCGAAGCACTGTATGTTGTTAGTGATACGTTCATCAATAACTTCATCGAACATCTGGATAACGAACCTCAGTATTTCGATTTGCGTAGCCCTGAGTATCGTACAGGCATCAAGGCTAAGTCTGATCAGATTCTGCCGAAGTTTGCACAGGTGAAAGGCGTCTACCCTGCTGATGCTAGTCGTGCGCGTTACGTGCAAGATCTTGGCATCAATAAAGCAGAAGCGTTGGCACCACGTCAGGCAGCAACTGGCGGTGTGTTTGCTCAGGAAATGACAGAAGCACGTTACGTTCCTCCTGGCACAACGTATCATGTGGGGTGGGCACAGCCTCAATGGGCTCCAGCTTTGGTCACCTATAAAGTGGATGCTATGTCTCCACGCTATGTTGACCCTATCTATCACCCAGCGATTCTGTTCTTACCTGAGATTCCTTACGTTCGTCGTCTGCCTATTGCGCCTATCTATCACATGGCACCAGCAGAGGCAGAGCACTCGAAACCTTCTGTGATTTATCACGTGGGCAGTGCAGAGAGCGAATGGTATCAGCACAAACAGGCCGCAGATAGACTGCCTGCGTTTGGTCCTGAGGTTACAGCGAATCCAGTTTCTTATCGTCACTTGATTGAAGGTCAGTTCATTAAGACCAGCCAGTCAGGTAAGACGGAAGAGTTGGGCGCTCGTCAGGTCAACACAAGCACTGTCATTTCTGTTGCTCGTCAGGCTGGTAATCCTGTTACCCCTAAACCTATTCGTGTAGAGATTCAGAAGTCACGCAAAGCCACCAGCACAGCTTATGGCGTTGCAGCTCCTGTTGTCGAAGCATGGACGGTTGAGCCAAACCACGGTTCGATTGATAAGCCTCTTGAAGAGGGCTATTTCGCTACGGAACTTGATGCGTTGCAGAACGCTACTCAGGTCTGGGGCTTCGATCCTTCTGTGGTGTATGCTATCCAGCAGCCTAATGGCTATTGGACTTGGGCGCAGATTACTGTGTGCGAAGAATCTTGCGGTTCTATGTCCTGTGCCGCTAGAGGATATTTGAGCGGGGGTTAATCCCCGCTTTACCTCGCGCAAGCTAATTTCATCGTGTGTTCGTACAACATAGAGACAATAACATGGTACTTTCCGTATCTGCATCCTATCAAGATGCCGTATCGAAGTACGCGTGGATGAAGTATACTGGTTCACGCGGAAAAGAAGTATCCCAACGAACTCATAAACGCATGATTCGTGAAGGTGATATCTTCGGTATTCTCCCGCTGCGTAATGGCGGACGCTACACTCTGATTTTCCCTGATATGCCGCACGTCGATTTTCCACTGGATAAGGCTACTGGTCTTTTCCTGATGGAACGTGCATCGAAAATGCGCAAGGTCCCTGATGTGTTGAACACTGAGGGTAAACGCGTTAAGACTGCTGGTGCTAAGACGTTGCAGCGTCAGTTGATGCGTAGCCAGTTCGATGCAGCGCGATTCAGTCCTCGTGGCGTAAAAGCCGAAGCTGTTAACGGCCTCGACTTTGATAACTATCAGTGGCGTATGGTTGCAAGCCCTGAATATCCTGTGAAGACCTCTAAGGGTATGACCAAGCTGTACAAAAACGATATGATTGGTGTGCGCTTCCTCAGACAGGGTAAAGGCGGTATCGTTGTTAACACTGATGGTATGTACCTGAAAGTGGACGATGCACAGTACGACCTGCTGGTGCATGACACCAACATCCTGCCTATCAATGACTGGCCGAAAGGCACTGTCGATGTTGATACTGTCAAGGCTTATCGTCGTATCGTTCGCAAGGCACGTCGTCGTTCTCAAGAGGAACAGGAAGAAGCGCAACGTCTTGCAAACAACGCGAAGATTCTGGAGCAGAAGCAGCAACGCAAAGAACTCCAGAAAGAAGCGCGTAAGAAAGCCCAAGAGCGCTCTGCTGAAATGCGTGACCTTCGTGCTAAGGTTAAGTCTGGTGAGATTGAAGCACCTAAAGCCGAAGTGCGCACTGTCTATGAGGACGGCATTGACCGTCGAGGTAAGCGCATTCGTGTTATCGAAGAAGAAATTCTCGATGATGATATTGAGGAAGTAACCGACCTCGATATCGACGAGCAGAAGCTGGAAGATATTCTGTCGCGTAGCCCGTTCGCGGGTGATGCGTTCAACATCGAAGATTCTATCGGCTCGCTGTTTGGTGGTGATGATTCGCAGGACCACGAAGAGCCTGCTCTTGACCTGTCTGATATCGACGAACCAGAAGATGACGAGGAAGATACACCTCCGCCTAAGGTTCGCGCTAAAGGCAAGAAGGTCGCTCCTGCTCATGCCGAAGAAGAGGAAGAAGAACCTTCCGAAGATGATGGCAGTGAAGAAGAGGAAGATCCAGATGCAGAAGAAGACACTGACGATAGCGATACAGGTGCTGATGATGCGGGGTCTGAGGACGACACCTCCGACGATGATTCCGAATCCGTGGATGATGACGCCTCTGACGACGAAGGAGCTGACGGAGAAAGTGAGGATGGAGAAGACGATGCACAGACAGACGATGATGCAGACGCATCTGATGCAGTAGACGAAACATCTGCTGAGGAAGATACGGACTCTGACGTTGCTGCCGCAGAGCAGGAAGCGAAAGAGACAGCGAAGAAAATCGCCGCTGCTAATAAGTCTACTCCTGATCATCGTGCCGAAGAAGCCGAAGAAGGTGACGTTCTCAAGTTCCGAGCTGATGCCAAGTTGAATCGTGATTGGGTTGTGTTGAAAGTCAGCACACACTCCAAGTCCGACAACATCGTCATCTATACGCTGTATGATATCACCAATAGCCCTGATGAAGTTCGTCAGGTACGTGTGAATCGTGCGCGTAAACAGAACCTTTTTGACTATGCAGAACATGTGAAAGATATGGCGCCTAAGCTGTTCAATCGTGTGCTCGACATGGCCGAAGATTATCCTGTCAACAAAGACCCTATCGCCAGTTAAGGCTGTAAATACCAGTGTTACTGACGATTGGAGAATAACATGCAAATCTCTTTGAAGCGGCTCGAAAAGAATCCTGATAAGGTTCTGGACACGCTCAATTTGACGCAGGCAACGAAACTTGTGGCGCATCTTGATGATGCGTTCCACACTGATTCGGAAGGTCTGATATCTGATGCAGTGTACGATCATATTCGCAACTACATCGACAAGCGTTGGCCTAAGTCTAAGCTGGCGCGTAAAGTCGGTGCGCGTGATGATTCGGATGTTAAGCTGCCTGTGCCGATGGCGAGTCTCGACCAGTTCGTGCTCGGTGGGAAACAGTTGACTAAGGCTCTGGCCGAAGATGTTGATTGGGTACTCACTGACAAACTCGATGGTCTGAGTATTGAGATCGTCTATGAGAAAGGCGTACCTGTTCGTGCGCTTACTCGTGGCGATGCAACCCACGGTAAAGACGTGTCGCAGCACATTCCTGCAATGCGCATCCCTCAGAAAATCTCTGAGAAAGGCCAAGTGGTGTTACGCTGTGAGGCGTTGATTCCATATAAAACCTTCATGGCAAAGCTGCACGAATCTGCTGGCGGTCGCTTCAAAGCCGCACGTAATGCAGCGTCAGGTCTGGTGCGTAACTTTGAGACTGCGAAAGAGTTTAAGTACGTCCACATGGTGTGCTTCGGTATCATCGGTGGTAAAGGTGCTACGCTCAAGCAGTCATCTCAGTTCAAGCTGCTGGAGAAGTGGGGATTTGAAGTAGTGCGCCACTTTGGCCCGATGCGTTTCGAATCTGAGGAAGAACTCATTCCTTGGCTGGATAAGCGTATCGCCAAAGCGAAGTATGAACTCGATGGGATCGTAATGACCCGCGATGTTCCCACTCCAAAAGCAACGGCCAGTAACCCTAAACACGCCTTCAAGTTCAAGATGAACGTTGAGTCAGACACTGTTATCGTGACTGTCAAAGACGTAATCTATCAGGAGACCAAGTACGGTGTGCTGGCTCCTGTTGCAATCTTCCCGCCTACTGTTATGCCTGGCGGTGTGACTGTTGAACGTGCTTCTGCGCACAACGGCTTTTACGTTGAGCACGGCTATCTCAAGCCGAAGAAGAAAGGCGCTGTGCTTGGTCCGAAGAAACCAATCGGTCCTGGTGCTAAGGTTAAGTTGATTCGAAGCGGCAAGGTAATCCCATATATCATGGAGATTCTCAAGCCAGCTAAGAAGCCTAAGCTGCCTGACGTGCCGTACAAAATCAATGGCGTTGAGTTCGTTGCTAAGACGAAGACCAGTGCTGCTGATGCTCGTATGCTCGGCTCGTTCCTGAAAGGTCTGGACGTTGCGAATACAGGACCAAGTACCTGTAAGCTGCTTGTTGAGTCTGGTATCAAAACACCTCAGCAATTGTTCATGACGCCTATGGCTTCTCTGCGTGAGATCGTTGGTGATTCGCGTGGACGTCAACTGGCGAAAGACCTGAAAGCGTTGAAGGCTGGCGTGCCGATGAATACGTGGCTGAAAGCTACTGCTTCATTCTTCATGCGAGGCGCTAATACAACGTTCGACAAAGTTGTTGATGCCGTACCTAACCTTGAGCAGTATCTCAAGAAGGGTAAGACTGCTGACCTGACTTCTAAGATTAGCGGTATGCACGGCGTCGATAAACTCGCACCACAAATTGCAGATGCGGCCGTTAAGTCTTATCTGATGGCTGTCGAGATGGATGTGACTCTCGTTGCACCGAAGAAAGTGAAAGTGGTTAGTGCCAAGCTGAAAGGTATTAACGTAGCATTCACTGGTGTGCGTGATCGCGACTTGATGCAACGCATTGTCGAGCTTGGTGGTACAGCGTCAGACAGCATGAAGTCCGACACGACGATTCTGATTGCTAAAGACCCTGGCTCTGGTTCTGCGAAACTCCAGAAGGCCATAGACAAAGGCATTCCTGTTATGAGTATCGCGGAGTTCAAGAGCAAATACAAACTGGAGTGATTATGCTCTCTTTGCCTTGTACGTTCGACTACTGGCGTAACTATAAGCCATTGGCTCCGAACCTGACTGTGCGAGTGCGTAACTCAGGTGACACTGAGATAACTCTCGAAAAGATCTTACAAGGCGCTCGTGACGAAGTGACGTTGCATAGCCCAACTGAGGGTGTATTGGATAAGGTGCCAGCTCAAAGGGGTTGGCGCCTTTCTGCGATCAAGGTCAATGACCCACTGGTCGGCACTGTGCGACTGAACAATCTGAACGAAGCCTTTATCTACAGTCCTCGAAGCGGTTACGTTGGTGCAGACTGTTTCGCTTACATCCTGACTAACGGCACACAGCAATCCGACTCAGGTACGATTACCCTTGATGTTTATCAGTGGTACACGTATCAGGTCTTGCTGTACAGATTGAACTCGCAGAAGACGTACCATCGTTTCACTGCGAAGCCGTTCATGAAGTATGCCACAGGTCAGCCTACATTGAAGCCTGTTAAGTTTGCGCAGATAAGCTGGTACTACAACCAGTATCGCGCTGAGACAGACAGCAAAGGTGTAACGCGAATCTACAAGCGCCGTGTTGTCATGCAATCAACCGTTGCTGATTACACTTCCTATTACAACCGTCAGGTGTATGCGCCTACAATCATTAACAGTGCGGAAGAAATCCGTGCATACACTTACTTTGACGACTCGCTCGGTGCAGGCTTTGATGGTGACTACTCACATCCGTTTGTGCCGAAGAACTCGCAAGGCGACATTGAACTTGAGATAAGACTCTACACTGAGGAGAAAACAGTTTGGAGTCCTGCTTTAGGGCGTAATATAACGCAAGTCGACCTTGATAAGCCACTTCTCCTTGACTACCGCCTGTCTGATATCTACGGCAAGCAGTGGTGGGATAGCGGTAACATTTTAGTATAACCCAAATGAGGCATGTATGAGAATTTGCGTAGCGGCTATCTGCCGTAATGAAGAAAAGAATATGCGTGAGTGGTTGGAGCACGTTGCTGGTGCTGATGCGATCAGTATCGTTGATACCGGTAGCGAAGACCAAACCACGAACATCATCTCGGCGTTCACGCACCCTAACCTGTACCATATGTTCGACGTATCAGAAGAACGTAATCTGGGCGCGAGTCGTGAGCTGGCCGCTACGCCATTCTCCGAAGATGACCTTGTTGTGTGGCTCGACATTGACGAACGTTTCGATGACCCTAATTGGGTTGAAACGCTGCGCAACACTAAGCACATTAAACATGCCGAAGCAGTTTGGATTCTGATGCGCAACGGTGACAGTCACTACCAGCAGATGAAAGCGTATCGTCGTCGCTCTTACTTCTGGAAGTACCGTGCGCATGAAGTCCTGTCTTCTCGTAAGCCTGGCCAGCAGTTGCGTACAGTAGAAGCGACCTTTGCAACTGACCACTACCCTGACCATTCAAAGCCTCGCGGTTATCTGCTGGAGCTTGGTCTGGACGTGGGTGATTATCCTCATGATGATCGTTGCAGCTTCTACTATGCGCGTGAACTGTGCTACGCAGTAAGCTACTACGAACGTCCTGACCTACTGGACGATGCCCGTCGTGAGGTAGATCGCTTGGCCGGCATTGCGAAGTGGGCTGACTATGTTTCTATCGCTAACATTGAGCTGGCGAAAGCAACATTCAAACAGGGATTCACTCAGGAGGCGATTGCTGCATGTTATCGCGCCATCGCATTCCGTCCCGACCGCATCGAGTGTTATGCGATGCTGGCCGATATCTTCTATCGTCATGGCGATAACATCAATGCTACTGGCATGGCGATTCAAGGCATTGAAGCCACTAAGCAGAATCCAAAAAGTTTCTTGTTTGACCAGACCGCTATTAATTTAGACCTATGTTACGATACAGCTTATTGGGGCTGTCGTAATCTCGGTATGGTTGAACCTGCTCTCAACTACCTCGCCCAGCTTACCATTCATCGTGGTGAGAATCTGGAAGAGGCAATTCAGAACTCTGGTCTGCTTGCCTATTTGCAGCAGCCTGCTACTCAGGAACAAACAAATGACAGTGAAGCGATTGGTGAGATCGACGTCGGGAGTGCGCCGACTGGAGAAAACGCCTCAACAGGGGATAGTGAACAGCGCGGAGCTGACAACTACGAAGTTAAGCGAGTCGTTGACGGCAGCGAACAAAGCCAGTCTGATTAACGCATTCGAACTGGCTGCGCGTAAAAAGCTCGGCCAGCCTATCAAGCCAGAGGATGTTCTGAGCGTGGCGAAACGTACCGTTGTTCCTGCCATTGCTGCGCGTATCTACACAGAGATTGCTAACAGTACCGAGAAGCAGACGTTCATGACTCTTGCGCGTCTGGCTATCGGCCTGTCTGAAATCTACTGCAAGAAAGCTGGCTTGACTACTGGCTCTCAAGGCACACAACTGCCTGTAGTGATTGGCGGTTACTTCCTGAATCGTGTGCTGGAGGATAGTTCCAGCACTATCGCACAAATCAATGCTCTCGAACTTCCTATTGAACAGAAGTTCGCTGCGTTGTTTGAATCATTCTGGGGTTCACTCGACGTAGAAGCATTGAAAGAGAAAATGGTGCCGCGTTCTGAATCTGCATCGCGTGTTACCTTCAAGACCATCAAGGCGCCTGATATCTACAAAGGCACTGAGCAGATCAGTTATGCTGTTACTGCTGGTGGTCGTGTGTGCGGTAAGATTGCGTGGGATAAAGCCTGCGGTGAATGTTCTGAGAAATCTACTGGCTGGGTAGTAACGTTGTTTGATGGATTCAACGAAGCAGCCTATCGCTCTGGTCGCGGTACTAACCCGCATGAGCCGTTCACTGCTGTCCATAAAGGCGAAGTCAAACTGCATAACCCATCGCGTATGACTCTGGCACTTGCTAAGTCTTGGGCGCGTGGAGCACTGCGAGGTTAACATGCCGCAATTCTCTTTTGCTCATAACATTGGCGACATTGTTTCGTTCGAGATTCCGTCCGAGCATTGTTCGCCGTGTATTCTGCGTGGCACAATCAACTCTATCCTTATCGGTAAGGAAGAGGCTATCTATATGATAAGCAGCCGCTACGCACAGCACCCTGTTTGTGAATCTGCTATCGTTAAACCGATATTCAGTACGAAGTCTTTCGACGTGTTCTACCCAGGCGTCGAAGTATTCGTGAAGACAAAAGATGGTTTCGAAATTCCCGCATTTGTCGAAAGTGCAGTAATTTCTAATGGCCGCTTACGTTATTGGCTGAACAGCGCAAATGGACTCGACGGCTTCCAAGCAGACGAAGGCCAAGTACGTCTCGCCAATACACCAAGCAATATCGACAAATTCCAATAGGGAGAACACGATGGACCAGTCCATTCGTTCCGAGTCGTTTGATACCTCGGACATGGGCCTCGTCGGATTGAATGCGATTGACCTCCACAAGGAAGATGTTAGCCGTACAGCTAAGTCTATTCGTGTGGATGCCTCTCGTTTTGGTATTCAGACAGGCTCTTTTAATCTCGACGTGAACGTGTGGCTGCCTAAGGCTGCTGAGATGTATAACACGTCGCGCAATATCAGTGACTATATCATCGTGCCTGTTCCAGTGAACATTACTGAACTGCCGAACACCAATGGTGATGCGTTTAGTCTGCAAGAGTGGCTGACGTTCAACCCTGACCAAGGCCGTCTTGCGTATCAGACGTTCATTGGTAAGCCTACGTTCATCGAACACAACAACAAAGACTATCGCCAAGCCATGGGCATGATCTTCGACAGCAACCTGTCCAAGCTCAAGAACTTTCGTGGTGATCATGCGCGACTGACTCTGCTGCTGGCGTTTGACCGCACTCGCTGTCCTGAGCGCTGTGACCGTATTCTTAGTGGTGACCTGAACACGTACAGCAAAGGCACAACCTACCGTGCTTATAAATGCAGTATTTGTGGTCAGCTCGTTACTCCTAAGCACCGCAACTTCTGTTCGCACACGGCGTTCAACAAGCCAACGTATCTCGATGCGCGTACTGGCCGTCTGGTTTATCGTGACTGTAAGATGCTTACTGGCTTCGAATGCAGTAGCGTGGACGATCCAGCATTCGCTTGTGCTGCAACGTACAAAGAACATTTGTTAAGGATGGCCTGATGCTCGGAGGTCTGTCAATCACAGACTATTCGTACTATCGCTATCTGGGTCCTTCGGCCATGATCTCAAACGGTGTCCATATGGAGACTCGCGAGGTCATTGGCCTGTTAAAGGTTAGTAGCGACCTGTACTACATAGCCCATCCTAAATACGATCAGGCTTACGCTATCAGTGGAGAAGACGGTGACAAACTCATTGAGAATAGTCGCTCATTCACTGCAAAGCCTGACGCTCTCTTTAAGCCTGGTTTCGACTTCACTCCTTACGAGGAGAAGAACAAGAAGCCTGAGCCACCAGCAGAACCCAAACCAGAGCCTGTGTCAGTTAAGAAAGAAGCAGAACCAGCGCCTCCTATATTCACAGGCAATGATGACAGACCAGGCGAAGACACACCAGACTCCATGAAAGCTGCACAGCGTCGTCTGATGGATATGCCTGATTTTGGTAATTTCAAACCATTAAAGTACGCGTCTGCAATCTATCCTGGTGGTACGCCGAATAACTACTCCATCAAGCCTGTTAAGAAATGCGGTAAAGTGCATCTCGAAGTAATGGGTATGGATGATTTACGTGTGCCTGGTGTGACTCTCGAAAAGAATGGCGTTAGTCCTCCTGATTATGTGCTTAAAGACATTCAGGAGAACGTTATGCCTGGGGTTGGTTTAAACCTAGCATTGCCATTCAAACGTCTGTATGTTGGCGTGTTAAAAGCCAGCTCGGATAGTGGTGGTAGTCACATTGCGACGTATCGCGTACACGGCTTCCTGTACGGTGCTATTTCAATCCACCCACAGCAGTTAGTGCAATTGCTTGGTGGCTATAATAGCCTGTCCATGGCCCACGTTATAACGCATGAATTGGCGCACTTTGTGGACCATACTATGCTGCGTAACGTAGACCGTATGAAGTTCGATCAGGCTATCCGTGGTAAGAAAATACACCCGGATTCGCTTAATGCACGAACAATCAGTTCGGTACCCGCCGAGCACTTCGCAACGCTTGCGGAGCTGATGGTTTGGGGATATAGTCTGCGCAACGTATACACCTTAAATGGGGTAGAAATTGTCTCGAAATACTTCGAAAACAGATATATTCCTCAGACTGACATTGATAGCAGAAAAATTTAAAAATACCTGAATTTTTTCTGCACATTTTAATTTCAACCTGTCGATTCAACGACTAAATTCTATGAGGGTTTTAACCATGCCAAAGATTACCCAACTCGCGGGTATCCTGTGTGTCGGTAAAAACCATAATCAGGCAGTAGAGAACTTTCGCCTTACTGCAACCGGTCAGAACCTGATGATTTATGGTTCTGCTAACGGTGTAGGCTTTGCTTCGCAAAGTGGCGCAGACCTCTACAATCCTAACGGCGGTGAAGAACTGCTGGTGGAGCATCCTGATTTGGTTGAGAAAGCCGAAGTCCAGTCGCAGTCTTCTGCTGGTGACGTTAAGGCGCATTACACTATCTGTCTGGATGGTTGTGGTAGCCACGTTATCTCTGACTCTGCTGCGCTGGTTCAGGGCTGCTGCCCATCGTGCTCTGCTGACCTGTCCGAAATCACTGACGAACGTGTTACGCAGTTCCTGGCCGAATCTGCTTCCGCCGACGAACAAATCGAACACGCTGGTCTGGTTGCTACTGGCGAGACCGCGCAAGCTGCACAACGCAACTTCGCTCTGGCTCTGAGCAACGCACACGCGTTCACCGCGCTGTCTGGTACTGGTAGCTTTAACGCTGCTACTACCGCAAACTTCGACCCGTATACCGGCCAGGCTGTTACTAGCTGTGAACCGCAGGAATCTCCTGAGGCAATCACTGCGCTGTCCAGCGCTGCTGATAACGGCGAAGTCGAAGCTCACATTTATAGCTGCTCCGCTAACTGCGAACAGCCGTTCACTGTAAGCTCTGACGAAGAACCTGTGTTCTGCGCTCACTGCTCTGCCGCGCTGGTTGACGAGCCGATTGAATCTCAGTCTGGCGACGACGGCGATGACAGCGACATTGATATCATCGAAGAAGAAGACCTCGAGGACGAAGATGATTCGTCTGATGACGAGGACGAAGACTTCGACTCTGAATCATCTAACGATGATGAAGACGATATCGACGACGAGGACGACCTCGACGAAGACGATCTGGATGAAGATGATCTGGACGACGAAGACGAGGAAGATCTGGAAGATGACGAAGACCTCGATGAAGAGGATATCGACTCTGAATCCAGCTCAGACGACCTCGATGACGACGAAGATGATCTGGACCTCGATGACGAGGAAGATGATCTGGATGACGAAGACCTCGAAGAAGACGATCTCGACCTCGATGACGAGGAAGATGAATTTGATTCTGAAAGCAAAGTCGTCAGCCGCGTCTTCGACAGCCTGTCCACTGTGCAAGTGCAGCACGGTACGCTCGACCCTCAACTGGTCAGCCTGAGCCGCGCTACTGGCAAGCTCGACACTGTACACATGTACTATGACGGCCAGCCGATTGCTCGCGCAACTCTCGCTTCTGTATCTAATGCAGTCGGCGAAGAAAATGCAGTGAAATCTTTCGCATCTGATAATTTCATCCGTGCAGTATCACACTCTCTGAATCAGACTGGCGTGACCGGCACTTGTGAAGCATTCGGCTTTATGCCGTATCAGATCGAAATGCCGGTTGATAAACTGCTGGCCGCAGAATCTGACGCACGTATTAGCGAAGCTAGTGCGAACGTTACGAGCACTATCGAAGAAGCGACTACCGCCTACGGCGACCGCCTCGTTGCTGCTCTGTCTGCATCTCAGCTGGGTATTACCAAAAACTTCTGGGGCGATGTGCGTAACCCAATCGTTGATAGCCTGGTCAACTCTCTGTCGGCTGCTGGCATCAAAGAGCCTCGCGCTCTGATTGAACGTGCATTCATCGCTCACGGCAAAGACTTCCTGAAGGTATCGCTGTCAAAAGCGCTGGACCTGATGAACAAGTCCGAAGTCGCACAGAACGAAATCTCTGAGTCCATCGACGCGGCTGCTGGTACTGTTACCGCAGAACGTGCGCCTGTTGTTCAGCAACAACCTGTAGTTGCCCAGGCTAAAGCCCCGGCGTCTGCTGTTGAACTTCTGGCTCAGGGTGACGAGAAAGTCGAATCCCAGAGTTCAGCTTCCACTGGCTCTTTCGAAGATAAACTCGCCCGCCTCCGCTGCCTGTAATGGGCAGCAAGCGGTAGCAAGTTAAACCTTTATCTCTAATCTGGAGAAACTGATTATGTTGTTTCAAAACGCTACTGATATCGTACAGACCCAGGAAGCTGATCTGCTGCCGGGCGAAGTAATCCACGAAGAAGGTGTTGCACTGGTTTGGGCTCGCGAAGGCGGCCACTCCTACCTGCGCCTGTCTACTGGTGCTGCCGAAGAAGTCTTCGCTGGTTTTGCTCTGGCTCGCTCTATGCCGCCTGCGCACATGAACCGTGTGGAAGAGTTCGCAATCGACGCGACCAAAAAGTTCACTGCTTCCCGCGTTCCTAACGCTGGCGCACTGCTGGTTAAAATCGACGGCGTTAAAGCTGAACAGGAAGCTACTGCTTCTGCATCTGCTGCCGGTAAAGTTGGTGTGCAGGGCGCTGACCTGTACTTCCACGCTGACGACATTGGTAAGAAAGTTCGCATCGTGTATGCTTACGAACTGACCGTGACCGAAGCGCGTTCTTACACTGCTGATGCTCCTATCGGTGGTCTGCCGTCTAACGTTGAAGGCCGCGTTGGTTACATCAAACTGGGTAACATCGCTACCTCTATGTTTGACCCAACTGCTGACTGGTCTGCTGACAACGTGCTGCATCCTACCCTCGGCCCGAACGGTCTGCTGACTATCGGCGGTAACGGCACTGTGCTGAAAGGCTGCATCATCAAGCAGGCGCCTACCACTGAACGTGGTTACCTGATCGTTGAAATGTCTTCCTCTTACGGCGCCTAATCGTCGCGCACCGTAACTGTTTGAACTGAAACTTACGAGATTATTCTCAGGAGCAACTAATGAACAATTCCTTAATGCGCGGCGCTAAAGTAACTCTGCGTAACGGTGCCCCAATCGAAGACCTGCGCTTCGGTGGTAAAGGCGATCTGGCTCTGAGCCAAAGCACTGGCGAAATCAACGCCTACTCGAACAAAGACCTGCTGACTCGTATCTCTGCTCTGATGGCAGAAGCTGCTGCTGGTAACCTGGTTCACTCTCACTCGGGCGCTCAGAACGGTCTGTCCGAAGCTGAGAAGATCGAGCTGATTCAGGAAGCTGTTGCAGACGGCAGCGGCGAGAAGTGGGCTTCTCTGGGTGCATCTATCGTTGCATCTATCGAAGACCGTGCTGAACGTGCTGGCCTGCTGCGCAAAGTTTGTAAAGGCGCTACCGTTCGTCAGGGCGATATCGCTCGTATCGAACTGAAAATCCACCAGGCAGAAGCAGTAATCGCTACTGGTCCTACCGACTTCGGTTACCGTCAATTCCGCGGCCGTGTTTACACGCCTGCTGAGTTTGAACTGAAATCCAACATCCGCGTAAGCAAGATGGACCTGGACCAGATCAACGGCGACCTGCTGGACCGCGCACAGCAAGACGGCCTGTCTTCTATCATGGTTGCAGAAGACCGTCTGTGGAAACGCGCTTGTGACCAGGCTGTTGGCGTTGCTAACCCTGTCACCTGGGTACACGGCGACCTGACTCCGCGTCTGCTGTCTACTCTGAAAAATTCTGTGTCAAGCTGGCCGCTGCCTGTAAGCACCGCTGTTATGGCGCAGGACTACTGGAACGATATCGTTGGTAACGATCAGTTCAGCTCTGCTCTGGACCCAGTGTCTAAGTATGACCTGATCACTACCGGTCGTCTGGGTACCCTGCTGGGTATGGAACTGATCACCGACGGCTTCCGTGCTCCAGAACACCGCGTTCTGCACGACGGCGAACTGTACGTTCTGGCTGACCAGGACTACCACGCAGTGTACACCACTCGTGGCGGCACCCAGTCTACCCCGACCAGCGGCGCTAACCAGGGCAACACCGACCGCGGTTGGTTGCTGTCTAGCACCTTCTCCTTCACTCTGGCGAACGTGCGTTCTGTCGCAAAAGCCGTCCGAGGCTGAGCATAGTGCAATGAGGGCAACATTACGCTGCCCTCTTAACTGAGGACCAAGCATGAAGACTTTATCTGGTTCCTTAGCTGCACTGGCAATCGTCGCGGCGCGTGACGGACAGTGGACTGATGTTGCGCGTTTGCTTGCTCAAGCGGCGTGTGCACCAGACGCTGAGGACTTTCTCGAATGCGAACTCGCAGACAACTTCGAAGCGTCATGCCTCGTTAACTCTGTGTCGAACGCTTCTGGAATGGCTGACTCCGTTGCTGCGTTATCCGCTGCTTTAGAGCTTAATGCCGAGGAAGAAAAAGCCGAGTCCCTTTGCGACGACGAAGTTATCAGCCTCAACTCTGATGACGACGTTGAAGAAGAGGACGAATTGGAAGACGAGCTTGAAGATGAAGAAGAGGACGATGCAGATGATGCTATCGAATCCGATTCGTCCGCCCCTTCCACATTGATTCGTTTACGACTCGACGACTAACACCCGATTAAGGGTAACCAAAAGGGTGGCTTCGGCCGCCCTTTTTTCGTATCTGGAGCGAGAAAATGAGCGCGAACCTTGCTGGTATGCTCAAGAACAGTACGTCACTGAAAGCTACCATCTTTGGCTTTCAACGTCAGTTCCGCCAAGGATTCAACTTAAAGCGTTTTGTTTGGTCTGTGCATAACAACCCTAAGCAAGGTATTCGTGCAACGAACAATCAAAGCACTGACTATCCATATGGATGGTTCAAGTTGCCTACTATGGCATTCAACCGTGAAGAATCGGTGAACATTAAGAACATCGCTCGACACGGTTCAGGCTGGGCACTAGGGAATGATGACACTAACGCCGTCGTGGTAACGAACTACTACTTCCCTGTAACACTCACTGGCTCATTGTTCGTTAAGTTCATGAATATCGATCAGGCTCTGCTGTTTATTCAACAGGCGCTTATCGCAGGCTTAACTGACCTCATGAGTTTCTCTATCGAGATGCCCTCGTCCAAATGGACTGTGCGCGTTAAACTCGATGACTCTATCCCTATGCCTAACATTGATGACCTCGATGACGGCAGTACGCCGGGTAGTTTCGAACTGGAGATTCCAATCACGATTCACACCAAGATTGGTTTCAATCTGGAGCAAGCGAAGATTAACAACTACGGTGAAATCACCGAGAACGTTGAGATCGATATGGACTTAGGTCCTCGCGCTATGGCTGCCGCGGAAGAAGATGAAGAGGAGTTCGACTAATGTACACACGCGAGAAGTATCGTAAGCTCGACCGCACACTGGTCATTGATAGCCGTGTACGTGCTGTCACTTCTAACCAGAATGCCATTCTGAAACGACAGTCACACGCTGTAGGTATTCCTCTCGATGGTGAATATCAGATGCAGAGTGTTATCGTTGGTCCGAAAGGCTACGCACTGCCTGAGGTTAAAGGGCTGCTGTACATTGATACCGCAGAGCCTGTTGTTCTCCAGTTCGCTGGTGGGCAAATGATTATCGAAGGCCAATTCACACTCACAGGAAAGATGGCACAATCTGTTCTGGTAAGTGACGTGGATCAGCGAGTTAATGTGATTTGCTATTGAGTTCTCGCTAATTTCATACAGTCGTTACACGATGCCCATTCTTATGGAGATTCACGATGTTACAACCTAATCACCCCTCTCCGGGGGTCTATTCGCAGGAGAATGATCGCAGCAACCAAGCGTCACTTGTGCAGTACGGCATGTGTACTCTGGTTCTGCCATTCCCTCGCGGACCTGTGGGTGTTAACACAACTGTTACCTCTAAGGATGAGATTGACGCAATTTTTGGTCCAGCAACGGGGCAGTACGCTAACAACGTCCAGAACGCAAAACTTCTGATGACGAAAGCAACCAAGCTGAACATTACGCGTGTCGCTCTCTCCGTGAAATACGCAGGTGTGTACCTCACAACTTATAATAACTTTGCCACCTGCCGCCCTCTCGGTGACGCTGGACTTGTTGACCCTGAGCAGATTGCTTTCTCTGATCGCGATATCTGCCTGATCTACGCAATGTCTCAGTACGCAGCGGCAAACGACATGTACATCACGTTCGAACCTGACGTGACTGATGCGCTGGGCATTAAGTCCATCATCAAAGTGTATCGTGTCGGCTACCTGACTCCTCTTGAGTCACACACCGTAACAACGCGCTACTACAAAGACGAAGCTGGTAACCAGTTCTTCATTGAAGACGTTATCAACGTTAACTCCAAGTACATCCGCGTTAAGCTGAACGAGAACCACTACAAGCTGGTGGAAGACCCGAACTATGTGGTCATCAACTCAATTGGCGGTGGCCCTGCTGACCCAACCAACCCGACTGCTCCTAACGGTCAGTTCACTGGTGGTAGCGACGGCGCTGTTATCGACGTAGACCATTCTGACGCGACTATCGCTAACCAGAGTCTGTCTGCTGTCCTTACTGCGTGGGACAACTACCGTGACTGGGAAGACGTTCAGGCAGGCATCCTGTGCTCTGGTGGCCTTGAGCATCCAGTGATTGCGAACAAGATCGATGAACTGGCCGAAAGCCGCATGGATTGTATCGCTACGCATGGTGTTCCTGTTAGCCTTCAGGCGCGTGACAATGCTGTTGCGTATCGTCGTGGCAACAAGCCCTACCAGCAAGCAGAGTTCTCTATCATCGGCTCTTGGTCTGCTATCTCGAACGCTGACGTTAAAGCCCGTGATAACGACAATGCGCGTGACTACTATGTGCCTGCGTCTATCTGTATGGCGTACTGCATGTTGACTGCTGACCAAGTAGCATCGTGGTTGGCACCTGGTGGTCTGAATCGTGGTAAGCTGGACTTCGCTACTGATGTGCGCTATCGCTTTAAACAAGGCGACCGCGACGTTCTGGTAGATAACCAGATTAACCCGATTGCTATCTTCGAAGGCGAAGGGATCTTCATGTGGGGTGCTGATACCACCTACACTACGAAGTCTCCGCTGCAAGATATCGGCATCCGTCGTCTGCTGGCAATGCTTCACGCTTCTGCTCGCGCTAACAACCTGAGTGCTGTTTTCGAACCGAACGACGACATTCTGAAACAGCGCCAGAAGTCTGCTATGGAAGCAATCCTCGAACCAATTAAAACTGGTCGTGGCCTGCGTTGGTATGCAGTTACTTGTGACTACACCAACAACACCGCAGAAGACGAAGCGCGTGGCGATCTGATCATCGACGTGTTCCTTGACCCGACTCGCTACACCAAACGCATTCACGTTACTGCTATCGTACCGCCTGTCGGTGATATCCAGTACGCGCTGCAACTGATTAACTCTGGTGCACTCTAAGGAGCTTTTAGATGCCAAAGGTAACTCTTGACGAATTTTCGTCTACGAAAGATCCGTTACTCGATGACAACTTCGAGTTCCTGATCCCTAACCCACCTGTTGGTGGTACGGACTATGCGCGTACTCTGCGTCTGTTCTGTAAGACTGGCGTTAAGCCAGGTTCTACTCTGGAAGAAGTTCTGAAAGAAGCGTTCGGCCACCAGCTCAACTACGCTGGTCGTAAGATCTTCTCTCACGCGCTCTCCACTGAGTATAACGAAAACTCAGAAATGGCCGTATACAAACAACTGGAAGCGTGGCATGAATTTGTTCGTGCTACTCAAACCCAGCTGGGCGCACGTAAAGCCGACTACGCGACCAAAGCAATCTTCCGTATCTTCGATATGGACGGTTCTGTAGTTGCTGAGTACAACATCTACGGTGTGTGGCCGAAACAGGTTCCTGACTTGCAGTTCTCTGGTGCTGCGCAGGCTGTTCCGGTATCAATCGAATGGTCCTTCGACTACGCCGAACTCGCATCGTAAGAAACACAAGGGCCAAGATTCGTTCTGGCCCTTTTTCGTTTTGGAGAGACTATGCTTATTCTACTGAGCGAAAGCGCACGTAAGAAACCAGACGTAGGGATTCAAGACTGCGACTGGTATCGCTTCGAAGGTAAGCGCAAGGTAAGCATTGAGAACAAGGAGCATGAAGCCGATATCGAAGAAAAAGATGTATTCGGTATCTTGGCTGCAAAGCGTAACAAGTTCTATGTGCTGCATAAGGATGACCCGTCAGTTGTGTTTGAAGTCGATGCCGCTACAGCACGTTCGTTGCTGGGCCGCAGTCGTCCATTCACTGGTACCGTATCAGGTATTCGTGTTAAGAAGGCGACAGACAAGAACACTCCAGCGCGTGAGAAACTTCCTGCTGCACCGAAAGAACCACAACCGAAGAAACCGTTCAAAGCTGTTCCTGGCTCTAAGGCCGAGAACACGAAGCTGACTCAAGAACTGCGTAAGGCCAAGTTTAAGAACGCTGGTCGTATTGAGTTCCTTGCTCGAATCCCAATGCCAACTGGCGGAACGTATAACTATTACGATGCGTCAGAAACGTTTGAAGGCTACAAGGCCAGCCAGCGTGACAAGTGGGAAACGGACTACGAGAAAGCAGTCGTGAAGCAGATTGAAAACGGCGGCTATCTGGTTGGTGCTACGTTCCTCAAGTTCGACGATGCTGTTAGGCCTGTGCTTGTTATTGTAGAGGACTAATCATGCCGCTGCCGACGCTTGATGACCTGAATGATTCTTCTGCTCCTGGCCTTGACGATCCCTTCATGCAAGACAAGTGGCGTGTGCGAGAATTTCCTGTAATTGGTAATATATCGTTAAGCCCATTCGCGTGTGAAGAAGTAGACCTGCCGTTCTCTGTCTATCAATCGAAATCAAAAGAAGTGGCCACGGTGCAAATCAACTGGCCACATGGTTCGAGCGTTGACGGATTCAGTCTGCTATTTGGTATCGACCAGAAGCTGGCCGTGATGAAGTATTTCACTGCATGGCAGAACTTGATTCAGAACCCATACACTGGTGGTTTTAGATTGCCGTCTGTGTATAAGAAAAACATTATCATCGAGCTATACGACAACCAAGGGCAAATGGTTGGCGAACAACAGCTCCGCAACTGCTGGCCTATCGGTGGTCAAAGCATTCAGCTTAACGGAACCGGTGGGCGTGGTATGTGGTCTGTTCAAATGGCCCTCGATGTTTCCCGTCCAATGATGTGAGATTAAAACTATGGAAATTCAAACAGCGAGTTTACCATCTCGTGGCTACAAGGCGGAACTGCCTACAGCTTTTGAGATGCGTCGCTTCGGTGGTAAAGAGAACCGCGCCATCGCTAAGGCAATCGACTCTAAGGACATGAAGTATATCCTGCTCGATGCACTGGCACCGTGTCTCAATATCAAACTCGAAGAACTGACCGTGCCTGATGCCTATGCGCTTGTCTTCCAGCAGCGTATGTGGATGAACTCTGTGATGCCACTGCGTACATACTGGAATTGCAAGAAACCGCTGTTTGAATATTCCGACGGTATCGTGAACGAGTTGCGTCCTGAAGGTGGCGTTATCAATACGTTCCCTTGCGATGCAAACAACGTTGGTGTTGTCGATGAATCGTCGATGACCGTTGCTATGCTTAATGCCGAGCACGAACACTTTGACCTGCCTCGTATGCGTCACTATGAGCGAGCGTCCGAAGATATGTTCAACTGGCATGTAGCGCACATGGGTCGTAACTTCGACGCCAACGTAGCGCGTCTGGAAGAACAGACCGACCTTACTCTCTGGCTTGAACTGTCTGAGTGGGTACGCGCTTCTCGTCACGGCCTGTTGACCGATATTGATCTCTTGTGTCCGCATTGCAATCGCCGCAGCACACGCACATGGGATCTCAACCCATCGGTCTTCGTTAACTAATGTTAGAGATCTATCTCCCTTCAGGCAGGTCAGATTGTCGTATCAGCCAGATAACGGCCGATGCTATGTCGAGTCTGTTTAACGCGCAGAAACACAAACTGCCTGAACTCTTTGTTGATACGTTGCAGCGTTTCACCAACGTGAAGATCAGAGAGATGTACCTCGAAGACTTCCGCTACATGCTGGCAATGTTCGACAGAAATAGTTGGCCGCAATCGCATCGTCTGTATGAATGGCGATGCACCACGCCGTTCTTTGTTGATATGCGTGGTGAGCGTTACTACGATAGGCCAAAAGGATGCAAGTTCGTTGAAGTAGAATGTAACCTGCTTAACACCGAAGAGGTTATGCGACAGAGAGTAATCCAGCACAAGTGGCGCGACCTTCCTAAAGGCTTGCGCCATCCTACCGTTCAACGCTGGATTGAGGCTGAGTTATTGGCCGAGCATGAGAACCGCACTCAGGTAATGAACGCGATGTATATCGACAGCGATATCCCTCTCGCACAGACGCTGGAGTACGCAGACCCAATCGAATTGCTCGAAGCCAGTAACTATGTGTACGTGAGTTGCGAACTGGAGACCACGCATAAGTGTAACCGTTGTTTCCGCACATACAAATACACAAGCCCTATTGATATTCTCGGTTACTTCCGTGTGTTCTCTGACACGTCAATGATGAACATGACGCTTGACCTCGCCAGCGCCAAGAACATCTACGTGCCAGATGATATAACGATCAACAAACTGCTTTACTGGCACAGTGCTTATGTTCACGATAAGAACAAGGCAGAAGAACAGCGAGCACTTGCGTTAGCAGCGCAGAGAGGCCGTAGAGGTGGATAATGGCTAAGCCACAAGAGAAAGAGTTGTCCGCACTCGAACTAATGATCGAACATGCGGATAACGTTAGTTCCTCCGTAGCAGGTATGCCAAAGCCAAAGCGCAAACGTAAGGCAGCGAATGATTATCAGACGCAAGCCGACTTTGAGCGCGACTATGACCCAGAGATGTACGACGAAGAAGTTGTGTACGTTGGTCCTGGGTCAAGGGCTAAGAACCGTGCTGCGAAAGCTATGCGCGAGAAGATGGCTAACCAGCGTGTTCGTTATGTTGAAGGCGAACCGCAGTCGGTTGCATCTCCGCGTCCTGTAGCTCAACAGCCAAACTCTCGTGAAGTAGAGACCGCGCTTGAAGACCTGTTCATTGCAGGTGAGAAGTCAGGCGATGATATCGTTAAAGCAATCAAAGAAGGCAATGCAGTCTCAACCAAGACGCAGAAAGCCCTCGAAGATTGGCTGGAGTGGGAAAAGCGCGAAGCATTCAAAGAGAAGAACCGCGCTAAGTCAGACCCTCATGGGCAACAGCCAGGTGCTGGTGGTCCAGGCACAGGAGGTCCAGCAGATGACGACAGCCAGCCAGATGATAATAGCGGTCCTGATTTCGGTGATAATGGCAACGATAATCGTCGTCGCCGTACCGGTGGTCGTAATCGCCGTGGCCGACGTTACGGCAGAGGCGCAGGTCAACGTCGTGGTCCAGGACGCAACCTCCCTCGTTCACGATTCCCTCGACTGAGAGGCAAAGCTGGTGCGATGTTAGCACTCGCTGGTGTAGCTGCTGCTACGGTGGGTGGTCTGTGGTTAAAGAACAAATCGCAAGAGGAGTTCGAGCAGGACAACGCATCGAATGCTGGCGCAGGTATGCCAGAAGCTCCAGCGCAGCCTCAACCACAAGCACAGCAACAAGAAGTACAACGCGCAGATGACACAGCAAAAGAAAAAGTAGAGGGTGAAGTCCCACGAGCTCCTTCTGTCGTGCAGGATGCTGCCGTCGATGGCGCTACCGTGTTGCTTGCTGGCGCATCGAAGAAGATCCCTATTGTTGGCTCAGTGCTCGGCAATGGTTTGCAGTACGCGAACAATATAAGTCATATCAATAGCGACACGGAGATGACTGATGCTGAGAAAGAGCAGGCTAAGAAGCAGGCTGCTGGATCTGCCGTTGGTGGTGCTACCGGTGGCTCTATCGGTGCAGTGGCTGGTGGTTGGATTGGTGGTATTCTCGGTTCAGTTGTTCCTGTAGCCGGCACTGCTGCGGGCGCTGCGCTTGGTGCTACTATCGGTGGTATTCTTGGTGACTACTTCGGTAGCTCCGTAGGTGAGTATGTCTCTACGAAGATAACTGACGAGTCAGATAAGATGCTGGCTGAGGGTGAGAAAGACCGTAAAGAGAAGATGGAGGAGTACAACAAGACCACTGACGAGAACGAGAACAAAGCTAAGTTCCCTTCACCTACTCCAACGCCATTTGGTTTCGGCGCATTAGGCATGGGCATGATGGGAATGGGTATGGGTGGCGGTACTTATCAAGGTCCGTTACGTGCCCAACCTGCTAAACGCTATGACAGCAAACAGGTTACTGATATCGCCAATAAAGCAATTGCTGAGGGCGGTCTTGGTGCTGTGTCAGAGCAGTTCGAGTCTGGTGGCCGTGGTGTAGGTACTGTCTCTACTGGTCGTGGTGACTATGGTGGTGTGTCTTATGGTAAGCACCAGCTGGCCACGAACAACGGTAGTATGATGAACTTCCTGAACAGCCCTGAAGGTAAACCGTTCCTTGAACGCTTCGGTGGTCTGGCTCCAGGTACGTCACAGTTCAACTCTGTCTACAAAGACATTGCGAACACGCAGGGCGAAGCGTTCGACAAAGCACAGTCGGATTATATCACGCGCACTCACTATGCACCTCTCGTTGCTAAGACACAGAACGATGTGGGTATTGACTTGACGAAGCGTGGCGCTGGCGTGAAAGAACTTCTGTACAGCACGGCGGTTCAGTATGGAGCTGGCACCAGTGTTATCTCCAATGCACTGCAAGGCAAAGACGTTAACGCCATGTCTGACGATGATCTGATTAAGACCATTCAGGACTACAAGGCTGCAACGACTGGCAAATATTTCAAATCATCTGATGCTCAGACACAGCAATCCGTTGCAATGCGAGCGCAGAATGAGAAAGACGTATTGCTCAAGGTTGCCGAGGCAGATCGCCAGAAGAAAGCTGTAAATAAAGAGCAATTGCCCGCAGACGTTGCGAAGCCACAGCAGGTCGCTGCTGCCCAGACGCCGAAGACTGATGAACAGAAGCCAGAAGCTGTGGCTGCTACTCAGCTAGGTAACATGGCTCCGAACGCTATGATGCAAGCTCCAGAAGTTAATCGCATTGCACCTACGGTCAAGCAGGAAGACACTGTTGCGAGACAGCCACTCGTTACTGAGGGCGACATTGCTCGTACAGAAGCTCCAGCACCCGCCGCTGTGCAACAAGCTCCAACGCCTGAGGTTCCTAAAGCAATTGCTGCCTCACGTCCAAGCTCAAGCGGTTCTAACAACGCAAGTCCTAGTAACGCACATTCGCTCGATTCGATTCCAATCTTTATGGATGACCCGATGTTGAACATGATTACTATGGGCTACATGTGATAAGGAGTTTGTGTGGCTAACTACTTAATGCCCGCCGATGGTGGGCAAGCCACTTCTGTTGGGAACACACGGTCGCGTGACGATATCATTTCTGTCGATAACATGTATCGTGTGAAAATCTACAACAAGAGTGGTACAATCAAGTTTACTGGTTTCATTCCGCCAGACTTCACTTTCAGTTTGTCCTCTCAGTGGGATGCACCGTTCGCTAACACATCGTTGGCTGACCTTGCTGCACAAGGCGGTAACGCACTGTCAACTGTCGGCGGTGCTGCCGGTGCTGCTGGGCGATTCGTTGCCAACAATGCTGGTGCAATGGATAAGGCGCTGCGATTTGCTGGCGCTAGTTCTATGCACAAGTTGGCGAGTGCTCGCGTGTGGGGCGGTCCGAGTTACCTGTCGATCGACCTTCCTATCTTTGTTGATGCTTACTCTGATACGAAAAGCGAAGTTGTTGATACCACAGTAGCTCTGCTCTCGCTGTGTGCTCCGTCAGAGAAAGGAGGCCTGTTGCTTCCTCCTGGTCCAAGTCCATTGAAAGCCGTAAGTATGGAAACGCTTACTATGGCTGCAAGTGGTCAAGGCGCAGATGCGGCCAACGCTGCTATCGGTAACGTCTTAGAGGACAGTGAAGCGTTCTTCGTTGACATTGGTAATTTCTTCTCCATGAGTCCCTGCATCATTGATAGCGTAAGTGCTAACTTTGACAACGTGTGGGAAGATGGTACAGGAAATCCTATCAGCGTGGACTTCATTCTACAGGTCAGTAGCTACTTTGCTGTAACGCGAGAGGACTTGAAGAAATGGCTGAAACAATAGGCGTGATTGACAAGTGGGGGATTGACCCTCTGACCATGAAGGTGTTTGATGATGTGGACACGGCACTGTATACGACGCCGACACGCATTGATGCCTCTATGGAGGGTAACCCCCAACTCTTGTCACACATTACATATGGCTCGAACGCTAACTGGGCATTGCTGCTGATTGCAAACGCGCTGATTCATCCGTCTGAGATGACTGCGGGTAAGCTGATGGCAATTCCCCAGAAGCGTCCGAGTTCTGCTATCAAGAAAGTTAAGAGGACGCAAATCTAATGGCTATGGTTAACGGCAAGATTGTTGGTACAAAAGCGAAGAAGATCAAAGACAGCTTGAAGAAGAAAAAGAAGCACGATAAACCTCTCGCTGAACAGGCTGCTGAGTTGAAAGCCTCTAAGGAGAAGAAAGTCGAGAAGAAGGCCAAGAAGGAAGAGAAGCCGCAAAAGGCAAAGAAGAAAACTCGCGTAGAGACTTCTGAGCCTGAGATGTTTCGTATTCAAATTGGACCTCATAGCTTCCTGTCTGTGGATCTCGCCAACGACGATGCCGGTAACCGTATCGTAGAAGTGCGTAAGTGGTACAACACCAAAAACGATTCTGAAATCAAGCCAGGTCGCGGTGGCTTTAACATGCAAGCCAAGTCTGCTGATATTAAGCTGCTCGCTGCAAAACTCAAAGCCATTGCGATTGAGCTTGACGCTGAGGGTTAATCATGTCTGATCAAGCTACTGCTGGTGGCGTAAAGGATCAGGGTTATTTTGGGCTACTGTTAGACGGCAAAGCACCGCCGTCTATGCCTAACCTTATCCGTTCTGTCCATGTGTACGAAAACACATTTGCTATTCCCTGCGCTCGGATCGTATTCTCCGATCAGACGAACGTGCTGCGATCTTCCCACGCGATTGTAGACGGCACAAAGGTAACAATGGTGATGGGCCCTGACCAAGATTCAGCGTCTACGCTCACGTTCTCTGTATTCGCTGTTAAGGAATACGGCGAGAGTGGTACACCTATGCTCGATGTGCTGTGTATTCTCGACGCTCCTACCTTCATCTTCGATACCCGTAGCTTTAGCATCCACGGGACTTCCATTGATGCGCTTAATCAGGTTGCCTCGTTTAGCGGCTTAACGCCTGACTTCGGTGACGTGCAAACTTCTGATATCATGAACTGGGTGTCTGCTACCTGTTCACCTAAGAAGTTTACGCACATGATCGAACAGCACATGTGGATATCCGAAGAAGCGCTGCCGAAGATGTTCATCACTGCCGACAAGCGTATGGTCGTGCGTGATATCAACAAACTCTTTGACGACGAACCTAAAGCGTACTGGTTGTTCAACCATGTGCCTATAGGCAAATCCCCCATGTATAACCTGCATGAGTTTCGTCCTAAGTCCATGAGTGGTATCTTCAACGGCATGTCCAACTACGGCGAGAAGCTGATGTGGGCAGACTCCACTGGCAAGACTAACGAACTTAGCTCAGTGACTGTCAGAAGCCGTGACCCGTTGAACATTAACAGCGACACGCGTGGTACTATCGCAGGCACACGTAAAACATACGCGCAGCCAACGAACGATATCAACACGCACAACAAATACATGGAAGCGCGTTACTCGAACAAGCGCCAGTCAATGACCTACACGGAAACTGCTCGCGCACTCGTTTTGGGCGGCTGTCCTGAGGTAGACCTGTTTGATATCGTTGACGTGTCTGCTGGTGTGATTAACGGTCAGCGTGAGGTTGAAACTGATATCAAGGTATCGGGCAAGTGGCTTGTCATTGGTCGTACTCGCGTATTCGTTGGTGGCATGTACAGCGAAGCGTTCTTGTTGAGTCGTAACTTCACTCCCGTTGAGGGTACGTCAAACATAGGCGGTGGCTCTAACATCATTCAGACGCCGTTGTCTACCGTTGCGAGTATTCTGCGTCCGTTCCAGATTAACTCGAATATCAAACAGGCACTCGATGGTTCGAACCCAATCGACTTCCTTGCACAACAACACAACCTACAACTGGACGTAATGCTTGACCAGTTCCAGACTGACAGTGAGGCATTCAAGTTCCCAGAGCTTGCTGCCAAGTACGGCGAAGGCGCCGACTATCTGAACAGTCTGATGCAAGAGTTTAACATGGCCAAGTACCTGACTGGTATATGTAACGCGTTGAACACGCTGGAGAAGTTGAGCGTCAATCTGGCCATCAACTACAAAGGCGGCATACTGGACGCGCTGGCCAATCGCATTGACAGCATGGAGAACATGCTTGGTGGATTCACGCGTGACGTGAACGGACTGATTGCTAACGGCGATATCCCTGCTGAGTATCTCGACGGCCCTCAGATTAACCAGCGTTGCGTCAGTAACAAACTGGAAGATATGAACCGTATGTTGTCGGATGCGCTGCCTGATAAGTGTCTCGATGCGTTCTCTATCAGTAAGCTACTTGGGCCTAGTACCAACCTTGCACAGCTTATTCGTCAGCAGGAAGAGAACCTGCGTAACTTCTTGTGCTCTCTTGGAGATGGTACTGTTGATGGTTCAAGTAAGCGCGGTACTCCAGACGGCGATAAACTTGAAATGTATTTACCACGGGTGAACCAATGATTCCACTCAACTCCGTTAACTCAAAGAAAGGCATCGACCCGCAGATGACCTACGAGGCTATCGTTATTGATAACAACGACCCTCAGAAAATTTGTCAGATTCGTGCGCGTATTATGGGTCTGACTGATGACATTCCTGATGAATCTATTCCGTGGATTCGTCCTGCTGTTGGTCATCTCGAAGGACTCAAGGGTGGCAGTCAGGGCGTCGTGTTTGGCGCCCAGTTCGTTCCTACTCGCGGCGGTAAGGTTAGTGTCAAATTCCCTACAGGGCAATTGCACGAAGGTATTTACTCTACTGACGTGCGTATGACTCAAGCCGATATGCTGCCAGAGTTTCAGGTGAACTATCCGCATCGTATTGGTATCAGATTGTCTACTGGTACCCAGCTCATTATCGACCGCATGACAAACGAGCACTTCCTCGTGACGTCTGGTGATTTCCATATGACGATTATGGGCGACGTTAACCAAACGATTGTGGGTAATCAGCAACTGATCGTCACAGGTAGTAAAGGTGATATTCCTGACTACATTCTGAATGACCCGACGATGACACCTAAGTCCTTGAAGCCTGACCCTAAGAAGCGTGTGAAGTTTAAGGGAACGGCCAAGAACGATGCGGGTAATCAGTACACCAAAATCACAGGCAATCAGACCGTTGAAGTTGGTGGTAATCGTATTGTCCGAGTTAAAGGCGATGATACGCTGGACGTGAAGGGTGCGATCAATATCGAGGCAGGTCAAGACGTATCTGTAAATGGACAGACAATCAACCTGAACTAAAGGACGCATCATGCGCACTGTATTACATCGCACCATGAACTTCGCATATCTTGATGGTGGCGTACCTCGCGTGGTTACTGCCCGTGTTATGATTCAGCATCCGCTGGGATTACAGGGCAGTGCCCTCCACGTCATGTCTCACATCGCTATGCAACGCACCAACCTGTTCTATATCAACGATGAAGACGTTGAGATGCAGAGCGATATACTCGTAACTGATCACATTAGCTGGAAATTCAATGACCGCAGCATTACAGCCATACCGCGCGCCAAGAAAGACCCGTCAAACTATAGCTGCATCTGCTGTGCGCTGGCTGACTACTTTGAGCGCTGTATGCAAGTCTGGTTGCGCAACCGTCGTGATGCGATTGATTTCATTACGGTGGACGTTGTTGTTGCTGACCATGAAGATGCACACTACATTGAAGATATCAAGCCAGAGCTGGGACGAGAGTTTTTCGAAGCGTCTGTCTTTGTGCTGGAAACCTCTTCCCGTACGTGGTCTAACATGGGTGTGCTCATTACTGATAAGCAGCGTTTTTCTGGCCATACCATCTTTTTGTCGGAAAAGGGACGCGATACCGTCAGTTCATCGCATCTGCAAATCAACGTCACAGGTTTTAATCCTTACGGTGCTCCTGGTGATAGTGGTAGTCTCCATAACGTCCTCGGCGATTTCACTGATAAGTTCGGTATCTTCAATGGTCTCCTTTTGATTAAGGAGAACACGAAATGATATACGCGATTTGGTGCGGCTCTGTACCTAACGAGTTGCAGTGCCGAGCTATACATGGTGCAATATCCCGATTTATGGCTAAGAAGGACAAGCCTTTCTATTCGCATAGTCTTGTGGTTAGTGGCCCGTGTGCTGAGGGCGCCTTCGCAGCACTGTCTCATGCTGGCTGTAACGTGACTCTGAAAGAGCCAAAGCGCCCTGCTACACTCGCTATTGTTGTCTCAGGTCCTGCGCCCCGCGAGTTTACACAGATTCGCAAGCAAGTCCTTACCTGTCGGGATGACTGACGCTAATTTAGCTGAGACTATCGTATAAGGAGACGTCCATGCTTTCGTTATCACAAGCGTGGGGCACAAAGTTTTTCCCCACTGCTGTTGAGCCAAAAGCGCTCACAACTCTTATCTTTGCCTCGGCTATGAATTTGACTGGTGCTCGCGCTCTCGCTGAATCTGCGGTAGAACAGAACTGTCATCGTGCTGCAACTGTAGCTCGACCGTTCGCTGCCGCTGCCGAGTTTATCCAACGTGTCTACAACAAGCACCCGAACTATCAGATCGTTGTTCTTGGGCAAGGTGGTATGGCATCGCATTGTGTGGTTGCTGACGAAGAAGGCCGTATTGTGTTTGACACATACGAAGCCACTCGCACACAATACTTCCCTGGCTATTTCTATAGCTACAGCTTAGGTGCTGCTGGTGTGAATGAAGTCTCTGTGCAGGCTTCCGCTACTCTCTATGAAGCATATAAAGAGTTGCAGGAACAAGGCCTGTGGAAAGACAATTCCGGCAGTTGGGATGTTGACCTGCCGCGGGGACTCGATTCATTATGATGATCAACGTATCATTGTCGGCCAAGCTGCCACACGAGAAGAAACCTCGTAAGCAGTCAGGCGTTATTCCATACAGAAAGAAAAAGGATGGTACAGTCGAGTTGCTGTTGATTCGTACCACCCACGCTGGTAACTGGGGACTGCCGAAAGGCGGTGTGGAGCCGGGAATGACTCCACTTGACAGTGCGCTTAAAGAAGCTATGGAAGAAGCTGGTGTCCTGGGTAAGCCAAAAGACTTCGTAGATATCATGCGTTATGTCAAAGGCAAAACAGGCCGCGAGCAACACGTCGAATGGTTCATCATGAAGGTCAAGACTATGCTGACTGAGTACGATGAAGCCCTGACGCGTGAACGCAAGTGGTTCAAAGCTGATAAGGCTCTGCGTAAAGTAGACAAGAAACTTCGTCCTATCGTAGAGCAAGCCCTGGACATTATCGACTCGTATGGCGTATAAGAAGCGCAAGGCTGAACCTGTTCAAACTGCCGTGTTCAAGTCAATGAGCCGTCCTGATAAGACGGCCTTTCTCACCGAAGCTGCACAACGCTACTGGATTGACAAACGCTATTCATGCCACATCGAACTCGGATTGATTAAGCACGGTAACTTACGGGCTGACGTGTTCTGCCTAAACACCAAATGCGATATGATTATCACAGAGGTGAAAAGTTGCTGGGCCGACTTCAATACCGATAAGAAGTGGCATAAGTATTTGCCTTACTGTATGCGCATGTACTTCATCATTGACGAGCAACTGTTTGAATCTCGCGGCGAACAGATCGTAGCACGTATTAAAGAGCGCGGCTGCGGTTTGATTGTCGTGAATAAGTTCGGCTCTGCATTTGTCAGAAGCAATGCCAAGCGAAAGACAATGAAGAACGAAATCGTGGCAAAATTGCTCATTAAGGCCGCATGGCGTGGTGGGCGATTTGCCTAAGGACTCATTATGAACTCAACCTATCTCTTAGTCGAAGGCCCCGAAGGTAGCGGCAAATCTACTGTGTGTACTGCTCTGTCTGAAATACTGACGCAGCGTGGCGCGAAGACTCTGCGCTTACGTGAGCCTGGTGGTACGCCGCTTGCCGAACACATTCGTGATGTTCTGCTGTCCAATTCAAATCCTCTTAACGAGGGTATGGACCCGCGTACCGAACTGCTGCTCTTCCTTGCTGCACGTTCTTCAACGATGACTGCGTATGAGCGCATTCTCGCCAACGAACCAGACACGATCATTATTGCTGATCGCGGCTATCCTTCCACTTACGTTTATCAGGCGGGTGAGTCGGACGTTAACGCACACATCTATCAGCATACTTGGGAAGCGCTTGCTCCTGAGAATCGTCTGACCGTGTTGCTGACGTGTGGCTATGAAACGTCTGTTGAGCGTCGGAAGATTCGCATCGGCGGTGAAGACCGTATCGAAAAGCGTCAGACCAAAGAAGTGTTTGAGCAATACAACCAACGCTATCTCGAAGTGCCTGGCGGCTTTGATTTGGTTATCGACACTGAGGTTAATTCGGTGTCCGATGTTGTTCGTCAAATTCTCGCCAAGCTGTCATGAATTTAAACCTCTACGCGTCGATGCCTCGTGCTCGACAAGAGGCGGTACTTAAAAAGATTTGCGAAGACAACGCATTCATCCCACAGTTTGAACAGCGCTTCCTTACTATGGCGCTGTTCTCTGTGAGGAAGTCTCGCAACCAGAACACGGATGTTTTCGCGTACCGCCCTACCAAAGGCCAGCACATGGCTGTTGGCTATAGGATTCAGTACGTCAAAGGCAAGTATATTGCTGAACCATGGTGCTTCGTTGTCCCTGACGCAATGAAGTCTGTTGGAGAGGAAATCAATGCTCGACCAGATAAGGCCCTGTACTTCGGGTCAATCGTACCTGATGATCTGATCGAACATCATGGCACTCTGGCTTATAGCCTGATGCTTGGTAACCTCAATCTGCTCAAGCAGAACGCCTTCCGCATTGTTTCGTATTAGGGATTTATATGAACCTCATTCAAAAGCAGTCTTCGATTATTCGTGACCTGAGCATCATGCCATTGACCATTCGTCAGTTGGGTGATGCCTTTGTGGGTCTTAGCTCCAACAACGTGGCATATGCGTGGCGTAACGGTGAGATTTATGACTTCACCGCAGGAAGCGAAGTAAACTTCCAATCGCTTAACGCAAACATCATTGAACGTATTAGTGGTATGCACTTCGCTGGTACCCATGAAGACACAGGTAATACTGTGTTCATGTCCAGCAGTAGCGCTGTCCACGTACAGCTCGGTAAGAAGCGTGAGCCGTATGCAGTAGCATCTTCATTCGACCTGATGCCTGCTGTCATGGACTTTGCTGCTTCTCTGTCTAACACTGGCCAGGCAATGCAGATTGCTTCCGAGTCTGCTGGTCCTCGCGTGTACGCTACCTATCAGGGTAAGAAAGTTGTTATCGACGACGCTAACGACGAGTACGATCTGGAGCTGGAGAAGGGCGACAAGTTCAGCATGGTTTATCTGAACCGTGACCGCTACGAGTTGCGCATGAAAGATGAACCGAAGATCGTGTTTATCGTTCGTGGTCATTTACGTGCCGCTAACATCATCGGTCAGACTGAGTTCACCAAGCAGTTCGGTGCAGTCGCTGACGATAAAGCAAACACGTTCCAGCCTGTCGGTGTTATTGGTCGCAACATGGCTACGCCAATGCAGATCAAGAAAGACACCGTCATCTACATGTTCCGCAAGAAGCACTATCTGCCGCAGAACCTTGCTGTTCCGCTGGAGAAGATTCTTAGCGGTGCTGATCTGGCGAAACTCATTGACGGCCTCAAGCCTGTTAAAGAGAACAAACATATCGTCAAAGGTAAGCTGGTGGGCGTCAAGCTGCCTGCGCTGACTGGCGGTAAGAAAATACAGTCTGAAAAGCCGATTAAGAAAAACGTAAGCGTCGTGTACGGTGCGTTCTTCCCTGTATCTGCTGCACAGCCTAACCGTAGCCGTGTTGTATTCGGTACGACTGTGAAAGAAGCGCAGACCAAAGCGATTGAAGCTGTTAATCGCATGGCTGTTCCTACAGACTACTACCTGTTTAGCACAACCACCAGCGATGAACTTTATGATCAGGCGAAAGGTGGCTCTGTACTGATTCGCGCAACTGGTGTTCTGCAACACACGTACACCAACGCAAAGCACGTATCTCTCGGTTACATGGACAACCAGACCGAACTGCGTGACCCTGTGAAAGTGGACGTGCCTGAACTGCGTATCGCTGCTATCAAGCCGAACACCAAAGAAGTGGTCAAAGAGATTCTGCGTCTGCTGACCGAAGGCTACTTCAACACAGGCCTGCATTTGTCTGTACGTCAACCGTCAGAAGCAATCAGCTTCGAAGGTACATTCGACCCACGCACTCGCGACCAGCTCACAGGTATCGGCCGTCGTATCGCTGCATATCTCAAGCAGAATGGTGTTCCTCTGGAAGCAGGTATGCTACGTACTGCGTTCGGTCAGAAACGCGCTGAACTGCGTTTTAATCTGCCTAACGTTTCTGGTGCTGCTCTGCAATCTGTAAATAAGATTCAGACAGACGAACCAACAATGAATGCTCCTATCTATGCGACCATCAAGCCTAAACAGCCTACGGTCGAGATTATTGCATTCAATCGTCATACGGGTTACGTGACGATTCGCGCACAGCGTGGACCTGAGCTTTACTCTGAACCGTATGAAACTTTATATTCGAATATCGAACGTAAAGCGTTCTAAAATCTGTAAATAAAAATTGCAGATAGTAATATCAAGATGTATCAACGGAGAGTGTACTTAGCGGGCGCTCTCCGTGAGCCATAAACCTGTGAGTTGTTCTTGCCAACACATAGGCCTCCAGCCGGTTTGAGTTTACGCTCTGTAATCGTGAGGACAACCCCGGCACCCACGTGATAGACTATTGCTCTGCTGCTGACGTCTACCAGGACCCAGCTTGATTTCATCTTGCATAAGACATGGCACGGCAATGGCCTCTAGGCACGTAGATGGTTGGAACGTATTCTCAACGTTGTGGACCATCTAATAGGGACAGCAGTACCGCAGCCTACGCTGCCTGATGCGCATAGACTTTCACTCTGTGGGCATTGGGAAGCGATGACTCCTGTCAGGACTTCATGACAATCCATCAGCTACCACTCTGGCCCTCGCACGACGGGGAGAGGAGAGCTAACACGTCATCCAGCGGACGACTCAACGTGTTAGTTTCCAGATAGTGGCTCAAGAGTCTGAGAGTGATAAACATCCGCAGACCCTCATGGGTGCCGTATTCCTTGTACGGTATTCAGGGAGTAAAAGAGTGTAGACGAGATACTCAAGTGATGTTGGGCGACGAGCGACTCTACATTTGGTCAAAGCTGTTCACAGCCTGTTAAGTGTTGCCCTTAACAATGCTTAATGGAGTGTGTCCGCGCCTGCTGTCGTTGACGTGCTGCCATAGCTTGCCCACTTTTTCCGGGTAGTGAAATATCGTATAGGACTTGTTAGCGGTCAATCGCGTTCCTACCACGATCTAATGCACAACAAGAGCGATTGTTAAAGAGTGTATTAACCACCGCAGATCACCGATGGGAGACCTCCTTCGCTTGAGCGATGTGAATGCGGTACGTGCCCTTCCTGCCCACGTATCGTTGAAGCGTTGTTCTTGTGCGCGGTTCGCCGCAACCCAGGCGGTAAAGAGAGAAAAAGAATTGAAACCCTAGTGATGTTGGGCGAAGGGCAATTCGAAGTAACTTGATCGACATTTGCAAATGTTTTACTTACAGAGAGACACAGGAGCAAACATGATTTTGTTCTTCGTGTCGTTGATGGCGATTGTGCTGCTTGGTCACGCGCTATCTAGGCCCGAGAGTCACTTACTGTTGCCGTGGCGTGCGGCTCCACTCTCGGTCTTCCACTCCGGCTTACCAGCGAAAGCTGATAGGCACTCGCTTCGGGTGTGAGGGAGTAACGACACAAAATCCAAGCACTAGAAAACGGGTGGCCTTCGGGTCGCCCGTTTTCGTTTCTGCTGCACAACAAGCTAATTTGTGTCTAACAGAGGAGAATACCATGAGCCGCTGCACCAATTGGAAACAGTATTTAGACATTCTTCACGGTAAACGAAAACTCGATACGAGTCCCTTCGTGCCCGCAAAGGCTCCAAAAATTCCTAGAGCCTCAGACAAGAGGAAATAACATGGGTCAGAAAGCTATTCGTTTAGGCACAGATCTGTCTACAGGCCATAACGGTTATTTTCCTGTTGTCCCTGCACAGGCATCTTCTAACGTGCTTGTGAATGGAAAAGGGAGTGTTCGCCAAGGCGATAGTTATCGTCCTCACTGGAAACCAAAGAAGCCACCACATACAGGTAAAGCTACTTCTAGTTCCAGTGTGCGTGTCAACGGTAAGCCGGCCCAACGTGCTGGCGATGCAAACAGTTGCGGCGACACAGCATCTAACGGTAGTTCTAACGTGAGATTTGGCTGATGGCAGGAATCGGAATTAGACTGATAGATGTGCCTATTAGTGAGCGCATCTATTGTGATATCAATGCGTGGATTCAACTCGAACCGCGTGATAACGTTCAGAACATGGACAGCATTGTCCAAAAGATTCTGATGGTAATTGGTACGCGCAAGAAATCCCGTAAGTGGCGTGAGAACTTCGGCGCTGACGTGTATCAATATCTCTTTGAGCCGTTCGATCAAACGACGGCCGACTGGATTGCAACGTATATGCGCCTTGCACTTGAAGACCCGTACAATGGTCTGACGCAGGATGTGACTAACGTTCAAACCGCATGTACTGCGAGCGAGCAATTTGACCAGACCTACGTGTGCGTGGTCACATGGCGTTGTCCTAAGCTCGAAGACAAACAATCAATTACGTTTGCAATGAGGGCACAGTAACATGTCCATGCTTAACACTTACACGACTCATGAGGAGTTTGCGCAAGACTTCCTGAATCGTATTAACAGCTCCAGCCATTGGACTGATGCACAACAATCAATTACGTTTGCAATGAGGGCACAGTAACATGTCCATGCTTAACACTTACACGACTCATGAGGAGTTTGCGCAAGACTTCCTGAATCGTATTAACAGCTCCAGCCATTGGACTGATGCACAGGTTAGTTCATTGACCTCGTTGCTTGCTGATGCGCTTGGTGATCTTGGCGTAACGAATGCCTATGCGTCACTGATTGCGGCGCGTGAAGCATTCAGCCGACTTGCTCGCCGTAACACTTCTATCCTTGCTAACGCTCGTTATCTTGGTGTGGATATCGGACGCAAATCAGTATCTACGGTTACTGCCTCAGTTGCTAACCTAAGCTCTGTAAAACAATCCTACGACAAGTACACACCGTTCACTATCGGCACGTTCAATGCGTTGCTTGCAGAAGTAACTCAGTGGGAACCAGGCGAAGTGAAGAACGTTGACTTCATCATCGGTGAAGTGTTCACGTTCAGCCAGATTGTTCCTACGCCTGTCGATTACATGTCGATTAAACTCGGCACAGAGAACTTCCAGCTTACTGACGATATTCGTGTGTGGTTCGAACATCCTACTGGCACACGTATTGAGTATCAGCGTTTTACCAAGTGTCTGTTTGAGGCATATGCTGACCAGCAGATCTTCCTCGATGTAACAACCGATGAAGGTGACGTTGAGATTCAATTCGGTGGTGAGCAGTGGGGCGCACAGCCGCCAGCTGGTTATACGCTGCGTGTGCAGGGCATTAAGTCTCTCGGCGCTAGTGGTAACACGGACAGTACAGGCCTCAAAGTGCAGTGCCTGTCTAACCCACAACTGCAAGGCAAAACAGTCAGTGCTATTGTAGGCGGCTCTGATGAAACGCCTGTTGATTACTATCGTAACTACGCACCAATCGTAGGACGTAGCCGTAAGAAGCTGATTCGCCGTGATGAATGGAAAGCAGCTATCGCGCTCTATCCAGATGTTGCTGACGTTGTTGTTCAGGGTCAGGCCGAGATTGCTCCTAATGATCGTGAGTGGCAGGGTGTCGTGCGTGTGTGCGTACTGCCTCGTAACACCAGCACTTGGGGAGGCATCAACCCTAACCCAAGCTCTGCGCAATGGAACAAGTTCCTGACGTGGCTGGCTCAATTCAATAGCCCGCTTGACGTTCAATCATGGAACCCCGAGAAGCTACAGATTGACTGTACGCTGAACGTTGCGCTGTATGCAGATGCTCCTGGTACGCGTGAGTCAAATCAGGCTACTCTGGAACAATCGGTGCTGAAACTGTTTGAACGTCGTCCTGGTCTGCTTGGTAAACGTCTTGCGCTGTCAGACATTACAGACCGTGTGTTGTATGACTGGACTGATCCAGATCAGCCTGTACGTCGTCCAGAAGTGGACTACTGCAACATTGAAAGTCCTGTGCAGGATATCATTCCTAACACGGTGCTGGAGTATGTTGCGCTGCGTAACCTTCGCATCAATATCACCTATAGTGAAAGGAAGATGAACCAGTGAAATCAAACACTCTAGCCTTTAACATTGACTTCCTTGAAGCCAACGAATCATGGGCGGAGTTGTTCGAGATTCTCGATGCACACAACGACGAGCAGAACCTCAAGACCATTGAGCAACTGCTTAATCTTCGTCGTATCAATGGTGACACAAACGACGAGCTGGCCGAAGCGAGTATTCGCCAGCTCGGCATCAACATTACGCGTGACCTGATGCAGTATCGTTTGCCGTCATTGAAACGTGTTATCGACTGCTTGCCTGATTGGCAGCAAGTATCTGGTACAACTCAATGGCCTAAGTTCGTGGGCATGTTACTCGGCGGTCAGTTTGATTCTTCTCGCCTGTACACCGCTGACTATCAGACGTTTGTTCCTACTCCATTAGGCACTCTGATTCAAGACGGCGGTACGTGGTATAAGTCGAACAAGGTTAACCTTGAAGTTGACGCCCATCTAATTGACGGTGGCCTCGACCTGACTATCACGAAAGATGCCGAGAAAGATGTTGTCAATGCTCTGCAAGAAGTAGGCATGACACAGCAAGAGGCCGAAGATTGGTTCAACAACCACATTGGCTTTGAGCCAGTGAACAACGATGTGCAGCAATACACTGCGCGTTCGGCCATGTTCTATCGTCGCATCGCAGACCTGTTCTATCAGTGGGCACCCATCGAAGAAGTGCTGGAAGGTGTCTATGCTGCGATTAACATCGGGGCCAAGCTGTATCTCGGTGCGCATGTAGTTGTCGAGCCTGTTCGTCGTTTCAACGTAGGCAGACCGTTGCAGAAATCTATCTCGTTCATTCAGCCCGAGTTTATTCGTGGCGGTGAGTGGACTACGTTCGGTGCTATCGTTAAATACAGCGACAACACAGAAGAAACGGTCGAAGTGTGGGTAGAAGATTCAACGTGGATTGCAGAACGCGATGGTAACGCTGTTCGTTTCAATGAGCCACTGGCCATCTCTGTTATCAACCTGACTCTCACCTACAACGGCACACAGCAACCACTGGAGTCGCGCATTTATCCAATGGGTGTCGAGCCTGACCCTGATGAATTGACAATCGAGTGCCCTACTCTGTATGGCAATTCCAGTGCTAAGGTTCGCGTGTACGGAAAGTATCTGTCTACAGGCGCAACTAAAGAACTGACCGATAGCGGCATGATCTCTTTGTCCTCTACTCTCGGTACGTTCAATGGCACGACTCTCCTGTTGCCTAGCGTTGATGCAGATTCGAAGATCGATATCAGCGTTGCGTATCAAGGACAGTTCGATATGTCCAAGACGCAGGAGTTTGATGTTAACCGTAGCGTCAAAGACTTGGTGCCTACTGAGTTGCGTATCATCGTCGATGATGAAATACCACAGGGCGAGGAGATTGCCCTCAAGTACGCTATAACCTATAACGATGGCACGTCAAAGCTCGGCATTGCGCAGGCACGTACCACCAGCGAACACACCGAGATTGTTGAGAACGTCCTCAAGTCTAAAGTGTTACGCGGTGATTACCTGACGTCTATCTATGCTTCGTTCGGCGAGATTGTTCCTGTCGAAGCTGTGAAGCAGGTTACGCTGAAAGCTCCAGATATCAAACTGGCGACGATTGATCTCGTTGTTCCTGAGACTGTTGTTGAGCGCGATATCGTGCGGCCAAAAGCTATGGCGCTCTATGTACTTGGGTCTGCAACGCAGGCGCAGATTAATGCGCGTGACCCATCGATCGTGGTAGCTTACACCGAAGTGTTTGGCATTTGGTTCAGTAGCGAAGACACGGCGACTGCTGTTAACGCTCTGCCTCGTGTTGATACACAGACAGGTGAGTTCGAAGCGCCTCTGGTTAGTGGTGATGCTGTTAAGTACGCTCTCAACTTCACGTTCATTGATGGTAGCTCCACAGTGACGTTCAACCGAATCATTCTCGTTAACGACACGATTATGATTCCGAAGTCTGTTGACCTGCGCTCCTCTCCGACTATCAGTAGCGGCAATACGCTGATGTTGCCTGTTGTGTGTCTGTGGAATAACGGCCTGTCTTACGCTGCTGCGGCTGCTGTTAAGGTCGAGTACATTCCATCTGACTCGGCACGGGAAGAAGCGCGAGCGCGTACAATTCGATTGCAGCAACAAGCGGTCGAACAAGGCAAAGACCCAAGCCAGTACGACCCTGATCATCCTGACTACGCACGTTGGGTAACGCTGACCGTAAGCCTGAGTAACAACACGGTGTATGACCCAGTGATGGGACGTAGCGTTAAAGAGTATGTGCTTTACTATCAGGGTGACCTGCATGGCTCTGCGCGTATCACTATGGAATATGAGTATGATGGAACGCATCTCACAAACTACCGTGACCTGCAACTCATTCCAACTCGTTCGCTGGTGGACAGTATCACTATTGAATGTCCTGATACGATGTACGAGAAAACACGCACCTTCGTTCGTTTGCTCGCAACTTACGTTGACGGTACTCAGGAATATGTGACTGCTGCTGAATGGGTAGGCAACTGGCCAGAGAAAGAAGAAGACGAGTACAAGTTCCTCCAGTTCTCGCCTGGACGTTATAGTGGTATGGCTGTTGTCGAAATCATCGAAGGCCGTACTCCTCTCGACTACAAAGACTTCCGTTCGATGAATGTCAGCAAGCTGCCGATGTTCAACTCAATTGGTAGTATCGCCGACCTGAACAAGTCTTACTACGATGGCGCTATTCTGCAAACAGGCAAACTGAAATACGATTACGATACATACACTCAGGTTATCGCTTCATTCTTCCGAGTGAGCAATAAGATTGATATGATCGTTTCGCCTGCGCCTAAGCAGAGTATCAACAACATCATTAACAGCCGTATTGAAGGTGCAACGCAAATCAGTGCTGATGTGCTGTCCGAGTCATACACTCTGGTCAACACGTATAAGACTGGTGGTGTGATGCGTACCCTCGATGGTTCGTATGCGGAGGAAACTCCAAAGACGTTTGACCTTGAAGTCGATTCGGAATGGGCTGTTGTGCAGAACTATTACACGCAACCAGGACCGAACAACACGCCTGTGCTGATTCCTACCACAGACAGTGTTGCCGAGATTGATGCTGATGGCTCACTCACGCCAAGTCAGAACGTTAACGGTGCTGTGCTGATTCGTGCTCGCTTTACGTGCGACCAGTATCAGATTGAGAAAACGTTGCTTGTGTTCCTTGTGCAGGCGAACACGTATCTCCGTCAGATTGGTATCGTTGGTCCTGATGTAGTGTGGGACGTTTCTGATCGTAACCCAACCATCGGTTACGAAAATGGACGCTGGTACGTGCCATACAGTCTGCGTGTTATCATCGACCCTGATGACGAACTCACAACCACAGATGCTATCTGGTCTATTGGTGACGAGACAAACGTTGATGGTGTTTCGATTGACCCGCTCAACGGTCATCTGTTCATTGGTCAGTCTCAGTTGTCTGACGGCCTGATTAACCTTCGCGCCGTGTTCACCAAGCAGAATCCACAGTCGCTTGCTGATGAAACTATCACAGGCTTCCGTACGATTGAGCTTCACACGCAGAACACGATTCTCAACGGCTACATCGAGAATCCTCCAGGCAACATTAGCCCTAACACCGATTACCGATTCACTGCGTTCTATACTCGTCGCTCTGGCGCTACTGGCTCAAGCCGTTTGCCTGATGCGAACTCAGTTAAGTTCAAGTGGAACATAGTCGAATCTGTTAGCGGCTTTACGTTGGCCCAAGACGGTACCTTCCGATTCCCTGCATCGAAAGACCCGCAGAAAGTTAAAGTGGAATGTATCATCACCGAGCAGCGTACCGAAATCAGTCTCGTCCAGGAAATCACTTGCCCCGGCATTGGCTTCCCACAAGACCTGACAGTAGGTGGATATACGAATGTGCGTGACGATAGTTCAATGCAGATGAACGCATTGCTCGGCCGTACTGGTACGTTCGTGAAAGATGATGTTAGCGCCAAGTGCTTGTGGCAAGTCACTAACAGTAAGGGCGACGTGGTTGATGTTCAAGGCATCTCTATCAACGCTCAGACTGGACGACTGACCATAGGCCTGTTGCTTAACGATACCGACTTTGGTGTCAAGGCTATCTACAGTGAAGGACAGCAGACGCTTACGCAGACGCACTTCATGAAAGCCATGTCGTCTTATCCTCGCTTCGGTGTTGCACCTTTCGGTATCACAGGTGTAAGTATCGCGCTTGCTCAGTTGCCCACACGTTTACGTTCTAAGACAGGTGGCCAGTTCGTGTTGTCTACTAAACAGGACGAATACGGTTACTTCGTTGTCAGACAGTCATACGGTAACGCTGTGTTTGCAGCCGCCGCAGACAGTACAGGCAACGTGAACAAAGGGTGGCAAGGCTTCGATGGTGCTCAGTGGCCAGTAACTGGAGACAACGGTAAGAAGGGACCGATTGTAGGTAAGATTGTGTACGATAACCTGACAGAAAACGTCTTGATCTATCGCACCAACGCTCGTGCATTCGGCTCCTCAGTCATCACAGTTCGCTATCAATAAAATAAAGGGAGTCTGGAGCTATATGTTCCCGGCTCCCTTTTGTTTTACGATAATTTATAAGAGTTAAAACCCAAGGAGTTCTTTGATGGCCACTGAATCTATCTACGTTGACGCATTGCGTCTAACGCCTCAGGGAGAACAGGCCGTTGCGAACGCTAACGCTGGTGGACTTGCTGTTCAGCCAGTGTCGTTTAAAGCAGGTGACTTTGTTGGCTCTAACCCGTCTGTGGTTCCAGAGCAGTTACTTGGCAGCGAGCTTGCGTCGGGCGCATTGTCGTATGTTCAGGTTCTTACCGAGAACAGCGCCCGCTTTATCTTTGATATTAAAGTCAACTACGTTGCAGGTGAAGCACTGAAACGAGTTGGTGAGCTGTTGATCATGCTCTCTGACAACCGACCTTTTGGTCACGTTGTTCTACAAGAGCCTATCATCGCCGTACCAAACTCTATCAATCGCGTTAGCCTTCTCGTACATATTCAGCAGGACATCCAAAAGATTCTTGCTGTGAAAATGGCGGACTACACCTCTATACCGAGTGTGGCAACGCTCCAGAATCTGCCGAGCTTGAGCGATAACGTGTTCAATGCCGTGTCGGTTCTTGATATGCACGTTAACTCGGACGGCACTCGCTCTCCAGGTACTGCATATCGTTATGGACAAGGCTCATACTATTGGGCTTTCAGCGAGCATGACCGTGTGTTCAGCGGACAGATTACTGCCGCAGGTTTCATCAACGCAAACACGTTCAAGATTGCTTCGCTGTCCTCAGTGTTGAAAGCTAACGAGGTTGTTCTGATTCAGACAATCTCTGGCACAGGCGCCGGCGCATGTCGTCACTTCAAATACACGAATGGTCAACTGGTCAACATGGACAGCGCGATTCCATTCGTTAGCGCACAGACAACTATCGCTGTGTGGCGACGCATCACTAACCCAACAACTCCGTCTGCTGGCATTCCGTGGCCACTGAATAACGATGTACCAGAAGCGTGGGCATTGTACAGAGGCAAAGACTTGCAGCCTTATTGGGGACCTGTTGCTGGTGGTACTCGTCAGACAACTGGTACGCTGTTTGTTCCTCCAGGCAAACTGTTATTCAGTTCTGTTGTGACTACAGCAACGCCTGATAAGCTGCGCTATACGCTGTCTGAGATTCTCGATAGCTCGACCGACCTGTTGCTTGGCACGTCTGGTGTTCTCCAGCCACGTACTGCATACAGTGTCGTTGACGATCAGCTTCTGCTTTCGTCCTATCCTGAACAGCGTATGCAGCTCGATATGCGTCAGTTCCGCGTTGAGCCTTCTCAGGGCCATGTTGTCCTGTTTGAAACATACGAGGGTGTCGGCGATGGCCAGACTGCACTGTTTAAACTCGGCAGCAAACCGATTGATAGCGTTGACATGATATTCTGTGTCGTCGGTTCAACGTGGCAGCCTACCACCGTGTATAAACTCACGAATGGTAACAGCGTAACGTTAACCGAAGCGATCCCGTCAGGTCAGAAGTACACATTCTATGTAGCTCGCTATGAAGAACGCGCCAACTGGTCTACTCGTATTCGTGTTGCTCAGTATCGCCTGCCTTATGATGCTGATACATTTGTTCTGCCAACTACTCCGCTGAATAAGTCGCACTGCGTTATGGCCATGAGCGGCCTGACAGTACACACGCAGGACTTCACAGTAACTGGCAATGTGCTGAAAACGTTGTCGCCTATTCCTGCCGACACACTCATTGAGATCACAATCTTTGAGAACGTCATGGCAGTAGGCTCGAAAGACAGTTCGGTTGACGGTGTTATCATTGACGCTATCCCTACACCGACTGGTTACATGTTCAAGCGTCAAGGTCTGCCTCCTATCGACGTGCCTATAGCTGCTCCTGAGATCATTCAGGGTGAGGGCATTCAGATTACTGGTAAGTGGCCAGAGATTACGATTCGTAACACTCAGGCTCTCGCCGAAGAAGCTGACCCACGCAACATGTACAACATTCAGCAGAATGCGGACGACTCGGAAGAGCTGGTTATTCAGCAACGTATTGAGTTCAAGAAAGGCGTCATGCTTACGTGTGTCGCTGACTTCCAGTGTCAACTCGGCCCAGGCTTTGCTGCCACCAGCGGTAAAGAACATCTTGAATACGTTCTGTCGTTCAAGGTGCCTGGTACCTCCGAAGCTGAATACGGTCGCGGCCTGAAAGGCACTGGTAGCGCGGGCTTTAACGTCGTTACTTCTGATGCAAGCCTGACAGAAGTTATTGCGTATTCAAACGTCAGCCTGACGCAGATGTTCACGGTGCTGATAGAAAACCAACCTCAAGGCTTCATTGATATCGTTGCTAAGGTGCGTATCGTTAACGCGCAGATTACAAGCTACGGATCGAAGCTGTCGGGTAACTTGTGCATTAAGGTTGAACCGAAATGACAACACAGTTAAAACTTTCGCAAATCGAAACAACCGCTAACGATGAAGGTAAGTCGCTGGTTGGTGTTGATGGTAGCGTCGAGTTTGAGTCTACGGACTTAGCGACGAATACTCAAATCGCAAGCGTAAGGTTTAACAGCAAGACAGGCGTGTTGGTGTTCATCAAGAAGAACGGGGAAGTAGTGAACGTCCCCGGACTTCCTACTATTGCTATGTTCGGTGAAGGGAAGCCTGGGCGTCGCGGCGCTCCAGGTGCTCCCGGCCGTGACGGACGTGATGGTCGAGACGGTGAGACAGGTAGACAGGGCTGCGAAGGTGGCCCTGGCTCTAAAGGTAAGACTGGCCCTGTTGGTGACCCAGGACGCGACGGTGAAGACGGTCCTCCTGGTGATACTGGGCGTCAAGGTCCAGACGGTCCTACTGGTCCAGACGGTCCTCCCGGTCCTACAGGGAACATCGGTCCTCGTGGTGCTACTGGCGCAAGCTGTATCTCTGGTGCTACAGGTCCTACTGGCCCAGCGCCTATTACAACTGCTGTTCAGTCTAACACGCAGCCTACAGACGGTCGTGTGTTCGTTTGGTTGTACCCTACAGCCAACGTTACGCCAGCACCGCCTCTGCCTACTATAACGCCTCTTGCTGCGTCAGTGTCTAACCTGTACATGGTAGGTCAACGTGCAGTGCAAGGCTCTGATGTATTTACTTCGCTTGCATACCTTCCTGTCAATGCACGTGGTGGTATAGGTCCATATAAGTATCAATGGTCTATCACAACCACTGAGGGCGTAACGCTTGGCGCTACTGATACCTCAACGTGTATTGTTAACTTCTATCTGCGTCTCGGACTTGGTGCTGATCGTACAATCAAAGGCACTATTCGTTGCGTAGTGACTGACATGGGCCAACCCTCACGCCCTACTGTTACCGTGAGTTCTGCGCTGACAGTTGTTGCACGTAACCCTACAAGCTCAACGTCTGGCTGTATTGTGTTTGGTTCTGTTGTCGAAACTATTACAGGACCTAAAGCTGTCGAGGACTTACGTGTAGGTGATAGCCTGCTGAGTTTCTCTAACCAGCCGAAGAACTTCCGTCAGTGGTCTTCGCCTAGCCTAAAAGGTAATCTGGTGAACGCTACTGTTGTCGGTTTGAAGTATGGCGAAGAAGATCATTACTTCGTTATCAACGGCCAGAAGTTCACACACGAACATCCAGTGCTTGTGTATGACGATAGCGTATGGCGTTATATCCCTGCGCGTGACGTACAGCCTGGGAATACAGTGCTAGGTCGTAAGGGACCTGTGTCTGTGTACGAGTTTCGCCGCGTAGATAATCTGGTGAAAACTGTTGATATCGACGTTGATCCATTTGATTGTTATTTCGTTGGTGATGTGCTCGCACACAACACGGATATTGTTGCGAAAGCGGAGAAAAAGTAATGAGTCTGATTAAAGTTAAGACCGGTCTCATTCAGGCTGGTTCTTCGTCTACGCCTACTGCGATTCGCGCTCAGTCTGGGGTTCTCTCGATAGACCCTAGCGACGAACAGGTTCCCTCAGAGGTAACTGCTGATTCGTCGTTCGATGCAACTTCGGGTATTCTTACTCTCAAGTTTGCTAACGGGCAGACAGTTAAGGTGGGCGGTTTCCCTACTGCTGCTGATATACCAGAAGGTCGTCAGGGCGGAAGAGGAGAGACAGGCGCTGATGGTAAAGACGGACGAGATGGTCGCGATGGTAATCCAGGTGAGCCTGGATGTACTGGTCCTGTGGGCCCAGATGGTGAGCAAGGTATCCCTGGGCCAGACGGGCGTGACGGACTACCCGGTCCTGTTGGTCCTACTGGCCCAGATGGTAGAACAGGCCCTATGGGTCCTACTGGTCCTACTGGTCCTCGTGGCGGTACTGGTCCGACAGGCGCTACTGGCTCTACAGGACCAACGGGTCCTACCGGCCCTGCAGGTCCTGCTGGACGCCTGTCTATCATCGTCAGTGCTACTAACCCAGGGAACGTTGCTGCTGGCACGATCTGGGTGGACCCTACCAAAGATCAGAATATCACATGGCCATAAGGAGGCAACGTGGTAGAAAAAGTTGATATATCGCTAGTCAAGGCCAATGCTTCTGGTCCTGTCGTAGCGACCGAAGGGGGAATCACAGTTGACACTACGCAAGACGATAGCCAACTTAGCGGGGCATTTGATGCGGTTACAGGTCTTCTGTCTATCAACATCCCTACTATCGGCAAGCTCCAGATATCTGGGCTACCTACTATTCATAGCATCGGTTACGGTCCTGCCGGCGGCGTTGGGCCTGCTGGTCGTGACGGTATTGACGGTCTCATGGGTAGCGATGGTCGTCGTGGTACTGATGGCTGTCCTGGTCCTCGTGGTAATGATGGACTACAGGGGAAGCAAGGTTACGTAGGTAATCGTGGTCCTGCTGGTCCGACAGGCCCTACTGGCCCAACTGGTGCCCCAGGTAACCCAGGTACAGTACAGGTGTTCGTGCAAGACACCGACCCTGCTATTGATAATGAGATTGCGCCAGGTGCCATCTGGGTAAGACCGTAAGGAGAAGTCATGGCTCGTTTTCGCGTTCGTAATGCTGCGAATAACGGTTGGCTTGACTGCGTGGACACGCCCATGTTCATACGCACACATGCAGGAGACTGGACACCATTAAGCCCAGACAAATTCAGTGTGCGTAATCAGTGGGGAAAGAGTTGGATGCACATCAACGACTCTTTCGACCCTACTTATGATGACCCGTGCTCAAACCTTGAGACGGGTGCATGTGGCGGCGGACCGACGTCAACTACCAAAGGTTCTGGTAACGGGATAGGGAGTGGCGGTCGTGAGAAATACGATATCCTCAAAGGCTATCCTGCGGGGTTCGATTTGCCTGATGCTGGTCGCACTGGCTTCGGTCTTATCAACTCTTTTTCTCCTCCTACTGGTCGATCTATCAATAGACCCGGCATCAAGACCATCGAATCATACGACCCTACTGGTGTTGCTTCTCGCGCAGGGCTAGGCACTTACGCTAACCCTAACGTGCCTTACGCTTCTGTTCATGGGCGTGGTGCTGTTATCACCGAGACGTATTATGCAATGCCAGCAATCGAAGGTTACGTTGAGCTGATGATCGCGTCCTATGCGCCAGCTGGTGCGAGTGTTGACGTGTACCATATGGGTGTGCGTGTTGCATCGACGTGTGGTAAGCTGGCTGGTCGCTCGCGTATCAAATTCCAGTTCGACCCTGACGCTGCTGATATGCGTATCATGGTGCGTGTGCGTACAACTCAGGGATACGGCTGGAGTTTAGAAGTATATCCGCCGCGCCTCGCAGCACCTTCTGACCGTGGTGGATTAGCTCTCGATAGTCAGGCCGCGTATGACGTTATCAACTTCCCTGACGTCATTCATCCAGACTACATCGGCAGCCCAATCTTCCCTGCGCCGTGCCATGCAACTGTTTGGCCTATCGCGGAACGTATTCAGAATGCTAACGCTTTCGAATACTATCACTTCATTGGTTGGACAGCGGGTTGGATGTATCTCGATTACACCTCATGGGAAACGTTCGACTTCATTGAGGTCTATCAGTCTGGTCGTCGTATCGCCACAACGCTTGATGCGCGTACTGGTGAGGGTTATCTGTATTTCTACTTTGACCCTCAAGGCGTTGCGTGTGATATCATGGTGCGCGTGGTCAGTAAGGACTTTGGTAATGCTGCATCGCTTGCGAGTTGCTTCTACAGTCTGTACTGTCCAGGTGAACGTGGTGCGCGTGAATACATGCACCCATGCCAGAGCTACAGCGTATACTCTGCCGGGCATCCAACCACAGAAGATAATTTTGCGTTAGGAACTCAGTCGGACATTCGCGCCGAGCTTGTTGTTTGTGTTGCGAACTCGTTCGATACCAAGTTCGAAGTGTTTGACCAAGACATGAACGTACTCGATACTTCTATCGTTGCTGCGGGCAAGACTGGTACACTCGAATTTTGGAAATACCCTGAGCATGTGTTGCGCTCTAACATCACTGTGCGAGTGACAGCTCCTATCGGATGTGATTGGTCGTACTTCGTGTACTGTCCTATTCAACCGCCTAAGATTAACGTAAGTGACTTCACCGTTCCTTATCGTTGCGTAACAATTGAAGGTGGTAACGATCAGCCGCCAGATTCAGACGTTCTGCCGTGGCAGCCAAACGCATGGGAACAGACAGGTGGTCGTGGTACTGGTCGCCCTGATGCTTCTCCTGTGTGGACACGCGACGGTAACTACATGAACATCTGGGGTGGTGTGAATGGTTGGTTCAAGTGGGGTAACTTCTTCACTAAGCCGATTAAGCAGATCACTTTCGTCTGGGTGTACGACGGCAGGAATGGTGGTTGGCATACTATTGATATCTACGAGCGAACTGCTGGCGAAGGCGCAGCACAGTCTCCGAGAAACAGTAGTGGTGTCTATCAGTATTTCACGTTTGACGTGAACATACCTGTAGGCCAAGAAATCTGGCTTCGTGTTCAAGGCGGCGGCGACCGCGGCGACTCGAACGATCTAGACTATCTGGGCATCACCAACGTAGTATTTGAATAACATATAGGGGCTTCGGCCCCTCTTCTCGATCTAAGGACATAACATGCTGCAACAAAGCTGCTTGTATGCGCGAGGCATTACGCCTGTATTTAGCGGTAGTCCTGGCGATGGCTCTATTACCGCAGTAGACGCTATGGCAGTTGATAGCTCACGCTTCACCTCTTTTGTTGTTGATGGTCATGCTCTTTCATACGTATGCGGCTTCGGCTCTGTCTACATGAATGGTCGATTCGTCCGTGACGGTAGTCCTCTTGTTGATGCTAACTACGGTTGGCTCGGTAACTACCGCAATAAGAGCATTAACAACATGGGTGTGCTGCGTCACCTGTTGACACAACGCGGCTACAACTCGAACATCACATATGGCAGCACCATGCTTGTCATATCAGACCTTGCACCTGTCAATGATGACACTGCAATGGAGTCGTGGGGACAACTCGTTGCGTATATGCAGCGCATCCCTCTCGACATGCTGGCACATAGCTGGCAAGAGATTAACGCTGGTGCGTATGGTTACGATGGTACGTACAAGTATTTCAAACAGTTCAGTTGCGTAATGCTTCTGCTGTCTGCTACCAACCAGAGTATGCCTACTCAGATGCTTACTGCTCTGCGTGAAGCGCATCGTAATGGTGTTAGCCTGATTGTGTTGCAGAAAGGTCCGTATGAAGGTAACGTAAACTTCAATGCGATCTTCAACCCACTCGGTATTCGCAGCAATGGCCAAGCATATATTGCGGCCACTGTCGCAGCAAAGAACAAAAGCATTAACGCGTTCGGCAACCACGTATCTTGGACTAACGTTGTGCAGTTGCATAACCAAATCAACTTCGAAGTCTCTGCCGCGTATCAGTTCACAGGAACCACTCAAGCAGGTCCAGGTACTATCGGTGGCCAGCCTGGCACATGGCGTCAGTTCTATTGCGGACAGGTTGATATCTCCGATGACGTTATCCTTGACCCGCCTCTTATCTATCGTGATAAGTGCTGCGTCGAACCTGGCTCTGCATATCAGGTAGACTTCGACGTCACAACATATCCATACAAGCCTGACGATTGGGCAGCACGTATGGCTGCGGGTGACGTGTCTGTTAGTTGGTCAAACGAGAATGCTCAATCGCTTGCAGCGCGTAGCCGAATCTTCTCTCACGTTGTAGGCTATCAGCGTTATCTGGACACAGGAGATACAGGCTACACGATCTTTAACGGTACCCGCTACACCGATACTCGTGGCTGGAACGTTTATAAGATTCGTAAGTCTGACCTTGCGCTGGTGGAGCGTCGTACATTTGACATTCACGCATCGGCCGAAGGAACTAACCCAGGCGTTGCGAATGCTCAGGCATGTGCGGCTTTCCTGAACTCTATCGGCTCTGACCATTACGTCTACGTTGTGTCATACGATACAGCCGACGTTAACCGACTGCAGGGCGGTCTGCCTCAAGCCATGTATCGCATCGGTGCATCGCGTCGTGTGTACGCAGGATCGCAATACGTGTATCGTGCTGCATACTCACTGTTCGGTGAGCCTGGTATTGGTGAGGGTAACGCGTGGAATGAAATGTATCGTGGTGCCAAGTCATCTGATACTGACAGTTACTTCTCTGTCGGCTATGACTTCGATACGAATGGCTTCCCATACGTGACAGGCACAGACCGCGAAGGTAACATGAGCATGGCGCTCAATGGCCTGTTCGAAAACACCAAGAGCAGTCATCTGCGCTACTACAAAGTGCTTGGCTCTCAGGATGGTGCTTCGACAATGGGTATGCAGCATACTGTTACGATTAGGGATAACCGTTTCAAGAAGCTGCCTATGTACGAGACAAAGACCTTCGTTGTTTCCGTAACTAACCCATGCTTCCCTGTGCCTAAGATTCAGTCCCACGATTGGGTTCACGTTGTTAACCGTGCGAACAATCGCTACGTTAAATATCCGTTCAAGGACCTCTGTGAATATCTTGTCACAACGTCGGACGGTAGCGGCCAGAACGAAATGTGTACCTCTCACCTGATGATGAATTGGGATATGTTTGGCTCAATCGGGTCCGGCACTATCTATAACTCTGCTGGTGCGTCGCATAAGATTTACTGCGGCACTGAGAACGGGAATATCAATGACCCGAACTCGTTGTACATCAACACCACAGAAGAAGGGAAAGTGTGGCACATCTATGAGCGTAAGTATCAGCTCATTACCGAAGAAGCATCGCGTGATTCGAATGACTGGCAGGTTGTCTGGAAGTGGAACGGGGTTGGTACTCAGGGCCACAACATTACCATTGCGCCTGGCTATGAATACATCGTGTTTGCGTATGATCGCTACGGTGAGGTTGAACTTGCAGAGCGTCATTTCTTCGTACCGCCTACCGAATATCTGCCTAAGTGGGGCGCTAACTATTATAACCGAGACTTCTCGAACTCAACGACGTTCACCGTTGACCGAGCGTTCCGTTGTAATGCGTACTGCGAGAAATCGAAGAATGGCGGTACAGAAAACGGCATCATGATGATCATCCGTCGTCCGCTGTTCCTGACGACAGGCGCTGCTGACCGTACTGGTTGGGAATGTATCTTCAACAATAACAGTACGACAATGCCACGCGGTAACAACTACATGATTCCGTGTGTGAAGGATTATCAGTACATGGTATTGTGTACAACGGAAGACGGTGCTGTTTCTTCTCACCACTTCAATGCGTGGAAAGGCGCTTTCGATATGGTATGGGAAGGATTGTTTGAAGCTGACTCTGGTGGCCGTGCATCTTGGTATCAAGACTTGCAGACGCTGATGAAAAGCGGCAACTCAGGTGGTACAACTATGGATTGCTTCGATGGGCTCGCTAGTCCTCAAGGCGTATTCCAAGTGTGGCGCCGTCCTATCCTGTGCTGGGAGCCAGACGAGATTGACAGTTAAGGAGAGCGTATGCCAGCTTATGCACGTTTAGCATTCAAAGACCCAAGCAGAGACAGATGGGTAGCTAATTTAGCGTATGGTGGAACGAAGGTTCGGTATCAGGATTCAGATGGAAGTGTGCGTTGGGTTCGCATGACAATCAACAACACCAAAGTTAAAAATCCTGAGGCCGGACAATCGGGTCAACCAGATTGGACAACACTGACTGGTTAGGAGTTTAGCCCATGTCTCTTACGAAGATTAATCCTGCACTTATCGACGGCGGTGCTTCGCCTGTCGGTAAAGTGTTAGGTAAGAAGACGGCGACCGCTGTTGCGTTTATCGACCCAGCAGAGGCTGCAAAGATTCCCGGCTCTCAGGGTGTTGAGTTCGACACAACTACAGGTACGCTAACAGTCATCTGGCCTGATGGCAGTCAATCGAGTGTGATTGGTTTGCCTACTGCCGACCAGCTTAAATCAGGACGTGAAGGTAAACAGGGTAAAGAAGGTCTGCGTGGCCTCCCTGGTGCTGATGGTCGTGATGGTCGCGACGGTGAAGACGGCTGTCCAGGACCTCGTGGGCCTCGTGGACGTAACGGTCCTACAGGTAACACAGGCCCTGTAGGTGCTACAGGTAACACTGGTGCTGTCGGCCCTACGGGTGCAACAGGACCTACTGGTAGCCCAGGCCGCGATGCTGCTATTGACGAGTATCGTGTGTCTCAAGCGCTCAACCCTGTTACCGGTGCAGTGATACCGAACGCATGGATTGGTAGCAACCGCGATATGAACACTGGCTTTACTCATAACATGGGTCGAGTCGTGAACGCATCAACTACCGACACAATTCATGTTGTGTTTAACACGGCATTCATCAACCGTTGTATCAGCATTCAGATTACCTTTGTGAACGCTGCACTCAACCAAGCGAAGACCTACCAGCTCTACAATCTGGATGGTACAAGCGCGATGAATGAGAACGCCCTGTTAGGCGGCTTCACCATCAAGTCTACTGGCACCAACACTGCTGGCTGGGACTTCTGGTATACTGCGGTAGGTGATTAATATGCCGATAATCAAAATCAATCGCGCCACGAACGCAGTCATTGGTCGTGTGCGCGAGAAGACAGACGACGATTGCATTGAAGTCAGTGACGAGCTATTCGGCAGAATCATTGGCGACCCATCTGCATTCGCGTTTGACCCTTCTACTGGTCAGATTGATCTTGTCGAAGGATATGATACAGCGCCTCCTGAAATCGACCCTGTGGTGCTGGCGCAGTTCGTTGCCGAAATCAACCAGAACATCTCAGTGCCAGAACTTGGCGTTGAGATTAGCATCTCTGGTGACTTAGGCAACCATCTGCTATTTGCTTTGGCTTGTGCGCAGTTTGCTCCGCAGACTATTGTGTGCAACACCAAAGGGAAAATCAGCACACTCGTTGTCGATAAGGCTGCTGCCAAACTGATCGCTAAGGCCTTCTCCGATAAAAGTTCTATTATTCTTCAATCGTTAGGAGTCTCGGATGAGCCAGTTGACTAACTACGTGGACACGTTGATTAGTCTTGCACAACAGCAAGGACTGTCAGCGTCGAACGATATTGTGTATAAGGTAAGTGCTGATGTGACGATCATCTTAGCATTCGCCGAGCCTTACACTCGCGTTTTCCCACTGAACGGTCTCTGGATTATCGCGGACGGTACGAGCGCTAACTATAAAAAGGTGATGCGTCGTAAATCCAAAACTGCCACAGCTCCTTATAGAAATACGTGGCAGGAAGAGACCGACTACAATACGGTGATGACCACTGTTCAAGTCTGGGACGAAGCTGATTTGCCAGCCCCTCAGATTATCAGCGCAAGTGGTGGACGTCTTACCGGTAAAGTTCTTGTGCGCTCAGGTGTAACAACCTACGATAACGACGAACTGATTCCTAAGTCCTATACGGACGGCGTTCGCACGGCGATGAACAATTCGTTCTTCACCATGTTCAACAACATGAACCAGCGCGTTAACTCTAACCTTAGCGCCATTCGTACTATTCAGACTGATGCACAGCTTCTTACGGCGCGTGTTACAGCACTTGAAGACAGTGCGGGTGAGCCAGAAACAAAAGGGTTAGTGTTCGTGCAGGAGAATGCCGATACCGTTTGGGCTTTGCGTCATGGATTGGGCAAAGGCAACGGCATTCCTTACGTCACTGACGAGAGAGGAGAAGTTCTATGGCCGGAAACTGTTACTCCAGCCGAAGCCGATCCAGACAACGTATTGCTGCTTACATTCTTGGAGCCTGTCTCTGGTACGGCGCAGCTTCTGTACACGCCGAAAGCCGAGACGAACCTTCAATAACGTGGGAGCGCGCGGTAAAGCAGACAGGTAACGGCATGACGCTCGCTGAGTCGAAAGGCTTAGTGGAAGATGGCCTAATGATCGTTACCCAATTCTCTGCTGGGCCTACGTTAGGCAGTACGCTGATACGCTCGGTTGTCGATTCAATTGATGACCGATTTGTTGTCGTGCAGTATCTGCCTATTAGTCGCGTATTATCTGACACGGAGTACAAGGCATCACTTCGCAGTATGCAACTCGTCGTCCAGTTAACTAAGCCTCGCGTGATACTTAGCCTGGACGATGATTACATGAAGTACATGCCACCAAACGTGTATGATGTTTATCGTGACAAATTCTTTGTCGCCAATAAGGGTTTGGCCACTGTAGGCAAGCCCTCTTGCGATCTTATCAGCATGATTGCGCAGAAGACATATCAGTCCGATGCTCCTGTCTATATCCTGCGAGATGATAACGTAGCGCACATTGAATCAGCCCGTACGCTAGGTGCTTGCCTCAAAGACTATGGCCATGACGTGTCGTATTACTCTGCGTCAACTGTTGGTGATTTGAAAGCAGACCTGTTTGAAATTGAAAGCAAGGAGAGAGGGTTTCTCATTAGCTTAGTCAATACTGTCAGTGACACGGAATTCAATCGGCCTGTTGGTTTGGACGCAATCAATAGACTGTTCATAAGCATAAACAGGAAGCATATTGACATAGGTTTCGTCAGAGCAAATAGGAATCTCAGTATGGTCATTGTCCCGATGCTTGGTGGACTTGATCGTAATGAAAAGACGTGGGCGAACATGCGCACATCACCTAGACTTTATGTTCAGGCGGAACGATTGGATAAGCTGGATGGCTCATTGGTCTACAAAAATATGTTTGCGGAGATTGGCGGTGTATTGAAGGAATAACCTTCCGTACATCAGTGGTTCGCTAATTTCACTCAGATAAAAGGACCATGAGGTAGAACCCGAAATGCAAGCCAAGCGAATTAGGATTGCGATTATCGTTGCTGTTTCTCTCGCTGTGGTTGGTTTCGTGATCACTGCTGTTAGAAGTGCCAACGACTCTCCTGAAAATTTGATACTCAAGGAAGATGTTAGCTGCTTGTCTGCCATTTGTGTCGTCGATGGTCGGTACGGACAGAGTTGCTTAGAGTTCAAGCCTAGGATGGCGCACACGTACAAAACCACTGACGTAAACGAACCAGGTGCCGAGAGGATTATTGTTGATCTGAACGACAACACCTGTAAGGGTTGAATATAATGTGGGCGGAAATTTTAGACAAGTTGCTCGCGTCCAACTATGCGACTGTCTTCTCTGTTGTTCTACTGATCATTGGCGGTGGCTATGTTTGGTGGAAAATACTGCCTCAGCTTGAAGAACTGGAGCAACTGAGGGAGCGGAATGCAGAGCTGGAAGCCGCAACTACTGCTGTCAATCCAGATAGCAGTATAGTGCAAGCCGACTTAGCGCAGATGATGCGACTGATTCAGTCAATCGCCGATTCCGCACCAGTCGATAATTTGGATATGAGAGAGGGATTGAACTCAGTTCTTCGTGCGATGCAGCGCTTCGAACGAATCATATCCCAGCAATCCCAAGACCATCAGGTGTCAGTCGAGCTAATGCGCGAAGTGCTTGATAAGTTAGGTGGGAGCCAACAAGAACTTGAGAAGCTCGGTCTGCGATTGCAGAGCATATCCAGTTCTCTTTATACAACCCCGAATGCTCAAGGCAACACGGAGTTGAATGATTTGAGGGCATTGCGATGATGGGCTATTTGAAGAATAACATAGGGTTCAGACGATTCACCGCCGAACGCTATGGTGATTTCTACAAAGCGAAAGCCTTTATGCTAGGTGAAGTCCTAGACTCTACCAGGCATAACTTCACGGCTGCCGCACGAGAAACATTGCTTCAATACCTATCTGCGTCGGAGTCTTGGTTGAGAGACATTGAACGTCGATTCATTTCAACTGGTCGTGGTGTCGAAATGGAACACGATGCCACTGATATTTTAAGTTCCTTTGCAGATACTGAAAACGAGGTGTTGGGTCTTATGGCCCACCATCCTGAAGACTTTCCCGCGCTGTTCTGTGAGAGTTGGTATGAGATGCGTATGGCGATTCGTCCTTACGTTGATCAGATTCTCACACAACAGTTTCGGCAGGACATGAGTGAATCGTTCAAACTCATAGCCGAGTTCATTATCGGCTATATGAACTTCACGCTGTTTAATTTGCATGAGATTGACTACATCTTGTGTAAGCGCGAACGTCCATTCATTTATGCCGATAAGATTGACCTCACCATTATGGAACGTGGTGGGGTCAGCGCACCGGTACTTCGCCTTGAAGTTTATCAACGTCACGGCTTGCTCGATGGGTACGATGTGCCAATCCGAGTGAAGTACAATATTGATGATAAGTATATCAATCTAACAGAAGAAAGAATTGCGGCCTACCAGAAGCTACGTTGTAGCCTCGATGACTGTGAAAGTAACTTCTTCTAATCCCACGCACTCAGGAGAATGACAATGCGTACTGGTAATATTGAACTGATGCTCAGTGCTCAGATTAAGAACTTCCGTCCAGAGGTTCTTTCCGCTGATCCAGTTGTAGGTGATCTGGTCCAGGCTCAAACTGCACGTATGTGGTACAACAGCACCGAAGGTAAGTACAAATACTTCGACGGTACTGCAATCAAAGAGCTGGGCGGTGGCGGTTCTGTAGAGGGCGCTATCCTGGCTGACGGTACTGTGCCGATGACTGCGGACCTGCTGCTGTCTGGTCCAGACCAGTCTGCATCTGGCGACAACGCGGCTGTTTCTAAGAAACACGTTGAAACCGTTGTTGCTACCAAGCAGGACAAGCTGACCGGCCTGACTGAAAACGGTGTAGTAGTTGCTGGTGCAGATAACGAACTGCAAACCTCAAACGTAACCGCTGCCGAGCTAGGCTATCTGTCTGGCGCAAGCTCTAACATCCAGTCTCAGATCACCGCTGTTAGCAACAAAGCTAACGCGAACGAAACTGCTCTGGCTGGTAAGCTGAACGCCGCTAACGGCCAACTGACTGGCGACCTCGACGCGAACGGTAACACCGTTTCTAACCTGGCTGCTCCAGCTAACGCGAACGATGCTGCTCGTAAGATCGATATCGACAACGCTATCGCGGGTATCGACTGGCTGCAAGACTCTGACGCTATTCAGCAGGACGGCACTCTCGACCCAGAACTGGTAGCTGGTAAACAGTACCTGATTCTGGCTGCTGACCAGATCAACCCGAACTTCGGTTCTATCACTGGTCTGGTAGACAACATGATCGTTCGCTATAACGGCACTGCGTTCGTTATCGTGTTCGACCCAACTGACAGCGAAGCTGGTGGTGCTGTTACCTGGATTAAGTCCATCAAAGAGTATCGTCGTTTCGACGGCACTGTGTGGACCACGTTCGGCGGTGCTTCTGAGTTCAACGCAGGCGACGGTCTGGAGAAATCTGGCAACGTTGTTAACGTGAAAGTTGGTGCTGGTATTCAGATCACCTCTAACGCTGTAACTGCGAAGCTGGACTCTGCTGGCGGCCTGGAAGATAACGCTGGCAGCACTCGCGTTAAACTGGACGGCGCTACTCTGGCACGTTCTGTTGATGGTCTGGCAATTGCTGATGGTGGCGTTGGTTACGACCAGATTGCTGCCGCTGCACTTGGTGATGGCCTGAAACAGGACACCACTAACAGCAAAATCGCTGTTGACGTTGCTGCGGTTAAAACTGCCGGTGGCTTCATCGACGCAAACGGCGGTGACGTTGACCACATCAACCTGACTGGTACTGGCGCTCTGACCGATGCTTCTGCTGTCAGCAAGAAGTACGTTGACGACGCTATCGCAGGTTCTGCTGGTGGCGCTGCTGCTAAACTGTACCAGTACGACAAAACTGCTGGCGGTGATGCTGCCGCAACTGCCCACACCTTCACTCACAACGCTGGTGTGAAGTATGGTACTGTCACAGTTGTTGACGACACTGGCTATCAGATCATCCCTGATGAAGTTGTGTTCATCGACGCAAACAGTCTGCGTGTTGAGCTGGCTACTGCGAAGAAAGTCGCAATCGCATTCGTAACTGGTACTAACGCCTACGTTGAACCAGCTGCGTAAGTAGCATACTAAGAGGGTGGGCATCTGCCTGCCCTTTTTACCTTCAGGAGAAGATTTATGAAAGTCCTCGGTAGTTTAGACCTAGAGTTCGGCTCGATTAAGAACTTCAAGTTTGCAGAAGTTACTGATTGGCCTGATAACCCTCAACCGGGCATGGCAATCTTCATGGATAAGCGTCTGATGTTCTGTGTTGAGATTTTGGACCTGCCTATTTGGGTTCCATTGTCTCAACAAATGACGATGTACCGTCATGCTCAGGCATCTGCTTCATCTCGTTGGGAAATCACCCACAACATGAATACAGCAACGCCTATCGTACAGTGCTACGATGAAAATGGTGAAGTGCTGATGCCTTCCTCAATCAAAGCGCAAGACGCTAACACCACAATCGTGCTGTTCCCTGAGCCTGTTGCTGGTACTGCCGTGCTGCTGTCTGGTATTGAAAGCGGTCTACCTGCACCTACTGTCGCATTCACTGCCTCGTTCACAGACGAAGCTGTGTGGGTTGTTACACACAACCTCGGCTACCATCCTGCGGTTCAGGTCCATCAGGGCTCGAAAGAAGTTCAGCCTAAGTCTATCGTCCATGATAGCAATACCCAGCTCACCATCACGTTTGACAGTGCGCAGTCTGGTACTGTTATTCTGTATTAAGGGAGATTCGCATGATCAACTATTCGATGGGGCGCACCTTTGAACAGGAGACGCCCGCGACCGAATGGACGATCGCACATAACTTCGGCCGCTACGTCGCAGTGACAACTTGCGTGAATATGCCTGATGGTAAGCTCCATCAAGTGCTACCACTCGATGTTATCGTTGTGGATATGAACACGGTCAAAGTAACATTCCCGTATGCAGTTACGGGACATGTGCGGATCGCCTAAGGAGATAAACAATGTATACTTTTGGTTTGCAACTCGCAGGCGAACAAGCTCAGATTACACGCGCACCAGGTGACCCGAATTCATCTGGCCCTACCTTTCCTTCAAACCCAACAAACGGTCGTGTATGGAACCTGACTGCTGTTGTTGGCGCTAACCAACCTGGCCTGTACGTCTACTCGACTGTTCGAGCTAAGTGGGTTAACCAGTTGCAGTCTGTAAATCCATATGATGTAGGCCTGAGTATTCTCAAGCGCTACGCTGGTGGTCAAGAGATTGCGCGTTACCTGTCAGTACGTACCACGGCAATCATCAAAAATTTCGCTGGCTCTATGGCAAATGCTGATGTTGCTGCTACCGCCCAAGCGGTGTTCAAAGTAAGCGCATACGACACAGTTACTCAGGCTGTTATTCAGCTTGGTACCATCACGTTCGGTGCTGGTTCTAAGACTGGCGTATTCGCACCGTTATCTGCATATCTCGACACAGAGATCATTCTGGTTGCTGGTGACCAGCTCCGCGTTGTCGCACCAGATACTGCTGATACAACACTGAACGGCGTGGCAATCACCATCGCAGGCCGTCTGCTAGTGTAACACATATGGCCTGTATCGTAATGGTACGGGCCTTTTTACCTTCTATCGGAGATTTTCACCATGACTTACGTCCAAGCGTTGACGTATGACTTCGATGTTGGCGACAAGACGCGTGTGCTCTTGAGAGCTACAGACGGATTCAATGATCTCGCCGTTCCTGGAAGAAAGCTGACACTGTGGACAAGTCCAGTCGTGAGCACAGCACAATCCAAGTTTGGCGATAAATCCTTTCTGATGAACAACGGTTATGTTGACTTCGGCACCACAGATTTGCCATTCGAGAGCGGTGACTTCACTATTGAAGGCTGGGTGTATACGATTAGTATCACAGGCAATCAGTGGTGGTTGAGTAAAGGTGATGGCGTGTCTAGTTGCTTTAAGACATATCAAGGCAACGTATATCTACAGACGCGCACACAATACGCTATGGCTTCTGCTGCTGCGATCATTCCTGTTGGCCGTTGGTATCACCTAGCGTTGACGCGCAAAGGCAACGTATACACTATCTGGATTGATGGTGTTGCTAAAATGACTACTACTGACACCGCTCCGGGATTCGGCATGTCTGCTGTACCCCTGCGTGTTGGTGGGTACGAAGGTTCCTCGAATAGTTATTGGGATCAGATTCGTGTGAGTAACTTCTCTCGCTACGACACCACATTCGTACCTCCTGCGAGCGCATTCGAATTAGATTAAGGAGTTTTTATGTTGTATGCCACGTACCATAACAATAAGGCGAATGCGATTGCCAAGCTTGCTGTACATCGAGGTCTTTACTTTGATGATCAGACAGATATATCAGACGCACACGTTGACGAGGAGCATTACATATCTAAGATTGCTTCTGTCCGTGCTTGGGGAAATAGCTCTGACACACAAGGTGACCAAGTTACCTTAAGCCCTATGAGCGGTGTTAAGGACAACTACTTCTACCCAGCGCGTAGTGCTAACCTAATCTCAGGCAACTCTGCTCCTCACAATAGCTACACGGCAGTGCAAACCTATAAGGCTGTGGCCGAACGCTACTTCTGTGTGTACGACACTGCCGCAGGAAATGGCCAGCAGTGGGCTAACGGCAATCCTGTGTTCAATGGCTGGAACGGCGTCAGTAGAGATACGGGTGAGACTGGTTACTATTGGCCCTCATCCTGTATGCTCGTCTTTCCTGAGAACATGCGTGAATCATCCATAATTGAATCATACAGTTCTAAGACCGGCAGTCAGTATTCTAGGTACGTTGATAGTTTCTGGGGAACGTATAGTGGTTATGATGCAGGATTTATGAATGCTTCTCTTAATCTGAATACGCGGGCAGAATCAGGAGCGCAGTCTTACTCCTACATTCAGACTACCTCTTCGCCGATGCAAGGCATCCCTTCTGTCCTCAGTGGCCCTGCTTCTAATCCTCATATCACATTCATTAGGCCTGTTGGTAAACGCTACAGCTGTAGTGGACTTAATCAGTTTACTGCTTGGGATGCACCTACTGTTTCGAATGGCGTCGGTGGTTATGTGCGTGACAGTGCAGCTTTCCCTATGCGTACGGCTGTCACTGGAAAAGACAATACGCCTGACGTGCTTCTGACTTCTTGCATGATGATGTTTAAGTGCAATGGTCAAGGGTATATGCTTCGTGCCAAAATTGGCCAGGACATTATACAGACCGCACCCGCGGCCACTGGTGATGTTGCTGTATTGAACATCGAATTTGAGAACCCGTTTGGGACAAAGACACTGTTCAAAGTGTAAGGACACAATATGTTGCTTGTTCTGCCGAAGCAGGATGATGTTCGTAAATACGGATTCTTCTTCGACTCGAACCAGCAGATACAATTCAAAAGCATATCCGAGCTACGTGATTTAATTCGTAATAGCAGAAGCTCCGTTGCAAGTATCTCTGGAAACACGATAACCTGTCAGCCAATGATGGGTGTCGCTGCGTACAACACACAAGCACGACTCTATTACTCGAAGTTAACCATGGTTGCCGAGCCGCCTGACTTCACATCGGATGATGGAGTCATTCGAACATTATTGGTTACAGGTCTTAAGGACGGCTACGGACGTAAATCCAGCCAGATGGCTTTTGTTGATAACTACAACTCGAACACACCATTCACGGGAAATACAACGAACTTTGCATATACGCCTTTCGCATTAGTACCGAAGTCACTTCAAGGAACAACGCTACCTACAGCATTCCTGGCTTCATTCCCTGATACGCAAGTCACTGTATCATCTGCCAGTAGACAGACGGGTGATGCTTATATGCACAGGCGTAGACTGTTTACGTCAACGAGTGCAACTACGGTCACTAAGTCTGCACACTCATGGTCATACACCTTCACGGGCACAAACTACTCCTCTTGGGCAACGGACCAGACTGATTTGATGGCGTTTAGTATGGGAGCCTATTTGGAGGCATTCTCTGACGGCGGCTACTGGCGAGCAACAACGCCAGTGCGTCGAAACTTGTATGATTCAGGAAGGTATGTATGCTGCTCAAACCAATACGGAAACAGTGGTTATGCAGAGCCACCGCAGACCATAGATAAGTTCGCGCTGTTCATTTGGGAAGGTACGCGCATTCGCGCAGTGCTTTACACCGAAGAAGATTTTGGCGTTAAGACATTGGGTGTAGGCAACACAACTTCATTCAATATCCAGCCGCAGCCTGAGATGTACTCGACAGACCCAATACGATTGTGAGGCACTAACATGCAATTGGTTCTTCCCTTAACAAAGAATCTGGCTCTATATTCGTGGTTGTTCGATGATCAAATAGACACGACAATCACAAGTCCAGACCAGATGTTGTCATTGCTGCGGAACGCTCGCGCGACAGTTGACACAATACAGGGCAACAATGCAACGCTCAACCCTCTAATGGGAGCATTGAATGGAGGTATAACTCTTACTCGCATAACCAACCTAGGCGTACAGCCTGACATATCTTCATATCAGGCATTTGCCACAACACTATTTCCCACATCTGTGGGTTTTAATGTTAATGGCAGGTGCAATGGAAGAAACGAACAGCATCATGTTTCGGACACAGACGAAAGCCCATTTACGTTTTCTAGCAGCAGCAAATCGTACACACCTGGCGTAGCTTCCTTTTGTCCAACACAGGTTGGCGGAAACCCTGTGCCTGTATCATCTTATTATATATCTGGATTCAGTGCTGGTGTATATCGTGTGTTTGGCGGTTCTTCTAGCGGCGTAATGTACAACCTAAGATACAGATATGCAGCCAACCAGCAGAGCGTGTCTGAGGTAAAACAGGTAGCGCAGCACGATTCGACAGAATACTCCGTCACCAAGTTTATGGACATGTCCTTTGCTCAAAACACAAGTGTTCTACTTGAGTGGGCAAAAGAGTTGTATGGGTCTGGCCGATGGAACACTCCTGTCAGAAGCACTGGCACACCTCTTGTTCCAACGGCAAGTGCATCTCTAACTGGCGAGTCCAGTATTAGTCTTGCAAAGGGTATTATCGGCGTATCGTTTCCAGACAGGCTGGTTGTCATCCATATAAAAGCTGATGAAGACTTCTCATTTCCTGCAGGTGCACCGCGTGCCTCCATTCAAGGGACAATAAACCAGATACAGTTGCACGATAAAGATCGTTGGGCGCTGTGAGACACGGCGTAGCCCAAATGAAACCTACGTACTCAGTAATTTATAGCGAGTTAACTGGAGACATACAATGGAAATAGTTTCATTCCCTTTGGTCGCCAACGGCATTGTGATTCCAGATGCAGGCAAACGCCCTGTAACTGATCCGCCGTTGAAGTATGGCCTATCAAACATGCAGAAAACAATCTGCCTAGCTAAAGTACCAGACCCTGCAAACATTGTTGTTGCCGACGGCACTACAGTGCAAACTGCTATTGGTGCTACTGCGGTGCTCGACCTGACTTCTGTTACCGTTAACCCTGTGCGCTGGATTCATGGTCAAGACAACAAATATAAGTTCCGCCTGAGCGCTACGCTGCAGGGTACATTCGCGGGCACTATCACAGACTTGTTGAGCGCGTACAACGTGATTGTCTTCAACAAAGATATTGCAAGCACGCCTTACGGTGGCTTCCTGATTCTGACTATCGGTGCTGCTGGCTCTGGTGCTGACCTGATTCTGTCTGCATCCAACCTACGCAACGGTAAGTTCCTTGCGACCGTTGTTAAAGACTCTAAGGAGTTCTAATGCGTATCTTAGGACATAACCTTTTGCCTTTCAGTGTGCTTAACTTAGGTTCTGGTTGGGCGTCGAATGCAGCTAACGGCCAGACCGTTAACGTGTTCTTCTTCGACACTGAGATGGCAGATCAGGGTAACTTCTCGCAGCATCTTCTGGACATGCGTAACCTGTTTGATAACGCTGTCGCTGCTACTCGACTCACACTGCGCCCGACCACAGAAGGCCTGTTACCTCTTATGGACCAACAGGAAGGATGGAAAGCTCGTTCTGGTCATGTGTACGAAATCAAGAACGGTGCAACCATTCACTATCCATCTAAAGCGCGTCCTGTGGGTTACAACGGTGCTGGATCTTCTCAGATTCAAAGTGCGTACAACACCAGCAACGATGCTGGCAACAAAGCTCTGTGGGGCATTGGTCCTGCTGGCTATCGTCCGTGGGACTATGCAGGTATTCCTCACGACGCACTGATGCCAGGCATTCACCTGTCGTCTGTTGATCTGACGTATGACTTCGCTGTTACTATCGACGCTGTTCTGTCTGACGTTGGCGATACAAGCACAGCCGCTGCTGGTACCATTGCTCCTATTGATGGCTCTGGTGCTGTCGGTACTGCTGTCGCTTGGTCGATTGCTGCCAATCAGGAAAGCAACTTGATTGCTACTGCCGTGCCTCAGTCGAACCGCTATCGCTTCATCCAGACGTCAGGTACTCGTCGCGTTCTGCCTGTTACCGCATCCGATGTTGGACGTAACGCAGCATACAGAACGATTAAGACAGCACTGGTTGTTATTCAGGACACCAACTACGGTGCTCTTGCTAACGGCAACTACATCCCGACTTACTTTGCCTGTGAAGTTGGTGCTATTGGCAGTGGCAAACCTATCGAGTTGTTAAACGTGACACTCGGTCCTGGTGAGTTCGCTTCTGTCGCCCAGCTTCGTTTGTCCACAGAGGTATAACATGAATTATAAGCTGTTTGCTAACTCTGCTGTGCCTCAGTTGACACGCTTGTTTGCTCAGTCAACGGCAGATGATAAGTCCTGCTATCTGGTAAAGCTAAATGCGGGCTACACCGAAGCAGACCTTAACAAGTGCCTTAACTTTCAGGCGCAGACTGGTGCAGGCTATGTGTTCGATGCGTCACTCGCAGCGTCTACCGGTATCTGTACTGTGTTGGCCAAAGGCACCAACTGCGTTCGCACTATCGACCGTAACAAGCTGTCTATTTCTGATTGCTTGCTTACGGCTCTGGCTGAGGGTGTACCTACCCACTTAATCTTGGGTGGCATTCTGCCTATCTGCCTGACGGTAGGCACTGACGTTACGTTGCTTTATCCTGACCTCAACATCAAGTACGGCCCGAACGGATATAAGACCCAGATCACCATTCTGGCGTTCTCTATCAGCCTGACGCAGATGTGGACTGAGACAGCAAGCGCTACTTGGCTAACTGGCTCTGAGGCTACTGCTTTCGATATTGGTAGTTTCAACACAGGCGCATTCACTGACTATGTTGGCCTAGCATACACATCGACTGGTGCCAAAGTCGCTACTGACGGTCAAGGTATTGACCTGGGCACTGCTGGTGTAATCTCCACACCATCGGTTCCTGGGTTTGACCCAAGCAAGTCCTTTACGATTGAGTGTGACTACCACCAGTCAGGCAATGCTGATTATGCAGAGTGGGCACTTCTCAGGATAGGCACAGGCACTTCTGATCGTTTTGCAATTGCATTCGACCGCTCAAACGAACGTGGCCTGTGTATATGGAACAACACTAACGGTGGCTCTGCTACGGCCAAAGTATCTCGTCCTATCTCTGCGTACTCTGCTCTGTGGTCAGGTTCTATCGTTCATATCAAATATGTGTATGATGCGACTACCAACAAGCATACTGTGTACTTCAACGGTACTCAGGTTGATCAGTTCACATACGCCGTTACCAAACCAGCCTCAGCAACAATACAGCAAGTTGCTGGTGGCTATGGTGGTGGCAACGCATCGTATACGCCTATCATCAATAACTACAGCGTGAGACAAGGAGCATAACATGTTTGTACCTGTCATTGCGTATGATCCTGATCTCTTTGCTGACTTCGTGTTCGTTATGTCGCAGCTTGAAATCAGTACGGCGTCGCAGCCGTCTAAGCCTACGACGAACGAGAAAGCCACGTACATTCCTCAGGAACGTGTGGCTGATGTTCTGTCTCAGACGATTCCTGCGTATCGTTGGACGCAGATTCTCAATCAGCAAATAACAAGTGCAGATCAGCTTGTGCTTGTTGCAGCACTCGTTGGTCAGGTGCAGTCTAAGTTTACGGCACGCACGTTCAACTCCAACATCACGCCAGGACGTATTGACGTACCTCTGGCGACTGGTGCATTCGTGACTGACCAGACTATTGAACCTCTGTTTGATAACATTGTGTTCCGTGTTACGGTTGGTGCACTTGACCTGTCTGATACGAAAGCGAATAACAAATCTGTAGCACCGGTGGTGAGCTAATGAAGATCATTAACACACGTATCATGGCGCAAGCAGTTGTAGGCACGAATGCAAACACGGCAGCACTACTCAACGATCCAAACGTAGGTGCTGGCTGGAATATCTTTGCGTTTAGTGGCAAACTGCCTACGTCCAAAGAAGGCTTCGAAGCGGCCTTCAACAATAAGTCACTTGCTGATATGTATAACCAAGCTATCGGCATTGTGCGAAACCCTATCACTGGAATTGAGAACGGCAACGTGATTGCACTTGCCTTACAATCTCAGTACATCCCTAAAGGGGTATCGTACTATGGGACCGTTGGCACTCCTGCTATTGTGGTATCTCAACTTGTGCCTCATCGTATCATTAGTTCAGGCCTTACTGATCGTAACATCACAGTGCTGATGGGTGCAGGTAGCGGAAACAGTCCTGCTGCGCGTACGGCTATATCAGATATCGACTTCGAGTTTGATACGGCCGTCACTGTGACGCACATTAAGTACAACACAACGCCTGCTTCTGCATTGACCTTGGTAGCCGTTAACGATCAGGGCCAAGAAATAACGTTAGGAAGTGCGAGCGCTGTCACGGGTGATTCTACCTGTCTGGCTCTCTCGGCTCCTGTTGCTTCTAAACGTTATCGCTATAAAGTGTCGAGCACAACCGCAGTGTCTGCCATGCGAGTGCTACTCAGCTCAGTTGATGTGCCGTCTTCTGTTGCCGTAACTTCTCCTACGTGGGCCGCGCTTGCACACTGTAACACGTTCACGCATGGGGATATCGACTACTCAGACAGCATCATGTACACTGCTGGCGCTGTAGGTAATCAGGGGCCATTCAAGCTGGTGGATCAGGTTATCCCAAGTCAGAAGACGTTGATGTACTGTCCTAAACTGCGCTTCACGCAAAGGAGTAGCTGATGTATATCTCTAAAGCAATGCTCAACATGCGCGGTGATTCGCTTGGTTCAACGGCCAACCCTACTGTTGAAAACCCGTGTCAGCCTGCATCTTTTGTTGGCTATAACTCCGGCAATTTGCAATCTGGTGGTATTCCAATTTCTGCTGAGGTCACTGCCGCCCTTGTTTTCTCTGCGGGTGATACCATCCCAGATTCAGTGTGGAACAACCAAGCACAGGCACCATTTAGTCTGACTTCGTTGCGCACGTATCTGACTGCCAACGTTCCGGGCTGCGTAATGGAATCAACCTTCGCCTCGTCCGGTACAATACGCATTGTCAATCTTGGGAACGGTAAGCGCATGTTCGATCTGTATACTGCGCTCGGCCGCTTCGCATATGCTAAGGCGTTCAACCGTATGTACTTGTTGTTGAGCAATAGCTCGTCTACACTAAACAACAATACAGCTTCTGTTTCATCTTTGGTTGAGTTCACACCACAAGATTTAATCTCTATGGGTGTTCCTCTGACTGATAACGGTGATGGTACGTTCAACCTGAATGGCACTGTCAATATCAACAACATCACATTCAGCTAAGGACGCATTATGGAACTCTTTCCGTATCAGGCGGTGAACGTAGCTTCTATGTTCTCGCTTGGCCTGCTGTACGATACAGACGTGCCCGATAATGGCGAGCGTGATATTCATAGCACGTTCAATGATGCTATTACGATTCGTTTGCTTCAAAAGACGCCAATGAGTACAGCGCCGTTTCGTTGGCAGTACACTCCAGTGTCAGCCTCGACCTTTGTTGGTAATAACTTCTATCCAGCTTGGGTGGAGATTAATGCCGCGTTCGGATATGGCGCGGCGATCAACGCATTAACTCGTATCATCCCTAAGGTACGTCTGCCTGCTATCGACAACCGTTTTGCTGCAACTGTCGGTAAGTATAACGAGAGTGTGGCAACGACTATCCTTGCGCACAAGATGGGTAACGCGGCAAGTCAATTCTCAACGACTACCAGCCTGTACTTGAGTCCTCAGTACAATCTGACAGAAGCCGGTAATTGGCTGATCGCCGAGTATGATTTCGGTGCCGAGATGGAGCTGAAAGGACTCGTTGGTGTTTCAGTGGGTGCTGCCGTGAACTCACTTATGGTACTCGGTACACAAGGTACCGTACTGCAAGCCTATGCCAACGGGCAATGGGTGGATGCAGTGGACTGCTACGCTAACGTTCGCACAGTAACCAACTGGTCGCCTGTTGCATACACACTTCCAGCATCTGTCAAAGCTCAGAAGTTTAGGCTGATCAATAAATCAGTATCATGGCCATGGACAACGCTTGGCCACTATCCATTTAGTTTGCAGTTCTACGGCAACTATACAGGTGTTAAGCCTCGCACGTTAGGTAAGTATAAGCACATGTCTGTGCTCAATCTGATCGCCAGTGCCAGTTACGCAAACAGCACTCAGTGGCACTTCAACTGGCCCGCCCAAGAGGCTACGGTTGCTGGCAGATATTTCAGCATGACGCACTTCACTATCACTGACGATGTTAAACTGTCTGCCAGTAACGATATAGTTATGTTGGACACAACGTATAACACAGCATTCGGTGAAGCGCCTGTGCCTACGTTCCGTGTGAAGCAAGACGCACTCGTAGGGAGGGGCGTATGATTAGCAATAAAGCCGTTTCTTTGGCTCAGATGAATGCCGCCTTTCCAGCCACATCAATCGTAGCCAACTCTCTGCATATTGGTCTGTTCAAAGGTACTGCACCCAAGATAAGCAAGGCGCTGGATGTATTACCTCCTGGCGCTGTCAATAGCCTGTTGAACTGGAACACCGTGCGTGCAAACCTGGGGCTTGTGTCTGCTGATTTTCTTGGTGTACTGGCCTCTGCTGCGATCACACCTGTCGTTAACGTACAGGCACGTACAGTAACACTGCCTCTTGCTGGGCAGGCCGCTACTCTTACTGGTGTTGCTGACGGTACGCCTACATTCTACGTTGCACGTATTCTACCTGCAAACGCATCGAATAACTGGGCAGGCTTTGCATACAGTGCCATGCTAACAGGTCCCTTCTGGATAGGTTCCGTCGGTGATCAAGGCTCTGATGCCGAACTCCAGTTCATCGGAGGTCAGATTAAAACAGGTCAAGCGTATCGCTTCCTCGATCTGACAATCCAGCTGTGATATCTACGTGGTGGCTTCGGCTGCCACGTCATTAATTTGAACTGTCTTTAAACCAAGGGCATGTATATGAAAATTGTACCTCTCTATCAGAACACACCTCAGGCTGTGTTTGGCGCTTTCATGGAAGGGAATCTTCCGACTACACTGAACTATGATCTCCAGACTGTGTTGAATAACATGGTGAGTGGTCGTGCTTTTCTGCAAAACAACATCGGTGTCTCCCAGCAGCAACTGACGCCTACTGCTGTCTCTGGTTACCGAGTATCTCCAGCTCCTGCCTGGACTACCGTGCAGGGTTATCGTGGTAAGCGCGTTCTGCCCAAAGTGACGTTCGCATCATACAGCGCAGTCTATCAAGACCTCGTGGCTAACTTGTCCCTCAACAGCCAACAGCTTGATATGTTGTTCTTCACTATTCTGGCGCATCGTACTGCATCCACTACAGCGGCATACATTGGGCCGTGTATATCAACAAACTCGGCAGTACCGCCAGTTAAGACTGTCAACGCAGATGGCTCATGGACTCTTGTTGAATATGATTTCGGTGCTGAGGTAGTAGTAAACAGCTTGGCCTCAATCTGTATGATACCGGCAAACAACTTGTTCAGTGGCCCGGCAGGAAACCTTATCTTCTTGCAAGTGCAGCAGGGCAGTTCTTGGGTTGACGTGACGAACATCAACACGAACTTATCCGTCACCACTGCTCAATCTGAGAAGTATTTCCAGCTTCCTGCCACAGTTCAAGGTCGTCGCTGGCGTATCGTTTCTAAAGCAGCAACCAATCCATTCTCTACTGGGCTGGGTCCGTTTATTCTGCACTTCTATGGTGACTATGCTTCTGGCACGTCTCCTCGTACTCTGGCGAAGATTCAACATGCAGTGATCATGCCTGTTATCTACTCCACCGTATGGGGCTCAGTGGCCATGTCTAACGGCCTCAGCACAGTAGCATATGGACGCCACTTCGGTCACTATGGCCTGACTATTACGGATGATTTGAAACAGGCTGCAAACTTTGACCTCGTGTTAAACGACGCCACTGTTTACCCTGCGCAGGAGCAAGCTGTTAGCTCGTTCACTGTAACCTATAAACCTGTCGCAACTGAGGTATACTAATATGCGCGTCTCCAAAGCATACAACACGCTCCAGGCCCAAATTGCTCTCGCTTATCGTATGCCGCCTGGCAGCTCAGTTACGTCAGGCACCACCCACGTTGCTTTGTTCTCTGGTACCCCTCCAACTGATGATCAATTGCAGACGCTGTTGGGTACGACCAACACGATGACCTCATGGTCGGCAGCTCTTATCGCTGCGTTCGCAACACAGACGAATTTCTTGGGTAACGTTTCTCTCGGCGCGTTCGTTCCAACTATGGACTTCGACAACAACGTGTTCAATCTGCCGTTAAGTGCCCAGTCTAACCTGTTCACTATCGCAACGTCTGGAACACCTACGTGGTTTATGTTGCGTCAATGCTCGGCTGGGATAAGCGCAGATGCTTGGGCCAGCTTCGTGCAGGGTACAAACCTGTACAATTGCATTATCGGTACTGTTGGTGACGAAAACTCTGCGGCCGATCTTAAAATCGTTGGTGGTACTGTTACTGCTGGTCAGCCTGTGCGTGTTCCTGATATGCGCATTAAATTCTAAGGAGGCCTTATGTTAGTCTCTGAAAAACAAGCGCTGTATCAGCTACTGCAAACAGTTGGTACGACAGGTAGCAGTGGCTGGGCGGCATTCTTCCGAAACGGAAGCAGCAACAACGTACCGAAAGCGTTCACTGATCTTGTGGCTTCTTCTCGTGCAGCCGTTGAGTTGAAGTACCAAACACAGACCGCAGATGCTAACGGTATTCTGTGTCGTCAGTACAGCAAGGCCAGAAGCCTGATGCCTATAGGCGGTTACGGTCCAGGACGTGTTGCATTCGACCCTGTAGCTAAACAGTCTGTGCAGACATACGCAGTGTTCCCTGAATACTCGCGCTATACACCGTCTATTGGTTGGTCTAAAACGCCACAACAGGTAATGGCTAACGTGTGTTCTTGCTCAGACATTACGCTGCCTATTGCTCAGTCGTGGGATGCGAATGATATGATGGAGTATGACTACGGACGTACTCTGCGTTTCCGCTCATTCATGATCGCTACCAACGGCATAAACGCGGGTAACGTTCGACTTGAGTATCAGGACCCAACGACTCTGGTATGGACGCGCATCGTAGTTGCTCTTGGTATGAATGAAGTCGATATCACAGCGCGTAAATTGCGAATCAACATGAATGGTACGTCCTCCACCAGCCAAATCATGTTTGTTCCGTATGCAGAGAAAAGCAGTGACTTCGTTGTTGCTGCATTCACTCACGCGGTGCTTGTCCCTCTGCTTCCGTCAGTTCCTTCAACAACTCAGCCTTATTTAGGTGCTGGGCCAGAAGACTACTACGGTCTTGTGCTGGACGTAGGTACGGACATCGTACTCGGTACACCGTCTATAGGTCAGTATGGAACTCTTGCGGTGTCTGACTTCACTATCCGCATCTCTGATAACTTCTTGGGGAATGTATAATGAAGATGCTTCCAGCAACCGCTAATGCCATGATGCGAAACGCGCTTATCAACTTAGTTGGTAATGCCTCACCAACAGCGTTCACAACCACTACCGTGTCTGTTCTGTTTTACACAGGCACAATGCCAACCAAAGCAGAAGTTCAGTCGCTGCTTGCTGAGGGTACGCAGTTGGCTGGTGGCAACGCAGCGTATACGCGAGCAGGCCCTTTGTTTACTGCTCGCGTCGCAGACTACGTTGGTGGTGTGACGGGTAACAAGCCCACAGTTACTCAGATGGCGAATAACGTTATCGTTCCTCTGTCTTCTGCGATGAACATGCGTCTGAATGCAACCTATAACGATTACCGTGCGAGCTACTTCCTGAAAGATGCTTTCCCTACATGGTGTATCGTTATCGGTGCGTACTCAAACACTGTTAACCTGCAAACAGGCAGCAACGATGCTGGCGCAGCATTCCTTACAGTGTGCAGTGTTGGTGACGAAAACTCAAACGCAGACTTGAAGCTGCTTGGTGGTAAGGTATATGCAAACAACACCACGCCAACTGACCAGTCGAAAGCTGTTATCATTAACGACCTCGTTTTGAAATTCGCTTGATAATTTAAGCGAGTACAAAATAAGAGGATGGTATCATGCAACTAACAGTAGCTCTGTCAGCCAAGCAGTATATCAGCGTAAGCGCGGAGAAATCAATGCTCCAGCAAGAATACGCCGATATGGTCAAAGGTATGTGCGAGAAGTATGGCGTACAGCAACCCTTTGAACTGGACGATGATCGTTTGAGGGAGTTCTTCTCTGAACTTTCCTCTTCGTGGAAAGCGCGTAAGCGTGAACTGTATCAAGATGGTCAGATTACTTCTGAGCAACTTTGATCGATAAGGGCGGCTTCGGCTGCCCTTTCTTTTTGTCTAATAGGGAGTATTAAACATGGGTGATGTATTATCACAAATGCCAACGATTCAAATCGTAGCCTTCTTTCTTTCATATGTTGGCGGCGTCTTGATGAACTATGTGGTCAAGACTAAGCGAGAAGGCTTAAACTGGAAAGAGTATTGGACACTGAACCCAATCTCCTCCGTCGCCGCAGTGTTTGTGTCTACAGGTATGTTCATTGGTTTACTGATGAACGGCCAGACAGACCATCTTACCTACTTCTCTTTGGCGTTCACAGTTGAGAACCTTGTCAACATGCAGACCACCAAAGCTCAGGAGCAGGACAAAGACAAAGCCGAATAGTGGAGTGCGTGATTATGTCTAAGGCTATTGAGATCGTGAGAAAATACTGGAAGGTTTTCGCATCTGTTATTGTGCTTGTCGTTACGGCGTTGTTGTTCCGTCGTCCTAAGACAAGCCCTTCAACTACCACAGGTGAACAGAAAGCCGCTGACAATACGCGTGAAGCAGCAATCGAGAACCAAGTCCAAGACAGCAAGACTGTTAACGATGCTGTGAAAGAACTGAACACGCGGAAGCCTGAGACTGATGTTAAGCCTCCGACCAAAGAAGACAGCATGGACGAGCTTGTGGACAGGTACAATAAGCTATGAAAATAATCACGTTACTCCTGTGCTTGCTAGTGACTGGTTGTAGTTCGTTGTCTGGCATCGAACCAACCAAGAAAACAACCATGCAAGACATTCAGCAGATCAATCGTGTTGAGTGGGAAAAGGAAGCCGTTCCTGCCAAGCCTCAAGTCGTTGTCAAAGTTGTAGACGACAAAAAGGTTGCAGTGCTCGACAACAAGGGAATGGTTGATTTGATCAATTTGTATGAGTCAGGCAAGACGCGCACCGAAGAACGAAACAAGTTACTCGATGTGTTGAACCTGACGATTGATGAACGCAACAAACTACTGCGTTTGGCTCAAGCCGAAGAGGTGAGGGCGAACGGACTATCCGATGATTTAGCGGCAGAGCGCAAGGCACGTATTGAAGATCAGAAGTCTGCCGATTTTCAATTGTGGCTGACGCGCATTGCAGCAGCTATCGGTATAGGTTTAGCGCTATAACGAAAAAGGACGACTCTCAATTACGAGGGCCGCCCTTTTTTGCTTTTCTACAGCAGATTACAGCTGGTCGTTGATCATCTGACGCAGACCATCAACACGAGTTACCAGATAGTCCAGCATCTCGTCAACAGCGCGAACAACGTCGAGTTTAGCCAGTTCGCTAAAGCTAACATTGATTTCGCCGATTTCTTCTGGCATCTCGCCCAGCAGACGCATACCAGCTTCACTGATATCAGCCTGGATGTTGTTGTAGACCACCAGCATGTCCATAGCCAGTTCACGGACGTCTGCATCGGCACGGTTCAGTAGCACGCCTTCTTGCGCACGACGAGCCATGTCACCGTCAGGGAATACCTGTCCCATCAGGAACTGAGTCAGAGTGATGATCGGTGCGGCATGCCAGCCTACAACTTTCAACGGCGATTGAGTACGCGACTCGAAGTACGCATTGTGCATGTAGTAAGCCATGCTGCGCACATAGTCGTATGCAGGAACCAGCTCACCGTCTGCGCGAATATCACCATCGGCCTCTGCTTCGTTCTGGCCTTCAAATATTTCGTTGATGCGAGAACGCAGGTCAGCAACACAGGCATTGTCAATCGCGCCGAAGTCATACAGTGCGATAGTCAGGTGTGCAATGCTGTACATCAGGTTAACAGAGCGACGAGCAACACGCGGGCCGATTGGCACTTCTGTGTCTGAACCACTTTCGATTGAAGGTGGAATGTGAGAGAGTTCAACACCCGCAGGGCAAGGTCCTGGGCCGAGTGCGCCAGTAGGACCATCAGACAGACCGTAACCATTACGCAGAGTAGAGTTACGCGCAGCGGCGCGATCAGTACCGATAGTATCAACGTGTTGGAACGATTGTGTCTGACCACGAGCTGGTGCTACGGCCTGTGAGTTTAGTTTACGAACACGGTCGGCATCCCACTCTTTGTGTGCTTGCTGTTCTGCGTCGGTCAGATAGTGACGCTTGAACTTGCCTTTCTCACCACGTACAACAATGTACGGGTTGCGGTCGTCATCGAATTTAACAGCGGTAAAGTCGATCATTATAAAGTGGCTCCCAGCAGATTGGTAGACAGGTCTGCATTAACGCGATGCAGAGTGGAGATGGTGTCGTCCAGATGATCAGCCAGATTACACAGGCAAGCGTGAACACTGTCGGTCACCTCAGCTTCGCGGCGATCAGCAGGACCTTCTACGCCAATCATGGAAGCGTTCAGACGGTTAGCCTGGCTTTGAATAGACAGCAGGCGCAGGATAGCAGTCTGCGAATCATGATACACGCTACGGCCGTACTGCGTTTTCATGATCGGGCCAGTAGGCTCTTTGGCTACGTCTTCATCTTCGCCCATTTCATCACGCTCGTCGTCACCGTTAACAGCTTCGTACACCAGGTGGTTGGCGTGACGCAGAGCAGCGTTCAGATCTTCGTTGATAATGCGCAGCACGTTGTTGTGAGGCTGCGTTGCCAGATCTTCTGCTTTGGCAGGCGCTGGTTCGTACAAGCCGAGAGCCATCAGCGTGTCCGCCAGTTGCGAACGAGCAGAGTTCAGGCTATCAATACGGCCATAGATTTGCTGGGCTACAGACAGACCGACGCAGACTGAGGAGGCAGCACCGGCTTCTACTACAGCCGAGGCTTGAACACCGTTATATACGGGTGCAGTCACACGCTTACCAGCAGAGCCGCCTGAGCGGATAGACTTAGCAGAGTTATCGACGGCACCGCCACGTTCTTTAGAAGCCATACTTTTGTTCCTTCTGATATTTGATAGATAGAGTTAGTTTAGACAGATAACTTTAGCAGTTAGTATTTACAGATTTACTAACTTGCGATAGGCGCGCAGATGTTCTTGCGTCAGACCGTGATCCCAAGGCTGGGTAATGAATTTGAATACAGGCGTCATATCAAACAGATTCGCCATACCTGCGGTGTGTCTGTCTGGGTCAACCACGATCAGATTTCCACCGCTAAACAGCAGACGCGCCTTGGCATTTCTCATGCTCTCACCTGTGGCGTAGTATTTCTCAAACACCACCGACGAGATTTCTTGGCGAGGACCTGAGTGAACATAGCCTTCAATCACACCCATAAAGTCGCGCATATTGAGTGCATCGTCGATGTTAACGATCCACGCCTCTGGCATACGCAACTCAGTTTTTGCTGTTACTGGATCGTGGTTGATCAAGAAAGCTCGGAGTTTGCGCAACGGTGCATAGAACAGGTCTTGCTCCGCTTTCGTAGCTATTGCTTTGGACAGGTCCGTGTATGTAGCGTTTGGGTCAGCCAGCATATGACCGAACGTATAAGCCAGAGGGTGTCTGTTCTCATACGTGTATTTCGGAGTATACGTCCAGGTGCCGTTGAGCAAATCAACTCCAAGCTCTTTTGTGGAGCGCAACACCACACTACTGTGACGATGTAGATCGAGGGTGCTGTCCAGAATCTCAATGCTACCATCGAGAATCTGTTTGTAGATCAGGTCAGCACTGTCAGGCAGCGGGCTCCCGATGTTGATTTCCGATAATGGACTCGCCATTTACTTTACCTTCTGCAACGAGTTTGTTGAGTTCAGTGCGCAGTCTACGGCTCAATGACTTTGCACGGTTATCTTTAGGCAGCAAGTCTGCCATGCCGTTAGTATCAGTCCACGTCAGATGGCGTCGATAGATATCGTGGCAGATGCAGGACAGACTTGAACCGTGAATACGACGACCGCCAGTACGCTTAGGTCCATAGTAGACAGTCTCCACTAGACCTACCGCTGTACCTTCTTCGGTGTCAACAATCATCTTGTGGATGACTGTCTCCGTCGCTATCAACCAGTCTTTGATACCCATGGCCATTCCCCTGAGCAAGCTCTGCATCTACAACACGGCTGATACACTGACCTGCTGGTGTACGTTCATTATTAAGCACATCAAGAAAAACCTGTGTGCGTGTCGATACCGCATCAAGTGGATGTTGCGGCAGAGATGGTGGATTGTTTGTCAACGACCGCGACCTTTAAAGTTCTGACGCTGAGGCTTCGCGCTGAAACGCTGATTGCCTGAGTGTCGGCCTACACGATTATGCTTCTGCCGTACCGCTTTCAGATTAGGGTCAGGCTCTTTACGAATACGCGGCGTGTCCAGTTCGAAGAAGCCCGTGCTTTGTGAGCATCTGGCCATCTTCTCGCTGATAGCCGCAATGAGTCCAGACTCTCGTACTTCATAACCAGACTCAATGGCCAGATGTTTAGCCAGCGCAGTACCGTGCCCGTTAAGCACCAACACGATCTTCTTGTCACGCGCAGCAGCAGACAGGTGCGCCATAGAAAGAAGCGTCTTCCCGCCAACTTCATGCCGATCACTGTCCAGCATCAGAGCCAGCAGCACAACGAAACGTGCTTCAAGCGTCTGCCCTTCTTCAAACACAGCATCAGGTAAATCATCACCTGTGTGCGCCGCCCGTTCATCAGCAATAGCAGCACGGCCTTGTTCGAGATAAGGCTCAATCGCCTGATACGTCATGGTGTTGGCAGTCTTGTCATCGTGCGCATCATGAGCCAAACGAGCAGCTTCAATGTACGCACGACCACGCCAGTACGCTTCAACGTCTTTGGCTGTTAGCTCAAGCTCGGGACCAGCAGCGTTCAGCATCTTGCCCTCCCTCAACACGAATCTCTAACGGCACCACGTTGTCTGCGACGATTGCTTCGGAGCTTTCGCCGACAAAGAACACATCGTTGCCGCGACGAATCAACTGCCAGACACGCACAGGTTCAAGGTTCATCGCTTCCTGCAGGTGCTCAGGCAGCTTCTGGCCTACAGTTGCAGCATACGTGCGGGTATCACCCACTTCATACACGGCGAACGTTACAGGCTGGCTGTCTTTAGCGTACGGGCTGTTAGACGATACACCGTGCATGAACATAATGCTTTTGTGGAAACGACGTTCAGCGAACTCCTGTTCGTTCGCTACGTTCTCAAACAGATGCAGAGATAAGGCGGCCATGATTCTTCCTCATGTGAATAGAAAGGCGGTGCGCAAGCAACTGATCATAATGGGTCATGTTCATGTTGCGCATATCGCGTAATGTATTGGTTGCCACTGTCAGGACTTCACTGTCCTTGCAGATTGGAGTGACGATAAAGCCATCATCCCATTTGACAAGCGCAGACCACTCAGGTTCCTTACGAGTGATCTTATCGCAGCGCATCGCCACACGCAAATGGCGTTTACGCCAACCCCACCAGCTTGTTTCGCTGACGGATAGAACTGCACTAGCGTGTTTGTTTTTAACTTCCATGTCTTCAACCAACACGCTACGACTTTTAAACGGAGGCAGTTTCAGTTCCATATGAATCTCCGATACGCAGCGTGTAGCCGTTGTAGTTCTGTGCTTCGGCCAACGCGTTATGGAAGTGGATTAACAGGTTGTCTGGGCATTCGCGTTCCAGACGCTGCATGTACTCCAGGCAGTAGATGCGATGACCGTCAGACATTTTGTTGTAGATATCAGACAGCAGTTGCAGCACAGCCGAACGCACGTCACCCTGAGCGCGAGTAAACATGCGGATCATGAAGAACTTCTCTGCGATGTAACGCGCAGCATACGACGGGTCCAGTTCGTACACGTCTTTGCAGTTATCATAGCAGTCACCACACTTGAGCGTTTGCGCCTGATGGCTCGCTTGCAGCAGCTTGATGATGTTGCCCCAGAACTTCTCGATGCGCGGTGTACCTTCTGGATATTCGTTGTTAGTTACTTCGAGTACCAGATCAGCAACCTGCGTACCTACCGTCAATTCGAGAGCACCGTAGCCGACGCCTGTATCTTCGATAACGTCATGGCAGATAGCAGCAGCTTCGATCAGTTCACCTACGTGAAACTGAGACAACCACTCGCTAACACGCAACGGATGGTTGATGTACGGCTCGTTGGTGTACTTACGTACCTGACCGGAGTGAGCTTGTGTAGCGACAAGACGAGCAATGTTAGTAAGCATGTTGTACCCACGGGTAGAGGTTATAGAGATCGCCACGCACGTATTTGATTTGTGCATGGTTATTGACGATACGGATTTCGAAATACGTGTGCGATGGAGTACTTGGCTCGTCTGACCAAATGTTCACACGATCATCGTGAATATTATACAGGTCGTCTTCGCCTCGCATAATACCAATCACTTCATCACGATGGTCGATGTACGGCTCAAGCCAGTTGATAAATCCTACGAGGCGGTCTGTGCCTTGAGCGCGACGAGAGAAGTTGGCACTGGTGCGGATATACGACACAACGCCAGAACCATGAATGAAGTTACGTTCAGGTACAACACCAGCAAAGCCTTCACTGTCACGGCAGCCCAACGCGGCACCAACATCAATACCGAGATGCAGAAAATCGTCGAAGCCGTGCGGATTGTTGTGCCATTGCTTCAACATGCTGATAACCTCTTTAGGTGTATCAGGCTTCAAGCGTATGTTCCAGTCAACAACAAATGAATAGCTCATTACTCTTCCTCGTCTTCGTCTGCTTCGTCTTCACGCATAACATGGCCGCTATCTTTGGCCTGTTCTATGAGCGCTCTCAATTCGTCGGTACGATCCAAAGAACGAATAAGATCAGGAACGTATTCAAACCCGCGCGTCTTTTCTTCGAGCAGATAGCGAGCCGCGTCAATATCGCGCATGTTGCTGTACAGACGTTCCTCGACTGTCTTGCCGCTGCCGTCTTTGTGCTCCATACCAAACTGCTGTGCCTCTGTGGCTAACAATGCGGCCTCAGTACATTTCTGACCAAACAGGGAAAGAGCAAACTGCAATTCTGTCATTGCCATAATAGGTCCTTATTCTAGGTATAGTGGTTCTATGCTTTATTTACAGATTTCAACATAGCCCGTGTTTCGTTGACCACGCCCATGGTATCGAGCATAGCTTGCCTATGGTTGGTTAGTTCTACACGCAGACGCGCCAGACTGGTCTTTAGGTTGCGCAGTCTATTGCGCCCATTAGGTGCTGGGTAGAAGCGAATCTTCTCTGTACATGAGGCCAGTTCAAAATAGATGGTGGCCTCTTTTGGTGTAACTGAGTAGCAGAAAGCAACGCTGCCTGTGGCTCCTGTCTCAATTGGGTTCAACCACTCACGGCAGTGGCCCGTGTTAGTCGTACCCAACAGATCCATGAACGCATTCAGGCAGTCAATGATTTTGGTCAGCTTGTCGATATATAGCTGATCGCAGTTGTCACGTATCGCCTCAGTTGCATCGAGTGTGTGAATCACAACGTAGGAATCTCCCCACGCTACAGCGAACTGCCCGTAAGCAGTACCGCTGAATGGACTAACGTACACTTCCCAATTAACGGCTCTTAGTGATGGACTTTTTGCGAGAAACTTTCTTCCCGTCTTTTTGACGATTGGCTTTGGCTGCTGCACGACGACGTTTCCTGTAAGTGGCTTTTATACGCTCCCATTTACAGTTTGCATTGTACGCCCACTCTGCTGCTCTGGCCAACGCGTCACCGTGACAGCGCTTTGGGCTACACCAACAACCAAGACGCTTGCCGTAGAGTTCAAGCAAATGGCCGATTCGTATCTCACCGTCGTATATCTTGAGCCATAAATCTATTTCGTGTTCGTCGCACACTCTATTGCGTTCTGCGACAGACTCATGGGTCATGTAGAACTTATTGCCCCACTTAGTCTCACGGTCAATGCGAACGTCATAGTCCTTATTGCCATTGCGCATACTAACTACGCGGGTCTTAGGTGCAAACGGTAACATGGTGCTCCTTAAACGCGAAAAGGGCAGCACGAGGCCACCCTTGTTTTACATGCCTCGCATCTGTCTAACAACTTCATAGTCATCGGCAGTAGGCGAGTAGCCATAGAGAAAGACAACGGCAGCAACTGGTGCAATGCCTGTAGTGTAGATTGTTGCGCCACGTACCTGCATGTGTCGAACGAAATACACGTCATTACGATCTTCATTAACCAGTTGTGCGGGCAATACCTTGCCACGGAATACAACCAGTATAGGCCTCACTGTGTTTTAGCCAGCTTACCGCCTATTACACAGTACGGTGTGTTGAAGAAACTGAGAGCACCTTTGAAACGTACAGGCTCAACGGCACGACAGTCTTTCAGTTGCAGGCCAACAGGGCCAAAGAAGAATGGATCGTCAGATTTCGTTGTCGTACCACACAATGTTGCGTAGCCGACGATAGCGCCGAGCACGAACTCATTCTTCTCAGGCAGCTTGATATTCAAACCAGCGCAAATCTCAGATGCTATCTGCATGTCATCGTCGCTCGGCCGCTTAGAGCTGGCGTGAATGAGAAAACGTCCGCGCTTCTTTGTGTCCCACGTACGGTTCTCAATCTTCTTGTGGCCTTGAGTGATCAGCCACGCCCACGGTTGGCGGATGGAGAGTGCTTTCATCGTGACCACTCCAGACAGGCGTTGTAGAGTACAACGAGGAAGAAAATAATAGCACAGACAATGAATGCCCACCATATCACGTAAGAGCGATTATGGTTAGTGATATTTTGTTCACACCAAGCATCAATTCGCATCATACCCCAAGACAGAGCAAATGCGACAGCGCTTGCCAAGAAGACACCTTCATGCCACATCATTCGTCCTTCTCTCCTTCTTTGAGAATACGATACGACTGAGGCAGTTCTTCTGGTGTTTCGAAGATCAGATCAGCCATAGCACACGATTCCCAGCCGTCAGACAGTGCGCGATATTTCAGGCGCAGTTGATTGTCAGACGACACACCGATGATGATAATCGGATAGATTACCTTGTGCTGGTGGTCAACGAGGAAACGCACAGGCTCACGTTGTGAACTCAGGCGGCGCGCTTTCTTAACCAGACGACGACGTTCTGCTTTGCCTAAGCGTTCATTTTCAAGCATACGCTCGAACGGAGGACGTAAATGCGGATTGAAGTGTCGCGCATGTTTTTGAAGTTCGTTCATGGATTTCCCGAAGAAGCCTTCCCCGCAGTCGCGTTCACCGCACTCTGCGTATTGTACAAGGGTGCGGTACACATCTTTATCCAGCACCACAACCTTTTCATCAGTGTTACGTTCCATAGTTTATTCTCGGTATATGTTGATCGTACTGTTAGTTTACAGAAACTGATTTGACCTTGAAGTCCTTACCATCGAAGTCAAGTTCAGGCAGGTCCCTGTATTTACGACGCATGGCGTCACGCCAATCGCTTATGCCTGTGTGACACTCATACGGCGTCATGATTTTACCGTTATGAATGTTCAATCGGTTTTCATAACCGAGAGCGCGTGTACGAACATACTCAACAGCCTCTGCTGTTTGCGGTAGGTCTGCACCACACCAGTCATACACGTCAGTACAGGCGCGCATCATTGCTTCGTGTTGACGCAGCTTGCGCTTGTTTGCGTCTGAGATAAGCATCAAGCCTATCCAGTTCATTAGACGTTTAATCACAGCCGCTACCTCCGCTATAGCCAGAATCCGAACCACCATCGTATGATGGGCTTGGGTCAGGGTCGCTGTGACGATGACTTGGCGTGTGGTCTACGCGGCAGCTATCGTCATAGGAACGAATTGGTGCTGGTGCAACGTAGGTCTGCTGCATCATCACAGCCATAGCCAGATCTTCTGTCTGAGTGCGACTAGAAGATGCCTGATTGACTGTCATGCCACGGTGCGCAGGCGCAGAGAATCCATGACGATCTACGTGACGTCGATCACTCGAAGGACGTTTAGGCTTGTGCCGCTTACGAGGGGCATCAACCACAGTCACAGTCAGTCTCTCTTTCTTACGCACAGGCTGATGGCCAGGATGCAGAGCACGACGCAGACGTTCCTCGTCACGGCGAATCTGATCGGCCAGACGTTCTTCCTGAGTCGCATCCGCAATCTCGGCCAGCTTTTCTTCAAAGGTCTTTTTGACCGGCGGCTGCTTCTTCTTGCTGAATAAAGCCAACAGACGTTTTAGCATTGTCGTTCCCCGTTTCGAGAATTACTCGGATCCTGCTTGGTCTGTTAATCTCCAAGCGCATAGTCAAGATGTTGTTTTCGAGATTGTACTGCGGATTGTTTGATTCATCGCAGACAACACGCATACCGCAATTGTGCGAAGCAAGCGACTTCGCTACACCCTGAACAATATCACGGACGTGGCTTTTAATCGCTTCATCGCTGATATCGAGGCCTTCTACCGCGTTCTCGTTAACGCGCTTCGATATGTAGTCAGCAATTTGTTTAACTGCTTGTTTATCCTGCTCCATGCTGGCCTCTATGATTGAACGGTGTGGAGTTCGCGCTTGACACGGTTGAATACTTTCAAGCAAAGCAGGCCATACGCCTTGTCTGAGTCTTCATGCAGATCGACATACTGGCCGCGTTCTGAATCTTTCAGCACTGCGTACTTGACGTTATCAGTCAGGTAGATGTAGGTGAAATGATTGAGGATGAGGGTAAGGTTACGGAAACGTCCGTCTTCGTACACGTTACCCAGAACAGCGAAATAGTCGTGTTCTTCTTTGGTTGCGTTGAGTCCTGGAGGCGCGGATTGTGTCCAGAAGATATGTGCAGGCTCAAGCTCCCCCTGTGCGGCCAAGAACTCCCGTAGCTCTTTGTTTACGGTACTGAACATCTTATGTTTATCTGGGAAGACGCCATCATAGGCACTGAGATCAACTTCTGGTATCATCACAGGCCCGTAGCGCTCGTCGAGTTTGATTTTGAGTGGGCACTTCGCCGCAGCACCTACAAGGGCCATACGAGACAGACGTAAGAAGTCATATTCCTGACTGCCGCCAAATCCAGGAAATAGAATACGAATGCCGTTCGTTGTATCTTTGACTTTGAAGCCTTGTTTCTCTGCTTCGCTTTTCATCTCATTGACGAGATTGACCACAGCCGATGCGGCTAGTTGTTCGTGCTCAAGATTCATATTGATTCTCTCTTTGTTTGTGTATCAGATATTTACAGATTTAGATACAAAAATGGGCGGCCGAAGCCACCCACAGGGTCTTACTTAGAACGAGGAATCTCGCTCAGGTTTTCATGCGCACAGCTAACACGGCCTGTAACTGCACCACGAGAACGGAACGCGCTGAGGCGTTTATCCTGTTCATGGATATACTGGCCTAAGAAGTTACGTGCTGCATCTTTGTTGCTATCGCCACACAGCACACCGTTGAGATGCGCTTCATATGCAGCGTCAAACAGATCGTTGGAGATTGGTACTGAGGTAGGTTCAACTGCGATTGAGTTGGCAGTAATAACTAACTCTGCGTCACAGTCGATAGCCACAGTGCCGTCACCTTTAATGGTGAGCGCTACATCACCTTTCTCAGAATCGAGAACGGTCTCAGGCCAACCACCAACAGGTTTCAGGTAGATGCTGTCGATATTGCTCAGAGTATCGCGCACCAGACGACCGTTTTTAACACGACCATCTTCATAGTAGGCGCGTTGGATGCTCACTTCGTACAGCACTTTACCTTCGACGTAGGTAACGCCAGTAACCATAACAGGAATGTTGAACTTATCCTGTTCGTCAGTTCCTTCGAGGTCGATATCAACTTCGACAAGCTGACCAGGAATGAACTGCGTGTTACCTGAGTACGCTTCGTCAGGACGCTCGAACTTACCAACATGACCGATGTGATCGATATACTGACGATCAAGAATCGGCCTCAAGTCCTGTGCAATGAAGCCATCAACAGGACGACCCTGGTGCAAGAACGCAGATGGGTTCGACTCTGGTCCGTCGTTAACGAACAACGACACACGATACAGACGCTGACGACCGTAGAACATCACACCTTCGATAACGCCGTAAGGTACTTTGTTCTGACCAAAGTTATCGAGAGACAGTAAAGCCATTTCACCGATTGCGAACGCACTGCTATAAGACACATGTTGCTTTGACATAGTACATACCTTTTAGGTAGAGGGTGTAGTCACGTTTGTGCCACACACCGAATGCCGATTACTCGGCGGGAGTTTCAACCGGCCAATCAACTATTGGCTGATCGATGTAAAACTTTGTGTCGATGATCTTTACTTCGTAGGGAGCGTAAGGGAGCCCGTTAGCTGAATCACGCAGCAACAGGAACGCACCGACAAGATTTTGCAGATGCTGTTTGTCGTTCTCCGGGTGCATAGGACCCGAATGCGCGGAGCCGCCACCAATCAGATCGATGTTGACACGACACACAGTGACGATGCTGCTGTCATTTTTGTTGACGCCATCACCTCGATGGATGTTGACCTCACGAATTTCGTCCAGATGAAACTGGAATGCTGAAAGATACTCACCACGAACGAAACGAATAAATCCACGCTGGTGATCGAAGCCGAACTCTTTCAGAATGTTGAGAGCGTCTTGGCGCTTACTCATTGATCTGCCTCTTGATAAAACGTTGCCATTTGATTTCGAAGTGTGTGACGAGTGCGGCACTAACGATGCCTATCTTCTCACACCATTCATACGTAACGTCCATTGTCGATAACGAATACGCTACCAGAATCCATGTAGCGAGGAATATTATCGGGTAGCGTATCATTTTATTTACCGACCAGAACCATCAGCTTGCTGCTGTCATCGTACAGCGAGAACATGTTGACGCCGAGAACTTTATCATCCACGTCAAAGTTATCATCACATACGACAGGCACAACATTGCGGCCAACGTAGTCAACGTCTGAGTCCGCACCAACGAACAACGTCTTACCGAAGAGGTCTTCTTTGTCTGTCTCCAGAACTTGACAGGCAACTGCCGAAGGCTGCGTCAGATAGAACACAGAGGCCACGTCAGTTGTGTCTTTAAAACAGTTGACCAGACGGCAGTTAACGCCGTGCTTCTGGGCAAGCTGGAGAATGCGAGAGAACACGCTGCCGTTACCTTCCAGCACTTTGGCCATCTTGCGATAGTTAAGCGTAGGCATCAGGTCACGGTCCTGCTCGTCTTCAAGCAGGATGCGCCCGTTGTACTCAAAGAAGACACGGTGCATGAAGTTGAACAGCGTTGTGGAGTCTTTACCTCCGAGTTTGATCTTGTACTTAGAGCAAACAAGCTGACCTTCTTGCACATGCGCAATCATCATTGAACGGACTAAACTGTATGACATTTTAAATCTCCTGGACTTCCTTGTCCGATTGAATCAAGGCTTGAACACCTCGAAGTCCTTAAAGAAGAAAAACCACAGACAGAATATCGTGAGGACGACGCCAATCACGATACCTATTCCCAGCCCGGCATAAAACATAGAGCGACCCTTACTTAAAGATATCGCCAGGCTTCTTCTTACGCTTCTTCGCATAAGGAATCAAGACGTGTTCGATAAGCGCTTTGGATGCGGCGTGTGTCATTGCTGGCACACAGATGCGGCCAAGACGTTCCCATTGTTCTTCAAACTTGCCGACCAGCTTATAATCAGACGGCAGACCAGAAACAACTTTGAGTTCGTCGATGGTCAGTTTACGGCGATGGCCTTTGTTGTCTTCAATGAAACCCGCAGACGAGAATCGTGCAGTCTCATATGCGATTGCATCAGCCGCAGTAATCGTAGGCATCGGTCCGTTCATCGCAGGCAGATACGTAATGATATCTTTCTTCGTGGACTTATACCGTTGAATGTGCGGTAGCGCATCAGCAAGGAACGCCATTGTTTCACACGGCACAACATCAGGCACAGCGGTTTGATTGCTCTTATAGCCGAGAGCGTGTGCTACGTCTTTGCGTACACCCATGAAGATGATACGCTCACGGGACTGAGGCACACCAAGCCATGCAGCATTAAGCAGCGGCGCTCGGACGTAATACCCAATCCTGTCGAACTCTTTCATGATCTCAAGGAAGTAACCTTTCGAGGCTCCTTTAACAAGACCACTAACGTTCTCCGCAGTGAACACTTTCGGCATCATGCCTTCCAGCATACGGCAATACTGATCGAACAGGTCATCAACCTGCTGATACTTGTTATCACTGTACTTAACTTCTTTGCCCCAGCCTTCTTCTTTCACGCCAGCAGTCGAGAAGCCTTTGCAGTTATGCACCACAGTACCATTAGCCACGTAGGTTTCGTCAACTTCAACAGAGAAGTTATAGACGTCACAAGTAGCCTGATACGCAAGGTTCTCAATCACTTCAACCCACAGGTTCGGGTCTTCTTTATCGAACTCGTGGAAGAAGTTGTGCTCTTCCTGCAGGAACAGATAGCCGAGATGCTCACGCGAACTGTTACGCTCACGAGGAGTTAACGCGTTACCGAAATACACGTCACCCCAAATCATACCGTCAAACAGAGGACGATTGAAAGCTGAACAGCACAGGTAGTTCAGCTCAAGCAGGAAGCGTTTGCTTGCAGACGTGATAGCAAGACCAGTGCCCATCGCTGTAACGTAGTCATGCCCAGCACAGCCGAGAATGAATTGACGTTTCAGTTCGGTGCTCAGGTGGAACACCAAAGCAGGCAGACGGCGAGAGAACGTGTTATTGCCAGCACTGACGAAGCGGCGCAGGAACTGCACCAGCTCGGCGTCGATAACAGTGCGGAACGTTTTGCGCTGTGCGGTCATGCGGTCGATACGATTCAGACTGCTAAGTTTAAGCGCATCAAACGCTTGCTCAATCATCGCATTTTCGAGGCTGGTGTGCGATTCGAAGCTAACAACTTCTACGCCACTAACAGTCTCGATTGAACCGCGATCACACCAGTGACCGACCATCCACCAGAACTCAGGGATGCACACCCACTGCTGAATCAACTTTGGCAGTTGTTCCATTTGCGCATGTACTGCATCAGCACCGATATCAGGAGTAGTTCGTGGTGTACCAACCAAGTCGCCTTCCTGCACGTCTTTAGCATCACACCAGAACGGGTCAGAGAAGCCACCAGATTCAAGCGGACGACGAACGAAGAACGGGTGCTCAGGCGTTGCGTTGTTGCTACTGATCAGCGTTTCAATCTTGTGCATGGTACCGACATATGGTCTAACCATAGTGTCATACACAGGAAGATACTGACCAATACTTGTCATCGCTTTATCGCCGACGTTCATGTCCGAAATGAACTTCATGCCGTCTGCTGTATGAATGATAGTGTCTTCGGTAAAGCAAGGAGGACTACCGTCAAGTAAATCCAATTCGCCTTTAGCCAGACCAGCGAAGCGTAACAACTTACCTGGGTCTAAACGGCGAATGTCATGCGGCAGCACTTTGGTTGTCGGGTGGTTTGCTTCATACGACTCACGCGCTGGGTCAACGAACTCGTTACTCAGCACGATGTTGATACCGGCCATCTTGTGACCGGTAGAAGAACCACCGCAACCTGCGAAGAAACTCATACCACGCCAGGGTTTATCTAGCTTGTTGATTTCCTTCATCGTAGGCGGCTTGATGATCATATTATCCCTCGAACTTGAATCCACAACGCGGGCAGGTGCAGTTCAGAGTTTCGCCCACATCATCAGGGCTGTACTCATTGAACTTGCCGGTACTACCGTTCATCTGGCCAGTAGTCTTGCCAGCACGTTTCTCGTCCTGCACAACGGCCTGAACTTTCAGCTTGGCTTGCAGACCACGAATTTCTAACGGGTCAAGACCAAGCAGTTGAGGCTTGATTGTATTGAGGTCGAGTTGTTCAACCAGCTTGGCGAGCTTTTTGTTGTCGAACTCACCGCCATGAGCGTTCGCCGCGATGTTCGCAGCATACTCCGCTTTCTTATCGGTCCAGTTCACGACACGCAGAGGAATGCTGATCACCTTATCAGCTTTCTTCGGATGCGTTGCGTGAATATAGCCCAGGCCGATTGTACCGTGCTTGTCAACAGACTTCTGGATCTCGATACGAGTCTTCCAGCCTTCGATTGATTTCAGGCGCTGGTGGCCAGAGATCAACACGCCCGATTTGACGTTGTTGTTGAACACGATACCAGACAGGTCGCCGAAACTACCCAAAGAACCTTCGAGCGCTTTCAGGCGACTGTCTGTAATGAAGCGCGGGTTGTACGCCGCACCTTTCAACTGAGCGACGGAGTTGAGTTTCTTCAACTCAAACTTTAGTCCGTCATTCTTTTTCTTTTTCCCGTCCTTTGCTTTGATAGCAGTTTTTGCCATTGTCGTATCTCTTATCGGTTGCTCTTTCTCTGTCTATTTACAGATTCAGTAATAGTAGTGACGAGGAGTGGTCTGCCATTCAACTTGAACTTTACCAAACTCAATCACTCGTCGGTCGAGCTTAATTACCATTTTCAGACCTGAGACAGAGCATTTCTTAATGTCGATACCTCCGCCAGAGTCTTTAGCCCTGAACGTAACAGTACCTCGATCCATCTGATTCATCTGAGCCACAGTGAACTCGAACGTGCATTCATCGCTGCCGATGTTTACATCGTTCTCTACCAAATTCACTGTGTTACCTAAGAAGCCTGTGTGCGGGACTTTAGGTGCACCCAGATATTGGAACGGATGGAAGTCTTTCTTCGGATCATATTTCATGGCAAGTCTCCTGTTAGACAATCAAATTACTGACAGGAGACCAGCGCCGGTCAGATGAAACGAATCAGATTCAGTGCATGATTATAACCGATTGTTGGTCGAGCACTGCGCTCAAAGTCCAGATACTTCTGCGGGAAGTGATGTTCGATACTTACCGTCATGTTTAGATTTGCGCCAGCATCCTGCATCAGAACTTTAGGCATCAGACCACGAAGTGCGATGTGCATGAACTCTGCATCATCAACTTGACGAGTCGCATACCCACCATCACGCGCAACAAACGTGTACTGGTATTGAGGCCTGCCACGATCAACACCGAAAGTGATGTACGCGGCAAGCAGATCGTTTTCTGCCGCAAGACGCATCATCTCTTTGTTATGCTCATGCAACCAATGTTGCGTACCCTTTTCTGAGATGTGCGCATCGTGGAAGATAACGTCACCTTCAGGGTTGCGCGTCACAGTCAGATTACCTTCGACCATCAGGTAGTGTTTGTACAACATCCAAATGTCATACTTGGCACCTGTCTTAACTGCCGTAAGCGTGTCGTACTTAAACGTGACTTCGAGCGTAGGCATCTTGGCTGTTTCTGCTTTCAACCATTCAACGAACTGGTCAAACTCCTGAGTGATGTTCGGCAGAAGTGCTTTCAGCTTATGAGCATCGAGCAGAACTTCGATTGTCGGCGAGTAGCCCCTGAACCAGTCCATGTACTCTTTAGTGAACATCTTACTGGTCAGGTCAACCCGCCAATCAGTCGCCTGAGGCAGAGCGAGAATCGCATGGCCGGTATCAATGTCATGCGACACGTCAACGTTAGTGAAGATACAATCGAACAGGTCGATACGTTCATGCGTACCATCAGTGAGTTGGCCTGAGTCTTCTACGCGCAGAATACGAAACGGCGTACCGCCACAGGCTGCATAACCTAATAGCTTCATCAGCTAACTCCATTTTGCACCAGACGACGCAACTCGATCAGTTGTTCTTCTGGCGACATTTCAGAATCGAGAATAGAACGCAAAGCGTTGTGCGGGATTGTGCGCTTCTGGCTGAACGGCAGATTCTTAAGGAAACGCACAGCCATTGCGCCTGTCTGCACCGCCTCCATCTGCATGTTAACGATAAGACGTTCATCGCCATTTTCTTCAAACGTAGCGCAGTCACGCAGCAACTCGCCAGCTTCTTCGACCACGATAGACGCAGCGTGAATACATTCTTCCGGCCACGTCGGGTGATCTGTTTCTGCGTCGCGCAGCTCGTTCATGATCAGATTGAGAGCGGCCTGCTCACGGCCATGCACTGACTTCTGGAACAGGCCTTCGTTGAACTGACAATGCGATTTCATAGCACACATTGTCTCATTGCCTTCTGTACCAGGTCTGGCTTGCAGAATAAAGCAGTTGTGCGGCAGATGATAAATGCAACGCGCCTGCATATCCAGAATAGGTTCATCATCACCTTTTGGATCAGGGATGACAACGTGAACACTCTGAACGCCGCGACGCGGGATATGCAGCTCGTGCTCTGCATACCCGACATACAGGAACGCACTCAGGCGTTTAATCAACATGAAGTTATCATTGTTCATTTGGTCACACGTCCCTTAACCGCTGGTGATGGTGCATAATCGAGAAGCTGGAACCATTCTGCGTTGGCGTTGTCCAGCAACTCTTCTGGCGTCAGGCCGAGAATGTCGTCGCTGATTTCCAGCATAGGATAGACAACAGGTTCGCCTGTGCGTTTCATGTTGTCTGCGAGAACTGCCCACTGCTCACGTTGCTTTTCAAACGCTTCGAAGTGATGCGTATACAGGTGAGTGTTGGTAGTGTTCAGCGTAAAGCTACCGACGTTCAGGCCAGCCCACTTGGCGATCATCTGGTGCATCGCGCTATAGCCGATGATGTTGAAGGGACGCCCGAGCAACACATCATTGGAACGCATGGTCACAGTGATATGCAACGTGTCTTCGGCAGGTGCCATTTGACGCGCTTCCATCTGAGCAACTTCGTACAGCGTCGGCTTAGTGACGTTGAACTCAAACTCGGTGTGACACGGAGGCAGACCCTGCATGTGGAGATACGCAGGGTTGTACGCCTGAACGCGAATGCGGCGCGAACGACTGCGATTCATCACCTGACGCAGAGCATCAGCGAACTGGTCGATCGTACCTTCGTAGCACACACGGCCATCGGCCATTTGTGTTTCGGTATAACCAGCGGCTTTCATGCGATTGATCTCTTTGGAGATACGTTCGATTTCAGCATCGCTGATCTGACGTTCTTTCATCGACTCAATAGTCGGGAACGTTTTGATATCAGGCCACATGCGCCACATCAGACCGTAGATAGGACCGCACTCGCCGTCTTCGTCTGCCCACTCGTTCCAGATTTTGGAATTGAGGCTGCCGATGTTCGTTTCGCCGCGCGCCATCCAGCACATTTCATCTACAGCAGCGTACCAGTTCTTACGCGCAGACACCAGCGCAGGGAAAGCGATCAGCGTGTTAGACAACTGGAAGCCAATACCAATCAGAGTGCGCCATGTATCTTCGGTGCGGCCTGGGTCCGTTTCGTCAGTACCGTGCATCATGATAGCGTTGCCCAGATTGATGTACTGCTCGTCCACGCAATGCAACGAGTAGAGTTCGTACTGATTTGGATCGCGCAGATCAAGAGTTTGTTGTTTGCTCATTAAGAGTTCCGACTGTCTTTGTGGTAGATAATAGGATGAAGGCCGAACGAGAGCGCAGTCTTCTGGTTATTGCTTACAGAATGATGAATGTTAGGATGAAGGCCGAAGTGCGAGTGCCACTCATACACTTCCATATCTTCGGCGAGATACAGCTTATCGCCGAAGTCGAGACCCTGTACGTTAGGCACAGTCACGGTATGAATGCCGTTGTTCAAATAAACACGATCACCGAAAGACTTATCGTCTTCGATGATGCGCTCGCGGCGAACGACAATGAAAGGTGAATCAATGCCGAAAGTCTTTTTCAGCAGTTCACGGGTTTGCTCGTTGAAACGAATTACAGGAGGCATTATTTGATCTCGTTATAGCGATAACGTAAGACAGAGGCGGGCAATTCAACGTAACGCCCACCACCCCTTTGTACGAACACAGACGGCGTGAACTTGTCATTCGGACTATTCGAATAGAAGTCAACGCGACACGTCATGAATGGAAACCACTTGTGACGAAAGCGTGTGTTCTTCTTTGGATCCCAGCCGTCCGCGAATGCTTTACGGGAAAGACGTAACGTGCGACGCTCGCGCCATTCGGTGAAAATGAAATAGCTGATGACGATAACAGGCACAACCATCGCACTGATAGGCTCGTCCCAGAAAGGACTGTTCCAGATTGCTTTTAGAATGTCCATCATGCGTCATCCTCTGGCGGAGCTTCTGCGCCTTTGCCCTGAGTCTTCATATACTCGGCAATTATCTGACTGTCTTCTGGACGTGATTTGAGTTCCAGAGATTCAGACTCACCGAAGCATTGAAGTGTACGCAGATCGATGAAGCCAGCAGACACAGCTTTCATCTGCTGGTAGTAGTGATTCTCCACGTGGCCGTTATAAACCGCGTAGCCAATCACGGCTTCGTCCATATCAGAGTGCATGATATGCGACGGGAAGATCACTGGCATGTGTACGCCGTCCGTGCGCTCTTTATTACGAGTGCGGACGAACATCACGTACTTAAACACTAGCGCTTGCTGTGTCATTGGCTTCGACCTCTTTGTGATAAACGAAGATAAACTGCGAAAGTAACATCGCTGTTTGATAGTCTTCATTTACAGTAAACACAACGACAGGATGGGCTTGACCCATACCTAATACAAGGTCAATGCGCACACGTAGAGGGAAGACTTTAGCTACATGTCCTTGAGCGACCAGCTCAGAAGAAGGTGCGCTGCGCACAGAACTCTCTACCCAAATCTCCCCAGCTTTAGGCAGTCTCAGTTTGGTGTTATTGATCATCTGAGTTACGAGCAAGGTAGTGTTGAAGCACTCAGATGGTTGGCCTTCACTGACGTGCGTGAATTTGTGGCAGAACTCGCTGAACGGCCTGCTGTAGATCTGCTCGAAGTCATTCGTGTAGACGACGTTGACTTCCCACCCAGCCTTTGAGGTGCCCGTGTTAGTCAGACATAACACAGTGTACGGTCGGCCTGTCTTCAAGTGGACCCAGACGTTGCCGCGATCAAGACGCCCGCAGTTGTAGTGCTCTTGCGCTTTCACCAGATGGCGGTCACGTTCGATCTTGTTCGTGACATAACGCCAGAGAAGATAGCACAGGATAACTGCGGGCACAGCTTTCAGAATATCGTAAAACATCACTTACTCCTTCGGTACTTGCGGTGTATCGAACACAGACAGGTCTGTGCCCTGACGAATTGCATCTGCGATGATGGAGAGTCGCATAGCAGTCTGCGGCGTATCGCCTTGCACCAGACGCTTGCGATGGAAATACTGATAGGTCATGTAAAGTGCTTCGAGCATAACAGGACCAGCAGCCGCTAACACACAGTTAGCTTTGCGGTTATCTTCGCACATCTTATAGCCTGCGTCTGTGCTATCCAGACCGCTCTGCATCTGACCTAAATGAGTCCACCAGTAACGCTCACCTTCCCGCTTCTCACGTAGCTCATAAATGCCGTTGCCATACGTTCCGTTCTTTACGTTGACGTAACGTTGGGCGCGAGAGTGTTTGAGATCTTTGAACGGAGGCACACCGTCTTCGTTCTCAGGCACGTCGATGATTTGCACCAACGTGTATTCGAATTTCTTACTACCTTGACAGTCACAGCTGGACACTTTGCCGATGTGGACATACTTACAGTGCTTACAACGATATGCTGTTTGCATCATGTTCCCCAAAACAAAAATGGGGCACTAGGCCCCATGAGTTAGATTTTACAGGCGCCGCTTTCGCAACCATCAGCATCTTTATCGTCAACGACTTCGCCGCCTCCGTCACGCATAGCTTCGACACGATCTTCTGCGTCGTCTACACCTGGGATAACTGCGTCAGCGTTGAAGTAATCTGCTAATGGATTGTTAGGTTGGCTCATTGTTTTTCTCGTCGTACATTTGTTGGATTTTCTGACCCATCTCATTCATGCACGTCACAGCAACAAGGCTGGCGCGACGAGTGAGTATAGGATCGGTAAGGACGCCCTTGAGAGTAGCGTCATCAAAACCCAGAATGTTCATCAGCATAGCCAGACGAACACTACCGAGTGTCGATTTGGTTTCCGCATCACTCGCATGTGATAACTTGTTCACAAGCGAGGCAGTAAGATCTTCGAACGCGGTACTAATCAGACGCTCAGTTTCGTCCAGATGGTTCGTCAGTAACTCAAAACGAACTTCATCAGGAATTTGGAGTTGCAGCAGCGCTAGACCGACAACCATCTTGCGACGTTTCTCTTCGGAGAGACTCTCCACAAAACGCGTAGCGTCTTCGTCTGGGAAGAGATTCATAAAATCATCAGGCAGACCAAGAGCACGGTAGCGCTGAATCGCAATTTCTTTAAGATCAATCATTGCTGTTACCTCAGCGTTGTTTACGACGCGCTTTCTTCTGGGCGCGTGTTTTGGCACGGAGCTTCTTGCGATCAGAAGCGGATGTTGCAGCACGGTCACGACGTCCAGCAGACCAGACAGAATCACGGCGCACACGAAGCGCACGACCAATAGGCTGAGGGCCTTTAGGATCGCCAGTTGTTTTGAAATCGACGATAGGACCTCTCTCGGAATGCAGGTAATGCAGAGGGAGATGCTCTGGTGTAGATTGGCCGCCGCCAGACTCAGCAGGAATAACGCCAAGCTGTTCACCACTAAGGCCATACGCAAATGCGGCAAGCGCATCGCCTAAATCTTCGGTCTTCACATTACCTGCGTAGATATCAGTTTGCATCACACGTTTCCCTGGTGCTACGTCAACTTTAATGCGACCATCACGAGGCAGATTATCTGACATACGAGGATAGCGTTGCACAACACCACGAACGATACCGGATGAATGTTCAAAAGTACCAAAAGGTTCTTCGATGTTACTGCGCGGCGAAGACATGCTACCCATGACAGCATTAGCCATAACCCTATCTTCGAGTTTGGAAAAGTCCAAGCTACCAAACTTTTGCAGGTGTTCATGACGACGTGCTGCTTCATGCTGGGCCCTCAACTTGGGATCAGATTCAATCATCTGCGCAAGACGCTCAAGCGACTTTTGTTGCTGTCTATCGAACGCACGGAACGCTTCGTCCTGTTGTTCTTTAGTCAGAGGGTGGCATTTAAAATCTGATTCGAATTTCTTTTCCATGTTGAGAGCCTCTCAGTTATTGGTCTTAGTTAGACGCTGGTGTTGTTGCGATCACTTCTTTGATGCGGTCGATGCCGTGCTGCATACGCTGGACAACGCTGTCCATATCCAGACAGAACATCTTGATGGGAGATGCGTCCAGATGATCAGTCAGGCGATACTCACGCGCGTACACAACGGTCTTAACGCCTTCGGCTTCGAGATCAGCCAAGCAGTTAGGACATGGCGAATCGGTGCAAAACAGAATGTCTGCTTCGTCAGCCCACATGCTGTACTCTTCCATGCGATTGAGGCAGTTCACCTCTGCATGAATAACGGTGTCGAGCGATAACGTCAGGTCTTCGTTTTCCATGACGTTGCTTGCACCCGGCTCCGTACCGTTCACGCCGCTGCTGATAATGGTAGGAAAACCATTATGGAAGTGAATCAACATTGCGGCAGTCGCACGGCGTTTTGACTTTGACGCACCAGCAAGAGTAAACACGCTCGCCATGATGTGTTCAGCCTGAGTGATGTTAATCGGTAATTCGTTTAAGGTGCAGCGCACGTTCTTTCCTCCGCTTTTCTCTTTTCGACGTTGAGCAACCAGTCGAGATAAGCAAGCCGAAGATTACGGCCTTTACCTTCAACTGGATTAGCATCGCCCTTGTTGCTGATCTTTACAGATTTCTTGGTGTGGGAAACAAACAGCTTTAGCTCGTCAATGCGATCAGCTATGCCCATTTGCTGTGGGATGCAGTCAGACTTAGTGCCACGACACTTGCCTGTCTCGTCAAAGACAAACTCGCAGTCGTCGCAAATGCCATTGTGCCATTCCCAACGCACAGTCCAACCACGAAGCGCCCACACCTGCTGCATGATCGCTTCGGCATCACGATGAATCTGCTCGTAGTAACGGCGGATTTCATCTGACGAGGCATCATCACTCAGCTGGCGATACATAGACTTTCTCCCGCAGCGCACCGAAGTGATAGAGCTTCCCTTCTACTTTGGATTCGCGCAGTTGCTTAACACGCTCGGCGCGAAGTACCGCCCACGTAAACACGGCAGTTGTCAGATCAGGACCAACGATACGAGGTCCGTGCTGCAACACACGTCCGTAGTCCTGAGACAGTGTGCGATAGATAGGATTGCGCGACCATACGTTGAACTGCCACACAATTCTGTCTTCTTCGCCTGGCTTTGGTTTGTGTCGCGGGTCAACAGTGCGCTCGACATGCAGACCGTAACGCTCGATCACAAGCAGAATGTTCTCTGCCGATTCAGGACGCCATTGACTGACCAGACCCATTGGTTTGCCAGTTGCATCGACGTAGCAGGCAGATGGGCCGTCGCTTACTACGGACATATCGAGCGCCTTAATCAGACGCTCACGCAACTCAGTGAAGGACGAGAGTGCCATCGACTACCTCTGCTTTATCGAAGCCACGAATAGTCGTGAAGCTATCGTTATCACGGAACACAACGAAGTCACCAGGCTTGAGTTCGACTTCAACGTCCATATCACGAACGTTGAGTACCATGTAGTCATAACCACCTACGATGGAATCTTCGATGCAGTTTGGAAACAGCTTGTCGCACACGCGGCTGCGAACAAAGTCAGGCGCGGCTTTAGGGTCGCCGTCAAAGAAGATGATATCGAACAGAGGACCATCTTCATAGCCGTTACGCAACTGCTCCAGAAAACGCATTTTCAGTACAGCAACGATCTTACGCACTCTTACCTCCGAACTGCTCAGGGAATTTGTTGTACAGGTACGCATTGAGCATTTCCTTCATGCGATGCTCAGTCAGCGCGTGATTGTGGCGCCAGCTGGAGAAGTGCATCTTACGCATCTCCAGAGGCTGCGTCAGGTACGCTCGCCAATCACCGTTCCAGACAAACTGGTGGCTATTGCTCGAATGAATGCCAAGCACAACAGGCTCAGCGTCACACAGACTGGCGGCTTGACGGCGATACGTGTGGAGCATCAGAATGTCTTTCTCTTCGGCAGGTCGCGTCAGATACTTGATCAGCTCACGGCTGAACATGTTCGTTTTGTTGCGGCGAATAAGAGTAGACGCGCCATCTTCTTCGAGAAATGCAGTCTCCAGTTCACGCATCAGCAGATCGAAGCCGTAGATAAGAGCCTCAAGAACAACGTGCGCATTCTTGCGGCACCGCTCCAGCGATTCAAACAAATCAAACTGACGGCGATCAATAACAGGCCCTGTGATATGGACAACGGACATGAGATCAATCTTGTTGAGATTTTCGACGATGCGGTCTTCCCAGAAAGACTCGTCAATTGTACCACCAAGACGAACGACGTCTAACGCGAAGGACATGAGTTGCGCTGAACCTTCGCGGAATGAGAAGCCGTTGACGATGTGCTGAGGGAGATCGCGCAGATCTTGTTCCTGTTCCATCAATAAGCTCCAAGCAGACTGTGGATTTGAACGTACACCATGCCCTGTTCTTTATTGTAGTCGGCACTTACGTTTACGTCGCGGTTGTTAGACAGATGCGCACTACCTTTCCAGTAGCCGTCGTACTGCTCTTCCATGTTGTACGCACGAACGCAGGTAACGTCATTCTCTTTCAAACTATCCAGCGTATTGAGAATGCGGCACACGTCTTGTTCAACCTGCACGTTGTTATCTTTGGACATAGCGAGGAAGCTAGTACCGAAAGAGATTACGCACAACAACATCCACGCCCAGAAGATATTGCGATTCTTTTTCTTCGTCAGTGTATCGCGCTTCCACAAGTAGATAGGAATGAACAGCAGCCAGCCCCACGATGGCGAAGTGTTGCCGCTGTCCATAATCTTACGAACATCGAGAACCACCGCAACCGAGTAGATTGCGACAACAACGATTGACGGCCAGATGGCGTTGTAGTCGAACAGGAAGTCACTGGCCATTCCCCAGAGAATGCCGATGAACATCAGACCTAGTGGCCAGCTATCGTACTCACGCAGGTCGAAATACTTAGACAGGAACTCTTTCATTTTTATATCCTTAATGTGTAGTCAAATGGTTGGTACGTTATTGTTTTACAGATTACTTCTTGGAGCAGTATTTCTGGTAAAGCTCGTCGGCTCTGTATTCGGCTGCACGTTGATGACTCTCGGCACCGCCATGAAGACCAGCAATGTAGCGCTTACGTTCTTCGATTTGCAGAGTGCGCCGTTCGATTTCCACAATCAGCGCCTCGTCCGACCAGTCAGGAATTGACGAAGGACAGATCACACCGCAGGCATCTTTTTCGTCTTTCGAAACATACCATGCGACAGAACTAATCTTTTCCAGTTCACGCACGATACTAAACAGAACGCGTTTCAGTTTGGGATTTGCTTCATGTTCAGGTGTCATAGCAGCCTCAGTAGTTCATTGCCAGAATTTCAACAGTACCATGCGAGCCGCTCTGGCCGTTGTTCATCGCATAGCTTTTGTTTGGGTACAGCACGGTAGTCGCGTGTTTCTTTAGCCAACGCTTTAGCAAGTCGTTCGAGAAGTGACGGTGCTCAGTAACGTTGCTCAACATCCACGGTACGCCTAAACGATTGAGTTGCTCCAAAGTGGCAAGCAGGTTACGCTCGTTCGTTTCAGTCCACTTGCCATACTGCATTGCGCCGCTCGCCAGATAAGGCGGGTCGAAATAACAGAACGTGTTGCAGTTCAGTTGATGGCCTAAGCGACTCAGCAACTTACCGTACTTCATGTTCGTCAGGTGGACGCCCTGCATGTGACTGTGGAAGGTAGTGAGTTCATGCTCCAGCTCGTCGAACTTTCCAATCAGACCACGATCACCGAATCCCACGTTGTACACACCCTGCTGATTGAAGCGCAGCATGTTCGAGTGTGCGTGTCTGTGTGCAACGTAATGCAATATCGGTGTACGCTTCTTCTGGACGACAGTTCGAAACGCATCATAGTTCGCTTCGTTGCTGTTTGTCAGGCACCAGTGTTTGACCAGACGCTTGACTTGACCGAGAGTTTTCTTCGGGTCTTGTTCCACCAGCATCTTAACGATCTCAAACACCTGAGGACTAAGCTCGTTGTACACGCGAAACTTCTGTGGCATGTTTGCGCAGACAGTAGCGCTACCACCAAACACATCGACCATACGCGGACAGTCTTGTACGCTTGGTGTGTGCTCAAGAATAAGAGGGATAAGGCTTCGCTTATTGCCCTGATAACGGATTGGACTGATTACGGTCATTTTTCTCTCCTTTATCAGTATTTACAGTTTTTAAGCGCTTCCCATTGCTCAAGAAAAAGGTGGTGTTTCTACGCTGCCTACGCATGGTTCTATACTGTTTACGCACGGTTCTACATGGTCCTTATGGGCTTGTTTTAGTTGTCTAAGATCAGAAAAGGGCAGCCAAATGGCCACCCTTTGATTATTACCAGTCGTAGAACCAATCGCTCATGATCGCCTCCTTTAGCTGGTTAGGTTATTAGGCTTCGATCTCATGATAGTATGAGTTATCGAACACAGCCTGCTCAACCTTATCACGCACAGCAGCCCATTCGGCCAGAGTACGCTCAGGACCGCAGAAGTACCAGATCTCACTCTCGCCGCCCTCAAGGAAGAAAGCGAGAGCTGGCACACTTACGTGACTCTCGTTATCAGGCAGAACGTCGTCTGGGTGCAGACCGATATCAGTAGTGAACTGTTCGATGTGTCCTGCGCCAATCATCTCACGATGCAACGCCTGAACAGCGTCCAGATTAATGACGTGGTTAACAGGAGCGAGCTGCCCGAAAAAGTCAGTAGCTGACGTAGTTGATACAGTAGGTACGGACTTAACGATCACAGGCGGTCGAATAAAACGAGGCATGTTTGTGCTCCAGGTTACTTGGTGACTACTGCACGAACAGCGCAGTCTTTAGCTTCGAGAAGTTTACGCAGACCCGCAGACTTCTCAGCACCGTCAGGCAGATACAGGTCCATCTCTTGAGCCAGCAGCGCAAACGGTTTACTGACACGCTGCAAATGAGGCGGCAGGTGGGCATATGCGAAATACTGCATGATCTGATTTTTCGAATCGGTCCAGTCGGAGCGGATGCAGGCTTCTTCCAGAACAACTTCTGGAGCAAATTGATACAGGTCAGCCTGAGCCGAAGCCGCTTCGCCTGCATTCTGCAACATGTTCCACGCTTTTTCGTCAGCATGAACAACGGTCGCGCCACTGTCTTTCAACATCGCGGCTATACGGCAGTACGCAGCAGATTTACCGCTACCAACATCACCGAGAATACGCACGATGATCTTGTGCTTCTTTTGTGTTTCATTTACGTTTGGCATTTCAGTTACCTTACGAATGGGAGAGTTAAATCGAGAAGTTCACTGTCAGTCATTTCGTCAAGGTCTTTGCTGGTGGTGCCTAGTCCAAACGTCTGACTAAACTTTTCACCTGCGGCATCGTCATCACCAAGACAGACGAAACGTAGACCAAGCAGACGCAACTGATGATATAGGTGCAGACTAACATCCGAACCTAGAACGGACCAAGCGTTGAGTCCAACGCGATGCAGAGCACACGCCTTGAATACAGACTCAGTTAAGAATACGGTCGACCCGTTCAGGTTTAATTTCCGATCCCCACACCAACTGCTTGCCGCCGAATGCTCGCGTAAAGTAACGACACGCTTTCGGGTTCTTATCATGCTTTGGTGCATCGGGTGTGTAGACCTGTAGACCGCGCATGGCTCGATCAAAGCCAAACAGCGGCACGGTCATTTGCGTTTCACTTAGCCAACAGTGATAGGAAGAAGGAGCAAACCCCCTTGATTCCAGATGATGATACAAGCTCGTTGTGTTCATGGTGCTCTCCTGATTCGTACTCAGAGAACTGCATCACAAACAACGACTCAGGGATTACCCACACGCTATCGGCAGGTCTGTCTGCCGTAGGTTCGAGATTACGGTAGACAACCATAGGCAGTGAGCAATCCTGTCCGTGTGCAGCAATGCAGTCAACAATAAATGGCTTGTCGCTGGGCGACTTGTAGATATGGCCGACTGTAATGTCACTAATCATACTTGCTCCTCACACGGACAGACCGTGCGTTACGATTTAGAGTTGTTGGTCCGCATCAAGAACGCCGTTGACATGTTGTTAATAAAACAAACAACGAGAACGATCAGCAGAGGTGTGGTTACTTCCTTTGATATGTCCATAACAACATTGAACACAATCAGAGCGAAGATCACCAGCGTCAGAAGCAAGCCTGAGACAAACGCGCTACAGGACAAAAGGAATTGAATGCGCTTACTCATGCTTGTTTCTCCACAGCTACCCACTGCATACCAGACAGACCTTGCTGCAAGCGATAGAGTTTCTCACGCTTGCCTTTCGGGGTCACGCCACAGATGAAGTAGCCTTTCTTAAAGGACTTCGGTTTACCACTCATTGCCTTTTCGAGAGTTTTGATGTTCTCGGCAACAGGGCTATCGAAGCGTTTGAAGAAGATCGAATACGACACGTACTTGCTCGCTCCCCACTCGTCGATCTTTTCGAGTAACGCATCAGGGTAACAAGCGATAGGCTCAGAAGTACCTGGCTCAATATAGAAGCAGGTGTTAGCGCCAGTCTTACCGACGATATACATCTGGCCTTTGATTTCAACAGAGTAACGCCAGTCAAACAGAGAGCGAACCTCAGGCTCGTGGTTCGCTTCGGTAGATAGCGCTTTCTTCACTTGCTGCTTTAAAATAGAAAACAGGTTCATCATGTCCTCAATCTGCCAACACGTAGTTGGTGTGCAGGTCAGACGCTGTGATCGCGTCGTACTTACCGTCTTCGTGTTTTACTGCGTAGTTGCCAACTGCCACGTTCGCCAGAGTAGGCTTACCGTATTGGTCAGTCACACCGATTTGAACGTAACGCCCTACAACGTAACCGCTGCCGTTGAGGAAGTTATTCATCTCCTCAACGTTCTCACCGTTCCACTGACAGGCTTCAATCACTGGAACTCGTTTTAACTGAAAGCGATTAATCATCGTGCCCTCGCGTTATTGCTGCTGGCGCTTTTCGAGGAACTCTCGCACCAACCCTGCATAGTTGTGATACATGCTGCGCTTCACACCGAGTTTGTGTGCTGCAACAATCATTGACGGACTCGATAAGAACTTAGGCGTATCGTCCAGTTCTTCACGCGCGCCGTGTTCATCGAACTCCGAACCTGACGCGAACCGCACTGACTTATCAGCGATAATAAATTCGTGGTCAAGGTCGAAGTGTTTGATGCGCCCAGCGATACGTCCGAGTTGCCGTTGCTTCTTGTAGATGTTTACAGAAATTGAGGAAGCAACAACAGGCGTTGAGCCACACTGCAAGTCATCGCAATAGATGATGTTATGGCTCTGGCCGCATTGATCAATCATGCTACGTGCGACAAGAGAGCCGACGTAGCTACTGATCAGGAACAGTCCGCGATAGGTGCCCAGCACGTTACCGATATGTTTCTCGATCTCCTGTGCCTCAAAGCCCATAGACAGTGAAGGGTAAGGAGCATACTGAGCGCGAATGCGCGGATTGTTTGGAGCGTGTGTGCGACAGTTGATATTCGACTCACGCAATTTTTCAGCTACATAATTGCAGCCTACGCCACCGTCAATGATGTGTACTAACATGTTACGTCCTCGTTGACCAATCACGGGCAACATCCATGATACGCTTGCGCCCGTTGAAGTTGATCTCAGGATTATCCAGTAAGCGTTCGAAGTACGCAGGTACTCCAGCTTCTGTTTGATATCCGCGATGCGGGCGATGCCCTACAATAGCGATGTGGTCAGCCCATGCTTCTGTAATAGGTTGTTTCTGCTTGGGCTGATTGAGTTCCTGCCATGTGTACTTGATGAAGTAATCAAATACTTTCGGCTGCATCCACGGGTTAACGTGAACAAGGCCGAAGTGGTCACACAGCATTTCGTGTTGCAGCATACCGCTTGGGTTATACCCGTCAACACCGAGAGACTTCTTACCGTCTTTGATCCACGGTCGGAAGTATTCGGTGCGGTACGCGTGATACTTTTCAGCGACTGAGTGCGGGCCGCTTACTTTCTGAATGTGCGTATTGCGGTTATACAGGAAGTAACCGTCTGCCACCAGACCACTGAGCACGTACTTAAACCCAGCTTCTTTGATCGCCTTGTAGCAATACACCATAGGGTACGCACACTCATAGTCACGCTTCTTAATGCAGCGGAACTTTTTATGCAGCGTCTTCCAGCCCTGAGCGATAGCACTGTCAGAGGTAGGCACTTTGACGAGCGTGAACTCCCAGCCCATCTTCTGTGCGACGATTGCAGCGTGTTTGCTATCGAAGCTCTGGTTGTCGCCCATCTGGAAAGTAAAGGCATGTACCTTCATGCCGAGATCATGCGCGGCGAGTGCGCTAACCAAACCGTCGAGGCCGCTCGAAAGCAGAACGGCCACTTCTTTGGCTTTGACCTCTTTCTTTACGTGCTGTTCAAACAGCTTGCGAAGAGGATGTTTAGCCATTCGCATTGCTCCTGCTCTCTGCTTCCTGCTGGAGCTTATTGGCGATCTCTGCGATATACTCTTGATCACGCGACGGGTCAAATACAGGCAGACCGTACATATGCTGCATATCGCACATCACTTCGTTCTGCTCCGCAATCGTCAGGCCGCTTTCAGAGAAGTTGACACTGATACCGAGATACTTAGGAGTTAGGCCGTGAATTGCAGCAGCGTCCATATTGGCGCTCAATTCGAACATCAAATTCGGCGCACGTTTAACACCGAGCTGGTTCTTACGTCCGTACGCGTGGCACATAATGAAGTAGTCAGGCTGCGAGCCAGCAATCAGACTCATGCTGCCGCCAGTATAAGCTGGGTGAGTGATAGCACCTTGACCTTCGATCAGATAGATACGATCAGCAGGACCGTCAGGCGATAATGACTCGGCAGCGCCAGCAAGGAAGTCAGCCACCAGAGTATCGTTGTTGATACCACAGTTGCTGATCAGGAAGCCAGTCTGTCCAGTTGAACAGAACACGGTGTCTTCGTGAATCTCTTTCAGTGCGCGGTGCAGCGTCAGCGTCGTGAACTTCTTGCCGCAAGAGCTATCAGTGCCGACAGTCAGCAGACGAATGCCTTTGCGCTTCTCACCAGTACCGAGAGGGTACGCATCAGGGCGATGACGGAAGTCATACAGCTTGACGTTGTACTGTTCAGCCAGCGCAACGTATTCGGCATTATCGGCCAGACGATTGTGCATTGCAGCAGCGACGTTCAGACCACGATAGATAGCACTGCGAATAGTGCGGTCCATGTGCTCGTCAATCTTACCGCCAAACGGCGCACAGCCGATTACGAGAGTACGCGCATCTGTAGCGTGGACGCTTGCGATGTTGACGTGGGGAACATCAGGGAACAGGCCGTTATCGTCTGCAACAACGCAGCAGACTTTCTCTGGAGCCCATTCAATTGTGCCTGAGGCCACTTTTGCCTGAGCACGAGTTTCACAGTTGCCACAATACATGGCGAACGGTTGGGGGATGTTATAAATATCACCACTTACGCTCATTTCGTTTTACCTTATTTGACTGCGATCCATCCAGCAAAGTTCAGGTCGCGGTAGAAACACTCTACACGGTCGAAGCCAGCTTTACGCAGCAGTTCTTCGTTCCATGCAGCTTTCACAGGCACCAGTACGCCTTCGAGGGACTTACGTTTAGCCGCAATAGATTCTTGCGAGTAACCGTTATCGCCTTTCATGCCGTAGTAGGTGTCTACCAGCAGACGGTCGAGGAAGTTGTCGTCACCCAACACTTTCTCAACCAGAATAAACGCGCCGCCTTTCTGCAACGAGTCGTACACTTTCTCCAGAATGTGCTGACGATGTTCAATCGGCGTGAATTGGAGAGTGAGCACAGACAGAATCAGTGAGCACTCAACCTGCTCGTCGAAGCGGAACGTGTCTACTTCCACCAGCGACTCGCTACTGATTTGCGCTTTAGCAGTTTTCAGTACAGGGTTTTCACGCAGACGCTCAAGCATCGCAGGTGCGACTTCGTAGCAGCAGTACAGGTTACCTACTTCACGATCTGGCTCAGGGCGATCAGCAGCATGGAGATAACGATACTCACCGAACTCAGCACAGAACGGTTCGATAGCACGACCGAGTGATGCACCCAGATCGACAATGGCCGAACCGGGTGTTACGAACTGGCGACCAAGACGGTACGTCAGGTCACGCATACGGTCATACGATGGGATTGAGTTTTGCAGCATGTTATCGAATACAGAAGCTACTGGCTCATTAAACTCCCAGCGACCTTCTGGCATTGTTTTATCAACGTTGCTCATGATTAGATTTCCGTTATTTGTTTTGACGCTCGAAATTACCGTTCGCAGTTATTAAACGCGAAAACGACGACCGTTAACCGTACCGCGAGTTTCAGATGAATCACTGAAACCACGAGTAACGTCACGAGGAGCGATGGGGCCGTTGAACACAGGAGTAAGGTCTGCATAGGAGCGAGGCTCAGCCAGTTTCTTACCGGCAGCCGCAGCATCTGCTTTTGCTTTCTCACGCGCTTTCTTTGATGCGACGATGCGCGGGTCAGTATACAGTGGCTCACGCTTCATGCCGAGAATGGACATCATGCGATGTGGATGCGCCTCAGCAATCTCACGAATCTTATCCATCTCGCCTTTGCGTACAGCCATGCGAAGAATAGATTGACCGGTTGAGATCTCAGACGAGACTCCCACACTGACCAGACGGCGACGGCACTCACCTAAACCGAACCACGCGTCAGCAGACTTCCACACCGAGTAATCACCACGAGCCAATTGGCCGAAGCGTTTAAGTTCGAGGAAGCGGAACTGCCAATCGCTGCCATACAGATGAATCGCAGCAGCGATATAAATCGGTTGGATGTTGAGAGACAGACCAATCTCTACAGCGTTGTAAGATGCAGTACAGAAAGAGCCGACCTGCGAAAGACAAAACTCAAAGTAACGATCTGAGTCGGCACACAAATCACTTTCAGCAGATTTGCTGAGAATGCGAGTGCGCCCATCTTTCATAAGTCCCTCAAGCATCTCACGATCAGGTGAGGGCCGAGTATAATCCAGTCTCTTTAAACGGGCTTCAATTTTCTGTACAGTTATCATGGCACGTACTCCGACAGCTTATCGTGCGTTGTTACACCCGCAAGGAAGTCACATGCAATCAGCTTCAAGCGGAAAACAGTTTTGTCTTTCGGGAATGCGTTAGCATCCAGAGTACGGAAAGAACAGCTATAGCGAATGCGGTACAAGCCTTCTTCCGTCTGAGCGTACAGGACTTCATTTTCCTGAATCGCTTGAATTACAGGCACCGCCATTCCTGGCTTCACTTCCACCTGCACTGATTTCGTTGCTTGTTCAACAACGACGCTTAAAATAGAGTGTTGGCCACTATCGGTTCCATCTCCGTAAAAGAGCCAATCAAATCCGCGTATTGTGTTCATCAATACACCCCAGAGTTATTGCGCAACGCCCCGCACATAGTTAGTGTTGTAGTTGCGTGGGAGATATGCGTACATGTTGAACTGATGTTTCTCACAGATAACATCAAGGACAGCACATACTTCTTCCCACGAAACCCCGCCGAGTCCGCCATAGAAACGCTGAATGGCGATCTGCCTGTCGAGTGCGATGTTCAGCTTGTCGCACTGCTCCAGCATATCTTCAAATGCTCGCGTCAGGAACTTCTCACTGAAACGATTGATAGGCTTATGAAAGCCCTCAGCAGAACCATTCAGGCCGAGACCGAAACCGCGAGCAATGTGCATGTTAGCAACAAACATATTGCGGCGATGTTGAGTACCAACACGCACCATGTGCGTCTTACCGATTGTTAGTTCGTGTTCGTAGTCGATAGATTCGACCTTGCGCACAACTTCCGGGAAGCGACGTGCGATACTCTTTTGAATAGGACTACCGTAAGCACCACGAGCGTTGCACTCAACGCCGATAACGCGGAACTTACCTTGAATGAAGTCAGTAACGAGATTACCCTTCTCAACGGGGATTACTCGGAACTGCTTCGGAGCGTAACCGATAGCAGACAAATCCATTACTTATCTCCCGAGTTATACATCTTATTGTACAGGCTATTTACAGTTTCGATATCGTCCACCAGGTTTCCGGTAAAGGCATCGCTGTTCCCTTTCTGAATGCTCCACGTAAGGCCAAGAGCATCTTCACCAGGGTAACCACTCGGCAGGAAATTCAGCACCATGTCTTGCAGCGTGTAGCAGCGAGCAAGGTACAGATATGTCATTGCCATTACCGCACTGCCTGGCGTTGTTGCCATGAGCGCGATATAGATTTTAACGTCTTCACTGACTTTGATGTGTGGGTACAAGTCAGTATTGAAACGGCGGCAGATCAGGTCGTACATGCGGAGTTCTTTGCGTAGGTCCTCAAGGAACTCTTGCAGATTCAACCGATCTGCTGTCACAGTGTCTTTGTCACCCGAATCTTCGGCAGCTTTCGCCAATCGCTTATAGATGGCCAGAAGCAGTGCGGCATCACCATCAGGATTGACAGTGCCCATCTTGAACGCGACTTTCGCCGCTTCGTACCATTTCTCCAACTGCGTAATCTTATCCGTCATGATGTCCTCATTAGACGTGTAGTAGATGCGGCAGACCTAAGCGTTTCATGGTTGCTTTCAACGCTTTTATATCAGGTCTGCCTGGTGCGAACGCTTCGATCTTGCGAGGCAAAGTCGGAACGTTACGGTCGATAGTTACAAGCTCCATTTGCAATTCAATATCCATTGAAGGTATCTTGCCTGTTAGTGCTTGCGCCCAACGAGCATTCGACTTCAACTTGCCGCTCAACAACGCATCTCGAAGTTCGAGCGCGCCGCCATAACGGTGAATGAACTCGGCCGCAGTCTTTTCGCCAATGCCCGGAATCCCTGGAACGTTATCAACGCTATCGCCGGAAAGTGCCAGCATATCAATAACGCGATCTGGAGGTACGCCAAAGAATCCTTGGGCAGTTTTAAGCGTGAAGCGACGTTCGACTGCATTAGACTGAGCCTGCATGATAAGCTCAACGTTCTTGTGGTCCACAAGTTGCACGTAGTCTTTATCACGCGAATACAGCTTGACCAGATAGTTGTGCTTGAAGCGGTCACTCAATGTTCCAACGAGGTCGTCACATTCGTAAGGCGCTTTTATGCCAACGTAGTAGCCAGCCATTTCGAGAATACGTTGGGCCAGTTCCATTTGCACAGGCAGCTCAACAGTCAGCGAACGATCTCGGTTGCCCTTGTAATCGGTCGACTTCTTGAAGACTTGACTAACGTATTTCTTTTTGTGCTCGGCAGCCCATTGTTGTATTGCACGGTAGCGCCATGTCGCGGAACTGCTTGGGTCAAAGCACCACGCAATGTACGCACCGTTTGGGTCTTTCGCCGCAATATCAATCAAGTCTTTCGCCATGTTCATGAATTGACGCAGGCCGTAGTTGGGAGTACCGTCTTTGGCGTATGTCGGGTTCTTGTTCGTGGCGAAGTATGCTCGGCACATCCAGTTCGAGGCATCAACGACATGCAGCATAGGCAGCTTGCCGTACTTGATTTTCATCTTCGGTGTCGTGCCAGCAACGGGAGTTTTCCCGATAGAGGCGAACGATCTACTCATTGTTCCTCCGCGAATACGAGAGAACGGCCTCGACCGCGTTCGCGTAACGCACGATGAAACCCTAAGCCGCAACAGAACATATCAATCGTATCTGTATCGACTTCGGCAATCTTCGTTGTCTGGGCAAGCTCATGCAGATAGCTATCACCAGCACAGAAGTAACGCGAAAGCGGATCGACGACTGCACCACCGCGAACGAACTGTAGAACGACCTGACCGGTGAACGTAAGTGTCCTAAGGTCAAGTTGTGGAGCTTGCGAACAGAGTTTGAAGTTGCGCTTAAAGAGGCGTTTCAGGGCGTAAGCGGCGCCGGGGCCGTCCGTAAACAAAATAATCTGACAATGTTCAGGAGCAGCCGATAGGAGAACTTTCAGTCCTTCCTTGTTTGAGGAACGAACGAAAGCTGTATCGAAGGGAGGTACTCGTTTCGGCTGCTTGAAGAAAATGCGATGCCTTGCGTTATTAGGACTTTCGTCCACTGAGTTTGTTTCCATTATGCCACCAAGAAGTTATAGAGTGATTCTACATCCTCATTGTTAAGGGCAGCAAGCAGACTACGTGCTTCATCGTCTGTCTTGTTAGTAAGGAACTTTGCTGCGTATGTTACGTTGGTATCGGCAAGATTCATGAGGACCCGAAGGTCCTCACGACAGACGTTAAGCGAAGTCTTCTTCGTCGGCTTCAACGGAATCATCATCTTCGTCTTCGTCTTCTTCTTCCAGGTCTTCACCCGTCAGCATACAGTTGACGATAGCCATGTTACCGGCAACTACAACGCTGGTGATCACGATCTGTTTCGCTTCTTCGCGCTCTGCTTCTTCCAGCAGTTGCGCCACGTCAGCGTAAATCAGTTCGGCTTCTTCTGGATCGCGCACGTCATCGACGGTCAATTCAGAAGGTGCAGTCGGCCATGCTTCTGCCAGCACTTCTTCGACTTCACGCGCGGCTTCTACCGAGTCAGGATCGTTGTCGTCAGCGGGCTGAACGATGAACACGAAACCTTCTTTTTGATCGATAACGCGATGCGGGAATAATCCACTCACGATGTACTCTCCTGATTTTGATTGTAGTAAACGATGCCCCCATTATTAGGGAATAAGGCATCTAGTGAAAGGCTCTGTCTATTTACAGATTCTCTCAGATTGATCATACACGTAAAACACCACAGTTGAACATCCAACGGTGCGGTGTGGTCCGTGATTACTTCCAGCTTAGACTGACCGTCGATAACACCATTAACGATGTTACATTCAACGACAGTCATTTCGCCACTACGATCAATCTTCAACCCCAAGCCATAATCGGTAAAGATTGGGTGGCGGTAAACAACCACCCCCTCAGTACCGTCAATTGGACACGTTGAAACGTTGTACATTAACGGAGTCTCGACATTGCACGAAGCTCACCCGGTGTAGGCTTGAATGAAACCTTGCCGTTATCGAGAGGCATCGTTTTGTTGGCTTCGTAGTTCTTGGCAGCTTTCCAGATCTGGTCGTTCGCACGGCTGTTCGCCACAGACTGACGGAAGACGTGTTTCTTCTTACCTGTCTTGGACAGTTCGAAGATTTCAGAACGTTCACCGAAGTCGCGGTTAAGCAGCTTACGCTTCTCACCACCGAGAACAGCAGATGACAGGCCGATACCAGCGATGTGACGACGGCGACGTTGTAGGTCACGATCGGCAGACGTGCTACTGACAGAACTAAAGCTGTCACCATCACCACCAGCACCGGGCTCAGGCGGCGCGAACTCAGCGTCGATTTCAGACATACGTTTGCGATAGGCCATCAGCTTACGACGCATAGCGAGGTCTTCATCCTGATCCATAAGAATCTGGTCGAAGTTGTACCCACCAGCAGCCGCGATAGCACGTAACGGAACCGGAACACCCAGCTCAGTCATCGCACGTAAGTTTTCCATCATCGCTTGGTCAACGTCAGGACGCAGTTGCTTAGACCAATGCACGTTCGGAATAAACAGTTTGCTACCGTCATTCAGTTTGTACATTATTTCGGTCAAGCCGCCTTCCATGAGATTGTTCTTCTTGATGATCTTACCGTTACGCTGAACGGCCAAGCCATTCATCATACTGATAAGAGGGAAGACTTTCTCGTAGTAGACTTTACGCGTCAGATGATCACGGAACGCTCGCATCGCTTCAACGAAAATCGTCAGGCCAGCAGCTCCTGAGTCATAGTTCGCTTCACCGCTGAGGAACGCTTCACTGATACCCATAGCTCGCATTTTGAATTGAGCAGTCTGGTCCCAGATATCCGTAATCTTCCAGAAGTCACCGCCTTGACGGAACTCGCTGATGTTCACACCCAGACGCGTGGTAATGATAGATCCAATCGGGTCACTATCCGCAGACAGAAGAAGATCGGTCATAAAGTCCATTTCTTCTTGCGACGGTTCCCACTGATCACCATCACCCAGCTGGGCATGTAAGATACCGCGTTGACGACGGCCCGACTCAATCAGCGTACCACGATACAGGTTCTTTTCGATCAGCCAAATCGGCAGCACACGGCGTAACACCGAGATACCTTCGCCAAAGCTGAACGTCTTACGTGGAATGTAGATTGTGCCGATGGGGTCGAGTTCCATCGTCGTATCGTTCATCAACTTCTCAACAAACCCAGAGCCGAGTTCTTTTTTCAGCGCGTCAATACGTTTACCTTCTTTAGCGAAAGCAGACTTCACGTACTGAGGAATACGCAGCTCGAACATTGGGTCCTGACTGATAAACGGCAGTGGCGTTACGTCGATGTTGTCGTAACGGTGCGTCATCAGGTCGATGAACTTCTTACGGTCTTTGTTGTAGATCATACTGCCAACAAACGCGCCAGTAACCTGAATATCGGTTGTGATGTTCGGCATACTGGTGGTCAGTGACAGACGTTCGTTCACTTCGTAGTACGGCTCAAGCACACTGTCTTTCGCGCCACTGAAACTCACATCAGAGAATGGCAGCGTTGAGAACAAGTCCACGTAAGAGCCGCAGATTGGGTCGAAGTGATACATATCGCGGTAGACGTTGAATAGCTGTCGGTCGTCAGCATCATAGTCCATACCTTCCATCATCGGCTCTAAGTCGATATCAAGAGGCACGGTACCAATTTGCATATTACCGGCAGCCATCCCTGCGCCACCCGCAGATTGAGATACGAAGTCAGTGTGACGACGCGAACTCTCACTGCGGATTGCTTTGCCTATCTCGCGCGGTAAAGAGGCTGCGCCGAGAGAATTGTTTGTTTTCTTCTTTGCAGGCTCCGAGGGTGCGGCGCCCAATTGACGACGCCCGACCTGAATACCCATCTGTACCTCACTGTAACGGAATGGCGAGACTTACGCGGCAACCAGTGCAGAACATTACGTCCTCACCAGAAAGCAGTTTAGTCGGCACGGTTGAGGAACTGCATTTAGGGCAGTAGTTAGCACTATCCACAACAAATGCGCTTGTGCTCTCTACAGTGCCCTTAGCTCCTGACTCTGACTTTACAGAGTTATTGTCCAGCAACGGATTGTAATGCTTGCTCATGATCTTGTTCCTTATGATAACTGACTCTACTAAATTAGCTTATTTACGGCCAATCATTCGAGTACGCGCAGAACCAAGAACACGACCGCCAGTAAGCGCAACACGCGAGCTACCAGCAGTGCCTGAGTTAAGTCGATGCGCTACGCGGCCCAAGCGGTTAGGGTCACGATTCATAGCTACCTCAGGAGCTTTCGTCAGATACTCGTCGTACTCACCACACTCGAAGCCGTAGACCATGAGTGCCATAGCACGCCACAGGTCATCGGTTGCCCCTGTGTTCTTGATTACGCTGCGGCCTGTGTCTTGCACAGTCTGGAGCTGCATAATCAAATGCTCTGTTGGTTTGTTCTCGAAGCACTGAGGATATTCGTCACCGTCATACTTCAACGTGTCCGCAATAGTTTTCGCGTGAGTCATGCGAGGCAGACTGATGCGGCTCGGCTGCGATTCGAACATCGTCTTAACAGTCCACATGTCCTGATATTTCAGGCTGTACTGTGCAGACTCCTCAATCGAATCCACTTTCAGTTTCGCATCTTGCAGCAGCTTGAGTGACTGCCACTGGTCTGCGAGCATTACGCGCACGTTACGCGCTCTGCACAACGGAATTAGGAGTTCATCGAATATGAGGGTGTAGTTCAACGGTATGCCAGGCTTCGGTACGATCTCTACCAGACAATCGACACTGATAATCCCAGCTTCATCGCGTGAGCCTGTGACCAGAGCAAAACTGTTGTTCGAGAAGCCTGCGTCAATTGCAAGTATCGACGCTTTTGTAGTTGTGGCCGCTTTGACGAGACTACCATAACGCTGGCGCTCGCCATCCTTGTGTCGAATGATGTGATGGGTATAGGTACACATCGAACGACCTTTCTCACGAATAGCATCTGCGATAAACGTAGGCTGTGTGATGAAAGGGTTAGCCGACAACGGTGCTTCTGCTCCATAGTCACGAGCCGCACCTACAGGGTCACGACGAAATGCTTCTAACAGGAACTCGGAGTTGCGCGGCATGTCTGGGTTCATCTTCCATGTAGGCGCATGAATCCCAAGCAGCGTCTTCGAGCCAACTGACATACGAAGCAGTTCGTTGATCTTATCACGGGCGTGTACAGGACTACTGATGTTGCAGAAGTAACCTGTGAACGCTTCATCATAGCCAGCTTCGACCTGGCGTTTTTCTTTAGCGCGGACGGTAGCGAGTGAACGGTCAAGTGCTCCGTACACCGCACCAGCACTAACTTTAATCTTCTTCGATTGGGCGTCGTTGTCGAAGTACGCCACTTCGTCGATTACCGCCAGCACACGGGTTCGACCACGAAGAATACGACCATCTGGACCTGCTGGGTAGATAACAAAGTTCCTGTGTCCGTACAGTACGAACGTATCACGAATCTTCATCACCTCGATGCCGTAACGGCGTTCGTGTTTGCGAATCAGATCATGATAGGCTTGGAACCAGGGGCTGCCCATGATGTAGTTGAAGTACGGAGTCCAGAGTGTATCGGACGCTTGCTTCTGAGTCAGCGCGACGAACGTGCCGTGCAATACGGTTGTGTTGTCGATACTCAAGATGCCTGTAGGCGACTGCGACATAAGCAGCCTGTGCGTCAGATAGGTCGAGATCATTGCTACTACGACCGACTTACCGCTGTTGTGGTGTAGAATACCTGACGCAACAAACTGCGGCAGGCCTTCCATCTGCAAGTCATACGTAACCTGAGGCGTACCATCATCAACGGATATCACTTCGACGTGAACGGAACGGCACTCAGGCTGTTCAGTCAAATCATAGACCAAGCTCCACATGCGCGTACCGTGAACGATTTGCGGCATATGACCAGCGTTGATCAGAATCGACCACACCATTTGAAGCGCGTCTGTGTCGTCAGTAACGTACTGCATCTTATCACCAAGAGGCACACTTCTCTCGGAGATGTAACGCAGCGCTTCTTCTCGCGTAGACAGGCCAGCGTCATAGATACTGACAGGCCGTTGAATCTTGCCCCATGCGTTTGTACCGAGTTTGACTTCGATACGCTCACCACCACGCAGCTTAGACACTTTCTTAAAGCCTTCCTCAGTGCGCACAGGGTGCTCATGAGTAGCTTCAATCCACATGCCATTTGCAAGCATGACGACTTTGGTTGGCGCAACATCGGACACATAGACTTGACTGACGCTCCGAATCTCACGACCGTTATGCGCATTGAAGTTACGCTGCGGCTTGTGGAATCCAGGGCTGTCGTGGCCAATCATCATATGACCGATAGGCATAATACCACGAGAAGTCACAACAGGCGTAGATGCAATCACACAACGCTGTCCGGCGTTCACCGCCAGTTCGTTGTAGAAGTTCATCTCGCCCTTTTTAATCATCTCAGAACGACGAGCGCCGCAATGAGGGCACACACCATTGTGTAACAGGTGCAGGTGCTTCTCAATCGCGGCTGTGGTTTCTTGCGGCTCGTGGTTCTCTGTGTACATCCATTGCAAGTTAGGACTACAGCGTACACAGATCTCACCGAATAAGCGAAGGCCAATAAGGGCCTGTTCGAGATACGGTTCTGCTTTTAAGAAGTCTGGACTCGTACACCACTCAAGGAAGTGTTTCGCCTTAGGCATTGCACTGTCATCAAACTTCAAATCGCGCGGCACAAGTGTGCGTTGCTCTAAAGCACCCTCGACGAGATCAACAATGTTGACCTCACCCTTTTCAAGAAAGTTAATCGCACTCGAAGTATTCTCCGACAAAAAGTCCATGTCAGAGGAGGCAGTCGCGCCTACGTCGTCACCAAGCAGCGCATCAAACGCAGCTATTCGTTTCGGACGTATCGTGAATGCTGGGCCCTTTTTAGGCTTGGCCATTTTCGGTCAGCTTTTTCCTGTGTTCAGTATAACCACGCGTTGTTCCTATCCCAACGCCTTTAGCAACAAGGTCATCGTTACCGTGCATCAAGCGGCGCAGTTTATCACGTAAGGTATTCGTTCCGTGTTTCAACTTATACTCCGCTCGCACATCATCGAACGATTTGATCAGCCAGTCTTTCAGCACGTCAGTACGCACAGACTCTGGAACCGAATTAGACTTAGACAGCATCACACCAATGATGTTAGCCAAGCCCACACGTTCAATGTAAGGCACGAGTTCACTATCAATCTCCAGATCTGTTTTGAGGCAGTCTTTGGAGATTGCTTCGACTTCACCCGCTGCGATATCAAACCCGAGTATCGGGCTGAATACCTGATGCAGCAAATAGTCACGGAAGGTTTTCGAGTGTTCGTCTATGCTGTCAAGCGCACCGTCGATTACTTCACTTTCGACGGAGAAGACGTTTTCTGGACCAACGTGGTCTTTGTTTTTACGGGCTCGGACTTCATTGAGTCTAGGCTTGATAAGAAGTCTGGACTCAGTTTTCGAGAGCGCTGCGGCTTCTTCGTCGAGGTCGAGTACATCGTCGTGGTCCTCTACAGGGGTACTATGAATAGCATGGATATCATTCACCATACGCACAGGCGCGGTGGCGTTTGATAATCTATCGAGTTCCCACGCTTCTACACGACGCACCTGTCCATGCTTAACAGGGTACGTCCAGCGTGGGACCATTGAATCAGACTCAACAAGTCCGTATGGGCCTTCGAAGTTACTCACGGCCAAACACGTACTTGTCGGCATGATCTTCGAACGTCATCTGCACCGCATAGTGAGAAACGTCACTCATGTCAGTGCGATTAGGTTCACCTGGATTCTGGCAGTGGAACCCATTACCGTTCGGGTACATGCCAGAGAGTTCCGCACCCTCCTTGGTGCGAACGTGATAGACATAATCCTTGTCTATGTTGTTACGGGCTTCGTCATCAAAGACTAGCCACTCGATATTGTCCATGAAGACTCCTAAGCTACGTCATAAGACTTACGCTTTTTCTTTTTCTTCGGCAGGTCGTCGTCATCGTCGTCATCGCTATCGTTACCTGAATTGAGGAACGCAGCAGCGCCACGACGAGACTTCTTAATCTCAATCTTATCGCCTTTCTTCTTGAAATTACCTTTTCCGAATTTCTTCTTGGAATCTCCGCCTTCCATATCGTCAGCAGATATCGCTTTCGACTTCGGTACCTCTGTCCCTTCTTCTGCATCTTCGACGCGCATTTTCTCAAAGAGATCTTTGAGTGGCATCTCGAACAGTTCACCGTCACGCGCTTTCATTACCTGAACAGGAATGATTTTGCCTTCACGGATCTCAGGGTCAGAGTAGTTCCACGCCCATACAACGTCGGCGTGTTCACGCATACCGCCAGAATAACGAATACGACCAGACTGGTCATCCAACTGACACAGGATAACAACGAGCTGGCCTGTCGCCGATGCGTGTACTTTTGCTTTACGCACAACGGTAGACAGCTCACGCCACTGGTTGTCATTGTCGATACCTTCAAGCAGACCAACGTAGTCGATGAACGTTACGTGTACGCCATATGGAATCGACATATACAGAACGTCATCAATCGACATACCGCGCTCAGGGCTGGTAAACGAGTTACGGCCTTTCGCCTTGCTCATGAGCTTGTCGTACTTCTTCGCAGCTTTCAGCAGTTCTTTCTGCTCACGCTTCGAGAGTTTACCCTGCTTGATCTTCCAGAAGTCGATGCCGCTGATCATGGACAGCATACGCTTCATTTCCTGCTCGGCGGTCATTTCGAGTGTGACCTTGAGACAGTGAATGCCATTGATCTTTGCCATTCGGTCTGCGATGTTCATCGACAGCACAGACTTACCACCAGAGGTAGAACCAGCTAACAACACTACGCCAGTCGTCGGCCAACCGCCGTTCTTCTTGTCGTATGAGTTAAAACCGGTCTTATACATCACTTCTTTCGGGTTGGTGATTACCTGCTTCGCTAACTTGGTTGCGTTCGACTTCTTACCACCAAACGTCCAAACCTTCTCAGTCGTTCGTGTGCCTCGTTGAGCCTGCCCGAGCTTATCTGCCAGCCCTTGCATGTACTCATGCTCGTCAAACTCCTCCGGGTCAGCTTCGCCGAAGTCTTTGGCAATCATCTTACCGATATTCATGATATCACGACGCTGGCGGTACTTCTCCAGACTATCGTATATCTTATCAAACCCTTTCATGGTTTTTGCTGGAGTCTCTTCCGCTTCACGCAGACTATCCCTGAACTCCTCGTTCAAGTTCGGGTCTTCCAGCAAGTCTTCCCATTCAATTATTTCGCTCTTGACTTCCACCAGCTTAGTTATGCGGCGGAATGCCTTGCGAGTGACTTCCGAACTAAAGTGGGAAACGCCAAGACGGCCCATCATGGCCGTCCTGTACGCTTCTTTAATCTTTGG